CATCCCAATAAAGATAAAATTAATTGGTCTGGTATTTGTCGGTATCAAATCTTGAGTGAATCTTTTATGAAAGAACACCAATTTTATCTTGATTGGGATGCAGTGTCACAATATCAGAAATTATCTGATAAATTTATGAGAGAATTTGATACTGCAGTTAATTTTAATCTAATATCGCAATATCAGATATTAAGTGAAAAATTTATTATAGACTATCATAAGAAACTAGATTTAGATATTATTGTTAAATATCAAAATTTAAGTAATGATACTATAATGAATTGGTATAGATTATAAAAAAAATAAGAGGGATAGGGTTAAAACCCTATCCCTGTTTTTATTTGTCATATAACTCCCTATGAACTTCAATAATAATTTTATATGCTCTTGTAATAAGCTGATTCATTACATTTTTGTATATCGGATTTGTTGTAATATATGTACTTTTTACAGATGTCTCGAAGTTATGACGAATCATATTGATCGCCATTTTAACAGCACTTCTATCGGGGTGCTTATCATTTCTAAATGTCTGACGATATTTATCCATTAATACAACATGGGATACTAAAGTATCTCTAAAATCTTCCATTGCTGAAATGACTGTTTTATTATATGATATATTAATCTCATCCATATCTTCGATATAGTTTGTAATTCCATTATTCATCTCATCTACGATTGCCATGAGATATACATTGGGATATTCAAATTTTTTCATAATTATTCTCCTTTCATAACAATAATATCTGGATTAAAGATTAGGATAGAATCGACATCCCATCCATATAATCTCCAGTATAAACCGTCCATAAATAATTCAGGCTTATCTTCTTCATCTGAAAGATGTAATTGGATAGCGTCAATCCCAGATCTTATACATGCTTCAAAATCAATACAATAAGAAGATTTTACTATTGCACGGGGATCGTTTGGAAGCGCATATAGATCCATTACACTATAGATATGGTATACTTTAGCACTATCAGTTAATGTAAATTTAAAACTGCCACCATTCAGCCAAGACATATTATTAGTATCAATACACCAAGATTTCCAATCTTGCTCAGAGCCTACTGGGGATGCCCAAAAACCTCCATATGGTTTAACAAATCTTTCATTTCTTACTGGATTAAATAATCTCTTATCGAATTCAGTGCATCCATAATGGATATATTCCTTCATAGTTGTATACCCCCTTTATATGTCTTAGGAACATAGAAAATTCCATTATATATTAACTTCACAATAATAATATATATTTATTTTTTGATAATTTTACTTAATTTATAAATATATATTATAATACCGAATAAAACAAATATAATGAAATTTAAATAAATGAAAGCAGGTGACACACTATGGGAAAAAATTCTAAAGATATACTTCATAAGTTAGAAAAGCCAATGTCTAATGAGTATATTACAAAAGGAAAGTATATTAATAGAGAATTATCTTGGTTGGAGTTTAATAAAAGAGTTTTAATCCAGTCTATTAGAAAAGATATTCCTCTGTTAGAGAAAACAAATTTCCTTTCCATCACATCATCTAATATGGATGAATTCATCATGGTTCGTTTCGCAACCGTAATCAATAGATTACGCAATAATAAAAAATCCGACGACATTTCAGGAATGAAACCATGGCATGAATATAAAGCCGTATTAGATGGTATTAAAAAATTTAAAGAAGCTCAAGAAGATTGTTGTGAATTAATTTTGAAGAAATTAACTAATAATAATATTAAATTAGTGACATTCGATGAGTTAAATAATAATGAAAGAAATTATATTAGAAAGATTTTCTTAAATAGTATTTATCCATTATTAACACCAATTAGTTATGACACAACAAAGGCTTTTCCTAAAATGGAGAGTGGTCAGCATGTAATAGCAGTATCTATTGAAGATAAAGTAACTAATAAACAAGGTATTTATTTCATTCCATTATCTAAAAACTTAACTCCAATTTATAAGTTATTGGATAAAAACGGTGTGAAATATATTACCTTAGAAGAAATCATTTTTGGTTATCTTAATCATATCTTCCATAATAAAGCTATCCTCGAATATGGTTGTATTAAGGTATTAAAAGAAGCTGACTTTGAATTAGATCATAATGAAGATGTTTATATTATTGATAGAATGGCAAATACTTTAGAGGCAAGAAAATATGGTGATGTAATTTACATGGACGTTTCTAGTAGTTATTCTAAGTCTTTTATTAAATTGCTGACAAAGATTTTTGATATCGATAAGAACCATGTATTTGTATATGATTCTTTATTTAATTTTGCAGCATTGAATAAAATCGAACCATTGGATGATTCTATGACATATAAAAAGTTCAATCCTCAGTATCCTACTGAGTTGATTGGTGAACATTCCATGTTTTCTGCTATTGATAATGATGATATCTTGATTCATAATCCTTATGAATCTTATGATCCTGTAATTAAATTCTTAGAGCATGCGTCTAATGATCCGGATGTATTAGCTATTAAACAAACTCTTTATAGAGTGTCATCTGTAGATTCTCCTATTGTAGAAGCATTGTGTAATGCTGCTAGAAACGGTAAACAAGTTTCAGTATTATTAGAAATTAAAGCAAGATTTGATGAAGCGAGAAACTTATCTCTCATTGATAAAATGGATAAATCCGGAATCCAGTTATTATATGGTGATGAAATGCTTAAAACACATTGTAAGTTTATCGTAATTGTAAAGAAATATAAGAATAGATTAAAACTCTATTCTCATGTATCTACTGGTAATTACAATGATAAAACCTCCAAACTGTATACAGATATTTCTTATTTCACATCAAATCATAAATTCGGACAAGATCTAATTACAATGTTTAATATCTTATCTAGGTCTTCTGAACCAGTAAGAGTAATCAATAAGCTGTATTTTGCACCATATAACTTGAGAAGTAAACTCAATGAGGAAATAGATGAATGTATCAAATATGCTAAAAAAGGTGGCAACCCTATTATTACAATTAAGGTCAATTCCATCTCTGATAAGGACATTATTGATAAATTATACGATGCATCTAAAGCAGGTGTTCATGTACATATTTTCTGTAGAGGAATTTGTTCTATGAAACCTATCAATGATCGTATAATGATCAAAAGTCTTATCGGTAGATATCTTGAACATTCTAGAATGTATTACTTCAATAATGGTAAAAACAGTCGAGTTTACTTATCGTCTGCAGATCTTTTAACAAGAAATCTTGATAAAAGATTTGAGTTACTTGTACCAATAGTTTCAGATACATCTAAGACTAAATTATTGAAAATATTATCTTTATATTATAAAGATACTTTCAATTCTTTCCAGATGAATAAACATGGTATATACGAAAAAGTAGAATCTGATAAGAATATTAATATTCATGAAATTTTCATGAATGAAGCTATTCAAAACTATAAACTGAAATCTATTCCTAAATTAGTAGGAGTAAATAAAAAGAAATGACAAAAGAAAAGGTAGATAGAGAATCAATCTCTATCTACCTTTATTTATATTAAGTTACTTTTTTTTGTATATATTAACGAATATTAGAATTCGATAACTTCACCTTCAGCAACTTCTTTGAACCAGATACCACCGATTGCCAGAGTATCACCAGGATCTGTAGCACCAACGTGGATCAGTTTCTGGTATTTACCATTGCCCAGTAAAGGCATGTTCTGTTCGCCAGCCTGAGGAGCGGGAACGAAACCAGATTTACCAGCAGCAGATGCTGTAGCACCAACCATAACAACGGGAGCTTCCCATGTACCGTTAGCAGCCAGGAATTTACCTGTAGAACCATCAGCAGCGGGAACCAGACCGTGTGCAGAACCAGCGAAATCTTCGTATGTTGTATCTGTGATAGCAACACCCAGACCAGCGATGTCTTCTTTAGTGATAGCATCACCAATTACAACATGACCTTCAGCGTCATTACCAACTTTAACGAATGCAGCTGTTTTAGCTTCCTGTGTATGGTGTACATATTTGTTAGCACCATCTTCAACATTCAGGATTGCACGAACCTGTTCAGCTGTCAGATCAGCAGGAGCACCAGCTGTGTCGCCAGCGTTACCTTTGATTGTTTTAGCAGCCATGTTAGCCAGTTTAGCGTTTGTAACTGTACCGTCAACAACAGCTTCTGTACCGATTTCAGCCCATGTACCATCAGCTTTCAGGAATTTACCCTGTTCACCAGCCTGAGGAGCAGGAACTAAACCTGTTGTACCAGCAGCACCAGCTTCAGCGCCTACGAATACATCTGTGTTGGACTGAATTACGATCCAGTTAGCAGCAACTGTTGTGTAAGTGTCAGCTGTAGCTTCTGCTGTACCATCTACAGTACAGATAACCATGTCGCCAACTTCAACAGCGATACCATTGATCATACCAGCAGCAGATACTTTGTAAGCTTCACCAGCATTACCAGCAGGTGTCAGAGCACCATATGCACCAGCAGAACCACCAGCAATAGCACCTTTCAGTACCATAGCATCGTTAGCACCTAACAGACTGTCAGCGTATTCTTTAACAGCTTTTTCTGTAGCCAGAGTTTTATCTGTAACTACACCAGCCAGAGAAGCGCCGCCAATAGCTACATCAGAACCAACGATTGTACCATTAGCATCTGTTACAACGATTTTGTTTACGATACCTGTCAGTTTACCATCGTTTGTGATGTTACCATGAACATGTGTATCCAGTTTGTTTTCAACCGCATCAATTTCATTTTCAACTTTGGAGAATGCTTTTGCGATTGTATCTTCAGCAGCTACAGCACCAGTTGCACTAGCATCTTTGGAGTAACCGCCCAGTGTAATACCAGCGATATCAGCATATGTCAGTTCTGTACCACTTGTAACACCAACAGCAACTTTACCTGTCTGAGCAGATTTAACAGCCAGGTATGTGTCGTCGTTCTGAGGAACAGCCCAAGAACCGTCGGCAGCCAGGAATTTACCAGCTTCTGCTGTGGATGTAGGAACTAAGCCAGCTTCAGAACCAGCAAATTCAGCATATGTTGTGTCATGAGGAACTGTCCACTGACCGTCAGCACCCAGGTAAGCACCTTCAGCACCTTCGGATTCGGGAACCAGACCTGCAGCACTACCAGCGAATTCAGCATATGTTGTTTCTGCTTTCCATGTACCATCAGCAGCCAGGAATTTACCATCAGCAGCAGTAGGAGCAGGAACTAAGCCGTCTTTACCAACAGCAAACTGTTCATATGTTGTATCCTGAGGTTTTGTCCACTGACCTTTAGCATCCAGGTACATACCTTCAGCACCTTCAGATGCAGGAACCAGACCATGAGCAGAACCAGCGAAATCTTCATATGTTGTATCTACAGGAACTGTCCAGTTACCTTCAGCATCCAGGAATGCACCTTCAGGAGCATCTGTAGCTTCAGGAACTAAGCCATGACCAGCACCAGCGAAATCTTCGTATGTTGTTTCTTCAACCCATTCGCCATTACCAGCCAGGAACTTACCAGCATCAGCAGCTGTTGCAGTAGGAACCAGACCAGCTTCGGAACCAGCGAATTCTTCGTATGTTGTATCTGTGAATTTAGCGTCAGCAGGTACGCTTACACCGATTGTGAAACCGGAGTCTTTAACAACTTTACCTGTTGCACCATCAAAGATAGCAACGTGAGCATCAACGGAGCTTGCAGGACCTGTTACAGCACCATCAATGTTTGTCTGAACAACTGTCCAGTTAGCAGGTGTATTTTCAGCTGTACCATCTACAGTACAGATGATCATATCACCAATTTCTACAGCGAAACCACCAATTGTACCAGCTTCGGATGCTTTATAAGCATGACCAGCTTCAGCAGCAGGCAGAGTAGCGCCATTTGCCAGTGTGCCTTTGAATACCATAGCATCGTTAGCAGCGATTCTGCTATCAGCGTAAGCTTTAACAGCTTCCAGTGTAGGCAGAGCAGCTTTTTCAGCATCTGTAGGAGCATCGCCGATAGATTCAGCAACTACTCTTTCAGCAGCGTCGCCCAGAACTACAGCACCAGCACCCAGAACAACTTTTTCAGCATCATCTGTTACAGCAACTGTATTTACCAGATCGGGTTTACCAGTGATGTTTGCCCATGTCAGGTCAGAGATATAAGCGATTGTGTGTTCTTCGTTATATACCAGATGACCATCTTCAGCTTCTTCGAACAGCTGTGTGAAATCAACAGCAGCATCGATTTCTGTTACAGTTGCATCAGGAGTACCACTGATAGCATCCCATGTCATTTCAGGCAGGTCTGTAGCAGCATCGAAGGAAGCTTTCTTCAGAGTTTTATTAGGTTTTACTGTATACAGATCGTATGCATCACCAGCCAGAACTGTCAGTACTGTACCAGCTTCAACGAAATCTTTATTCAGTGCTAACCATGCATTTGCAGCGTCTGTGGAAGCAAATACTTTATTAGAACCGATCACCTGAGGTGTTTTATCGGATTTAATTACATAGAAGGAATAATCTTTAGCACCGTTTTCAGCACCAACTGTACCGTTAGCAACAGCGATAACCTGACCAGCGTAAGATGTAGGACCAGCCAGATATTCGATCATATCCGCATATGTGTTAAATACTGAAGATGGATCCAGAGGAATTGGATTAGTTCTTGTGTACATCTTCAGTGCAGAGAAAATATTATTCTTGTATAAGTCTGTGTATACCATACTCATTGTTTACTTCCCCCTCTCTTAAATTGTAACAGCGAATGTTGCTGCTGCAGGCAGAGCGGATGTTTTCATTACATATACTTTGTAATCAACACCAGCATCATCGCCAGCACCTTTAACATTAACCAGAGTGTAATTGAACAGACCCTTGGATTCGTCGTTACCAGCTTCAACGTATTTAACGCTTGTAACGTCTCTCAGAGTCGCGGGGTAAGCAAACACAACAGTTGTGTCACCAGCTGCAGCAGCTACAGAGAATGTTGTGTTGTTAGCAGCACCTTTTGTACTACCTGTCATACCTCTAACGCCGTCGGAATCTGCAGGAGCATCGCCAACCATAGCGCCATAGAAGTATTTTCTGTAACCACTGAATGTGATTGTCTGTGCAGAGTCTTTAGAACCTGCTTTAATAGATGTAGAAGCATAAGGTTCGCCGAAGTTGTCGTTTTTAACAGCACCAGCTTCATATGCTACTGTGGATGTGTATTTAATATCGGATGTACCGATTACGATGGAGTCTGTGAATGTTTCTGTCAGACCTGTGCCACCAGATGTAATAGCAGTACCATTTTTCTTAATTACATGAGATGTAACTGCACCTGCATCATTTTTTGTGAATGTAGATGTCAGTGTAGGGCTCAGTTTTGTACCTACTTCATAAGAACCTGCTGTTTCGCCACTTACTACGATTTTCAGTGAAGGTGCAGAATATGTAGGAGGGATCTGCTGCTGAACCAGTTTTTTAATAATAGAGTTTAAATCTGTACCAGCTGCGATTTTTTCACCAGGTTTCATAGAACCCAGAGGTGCGGACAGCATGATTTCGATTTCTTCAGTTGTTTTAATATTCTGGGCTTTGGAGATAGGGAACAGTGTCATTTCTTCGCCAGAGCCATCAGGATTAGGAACCTTAATTAAGCTATCGATACTAGCCATTTAGAATCATCCTTTCTTTTATATACATAACGTATATGTTATTTTGGTTTTTGTTTAAACCAATATTTCATATTGGTTTACAATATTGTTTAAAATATTTATTGACGATGATTAATATAATTACGCTTAATTTATGATAGTTATATCCATATTCATTGCACCACTGGGCATATCTACTGAATACATTGTTATCGTACCATCACCTTCTGTTGATACTGGTAGTAAACCACAATTTGTAGATATATCATAACTTATAATATCTGATAAATCTATTGTGACTAAAGAATTTGGTGTAACAACATCGGAACGAAAAATATATTCATAATACCCAGATGTTTCATTAAATGTAAACCCAGTAATACTTTGATTACTAAGAGTTACTTTATTTACTAATTCATCTTTATTTGCTTTATTTTTAAGCAAACTATCTATATATTCTCTCATATCTCCATTAGCACTTTCTATTCTAGCAACAATTCTAGTCCAAAAATGCGCTAATCCATTATTGTCTAACCATCCCATTATATGTACTTCCTTTCAATATATTATTCAAATGCAAGACCGGACTCTGTAAGTATTAACCGTTGAGGTTCAAAATCACCATATTTTAACCATATACCATCAGATGGAAAGTTTATAATTTCTGCTTCATATATGCTATTGGTAGTAGTCCATATCGCACCATCATATGAGTATGATATTTTATTTGAATTACGGCCTATAAATACGAATCTACTACATCCAAAGTTAATAGATGACCAAGAACTACTCATTTCTAATTCGGATTGATTCCATATTATACCATCATCCGAATATGCAACAACATTAGAGCCTTCTGGAATACATACAAATCTATTATTTGCAAAAACACTAGAATACCATGTCTGCGATGATGGCATAGTTATTTCTGTCCATGTTTCACCGAAATCATCAGTATATGCTGCATAATCGCTGTCACATATTGCAACAACACGACCATTACCACCAACAACAGTATTCCATCCTGCAGCAGATGGTAATGTAAATTCAGTCCAATTTATACCATCTGTTGATTTTAAGCCAATAGATTGATTATATGGAACTATCATAAACATACCATCGGAATATGACATTGCACACCAACCACCTTTGATTGGTAACTCACCCTTAACCCAATCGATACCATTTTCTGAATATGCATATACTTTAGAATTATATGGTATAATTACGAATTTACCATTACCGTAAGCTGACATATTCCAATATGGTGATGCTGGAAGAGTACCCTGAGTCCAATTAATACCATCAGTTGAATATACATATCTCGTAATACTACTACCTACACCGATAAATACACCAGATCCATATGCCGATGTTACCCAGCTGCCTGAACATGGTAATGTTACCTGATGCCATATAATACCATCGTCAGAGTATGCTGCTATATTAGTATTATTTGCAAGACATACAAATCTGCCATTACCATGTGATATAGTATGCCATTTTGTTTTTGATGGAAGACCTGCTATTCCAGTACCATTAGTGCATTTAATTACACCCGAACCAATGATTTTCCCATAGCTACCATAACCTATATCACCATATGGAATATCTACATCGACTATGGTACTTTCGGTCATAATATTATTTATTTTTTCATCCATTTCTGTTGGGTATATTTTATTAAAATCATTAGTAACATTTTTAATTGCATTGGAGATATTTAGAAGAGTATTTTCATTTATGAAGTACTCCTTACTCATGATAATATAACCTCCTTTCTCATTATATCTATTGAGTATTATTCGGAGATATTTCTAAAGCACTTTATTCATACATTAAAATGCAATATTCTCTGCGATTTCGATAGACATATCGCATATTTCGTTAATCTCATCAATAGTAATTGGTATCATATTATCAATCAATTTCTTTAATTCAACACCTTGATTTGCTGATAATGGTTTATTAGATACAGCCGTAGTTAAGTTATCGACAATATCGGTAACATTGACTTTAGATGTAGTTACACCATCAATCAATGATTTATTGTTTTTAATATAGGATACAATTTCTGAAAGTTGATCGAGAGTAGTATCATCACTATCGGCAAGTGTGTTTAATCTTGTACTAAGTTTTTCTATAGAGGACTCAATATTACCTATTTCATCATCCATAGATATTTTTTTTAATGTTTTATCTGTATTGATCACGTATAAGTTATATTTACCATCTTCTAATATGGATAATATTGAACCAGGTGTGACATTTGTACTATTATTAGCTAACCATGTATTAGCCAATGCTTTTGTCTCAAAAATATTTATACTATTTATTGCCTGGATAGATTTATCGGACCGAATGATATATAAACCATAATCTTTGTTACCATTGCTAATATCAATAGATCCATTTGCAACAGCGATTACCTGACCAGCATAAGATGTAGGACCCGCTAAATATTCTTCCATTTCGAGATATGTATCAAAAATTGCTGATGGATCGAGTGGTATAGGATTAGTTCTAACCCTCATTTTTAATTCTGAAAATAGTGCATTTTTATATTTTTCAGCATAACATAAGCTCATAATGACTCTATCCTCCTTTATTTGAATATATTAAATGTAAATGGTGTTGGTTATTTTAATAACCAACACCAATCATATTATTGTTCATTAGATAAATCTGTATCAAATAACAGCTGACCGATGTTAAACTTAGCGGGAGCTTCACCTGCCACTAAGATATCTTCTTGTTCATCTACCTTATATTTATAAGAATCAGCAAATGCTTCTTCAACAGAATCAATTGATGCACCTTCACCTTCAGGGTCAAAGTACAGCTTGATATCTGTTTCATCTTCAACTTCTTCATCTTCTGCAACAGGGAAGTCTTCACTAAACAGAACTGTGAACTTAGTAAAGTCAATATCTTTACCAAATTCTTCCAGAATAGCCTGACTAGCTGTGGGAATATTAGAAACCTCATATTTATCAACAGGGTAGAGCCAAACAATATTAGATTTATCATCGGGTTGTGTAAGACTGATCATACACAGTTTATCTAAAGATATATTTGAAATTGTTTCGCTAATGGATTTTTCATCCCATTTGGTTTCATCAAATGGACCTGTAACACCATCTTCCAAACTCTTCAGAACTACAGTTGTACCATCGTCTTTTCTATATAAAATAAGGTCACCCTCATTGTATACATTAGAAGAACTATATTCTTCTACTGGCTTATCGCCAAAAATGTAATTTTTTAATAACTGGAGTAATGAAAAATCACCGACTCCCAAATCACGTACTAATCTGATCTGTGCCATAATGCTTTTTCACCTCCTATTATGCAAGAATAATACAAATGTTGTACATGATTAATCTATATACATTAAGGTCAGGATTCAAATCTGCATTTGGAGTAACCTTAATGCTATTAAGAATAATCTCATTACAAATTGTACCGTCAGCAATGATACTATCTACATTGATCATCATTCTATTTAATTCATTTACTTTAACTTCTCTAATTACAGAATGTGAATTTAATCCACTATCTCTAATAGTTAAGTCGAACTGAATAGAAGGGAAATCAATAGCTTTAGATACTTTACCCTCAGCACAAGTTAAGCAGTCCAAATCAACATTGAATACCATTTTTTTACTTGTAGAAGGAATATTAATGTGTGTATCTAAAATATTATTATTAAATGGAACTAATGCAGGGAATGCATAAGTACCATCATTATCAACTGCATAAACCTTACCAAACAGACCCATTGTTTTAGCATGGAGTTCTGTATGTTCGATGTGTGACTGCAATCTTGTATTGTAGTCAAATGATACTAAATCTTTTAATGGTGTCTTAAATAATAATTCACCAGTTAGTTTATCGCCTAATAATTCTTCTTCATACGCCATCGTATGTTTTTCTTTTGATAACGTAGAGATACCGAAACGTTTTTCTTCGGAACCATTAGTATTTGGCATGGTTTTCACCACCTTCTTTTACAATTACTTATATGTTTAAACTCACTCATCTGTCTCGTTAGCTGCCATAATCTCTTCTTCTGATCGAGGGGGCATAGCAAAATCATTACCATAATTATCAGGATTTATAAATACAGAGTCGGCTATTTTAAGTTCGCCGAAACCATCTGGATTCATATATAAGTTATTAAATTCATCAAATACTTCAATGCTTGTTTCAAGCATTTTGTTTGTAATCTGTTTCTTATCTGGATTAATTAAACCAATAAAGTTTAAATATTTATCAAAGAAATGAAGAATATCTACTACTACATCATCTGTAATATCTGGTAATTCGTCTGGAATTTCAGGAAGATTTTCAATGATATCTTCAATAAATTCAGGAATTTTATCAATCAATTCATCTTCAACATCATTTAATGTTAATCTTCTAACAGATGTGTCTAAGTTTCTCTGATAGATTGTCAGATTTAATCTAGTATTAACATTCTTAATAATCATTCTATCTGATGTTAATATTTCGATGTTAGACTCATTCAATTTGATACCATTTAAGAAAATATCGTACCAGCGTAAGTCAATTGGTTTATTTAATTTACCTGTTAAGTTAACATAACCAGATTCTGGGATTGTTTCCTGAGAATAAGCAAATATATGTTTATTCAGAGTATACATCATAACGAATCTATCTGTTTCTGTTGATGTGGATAAACATCTTACTTTATGAGGGCCTCTAGCATCTTCATTGAAAATTACTTTCATAGCTTTAGGAGGCAATAATCTACCATTCTTAAATAATAAGATATTTCTAGTATCATTATTAATAATCTGATTGATAGAGAACTCACCATTACCTGTGCTGGTCATAGTAAAGTTAATCTTATTACCATATAAGTAAATTTCATTATTAGCTAAAGAACCATCCAATTTAAGATAGAAATCTGGATATTTAAAGAAGTCATCCTCTTCAACTAATTTATATTCACCATCTACTTTAACATACATCTGATATAATGTATCGTCTACATAATACGGAATACCATTTTCTATTTTGCATAAGAATAAATCATATAATGAGAAATTCTCATTTTTGGGGAGTTCAATATAGATATAATCAGTAGAATAAGAAATTTTCTTATTATAGTATGTATCCAGTAATTTCTCTACTTCGATTACTGTATCTGGTGTAATCATATCCATAGGTACGTAAATATATCTATAACGATCATCTACATACTGAATATCTGGTTCATACATATAGTTGTCAATGTACATGATCATCTGATCATATTTACCATCATGACGGAAGATTAATAAATATCTAGGGGAATCAAATTCAATCTGATTATCTTTGTCTTTAATTTCTTGGAAAGTATTATTTCTAATTCTTTCAGGCCAGTTAATTTCGTCATAATAGATATAGTATCTGGGGATATAACCAACTAATTTAGATAAGTAGATATTATAGTGTCTACCATATCTAGTAATAGCCTCTCTTAATTTACCCATTCTATATACCACATGATCAGGATATTTATCAGTAGAGAAATAGTTATTGAAATCATATTTGAATTCAATAGCTTTATAGTTTTTAATTAAATCTGGAATAGTCTCATCTTTGTATTTATCAAAGAAGTTTTCTACGAATCTATGATAAAGGTTTAATTCATTGTCATATTTAGAACCGATGGCAACTGTGTCATCTGAGTAGAATACAAAGATTTCATAATTACTTTCATCTTTTCTTTCTAATTCATAGATAGAAGGATAATACATCTTAATTGTAGTCTCATGATCGAATACTAATGTATTACCAACCCATTTAAAAATGATCATACTTTCAACAGGCACTGGCATATCATGAATGCCTAAATTAAAATATTTATCTTCTCTACCAAGGCTAATTCTATGTTTCTTATGAAGTAAGAATAATAATCTTGTATCAATATGTGTATTTTCAAATTCTGCTACATGTTCAGGATTAAAGAATACTCTAGTATCTTTATACTCAGTATCCATTAATCTGTATTTGTATCGTTCACTATCATTAAAAGCTGAGAATGTGAAACAATCTTCAGTTTTATCAATTTTATTAAAATCAGTAAACTGACCTAATGTAGGTAAACCAGAATTTGGTGTTGTGTTAGTATAATTTTTCAAAGTATGGATATTTAAGTTAGTTCTAATACTCTGATGACAGTTATACATGAACACAATTGTTACTTTAGGATTTTCTGATAATAGTTTTAAGAAGTTTTCTTGTGTGAAACCATCATAAGGTGTTTTACCAGAATAGATTTTGAATTCGATTGTTGTAACATCTTCATATGGTTTAACATAGAAGTTACTATATAATACACCATTAATGAATAATAAAGGTATATATGAAAATAGTGTAGGATTTTCAGCAATCGTATCAAAAGAAACAGACTTACCATAGAATTGAGATTTTCTATACTGGAGTCTATTTGTATCTGTAATGAATGTAAAATTAACGGAATAATCGTATAAGCTGAAAGATTTTTTATTAAAATCCTTCATATCAAGATCAAACCGAGTAATACCAGCTATAGACTTTTGAGCTGTATAGAGATTGTGGAAGTTCTTTTCTTTAATATCCCACAAAGTTTCATTCATGAGTTTTAAGTTAAGAGGATTCTCTCCCATGATCTCGAAGATGTAATCTCTATTCATGTAATACTCACGTCCTTTCTATAATAATTATAGTAATGTTAAAAATTGATAAAATTAGAGATACTAGTATTTATTACTAGTATCTCTAAATATTATTTTTTGTTAAGACCTAATTTACTGATAAGTCTATATAACATAGCCCATACTTGTTCTCTTGTTACAGGATCTTTAGGGTTTGAACCGTCTGTAATACCAAGTTTCATTAAAGCCAGTCTAGCCTCTTCAAAATCGGAAATTGCTTTAACTTCTTCTTTTTCTACTACTTCTTCTTTAGGTGTTGTAACAATAGGTTTAGTAACTTCAACAGGTTTTACACCTAAGTATGCATTTAAACCTCTAACGATAGCACTAGCCACATCGTTCTGGAAAGCAGTAGACTGCAGATTAATAACTTCTTTAGGATTATTAATGAAAGCAGTTTCTACTAAAATAGCAGGCATAGATGTGCTGTTTAATACTGTTAATTTATTATTGAATTTAATACCACGGTCTCTTAATTTAGTTGCTGCAACTAATTCTGTCTGTACAGCTTTAGCTAAGTTAGTACTTGAAGTAGAACCTAAATAAGCCAATGTTTCTACACCATTAGCAGAGCTCATAGCTGCACTATTACAATGAATGGAGATGAAATAATCTGCACCATATTTATTAGCTTCTTGAGCTTTTGTATAAGGGTCTTCATAAACATCTGTAGTTCTAGTCATATATACATCATATAAGCCAGTCTCAATTAATTTAGCTTCCAGCTTCTTGGCAATCTGTAAGTTAATATTTTTTTCATATACGTTACCATTAGTGGCACCAGGATCTTTGCCACCATGACCTGCATCTACACAAATTTTATATTTAGCCATGTAAATACACCAACCTTTCGAAATTTAACAATATTACTTGCTATTACAGTTTTGTTTAGCCATCGAAAAACGATATATTTCAAATATATATTATTTTAATAGATAAATTTATCAATAAATAATATTTAAGGGGGAATTTATAAATGAAACGATTAGGTAGATTTACTGGAAAGGTTTACAATGAACAAGAAGCACTTCGAATCGAAGAGTGTTGTGATGTTATTAGTGATGCGCAGGCTAATAACAAAGCATGGCTCGAATCCAAACACAAAAAAGATTTTGAAAAATGTAGAGAGTGTATGAGTTGCAAAGAAGCTAAGAAAATTAATGGGGGAAATTAATTATGGTTGTTATTAATATGATGAATTTGAACAGATTTAATTCTGATTATAAAGGATTGAATAATGTTTTAATTAATGAGAAAGCATTGGATAGTATTTGGGAAAAAATTGTATCTAAGTATACTCAAGTAATTAATGAGTATTTTCCATCTCATAGTAAATTCTTATTAGATAAACCGTATAGATATAAAACGACTGATTGTGATGTACATCATTATGATATAAGATATAATATCATTATTGAGTGTACAAACCGTGTGACAGTATTTAAAGAATCGAATGAAACACGTGATTTATTAGAGCTCTTTATGAAAAAAATCTTAGCAAAAAGAATCGGTACTGTATTTGGGTATGAGTTTAAAATTAATGGTGATGTGGAACACATGTGGAATTATCAGCCTAGATTTCGTGTTAAAGGATATAGTAAAAAGTCATTTAATGAATTATTAGAGACTTTCGAAAAAGATAGTACGGATGAAGCGAAGCATTTTTATGAATGTGTTACAAATGATATCTATCATGAGTATAAATTTAGAACGTCAAAATATGTCAATGATTATGTGGATTTTAGAAGTATGATTGCTGATGCATTATTTACAATCACTAGTAATGACGATATTTATACACGTTTCATTATTACAAGCCACGTTAATGGTGAATTTAAAAATACTAAATATGGTGTTGCGAGCCCATACACATTTATCGCATTCATGGCTAACATTTTTAAAGAATTTAACCTTAATTCTTTAGATAGCTTATGTGTACAAACGTCTTTGCAATTCTATAGAAATCATTAAGTACAAAATTAAGAATGCTTAAACTCATTCTTAAGTATAAATTATACATAATTTAAGGAGGTAACATTATGAAAGGTATTACAGTAACAGAAAAGAATATTAATATGATTTATGGAAGAATTGTAAAATTCTTTTCTCCGAATGGGAAGTGCAAAACAACCAGTAATATGTATGACTTCTGGTGTGATTTTACTTGCGGAAAAAATAATCGTGTAAAACCACATTTTAGAACTCAGGTCATTTTGGAAAAAGTGACAGGACATTGTACAATTAACGGTGAAATGAAACTCATTGAAATTATGGGTTATGATCCATATGATCGTGATAGAGGCACATTTATCTCTATGGGTGATAAAGTCGCATTCTGTGGTAATAGAATTATTATTTGTAATAGAAATCTTAATGATGCAGATGCTCCAGAAATCAAAAATGCATATGTTGTGTTTCAGGTAGAGAGTATGTATACACAGAAAGACGTAGATAATTTCTTTAATAATATGACTGTCATTACTAAAAAGCCTGATGGTGGTATTAATATTTATTCTTAATATAGGAGGTAATTTATTATGAAAGGTATTACAGTAACAGAAAAGAATTTTAAGTATATTTACGGAAGAGTTTTTAAATTCTTCTTGCCCAATAACAAAAACAAAACAACAGCAATGGCATTTGATATTTGGGCAGATACAAAAATCAGACGTAATAATCATGTTAGAGTAAGTGGTAATATCACTCATGCATTTGTTAATAAAATCATCGGATATCATGATGAAGATGGTATTCCTATGGCAATCGGTATTCATATCACAGACATCATGATGGGTCAGCGTGATATTTATATTGCTACAGGTAATAAAGTAGCATTCTGTGGTAATAGACTTGTTCTGAAACTGCTGTTTAAAGATGATATGGATAACGTACAGACAGGCTATATGGTTATCCAGGTAAGTAATGCTATCACAGAAGCAGAATTGCAGGCACTTAGAGCATCTGTTCCTGTGATGGATACAACAACAGATTTTAGTTTCGTAGACGAAAACGATTCTGTTGATGAAGCTGATGATAATTGTAATTGTGGACAGTATCATGAATAAAATTAATGGTGTAGAGTTTAATTACTCTACACCAGTCTATTAAAATTTTTTTAGGAGGTATTATTATGATAACAAAACATAATGTTATCGCTATGTATAATATTTGTGTAACATGTGATAAATGCCAAACAATCATGAATAGCGGTGTGTATGATAAGTATACAAATACATACCTTTCAACATGTCCAAATTGTGGTTATGTAGAAAATACTGGTAGTGTATGTTATCCATATACTCAATACGAATACGAAACAAAAGGTACACCTATTATGGATAGCTATAACAATTTAGATGAGTTATACCTTAATAAATGGGTTGCATTTACACGTGGTCCTGTTGATACTACTATTTATCATGCTAGAATTATATCAATTGATAATAATAAAGATGGTTTAACATTTGAAGTTAAGCCTAATGGACATGGATGGGGAACTAAACTTATCACATATAACGATATTATTGGAATTTATAATAGTAAAAAAGAATGTTATGAATATGATCCAGTGCATAAGTTTAGATCCGAGTTAAAAAATAAAGGTAGGTAATTATTTATGAGAGTATATGAAAAAACTGCAATCGTGGGTTCTGATGAAAATACAAAAGAATTATTAAAATCTGCGTTTATAATTAAAAATATAATAAAGCATAATCTTAGTGAAGATGAGTATTGTGAAACAGTTGTTAATTTATATAAAGCTTTACGTAAAGCTTTAGATTTACCAGACAATCATATTTGTGTCGCTAAAGGGAATTTTAAAAATGAGCCAGATACTGTAGTATATATTATTAAGCTTTTTGAATCTATTGCTGATGGATATATGTATGAAGTTCATATTGACGAAGATGGTAAATGGTATATTGAAATTCCTGATGATGTTGTTGGAGATGGTACTTCGTGGGATTTAAATGCAAAAGAAGAATAAGTAAATCGAAACGAAAATCTAAAAGCTGTAAAGGATGTAGATATTTACAAAAAGTCCATGATCCTTATAGTAAACAGATTAGATGGAGATGTACTTGTTAGGAGTGGTATAATTGCTAGAAAATATATTAGTATACTTATGTATTTTAAATATACTATCTCTTATTATTGGAATATTTTGGTTATTAGCTGAATTAATGGGATGGAAAGAATATACAGTTAGAGAAGGATTAATTTTCGCTTTAATATATTTAGTAACTTCTCCAGCTATACCAATTTTAACAGTAGTATATTTATTTGGGAGGTAGTATACTATGAATATTGAGTTAATTAAAAATATGAGTAGTCCATGTACTCATTGCTCTAAGTCACTATTTAATGGTAATATCGGGCACGAAGAATTTTGTGAATCGTGCGAGTTTACTATTTTAACTGATGCATTAACACACATTTTAAAAGTTCATGATCATTGTAATATGTGCATTAATTGTGTGAATATAAAAGGCGGTTTTACTGATTGTAAACTGGGCTTTGATAGTGTGTTAGAATGTGGATACATGTTTGAAATAAATTGGGAAAAATTAATAAAGGAATATTTCTAAGATAGGATTGGGGCGGTATTATGTGTGATTTTTCTAAAGAACGACAGTTTACTATAGATGAAATTAACTGTATTCTTGAACGAACTGTCGAAATCGAAAATACTAAATTTGATAAGTTAGATTATTTAGTCACATTTATATGTGAATCAATCAAATGTGAGAATTGTCCAGTAACAATTCATGGTGTAGACAATAGAAGCGTCGAAGATAAATGTTTATACTTCGAAACTTGTCAGTCTCAATTATGGAATTGGATGAAATCTGAATTTGAAAATAAACCATATGTTGGTAGAGAAGCAGAAAAGAAAATGGTTTGTAGATCTAGTGATTGTTTAGGCGAAAGTACTACTGAGTTAGGTGAAATATCTTTGGATATTGAAGATGACAATATGTTTATTCCAGATACACAAGCATCTAAAGATATGATTAGTAATACAAAGTTGTATGAATCTAAACAAGTTGTAACTCCAATGAGTGATGTTGATATTAAAATTAATATAGGAGAATGATATATGGATATAATGAAATTAACACTAAAACCAACATTAAGAACTTTAATGGAGGAGTTCTATTGCGATCTTACACGAGATTTAGATATCCTTGCAGGATTTAAAAAAGATAGTATATTTAAACATTACGTTTTGATTGATGATTCTTATATTAAAGAAAAAGTATTCCCTATCAGAATTCCTGGTGGGACTGTTGGTGCGATGCACTTTGATGAAAATAATGTAATTACAAATATTCTCATTGATACTACATATGTCGTAAGAACATATCCTGACAATGTTAATGAGTATATTTGCAATAAATATATTGGTAGAAAGTTTATTATTGAGGAGGGTAAGTAATATGAGTGCTAAAATTATTTCTGCGTTTCCCGCTTGCGGTAAAACCACATTTTTCAATAAATGTAAAGAAGCTGAAGAACTTTGTTATGTGGTTGATAAATTTAACGTTCTAGATTCCGATTCTAGTTTATTTAGCTGGATTTATGATGAGAATGGAAATAAAACCAATGTAAGAAATCCAGAATTTCCTAATAACTACATCAACCACATCAAAGAAAATATGGAAACTGCAGATATTATTTTTGTATCTACTCATAAAGCAGTTAGGGATGCTTTAAGAGAAGAAGGTATTAAATATTATCTCGTTTATCCTGATATTGACCTGAAACAAGAATGGATTAATCGTTTTGTTAAACGTGGAAATACTTTTGATTTTATCAAACTACAGACAGAAAACTGGGAAAAATTCATCGGTGAATTAGAAGAAGAAACATTCCCAAATAAGATTATTTTGAAAACCAATGAGGGGATTATTGATAATAGATTAATTACATCTATTATGAATGGGGTTCATGATAATTGTACATCAATAATTTTTCCTGAATCAATTATTGGTGATATGCTCAAACAGAATAACATTGTAAAAGGTATGTCCGATGCTAATAAGATTAGAATGATGACAGGTTCTATCTGGCTAATGAATAATATTTTGATTAATCAGAAAGTTACAGATATTGAAAAGATGTCTGTATTTAATGAGGAAACTCTTTATCCAGATAAATACGATAATGATATTGCAAAATATATGTGTCAAGTTTATAGCGATATGAGTAACTTTGTAGATATTTCTAATATGTCAAAAGATGACGCCGATGATTTCAGATTCATGACATGGTCTGATGAAGAAAATGCACAAGAAGAATTGACAGCTATTGAAAATGAAAATTATACAGAAGAAGAAAAAGCCAGAAGAAAAGAATTAATTATGAATCAGATTAATCTGAAGTTAATTCCATATTACATGATTCCATTACTGAAACCTGGTATGGAATTAATTAATATCTTTGGTGAAAAGATTATCTATAATGGTATCGAATCTATTGATACTGATACTAGATTTGGATGTCTTCGTTATGGTATTAAAGTAAAATAATTATATAGTCAAAGAGATAGGATTTAACTATCTCTTTGACATATATTTAATTATTTTGAAATAGAGGTGAATTATTATAGAAGTATATGTAAAAGCAGTTTTAATTGGATTTTTTACTGTAATAACACTATTATTTATTACATATCGTATACATAAACAGTATGAAATCCAACATGAAATGTATGAACGAGGAATTATAAAACAAGAAGAAGATAATCTAGCTAAGTTAGCTCTTACTGCAGATATTGGTACAGAAAATGACTTGAAACCAATAGCTGCTTTATTGATGTTAAAAATAAATCAATTAACTACTTATACTATGCGAGATTATGACCTTAAATCGAATGCGTATAGAAGTATAACTCCAGTTACTAAATGTGTGGATATTGTTATTGACGAATTACTAGAGTACATACGAGAAAACGAAGATAAGTATAAATCAGTGAATTGTGATACTATAAGTGAGCAGTATAGATTAATGAGAGAAATTTTCATTAAAAATTACGGTTATTTATACAAGTATATTTTGGATTCTTGTATCAATAAAAGAGACGATTGTTGGTTTGATATATAAGGGGTGAATTATTATGGCAATTAGTATAGTTAATAATGTAATTACAACTGATAAATTCTCTGAATTAGAGAATAAAATAAATAATTTGTATAATCCAGTTCTGTTAACTGCTTTACGTAAAGGGGATATTAATTTAGTAGATATTGATAAAAAATTCTGGACAGATGATATGATATTGGCATATCTTGAGCATAAACCAAGTTTCATATATGAGATTAAAGAACCTACTGAAGCCATGTATATTGCAGCAATAGAGTTTGGTAATCCTCATAGAGTTTTTGAATTTAAAAATCCGACAGAAAAGATGTATATGCATGCTGTAACTAAAGATCCAAACATTCTTAAAGACATTGAAAACCAAACAGATAGAATCTGTTATTGTGCAATTGCTATGGATCCGGAGACTATCAAATATGTAAAAAATAAAACAGAGCATATGTGTTTAGCAGTAGTTAGACGAGATGGTATGTTAATTAAATATATCGAAGATCCTACTGATATTGTTATTGAAGACGCTATTAAAGAAAATGGTGAAGCTATTAATGTTATTCCTAGAGAAAAATGGAATTTCAATTTATTTATAGAAGCAGTTAAAAGCAACCCATTCTCAATTAAATATTTCTATGATGCTGTGGATTGTCTTGAGAACTCTCATATTGTTATGGACTTTTTAATTAAATCTGCAATTTATTTAAACCCATATGTTATTAATTGCAATTTCTTTGCATTACCTGAATATAGTAGATATGCTAAATGTGCTATTATGACTGATCCATTTGTATATAGAGATATGCAGACATATTTGAGAAATGAAGAAAATGATAAACTTGCTGTAAAACTTGATGCGAGATTACTCAGTGATGTGAGTAATTATACAATGGATACAATCATTGAAGCATTTAGAACCAATGGTGATATTGCATGGAACTGTTGGGCTAGACAGGCTTATCCAATTAAATTCTTTTTCGCTCATTTGTATACAAAACTTGAATGTTTACATAAGTTTACACATACTATCAACTATAAGGACTGATATATTATGAATAATAATACATATATGGTGTATATATCTACAATGATAATATCACTAGTTGCTGCTATGTGTGCAGGTTGGTTTACCAACCGAGACCATTATACAGTTAAATGGTTCGTAGCAGTTTTTGTATTTGCAGCGTGTTCTGCTATATTACGAGTAACATTTACATTTTAAATTATGGGGGTAAATTATTATGGAAGATAAAAAATATTATGAATCTAAAATCAGAGTATTAACAATGACTAATAATTTTAAAGAATATAAATTTAAACCGGTATTAGCAATTCCGGAAAATGATATTGATGTAATGAGAGATATTGTTGATATTTGTGATGAAAATAGACAAGTTGATGCAATATTTTTCAATAAAGAACGAGACGGTATGGGTGATATCTCCGATGGTTATCATACTTTTAATGAGCTCTATCATCATAGAGCTTTGTTATTTGCAGCATATTGTAATCTTATTAAAGATAAAGATTTTGTAAAATGCTGGAAATCTAAACTCCATCATGATGGCACTATGTATGATGGTATGTTTATTGTAGGTATTAGTACACCTATTGGGCAGGCATCTTATCATTATGATATTGAACCATATTGGGATTTATTCGATGTAGAAGAATTAGATAATGCTCCAGAATGGGATGGTCATACACCAGATGAGGCTATTGAAAGAATCTTTATGATGTCTGAATATGAAAAAGATGATGATGTTTTATCAGATTTTTTAAAATCGGAGGTTTACTATTAATAAAAACACGATAGGGAAGGGTAAAATGACGAGATGAAAAAGTTAGTAGAAATGTCAAATAAATTAGTTGACTATATTATTGATATATTTGGTATCGAAGAAGACGATAGATCATCAGATATATTTCTTAAAGTTACAGTGCCGTTACTAATGTGTATATGGTTATTCATTATAATAGTAGGTGCTATGTTAGTATTTGGTGGATATGGTTTTTCATATGGATTCACAGAATTCTTAGAAAGAGCTATAACAATATCATTTATTCTAATAATGATTTGTGGTATTGTAATTGTTGTTACAGATAGAGAAGAATAAACTTGGAGGTATTTAATTATGTATAATATGGTTATATATAAATCCATTGATGGTGATGATTATGACGATATGAAACATGGATTAGATAGCTTAATAAATGCTAAAAACGCATTAGTGGCAATTCAAGATACTATGAGATGTCATGACATTTGTAGACAATATATTCAGACGGCTATTGATTCATTCATAGAACACGATAAAAGAAGAGAACAACCAGTATTTGTTTATCCTAAAGCTATAAGTATGATGTGTGAAGATATTGATAAATTTAAAAAGAATGAACTACAAGAAGTTAATATTGATCTTCTTAATGCTAGTATCGAAAACTATATGAAAGCAAATAAAATTCTTAAAGAGAGAATTATAGAATTGGAGACTGAAAACGAAAAATTACAAGGTAAAAATGCAACGCTTATAGCTAATAATATTAAATTACAAGACAAAGTAAAAAAGCTTGACAAACTTCAAGCAGAAACCGTTAAAGGTTTAGAAGAACTTCATAGTATGTTAAAGTAACGGTTAAGAAAGGGTTAATAAATTATGATTATGCATGATATGAATGACTATGATAAACAGTTACAAAAATTACCACCTAGACATGAAGTAATAGAGTATAAAATAGCTGAAGAAAAAACCAAGGAATTTCAAAACTTAATAAGCTCTAATAATATCTTGTCTATGATCGAAATGAGAATGGTGGATAATCCCATCGGTCAAGAATATTTATCAAAAGCAATTGACAGTAAAATCAGAGAAGGTAATAATTGCGGATTTGTTTCACTATATGAGCATGCAATTTCTCTTATGATGGAGGATATTGCACTTTATAGTTCCGACGATATTGCTAGATCTGATAAAATATTCAGATTAGAAAATGATAATAAGCTTTTGAAAGCTGAAAATGAACGACTTAAACATGATAACGAGTATTTGAAGAAAACATGTGAGACTGTTCACAGATGTTTATATGATGTAGTTAAAGGAGATAAATGATTATGGAAAAATTTTCTCATTTAAAAATTCAAGAAGCAATTAAAGCTTGGGTTGATACATACTCTATAGAAATTAGTATGTGGGCATCTACAAATGCATTGCAAGTTACTCTTAGTGAAGAGTATTATAATTATCTTAAAGATAATGGTTATTTGTTACATAGTGTAACATTCATGAATCGTCATAACTTAGAAATTAGTATGAATATTAAATACGTAATTCATCCAGCTTCTGCTGATGGATTTTTAATTCATCCGGTTCATGATGAATCCATTGAGCATATTACACCAAAATTCTGGTATGATGGTATTACATATGTGACTACATATAGAAGGGATGATTAACATCTATGATTAACAGAACTAATATAACTGAAAAAGAGTTTAATGATATTAAAGATAAATTAAATTCATTAATTAGTGCTAATAATACATTACAAAGAATAGTTGATGAATTCAATACAAATCCTATTATTAAAAGATATTTTGAAAAAGCCGAAGAAGAAGTTTTAGAATCCGGTAATCAAAGTCTATCTTCTATGATGTGTATTGCTCTTAGAGAAATGGCTTATGATATTGAAGAATATGAACGACGTGAAGAAATAACTGATACTAATGAGTACATCAGAAAATTACAAGTTGAAAATGCTCATATCAAGTATAAATATACTAATCTTAAAAATCTTACTAATAGATTATATCGTGAAATTGGTTTAAGTATTGAAAAGGATAGTGAATAAATATGAGTAAAATTCCTAGTCCATATTTTGAAAATGTCCCTTTAGTTGGGAATTTACATATGTATTATATTATATTTGAAGATGATTATCCCGTTTTATTTATTTGCTCCGATGAAGAATATGAATATAATTTATATATCTGCCTTTGTTGTGATGTAAGATATGAACAGAAATGGATAATTGCACCAATCAGTAGATCTAAAGTAGTTAGTTTAATTACCGATAAAATTACTCTTTCGGACGTATTTGAAAAAGCCGAAGGTAATTGTTATATTGCTAGATGGACTCGTAATGATGGAATGTCTTACGAAGTTATTACATCAGATAAATTTCCTAAAGAAGATTTACCAGTAAAAGGTGAATATTTAGAAGCACATGAATATGATGTTTACAATATTGGAGAATTAGTGAAGGATGTAAATTAAATGACTAAAGGGCGTATTAGCACAGAAGAGTTTTATGCGATGAAACAAAAGTTAGATACATTGATTAATGTATATGAAGCATTAAGTAAAGTTGAAGATGCTTTTGATATTAACACTATAGCTAAAGAATATTTAACTAAAGCTTTTTCTGAGACACATAAAATTGGTGATCCTAATGTGTTCGGTTATGCTATTCTTTTAATGGCTACTGATATAAGTTGCTATAGAAATAATGGAATTAGTCCAGTCTTAACAGATATATCATGTAAATCAAATGAAGAAATTGAAGCTCTGGTTAAAGAAAATATTGAGCTTAAGAAGAAAGTAGAATCTTTTTCTGGTAAAGGTGGATATATTGAAACTGTTGAAAAGAGAATTCATGAAGTTATGGCTGAAAATAAAAGACTTAAAGTTAAACTTGAAACTGCAGGTATTAATTATCCTGAAGAATGTGATGATGGTGGTAAAATATTAAACAGATGTGATACCATCGATGGGTGTGTTAAATTAGAGCAGGTGATTAGATTATGAAATTAATGTATACAAAAATACCTCTAGCAACTAGACCAGGTGTACCAAACGTAAACGGAAATACATATTCAAAAGAAGTAATTGAGAATGCTTTAAAAGAGTTTAATGGTACTGGTCGCAAATTATATATTGAAAAGAGCTATCCGACTGATTATAGTATAATTAATGCTACACAAGTAGACGCCATGAATTGTTGTGGTCATATTGATGCTATTAATTTGGATGACCAGATAGCTGACTGTACTGTATACTCTAATGATATGGATATTATGAAACTTATAGAAAATAAGTGTTTGGGTCTTAGATATCTGGGCGAAGTTGAGAATAATATTGTAACTAAAATGAAAATAGTTTGTTATTGCTTAATGGATAAACCAAAAGTAGAATTATCTAGCGAGTATGGTGAATTTGACAATAAAGGAGAATGATAGTATGAAAAAACTTATTTTACCAGTATTATTGGTATTAGCATTCTTTGCAGGTTCTTTTGTTCCTGAAAAAGAAACAGTTGCAGATACATTACCTACGCCGACAAGTGAAAATATGTATGAGTTTGATGATGTAGTTATTTGGGTTGATCCAGATACAAAAGTTAATTATCTTATTGCAGTTGACTATGTAGATGGTGCTCAGGCTATCACACCTAGATTAAGAGATGCTACTGGAATTATTTATGTAGGTGATTGACATGATAAACACTAGTCTTATCGCCATATCTATTGCTGGCATTGTGATTATTACATGGTTAATAATAGACCCAATAATATCATTCGGTAGTCCTATAAGTAATACAAAGAAAGAAAAAATTATTAGAATTTTTACAAAAGCCGTATTTGTTTTATTAGTTATAGAATTAATTATGTTAATATTTGAAATAATTGATTTCTTTATAACTGGATAAAAGACAGAAGAAATAGAGTATAGGAAATTAATCCTATACTCTATTTTTTTTAGTATAATCGTGATTAAACATACCACTGTTATTTTGGAGACTATATCATAGTCTGATAAAATCTATAAATAAACACTCAATGAGTGATTATTCCGCTACGATTGTTTCGTAAATATCAGCTAAAGCCATAAGCTGTGTAAGCTGTGTTTCTTCGACATTAGAAATCATTTCCACGATTTCTCTGTTTGTTGGTTCAAGAACAATTTCAGTAGTTTCTTCATTATACTCCTCTATTCTAGAAATGATTTCATTAAATTCCTCATTAGAAATTTGAGTCGCTTCTTCAATTATAATATCTGATTTAAAATAATAATAATTGTCAAATGAGCATAAATCACTTATACGTGAAAAATCATCAATATTGGATATATCTGTAGATTTATATACAAACATTATTTATTCACCACCTTATTATATACTAAATCTAGAATTTGATGCGGTTAATGTACCACAAATTGTTAACAAATTGCAATAATTTACTGCATTCGTATTACCTTGTGATACATTAATTGTAAAATATTCTACATCTGGGGTGATTGTAAAATCTGCAGTTTTTGTAACATATGTTGCACTTGGAAATTTTACATCCAAAGTCGAACTTGTTTGAGTAACACCGTATAGACAATGATACATAGAAACACCAGTTAGTGCTGGTCTATATGATGAATTTGTTGATGAGTAATTAGCACCTCTAGCTGACATTGTTATACGTAAAGTTCCAGATACACCGCGTACATATACTTTAATATGTTCATTACCCGCTAATTGCCTTTCTGATGTTATTACATTCAGTAAAACATTTGAACTTGCTGTAGATTTACAAAATATACTACTTGTTTGAGCGGTTGGAGAATTACTAATAATATAACTTAATTTCTGAGATAATGTACCAGTACTAGAAGCTGTATTATTAGTTGCAGTATTTGTTTTTACTGTAGCGACATCACTAGCCGCAGCAGTTGCTTTAGTTGCAGCTGTACTGGCATTAGTATTAATAGTACCAACTGTTGTATTGATACTAGTTACAGTAGATTTAACACTATCTACATTAGTATTAACAGTTCCGACATTTGTTTTTACTGTAGCAACATCATTTTTAACACTAGTAACATTAGTATTTACTGTACCAACATCAGTTTTCACAGATGCCACATCAGTTTTAACACTATCAACATTTGTTTTTATTTCATCCTGAGTAGCCTTACTGGGCAGATAACTCAATAAATCATTACTCATTGTTATTTCCTCCTTTATAAAAAAGATTTTTATGGAAGGATTTTATCATATATTAAAAATGACAAATAAGTTGGAAGTAAACACAAAAATTTGATTGTGTTTACCCTCCTCCTCCCATATGTATTTCATTGTTTATACACACCAAAATCCATTGATGTGTTGAAATTTCTTATATAATAGTTCGTCTAAATAAATTATAAAATAATGATAACGGATATAGAATCAATCTATATCCGTTATATTTCATTACATTTATTATTATGCTGACTATTAATTAAGCTTCCATAGGCTGACCGTTTTCGTCCAGACCCATTGCAGCCAGGTTTTCTCTAACTGCATCTTTCAGTTTAGCAGGAACAGAAGCAAATGTTCTTTTACCTACTACGATTAAAGTTGTGTATACGTCTACCATAACTTCTGCATCTCCTTTCAATATCATATTAAATAATACAATCGTCAGTTTAATACGACGAATTATTTTTTTAATCATAAGCCGAGCGCCTCCTTAACAGCGTCTCTATATTTAGCAGGTACCTGATCCAGTGTTTTTTTACCAGCATCTACCAGTTTGATATATACTTCTAACATACGTTCTCACCTACTTTTATAGTTTATTTTTTTATTAATATTATGTTAAAAACTAACAATAAATTTTTAAAATATATATTATTATAACGAAAAAGACAATATTATATATAGGAAGGTGAATAAATTATGAAAATACGAGGTAATGCTATATATAAAGCTAAATTTACTAACTTTATAACTAACGAAGTAGAAATAGTTATTGTAGTTAGTGACGGCTACTATGATATTGAGGGTCTTGCTTGGCAAAAATTCGTTGACCATCATATTAAAAATAATAAAGATATTATTGACTGGGAATTAACAGATATGATATATATTGGTGATGTTATGGAAGGATGTAAAATTTTATGAAAAGTGAAGATATTAAAGTTGTAGCTAACAAGTACGCTAATTGGATAATTAGCGGTAAAAGAAATTTCAATACTATCCCACAGTGTATGAAATTAATTGTGGTGAGAGTATTACAAAATAAAGGATATGATATAGATGGGAAGGAGATTAATCGTGAGGATATATAAATGGAGAGTGAAATATCTTAATAGAAAAACTAGTGGAGTTACTACAATATACATAGATGCAGAAAATATTAATACTGCTGAAAAATTAGCATGGAAAGAATTCATTAATATGTATGGTGAAGCATATACTACGGATTGTTACGTGTTTGAAGTAACTAGAGTTAGTGGATGTCGTAGTGAGGTTGTTAAAAATTATGAAATTGTATGAATGGAAAGTAGAATTCCGTAATAGTTTTACTGGAGATAGAGTAGTAGTTGATATAATATCTGTTTTGGAACTTGAAATTATACAACAATTGGCATGGCGTGAATTTATTAAGAAATATGGTGAAGAGTACACAAAAGGATTTTTTATAACTTCTTTTGATGCGTTATGTGAGGTGTAATAATTATGTTAACATATCCGTGGCTAATAGAATTTAAATGTATTGGTAGAAATGATATCGGCATATATGTTGATGCTAAGGATATTTATCAAGCGGCACATTTGGCAGAAGAAAAATTTAAAAATACATATGGAAATGAATTTTTTATAGTGTATTATATAAATGGTATTACTAGACTGTATTAACTGATAAATAGCAGGGGGTATGAATATGAAAGATAAACTTATTCATGTACTTATTTTATCGTGTTTTTATGTAGCTATGATATATTTGATTGCAACTAAAAATATTGTTGATAACGTTTTTGCTAAGTGTATATTAACATTTTCATTAGGTGTATTATTTGCTGCTTCATTAGATGACTTATAAAAAGGAGATGTTATATATGCCTTATAAATATGCTGTGTCTAAATCAAATAATTATAGTAGAAAGCGAGTTACTATTAAATTGGATAAAAATATGAATATTTTAAATCTTGAAGAAGTTGTTGATATAATTTGTGAAAGATTTAGAAATTTTAAGAGAGGATGATCATTTATGTATGAGATAGACAAAACTAATGTAATTACAAAATACAATGCTGATGAGTTATTGGATTTACCATTCGGTGAATGTATTTTGATATATAATAACGAAAATGGAACTATTACATCATGTAATACTGGTGTAATATTTGGAAATAAGATCGGATTTCCAGATGGTACATATGCATTTTTAGATACGATTCTCATGTATCTTAAAAATGGTAATCTAGAGATTCATGTAGGATAAGGATGTGATTGTATGGACCAAGGAAAGCATTGTCCAGTATGTGGTAGATTTACTGGATTTTATTCTACTAGATGTTTAGAGTGTGGATATGATCATTCCAAACATGAGTTTGAGTGGATTAAAATTGATGTGAAGTATTTGAAGGCTATAACTCCAGATAGTGTAGTTAAGAAGCTTATAAATATGCATAGAGAAAAATATGTAAAACGGAGATGAATTATTATGAAAACATTTACAATTACAAAAGAGAATATTACTATGATTTGTGGTCTATTGGATAAATTTTTCAATAATAAACCAAGAGTATTTATTGAATGGTCTACATGGAATTGTGGATTTAGAAAAAATACTCCATTAACTGATGATTTCTATGATGATTATGAAATTTATAATGAGCCTCCATATAAAGTATATACCGAGGATAATAGAATTTACATCAAAATGGAAAATCATACATATGACGTAAATATTGGTGATAAGGTTAGATTTTACGGTAATAAGATTGTTATTGCTAGAAAATTAGTATCTAGAAAAAGACCTGTTACCGATTATATTGTATTTAGTATGCTCGGTAACAGTCCATATCAGGCAATTAAAGATCAAACAGATAATGATAAAGTAATGCAGTGTTCTATTATGACTGTGAATACCGTAAATAGAAATAAAAGAGTATACCCAAAAGGTATTAATAAAGCAATATTAAGATTTGCAGATAATTTAATGAGAGAGGATGATAAATTAAATGAACTGGTTATTCGATAAATTAAAACACCATATCGGGCACGAAATTGAATGTGTTGGATATGGTGACGGTGATAAAATAGAAGACATTTGTCTTGAATGTGTCGATTGTTGCGAGGTGTTAGTATCAACACAAACAATTGACGAAGAAGAAGACGATGAATATGGTTGGAAAGGAAAATAACTATGAAAGGTATAAAAGCCAATGTCATATTATGTAAAAATATACAGGAAAATGACGGTATAGTTTCAATTAATAAAATATTACGTAAAGCACAATCGTTGCGTAGAGAAAATTTCTGGATGTATTTAGATATTCAAACAACATTAGAGTTTCCTAATGAAACTCCAATTTATTTTGCATTAATGCCATTAATGACTAAAAGTATCGACTATATTGAAATGGGGAATACTATTTTATATAAGTCGGTAGACACACCTAATACTGAAACTATAACTAAGTTTAAATATAGAACTACTATGATCCAGAAATTCTCAAATATTCCAATTTTAAGACATAGTGAATACGAGTTCGTTGTGTATATTTTGGATGACAATACATCTGAGAGAACTATATTAGATACATTTAAGTTTGAAGTAGTATAATAAAGGTGATTTTATGAGTAGAAAATACGAGGTAGAAATTTGCAAATGCGGTAGAATTCATTTTATTGATTGGAATGAAATTAGTACTGCATGTGATGAAGAAAAAGAGCTTCTTGTTATTTGTGGTGGTTGCGGCAAAAGAAGATATATTGGATCGAATAAGTATCCCGATTGTGATAATCCAGATGGAATTATTCACAATATGTATTCTTATGAAGGATCACCTAATGAGAATTTCTATATTACAGAAGATTATTTTAAGGATAAAAATATCTATAAAGTATTTTATAGTTATGGTATTAAAGTACCAATGATGACAGGATATTTTGCAACATCTTTTATTGATGGAAATTTCTATGATTATCATTATCCTAATACGAATGTTATTTATAGAAACAGGACATCCGTAAATTACATTATACAATATTTTACAGAGTTAGAGGATAAAATGTCGACTGTAGATATGAAATCGTTAATTGATCATTACTTAACTGATGAACAAGCTAAGGAGCTTTCTTCTTATTATATTAAAGGTCTTAATTGGTCTGGTACCAAGTATGAAAGAAAGGTGTAATTTATGAAAGAAATTAGTTATAAAGAAATTCGAAATCTTCCATTTGGTACTAGAGTAAACTATGTATCAAGTGATTCGGGTCATATTCGTGAATGCGTAAAAGTTGATAATGGGCTAGTCTATAAAGATGGTAGTATGTTCGAACTTGACCAACTTGAAGCACATGAGAATTATTGTATTGAACGGCAGGGCTATTCTATTTATACATATTATGTGGTAGAAGACGAAAATGCATACGAAAAAATGTGGAAACAACTAAAGAAGAAAGTAGTAAATGACAGAGATTATTATGGTAGTTCAAGATCTGTTTATAGCTGCTCAGATTACGATGAGAGAAAACATAGAATGTCGACTCTTAACGATATTATTGCTATTATGAGTAGTATAGAAAAATCACATGAGTAAATAATGAGGTGAAATAATATGCAGAAAATGAAATTTAGAAAGAAACCAATAAGTATTGAAGCATATCAAACTGATAAAGAAATGATTATTCATACTTTAGAAGGTGATATGTTAGCACATGTAGGTGACTGGATTATCACTGGTGTTAATGGTGAGCAGTATCCTTGTAAGCCAGACATTTTTGAAAAGACATATGAGTTCGCAGATTCTGAAAGTGTAAATACATATGAAATCATGTGGAACGATTTAAAATCTGTTATACAGAGTGTAACATCCGTGAATATGGAGCTTCATTCTATTAAAGCATACAAATCTATTTTAAACATTATGGGTGATTTTGAAATGGAAAATATTAAAAAATAAAAGTAATTGGGATATATGCAATTAAGCATATATCCCATTTTTTTTTATCATCTTAAAGCTAAAAAGAAATTTCTTGTGTAAGTTTCAAAAGAAAAATAATGTTCATTAGGAATTCCATCCACACTAATTAATCTCCAATCTGGATAAACATCAATTGTTGGAAAGAATGTATCCGCATTATTGTATGTATCATCAATTCTAGTAACATAGGCATCAGTGCAGTAGTCTATTAATTGTCTATAAATTTGACCACCGCCTGCTACATAAATCTGTTTATTATGAATTTTATTTAATTCATTATTTAATTCTTCTAAATTATGTACGATTATAACATTATCTGCTTTATAGTTTTCATCTCTTGTTAAAACGATATTAATTCTATTAGGAAGAGCTTTTCCATTAGGAAAAGATTCTAATGTTTTTCTTCCTATAATAATAACATTATTAGTTGTTAATTCTTTGAATCTTTTTAAGTCTTCTGGAATTCTTTTTAAAAGATTTCCCTTGTAACCAATTCCCCAATTGTTGTCTGCAGCAACAATAGCAATCATTTTTTTCTCTCTTAATTCTTTAATTGTATTCATTTTAATACCTCCCCCTGTAATAACAGATAATGTTATATATATTAAAGTTTAATCTATTATAAAAAAATAATTTTTTAAATATATATTATTGATTTGACATAATATAAATAAAGGAGGTTGTTAATTATGTCTAAAAGAATATTCATATCTGTTGGTATGCACAGTAGATCTAATCATGAAGTGGCACTTGATATAGATAGAGCATACAGAAAACTTAAAGAAATGTATAATCATGATATTATCACTATAGTATCTAATTTATATTGTGAAGCTCCTGTAGATGCAGATAGATTGTATTATCTTGGAGAAGCTATTAAGAAACTTGGAACCTGTGATGCATGTTATTTTGTTAAAGGTTGGGATAATAGTAAAGGGTGTTTAATTGAAGCGACAGTTTGTAAACTTTATGAAATTCCAATGATTGAGGAGATCTAACAATGGGTACATTTACAGAAATGGTTTATAGATGTAAGGATTGTAACAGTGATAAATGTAAAGACTGTACATATAATGAAGTTCATCATAATGATAATAATAGGAGGGTTAAAACTATGAAAACTAAAACTTTTAAATATCATATTACATTTAAAGACGGTAGAGAAATTGATGAAGAATTTGAAGCGGATAACGTATTAGACGGACATTATCGTATTTATAGAAAATATGGTAGAACCTATGCTAAAGCTTATTATATTAAATGAGTAGGTGATACAACATGAAATTTACTGAAAGAATGGATGAATTAAATGATACTATCAATAAAGGCAATATATTATCTCCATCTTTATCTGATAGAGAAGCTTTGTTATTTATTGTAGATTATTTACTAGGTGAAGATTGGTGTTCTCCTAGCCCAATAAGTACCGAGCAAATAAATACTGAGATAGTTCATACTATTCTTTACAAATATTCTAAAGAATATAAAGAAGAATATGATGAATGGTCTGGTATAAATAGACAAAAAGAATTAAATTCATTGAAATATGCATTTCATGAGTTTATTGAACGTTTTAAGATAACTTTAAAAGAAAAAATTGGTATAGGAGATAATTAATTATGAATGAAAAGACATACTCAATCAAAGTAACATTTAAGAATGGTATAGTTACTACGTTTAATAATATTGTAGATCATGAAGAAAAAGATGGTAAATTATATGTAAAATGTATTAGAGAAATCGATTTTCCATTAGATGATATTAAATCTATTGAGAAAGTAGATAATAACAGAGAGGATGACTAAAATTATGGCAATTGTATATCCGTATGTTTGTTCTGGATGTGGTAAGCCCCCAGAATATTATTTTAGTAAAGAAGAAGATCTACATATCTTACAATGTATAACTAAAGGATGCAAATGGTATGGTATTAAATCATATTATTATGATAGCTTATGTGGTAAATCCATGGCTATCCAAATTTGGAATCAGCATCAAGAGTTTAGAAATACCATGAAAAAATTATTTGACATGATTGATTCTATCAACGATAGTAATAAAGATAATAATATAGATGATGTAAGAGGTAAGTCTGATGGTCAATTCTTTGAAATAATTCATCCAGAATATAATAGAGTTGAAATTCTTTTCACAGATAATAAGTTTACTGTGATACATAATGTGATAAGAATTAAAATTGTTGATGATACATTAGATATTATTAGATACGGTAATGATATGTACTTTAAATTATCTAATATTAAAGAATATTCTATGGGTCCGACTAGAAAAGAGGTATAAAACTATGGATGATAGAAATAGAAATAATGTTGGTATGAATTTATGTTACAGATGTGGGATATCTCCATATCTGTATTATATTCATAATAGTGGTGTTTGGGCTGTTTCATGTAAGAATCCCAAATGTGATGAATATCATAGACCTGTTGTTGGTATTAATGCTATTCTCGCAGAACAGGAATGGAATAAGAAACAAGAGTTTATGAAAACCACAGAAACTATTGAAAAAGTATATTCCATGATGAAAAAATTTAGTGAAAATGATGCTGATGACTGCAATGTAGCTGTAAGCACTGAATCACATGAACCTAGAACTAATATTTTAGAAATTCATCATGACGATGATAATTATATCAAAATAGATAAAGTATTGAATTACTATTTTGATGGTAAATACTTATGTATAAATAGAGTTATTACTGAAAAATATTCTGTCAGTCATAATATTAAAAACTTACATATGTATCCAGATAAAAAAGGGTGATATTATGAAAATTGATATAAAATATAAAAAAGGTCACAAAGGAGAAAAATCATTTGCTTGTGTGAACAAATATTGGGTAGACAATAATTGTTTATATATGCAAAAGTTTTCTAGAACGGTTGTGATTCCTTTAGATAATATAGAAAATTTCCAAGTAATTGGAAATTGGTAAATAAATATAGCAGTATAGGATTAATTTCCTATACTGCTTATTTTTTTTATTATTTTACACTAATATCAAATACATCTTTACAAACTTCTGGCATTATTTTATCTAGCTTCATTGTATCTGTAATATCTGGATATTGTTTTTTAATAAGATTATCCATACTAATAATATCTTCACTTGGAATACGTTCTTCACCAAATAGTGTTTGTTTTATTATGTCTGCTTTTGCTGGAGATATATCTAATTTAGGTTTACTATATATTTTAGTAAATTCAGATATAGTTCTACCAGCTTCTTCAAATACAGATTTAACCCTTGGGCATAATTCATTTAATTGCTTTTCCATTTGTTCTGTTGAGATTGCTGTCATTAGCGGATTATATTCTGCTTTTGCTATAGCCTCTTCAATATTTTTATTTATATCATCTGACATAAGTTTTTCACATATTTTAATAAGATCTTCTTCAGAATTCTCGTGTCTAGAATCATTAATTTTCTTAATTTCTTCTTTAATTTCTCTAAGCTCAGTAAGTATAAGTTCATCCGTATTAATAATTTCAAAGTTACCATTTTTCATATTTATATTAGTTTTACGAAATTCAAGCTCTTTATTAAAATTCTCCCATTCCGTTTTAGCTGTATCGGAATAATTCCCTATATAATGGAACTCAAATTCATTATCATCTGTAATACTTGGTTCAAGACAGCTAGGAACTACAAATACATCTTCTCCATTATATATTGAAAGAATAGATCTAACTACATCCTGATTAGTTAGTTTTACTATTCCATTAGCTTTCATAGAATTTTCTTTATATATGATAATATATCCATTATTATTAGAAGTTTCTTCATTTGGAATATCTGGAATTCCTGGATGCATATATTTTATAGATTCTTTACGCTTCTTTTCTTTTGATTCTTTTAAAGCATCCCAGAAATTATATCCTGTAGACTCACTAATTTCTTTGATATGTTTATCAATAGTTTCTCGTTCTTCTTTAGTTGCGTCTCTCATATCTTTTGAGATATCCTTAATACTGTCTTTTATTTTCATATAATCTTCATAAAAACTAAATCCAATTCTTTCTTTACATTTTCTAGATGCCTCTGGCAAATCGATATCGTAGACAGAACTATCAACAGTATGCACATTATTAAAGACGGAATCAATCATTTCATACACATCATCTACGCAGAATGTTTCTATATCTGGATAATCTCTACCAGCTAAATTGCCGCCTCTATATCTATCGATAGAATTATTTAATCTATCGATTAATTCATTTTTGAATTTAATAACTTCATCATTATTATATTTTTTAGCAACTTCTTCTGGATCTCCAATTAATCTATCTACTGCTTCTTGAATATATGGTTCGACTTTCTTAACTCTTTCGTATCTACCAATAATTTCTTCAATAAAACTTTCCCAATGTGAGCGAAGACCATAGCTCGGAACATACAAAACATTTGCTGGATCACAATTTAATACGCCACTCTCTGTATATGTATTAACAGATTTAATTTCCATACTACAAGGAGCAAATTCAATAAATGTGTGACATTTAGTGTCTTGGTTATTTTGTGCTAGGGCAGGTTTATCTTCCTGAACTAATCTAGGATTAGTTGGCTCTTTAAAAAATCTCTGCTTTATTTCAGCTAATAATTTACTCATAATAATCTCTCCCTTGTTATATGTTATCTGGGCTTAGGTGGTTTTTGTGAATTAACTTGTCTTGGATGTGAACTACTTTTTGCTATTGGTTCCATTATGATACAAAATAATTTTATTAAGATTTTTTTCATATTATTCACCACTTTCTTCAGAATTAGTAATAACTAATTCATAACCTTTGGCTTCCATATATTCTTGTGCTTGATCACTCAATGGAGAAACAAATTTTCCATTTAAATAAAAATATCCTAATACATACTCATATCTAGTTTCTTTGTCCAAATAAATAAAGTCTTTATTACCCATACCAGTATCTGTATCGAGAATGGAGACACATTGCTTGGTATCACTATCAATTTGAGCATATGATAATTCATACTTTAATCCATCTTTTATTCGTTTATATTTTTCAGCATCGGATAGTGGTGTATAGTAAATCGGAGTTTTATAAGGTTCATCAAATACTCCAGTATTACCTTCAGGAACATCATATTCTTCTTCATTTAGAATATCGAGTTTTCTACATATTTTATCGAATTTATCAGATAACTCATTTAATTTTTTTATCATTATACTTTTCGTATCTTCTTCTTTATTGTCGTATACATATCCTTTAGGTTTAGTATTATTTTTCTCATAACTAACACTAGAATTATCTGTAACTATATTAGAAAAACTAATTCTAAAATCAGAGTTATAGATATATTCAAAAGCTCTTGTAGAATATGGATCTACAAATTCTTCTTCTAAATAGAAATATCCAACACCAAATGGATATCTTGCTGTACTAGATATTTTTGGTAATTTAATAAAATATACTGAATCTCTAAGTTTAATATTATGCTCATACTCAGGATAATATAATCTAAAATAAATTACTTGATTTGTATCTTTTTCAATTATTGCATAAATTCTCTTACCATCTTTATTTTTATTATTTCTAAGATCATCCAAATCATCAATATGCTGATGTAATTCCTCTCTAGAATATAAAATAATTGCTGGGTGTTTTTTCATAATAATCTCTCCTTTATTATAGACCACGTCTAATACCATATAAATTTTCATCCATACTCTTCAATGTTTCATTCATTTGATGCATGAATTCTAACATATCATTTTCATATGGACTATATTTTGTCGTAATAGACTCTTCTTTAATATCATTTACATTAGATATTGTATATCTTTCTTCAGATTCATCATCTGCAAATCTTATATTAAAATTATTAATGCGCATGTATTCGATACCCTCTTTACTATAAGGATGAACGAACCCACAATCTAAATAAAAATACCCAATAGCGATATCAGGATAATCACAATACGCAGATGGTAAATTCATATATCTATAGTTAATACCACCATCAGGCAGCAATATATTTAATTCTTCGACAGTCTCATGATATAATTTTATAACCTGTCTTGTTTTTCTATCCAGCATAACGCTTTTATACCAAAAATATGGATGATTATTACTATCATAGCAACGTCCCATACAGTCTTCATGACTCTTATTTATTGTATCAATTGTATAAATTATTACTGTTCCTTTATCTTTCATATTAATCTATCCCCCTTTATTTAGTAATATTGATAAGACTTAAAGTTTCATCCATACTTTTAAGTACAGAAATTAAATCATTCTCAAATTTAGTCTTATATGAGTATTCATTAACATCAGTTAATTTATAAGAAGAATTTTCTAATTCACGTGCTGTAAATCGGATTTCAAACTTATTAAATAATACATGCTTAAATCCAGCATCTGAATAAGGAAACTCAAATGTATTATTTAAATAAAAGAATCCTATACCAACATTTGGGTGTATTTCAGAATTTTCAATATCCATAAAGTCATAATCATCTCTATTATACATACCACTAAATATTATATCAATAATACTACGATCAATAATATTTACAACTTGTCTATTAGATTTATTTACTATAGCTGTTACATGTGGATAATTTTTTCTCCACTCATTAGTCTTATTAACGCTATTCAGTATTTCATGAATAGAATAATAAACTACAAATTTATTCATAATAATCTCTCCCTCTATAATAAAATTATTATAAAGTTTTCATGATAATATAAATGTAAAAATATGGTAAAATGAGCTTATTCGAATATATATTATTATCATGAATATAATAAAATAAGCATCTTAGAGAGGAGACTTAAAAATATGAAAAACATTGACGATATTAAATATATGGCTTTGGCTGCATATAAACTGCTGCAACGAGCTAATAAACTTACCACATTTATGCAAACAGACGATTATCCATATATTGATTATAGTATCTGGGATAAGGTTGATGAATTATATGAGGGATCATCTAAAATCCCATACTGTACAACTTTCTGGTATCTGTTTGAAGACAGATTTACTGGAAAACGATATGCTGGATACGGTGATTTAAATAGACCATCAATGGGAGTAAGCTCTTTGATGGAACTAATTGATGATAATTTTTATTACTATGGTGTATGTGTTCACAATACACCTTATGGAATATATTCGTGTCCTGGTCATACACCCAGATACGATAAAAGAAGATTTAAAGTAGTGCATCAAACAAAAGTAATTCGTGATAAACGCACGAATGAACAATATTGGGTGTGATATAATTAGGTAGAGATTAGACATCTCTACCTATATATTTTTTTTATATGATCCGTATTTTGAGATTATTTAATTATATATTATTATCATGAATATAATAAAGATACCTATAAAAATATATCTTAGAGGAGGATTAATTATGAGATACGCAACATTTATTACAAAACCAAAAAGCGAAAGACGATATATTGAACAACGATTGTTCAAAGCCATGGATTCCATGAAAGATCATAAAGTATTTAACGATGTATCTGGCGAAAGCATGGATTGTATTGGCTTGGTATTTTTTAAATATGGTATCGGAGCCCTGCTCTCTACAGGATTCTATACAAGAAGAATTATCCGTATCAATCCACACGGCGCTCATCTTGAGTGTTGGGGATATGCAAGATTTGATAAAATGCTCGAGTATGATGATAGCTCGAACATTAAACAATCACTCAAAAGCTATAATGAACGGTGCTCCGAACATGAACATGCGTTAGCATATGTTCTGTTCTAATATTTAATTAGGTAGAGATGTTTAGTCTCTACCTATATTTTTTTATATGATCCGTATTTTGAAGTTATTTAATTATATATTATTATCATGAATAAAAGAAAATACATCTATAAAAATATACATTTTAAAGGAGGATTTAATTATGAGAACCATTGATACTATCTTTAACGAAATTAATGACCATATTTTTTCTACATTTTGCTATATGGATACTCTTGATAAAGATGTATTTGGTGCTTTTACGCTGTACAGGGAGTTTATGTCTCTAACTAAAACTTCATTATATAAATACGGGCGTGTTATTGAAAATGATATCACACTTGTAATTTCAGCGGTTGAAATTACAAATAGTCATGCCCGTATTATTGCAAATGGACATGAGTCTGCATTATATGGTGAAACCGTTAGGAAATTAGCCGATTCGGTTATTAAGTTTTGCTATGAACGCAAAGAAGAATTAGGTAAAGTCTTCTAAGCGTCTCTACCTATATTTATTTGAAAGGGGATTTGATTATGGAATTTACAAACAATGCTATCGAAATGATGAAAAACTGTTATACCAATGAACTCATATTTATTAAAAATGTGATAAATGGTGAATTTATCGATGAGGGTGATTTTGGTGACCCAAAGAAATGTGACATTCTGGTTATTTTAGGAGATATGACAGTAGTACCTATCGATACAACCAAAAGAGGTTACTACCCTATGCGAAAATTAAGAGTCAGATATGATAATTCTGGAAATTCTATGGGTTATCGAGAACGCTATCAAATCTCTGATGTATTTATAAACCTTACAGGGGATATTGCTAACGATATTGAGGAGTATAACAAAAATCATATTTCCATATATGGTGATTCAGAAAAAATCATTGCATATATCGAAGCATGACAAGATTTCATTTGAAAGGGGAATTAATTATGAAAAAGAAAATTACACAGGACGAGCTCAACAAAATAGTTGAGCTTCATAAAAAATGGCTTAACACAGAAAAAGAAGGTAAACTAGCTATTTTAGACAACATGGATTTATATAGATTAAATCTATGTGGTGCAGATCTTCGCTATGCAAAATGTAGAGGCACCAACTTTAAAAGAGCAAATCTTGTTGGTGTTAATTTTGCTAATGCTGATTTATCTAATTCCAATTTAGCTAATGCCAATTTATGCTGTGCATATATGGCATATGCTAAAGTTGATAAAGCCAATTTTGACGGTGCAGATTTCTATAGAATTGCTGCATTTGGTGTTGATTTCACTAATTCTATTAATATGGGCACAGTTGCCAATTTCAACAATATGGAGTTGGCTAATTGGGTAGATCGTGAAGCATTTGTACATGGTGATATGAAGACCAAAATTAAACTTGTTTCTGGTAAATAATAAAAAAAGAATTAGGTAGAGACTAAACATCTCTACCTATATTTTTTTTTCTTAAAATATCTTTGGTGGCACTTTTCTATAATCATCTACAATTCTAGTAATTTTCAATTTATGAAAATACTCAATTTTATCAGAATTTACATTTTCTATTCTATTATAAGTAGATTTATGGTTAATATATGTATAAGTTTTAAAATCTTTATTATTCTCTATATCACCATAACCATTTTCATCTAAACATACAAACCAAATACAAAATGGCATATCATCATTCCATAATTCGGAGCAAATGCATGCACAATAATATCCTTTATATTCTAAATTATCAAAATTAAAATATTCATCTGGGATACCTTGTACTTTTACTGGAACTAAATCAGTATAAATAACACCATTAAGTTCTACTTCATATTTATCTTTAATATCAAAATCTGATATAAGTTGTATAATATTAACAAAATTATCATCATAATTATCGGAATATGTTTCTCCATCAAACAGTATGGATTTATCGGATGAAATATATTTTTTAGTATTTTCTTCCATATGGGATCACCCCCCCCCACAATATTTATCCATTATATTATTATATGGTTTTCATATGTAGAGTGTTTACGTAGATCTTAATTTAGTATAAGTTAATATATAATTATATAAATAATAAGATATGAAGGTATTAGATTGATTTCTAATACCTTCATATACTTTTTAGGTATACTATATTACCAGAATTCTACTAATTGCCATACAAATGGTTGAGTTTTACTAGATGATGTTGCAGTTAAGGATAATACATTATTTGAGAGCACATAATTTGTAACTGTCACCAAACTATTTGTTGTTGTTATTGGTATCAATAATGTTTTATTGATATTTATGGAAGCTATATTTATATTATATGTGGTACTTGATGTAGCAGTAGTTAGTAAAACGCCAGTTTGTATACGCTTAATAATTTTAAGACTGTCTGCATATGCAACTGTTTTTGACATTGTTAACCAGGTACCAGCTTTAAGTTTTATAGTAATTGGTACATCTTTTGTTACACGGACTATTGCATATTTAAGAGTAACTTGAAGTTGAGTGCTGCTTATATAATTTGCACCATTATCTATTGATACTGAACCCGACAAATTATTATTATATTGATGTGACCCAAATGCTATTAAGATATCACCGGTTTCTGTAGGAGTATATGTTGTAACAAGTTTACCGTTATCACCTTCATCTCTACTATAACCAGTTGTTGAACTTAATCTATAAAATACATTAGAAATCATAGCATAATATATAACTGTATTACCTGTGATCGCTGAGGTTGCAGAATTTGTTGCTTGCAACTTAATAACTTGACCTTTATTAACAGGTACGGCATGCCCACCAGCATGACCGCTATAATCATTCCAAGTAGATGACGTAACTACTGAGCCATCCACCAATATTCTATATGTACCATTTTTACTAACATAGTCAGTATTAATAGCTATAACACACACACCAGTTGAAGGTGCTGTTATCGAGCATATATCTGTATATGTTGATGGTGTATTAGCTGGTATATTTAATGTAGTCGCTACCTTATATGAATATTGTGCATCTATAAAACTAGCATCTGCACTAGCTGTTGCAGTGGCATCTGTTAATAAATTCAGCATACTATCCATAGTTACATTGCTACTACCAATTTTAGATAAAATATCAGATGTATTAATATATGCATTATATGCATGAAGTTGTGCGTTTGATGCGTTTACAGCAGCACTGTTAGCATTAGTATTAGCACCAAATGATTGATCTATTGCGGTATTTAATTTAGCCATTATTGTGCCAGATGTAATTGTACCACCTTGATCAGATGTTGCACCAATTATACTTTTTACACTATCAACATTAGTATTAACACTTTCTACAGTATTTTTAACATTTGCAACATTACTATTTACTGTATTAACATTAGTTTTAACACTGTCTACACTAATATTAACATTATCTAATGTATCTTTATCAGCTAAATAAGTAACAATATTATTATCACTCATAAGTTTATTCCTCCTTATAGTATATTTAAAACAACATTTTTATGGAATATGTAACTGTACAAATAAAAGAGATTTCTAAATATTCTAGTTTCAAAATATCTCCTTCTCCCATAAAACATTGTATAATATTATTATATAGTATAAAAATAATTAATTTAAGTTACCATTTAAATTAATCATTCATTAATTGCATTCATTTCATACAAATCAGCAATAGCCATCATCATGACATACTGATTTTCTAATAATTCGTTGTTTGTTGCCTGTACTTCTTCAGGTTCTTCAGGTTCGGGCTCAATCCAAGTACCATTGTCATAAGTCCAACCTAAAGGATTTTCACCATTTTCTAATGAAATCATATCATCACCATTTACCATTTCCGGTAAATTAGATACTGCGAAACAAACTTTAGTTTCCAAGTCAATCTGTGCATATCTATATGAAGCCATATATGTCACACTCCTTATCTTATTTTATTTAATATAAATGATTTTTAAATTGCATACTTAATATATAGTTCTAAATTATAAATATCTGGGTTATAAATATAATGGATATAGAAATTAATCTATATCCATTATATTATTTTATTATAAATTCATTTCATATAAATCAGTAATAGCCATCATAAGAGCATACTGGTTGTCTTCCATAGATGTTAACTGATTTTGAATATCTTTGTTTGTTGGCTGGGGTTCTGTTATTTCATCAGACTCTGCTGTATTAATATCAAAATATTCAATACTAATTTCTCCATTGTTATATATAAAATTCTTACCTTTACCTTCAATGACTTCACCGTCAAAGAAAGAAAATTCACCATCGAACCAAACTTCATTTTTTTCTACATCTACACTCTCTTTATCTCTAGTTGTATTATAAGAAATAATATAATTTTTATCATTCAGAAATAAAATCATTACAATACACCTCCATTACAAATCTTCATATACAAGTCCAATATAAACTGGGTGACCACCAACTGTGGTTGTAGCCGAGTTAGATGCAATAGTACAATTGAATGTAATTGTATTATTACATGTAAATTCTATAGGTTCATATGCAGGATTTGATAGATAATCAGTGTCTGAACTTACCACCATCCACTGACAAGGGATATTTGTTGGTGTTAAATAGTTATCAACAATATTATTATTAGTAGTAGAAACAAAATAGCTATATTTCGTTCTTAGTATATAAGTTTTACCACCCGAACTATAACTACCAGTGCTATTATCCATTAATCTATATGTTGTACCATCAACTGTTACAGTCAAATCAAATGCACATTTGGCAGATGAATATGTTGATAAAAGTACATTATAAATTTTTTTTGCACCAGTAAATGTGAATGAAGCTATTTTTGTATCATTAACATTAGTTGGTGTTGTATCTTTACAAAATAATACTTTTAATTTTTTTGTATCTCTAATATCTGTGGAATTCTGTGTAACTGCAATATTAGAAGTCTGATTAATAATATGACTCAATTTCTGAGATAATGTACCTGTACTAGAAGCAGTATTATTAATTGCTGTTTGTGTCGCAGCAGCTATAGCTTTTGATGCAGCTGTAGAAGAACTTGACTCAGCAGCAGATGCAAATGCATATACCTCGTGGACATCTTCAATAATTGTACTTATACCAGTTTTTACATCGGCGACATTAGTATTTACTGTCGCTACATCAGTTTTAACTGCAGCTACATTTGTATTAATTATATTTACTAAAGATTCTATATCATCTACATTTTCATCAATTGTATCCATAGTTGTTTCAATGTCACTGATACTTTCAGCATTTGCTGAAATACCATCTTCCATATTATTTAAATGCATAGCTTTTAATGTCTGATTTTCTACAAAGTTTTGTTTTTCATAAGCCATGTGTTATCACTCCTTATTCTAAAATAAAGTTACCTAATTTATCTATATCTAAAATAGAGCCAGGACGTACATCCTCTGCAGTCTTTTTATTAATAACTGTAACACCAATTGCACCAATAGATTCATTATATGTGAATGCATAGTTTTTACCACCAGATACAAATGATGATGTGTTTGCAGCGTTTGTTACAAATGCTTTCTTATTTTGTTCATCTATCACAACGTTCACCACAGCACCTTCAACAAATGCACCTTCAATACTAGCTATAGTCATCATAGTTGAATCAACTAATTCATATAATGTATCGTTATTTGATATTTTTAAATGTGTAACAGTAGATGAATTTGCTGGTGAAATAAATGATAATTTAGCACCACTGTGTACAGATAAATCATTATCAATTACAATATAGGCATCATCTTTCCTAGCAGTAATATCCGTTTTAATTCTAGGATAAGCAACCGCATTTTTAGTTTGAGTTTTATTATAAAGTTTCATTAACTTAGGTTTAGGCATTGGTATATCACCTCCTAATATAAATTATCATTACTTATATGTTTTATACTAGAAGTTATGACAAATAAAAAAGTATTTAGATGTAGAATATAGTAAGAAAGATTCTACATCTAAATACAATTATTTTTTAATTAAAAGGTTTTTATTTTAATAATTACACTTTCTTAATACCAACGGCACCAACTTCTTCGTCATAAACGAATGTATAGCCAGTACCATCGAATACAAAGGAAGGTGTAGCAGCAGCATTTTCAATAAATGCACGTTTGTTTACTTCATCAAGTCTTACGTTTACAGCAGCACCACTTACAAATACACCTTCAATTTTAGAAATATTAATAAGGGATGCGTCAACCATTTCATATAACACATCATTTGTAGGAGATGTATTATCACCTTCTACAGTATGACATGTCAGTTTTAAATGAGTTACAGCTGTAGAGTCAGCAGGTGCAACAAATGAAACTAATGCACCATCGTGAATAAAAAATTTATTACCAGCTACAATATGTTTATTAGCCTCATCTATAGTTACAGCGATATTTGTTGTAATTCTAGGATAGCCGATAATCATGTCTGAGCCATATTCTTCATGTGTTGTATTAAAAATTTTCAGTAATTTAGGTTTAGCCATTTTATCTCGCCTCCAATTTTATCCTAAATATGTGCAAGATAAGGTGTCTTCATCTTCAGCAGCATAACCTAATAATTTAATAGATTTACTACCGTCACCATTATCTATAATTGTATATTCAAAGCCTTCTTCGATCATCAAACCATTGTGGTATACTACCAGTTTGGAATTTTTGAAACCGTTAATATCGGTAATTTCTGTAGGAATAGCAAATGTATCGATACCGTCTTCAGTAACTTCAAATCTAGCACGAGGTAAACCATCAGGAAGTGCATAATATACGAAAGAAATTGTATCACTAATAGCAGCAGTATAGTCAATAAATTCAATTGACATACTAGCACCATTTACTACTAAATCATAGTTAAGACCTTCTTCCAGTAATAAGCCATCCTGATATACTAATAACATTGATTTATCAAAGTCAGCAATACCAGAAATTTCTGTAGGAACAGCTACAGAACTAGAAACCGCAGTTATATTTACTCTGCTACGTGTCACAGAACCTTTATTACCACCTAAGCCACTTACAATAGACTGTACAAAGGCTGTAGATGCAGCTCTATTACTATTATCTGTGATATCGGTGCATGTACCTGTTAACAGATAACCTTCTGCATCGTATCTCGCGATAACATTGGGTTTAGGTTCACAAGCAGTTTGTTTTCTTGTCAAACCTGTATTAATAACACCCATTAGAGTCAGCTCCTTTCTTATAAAAATATTTTATATTATTGTTAAATTTAAATATTTTCACGCTTTGAATCTTAATTTTTCTTATTATATAGCATAAAAAATTATGATTAAAGTACCTAATATATTGTGCTAAAAATATTTACACTATTAAAATATTCCACTTGGTATAGATTGAATACCAAGTGGAATTATTATATTTTAGTTAATAATAGTGATATTCACAAAGAAAGAGCCTGTGGGTAAATCTACTGCATAGATTTCAGAATACCCATTATACTCTGTGGTGTTACTAATAACAGATGCATTATTTGCAATTTCGGCACCTAAAACACCAATTACGTCCATCATAACTGTAGATGTAGATTTAATTAAGTCGGATTTGATTGTATAAACATAATAACCTAATGTATCAAGTTTATTAACCCAACCATCTGTAGTAATTTCTACATTTTCAATTACATCTTTAGTAACGACAGATCTATTATTCAGTAATTCATTTGTATTAGATTCAACTTCTTTGATGTATTCATACAGGTTAGTATAGTCACCACTTGTTAAGAAATCACCAAAGGAAACTTCATATTTAGTATCAATATTAGATACACCCTGGTATGTGATTCTATCGATACTTACATAACCTTCAAACCATGTATCATATTTAGGAATAATTACAATACAAGCTCTACCAGTTTCTTCATTGTAAGTTAAGTAAATATTTTCGATATTAGCATCATTACTTGATGTAATAATTGCATTTGTCCAACTATTAGTTGCTTTATCTAACTTACCTTCGATATGGATAGATGTTGTTGCAGGAATTTCGGTTGTTTTAAATACATGAGCATAAGGTCTAGTATCATCCTTTTCGATGAGTAAATTTTTAGTTTCATCAAAGTCTGGACGTTTTATACTACTATTTATAATAGCATCATCTAACTTACCAGATTTAATAATAGCTAACTTACTACCTGATACTGTACCAAAGTAATATTCTTTTGGTGTACCATTTTTACAGAATAAAATATATTTACCACCGTAAATTAATTTACTCCACTGTAAAGGTACTGTAGGTAAATTTACATGTGTTGAATCGTCGATCTTTGCAATTCTATGATCAAGATTATTACCAACATCTGTTAATGTAAATACTTCTACATATGGAGCAGTATTATAAGTAATAATCATTGTTTTAGCAGATGTATTTATCTGAATAGATGTTGGTGCTGCACCTAATGACAGACTAGTATTGTATGTTGTTTCAGGTGTAGAATATCCATTGCTACCATCAGCATATTTAAGAATTTTAATATATGGTGATGCATTATACAGAACTACCATATAGCGTTTATAGAATGCTACATCAATAATTGTTGCATTAGGATTCCAGCCTGCACCATATTTGATATTATCTATAATTGTACCAGATGTTGTATTTGTAAGTTTGTAGAAATGGATATAATCACCATTGTTAACAATATATGTTAACCAAGCTGTAGATTCAATATATTCGGATCTAATAAAATCTGTTACAATCATTGAGTTTATATAATCAGTAGTATTCACTAATATAAGTTTATCAGTGGATTCTACGTATCTATAAATAGATACTCTATTTTCTGAACCACTGGCACTTGTAAATGTATGAGAAATGAACAGCATATTATCAATCCATTTAACTGCATGAATTGTTGGATTATTAGTTGTTGTAACGCCGCTAATATTGTTTAATGGTAATTTATCTGTTTTAAAATGTAACATGCTACCATCATCTATAACTTTATAGAGATTTATTGTACCTGAAATACCATCATTACCATATGCAGATACGGACGCACAGTATTTGCCATCATTAGACATAGCAATCATTGGAGAAATAAATGTGCCAGAAGACATAACAACGTCTTCTAAAACAATACCATTACTAATAAATGGTGTAATATTACCATGACCATTATGTAATACATAACCACAATTTGTAGTTGGAGAAATTAAAATATCTGTAACATCTTCAACATCATTTATGAATGTATGTGTTCTAGAACTATCAGCAATAACACCAGTTGCTGGATCTAAGTTGAATACCGAAACAACTCTTTTTGGTTCACCATCAGTTCTATAACCAAATCCGACTAAAGCTTCACTACCATATGTGAATGCACATGACTGATATACGACATTATCTATAATGATATCCCTCATTCTACCAGGAGATCTAAAATTCTCAATACTATAGAATGTAAACCAGTTCTCTTGTGAGCATACGCCGACATATTTTAAATCTTCGCTAATAGCAATATCTGTAATAGTTAACCCAATTGCTTGGAAATATACACCATAATATGATGCGGTCGCCGTTTCGCTTGTTGTGTATACAAAAATATAGCCACCTTTTTCACCCGTAGCAAATACAAGATATTCACCGTTCTTAGATGTTATACATCGAGTTACTGAGAAGTTTGTAATTACTCCAGTAAAATATGTGCTGCTAATATCTGTGCATGTAATAGATGGAATAGCATCATTATATGCTGTTGTCATAGATAATGCAAAAGGTTTTAATGTATTATTATTAACACCAATAATAATATTTGGATTAGCTGTATAGCTAATAGATTTTGCGTAAATGGTAGAGATTGTATTGCTCATGTAAATAAAAATACTATCATCTGCACTTCTATATGCAACATGAATACCAACACTATCTGCAATCAAGATACATCTATTATCTTTTGTAAAATTACATGAACGATCAGAAGTTAAATCAGTGAATGACATAACTGTATTCATATATGTTAATTTTGTACCATTGACATTATAGACAATACCTTTACCAATAGTACCATCAGATACTTCTACATACATATATAAACCATTAGGGGACAGACAACTTCTAAGAGTTTGTGTAAATTTATCCTGTTCTGGGAAAGTACCAATAACACGCTGGTTGATATAATCAAAATTAACAGTATTGGCATTTTTAACTGTCATATCGATGTTAACAGTACCATCTTCTAAGCCTTTAGGCATATCGATAATCATATCACCGTATGTTACTGTATTAGAAGGGCTTTCACCAACAAAAGCATCATTAATAATTGTAGTACCGCCTTCTTCACCAGTACCGTTTTCTTTACTTACAAATTTATTAGGATCCACAAAAGGTGTAAAACCTTCTTCAGTACCTAATTTTTCAATATCAGTTACATAGTATAAAGCATTTTTATCACCAGTAACTTTAACTACGTCCATCAACTTAACAGTAGCAACTGTTAAAGCCAATCTATCTTCATCTGTCTCTACTGTGTGCATAATACCACCAGGGGTAATAGTAGACAGATATTTTTTCAATGTTACATTATTTTCAATGTCATAATAAACTTCATTTGTTGTATTAATAGGAAAATGAAGTCTATATGTGCCATCAGACTGCTTAATATAATTAAGAGCTACTAAAGCATTAGCCATAGCTTACAACTCCTTTCATTTTTTAATTAATAATTGTGATGTCCATATTCATTGGACCGGAAGGCATTTCTGTAGCATACATTGTGATTGTACCATTACCTTCTGTTGATACTGGTAATAAACCACATTCTACTGAAATGTCATAACTTGTAATATCAGATAATTCAATTGTTACATGAGATGTTGGTTTTACGTTTTCGTTAGTAAAAATACATTCATAATAACCAGATGTTCTATTGAGCATAAAATTACTAATAGACTGATTCATTAATGTAATTTTTTTAACTAAAATTTCTTCTAAAGTTTCACCACCAACTTTATCAGTAAATATTTTACTTGTTGTTGTGGCCTGACCTAAAGGTTTAAAAGAACCATCGGTCTGTTTCTGTAAAGGGACGAAGCTCGCCATAACAATATCATCCTTCCATTATTTATCTATATTCAGTAAATCATTATAAATCTTAGCACCATGACTATCTACAATGGTCTCTAAAATATACTGGTTATTGATATAACCACCATTAGTCACAGACATAACATTGTAAATAAAATAAGGGAAAGATTCTAATGATAATAAGTTACTATCATAATACATTGAAATGAATGCTTCAAGATAGTTTCTAGTATTTAATCCTTTAAGATTTAATCCATATTTAGGATCAGCTATTGTTGTGATGAATGTATTGATATCATTATATGCTTCATCAGGGATTAAATCATTAATTTCTTTTAAGCTATATAAATTACCATTAGGGCAATTTTTAATAGCATAATTGAAAGTTAATTCACTATTTTTCATACCAAGAATATTAATCATAAAGAATTTACTAGAAAGCATTAAAATCTTATGATATTTAGTTTTATCAACATTTAATGCATATCTTTTATTCAATGTACGAGTAAACATCATTGAGTAGATTGCAGAACCATGAGTAATTAATGCTGTTCGTGTAGATAACTGGTGCTGATTTTCGTAGCATAATCTAGCTAAGTAAGCACCTTCTAATAAACAGTATAATTTTTTAGGATCAATTTTAATTGAACCGGTTTCTTTATCCATGGAACCATATGTATCTAATGCAACTACTGCAATAATAAGACCATTAGTACCCTTAGTTAAAAAGAAGGGTAAACATGTTGGAAGCTTTGCCTGTGTTGTGCAAAATTTTAATAAAATTTTACCACTATTAACAGCTTCCAACACTTTATATTTCAATGGATATTTGAAGTTCTTATTAATAATCATCAGTGGTTCATCAATCTGATCTTTTGTTACCGTAATACCATTATGTAACAAACCACTAATGTTAGTAGTTAAAGCACTTGATTTGTTTAAGTGAGTGTATATAAATGTAGATTCAAGGGATTTAAGTGCCATAGAATCACGAACTCCTTTCTATTAAAACTTTTATTATATTGTTTCCAGTGTAAAAAATAGAGAGAATACGAAAAAAAAAAGAAAGTCATTAAGACTTTCTTTTTACATTTCTAATTTTATATGATACTACTTGATCTTTAGTGATTTCCCAGAATGTGGCTTGTACGTAACGACCATTCCAACAAAAATCATTTTGAAATGGTGTAATATCAAATACATCTTCCCATGAAGATTTAGTAACTTTTTCTTGCATATCTCTAGATAAAGAATCAAACCATTCTTCTACTTTCCAAAAAGATTCTTCATTCGTAGATGTATTATAAAATCTATTATTCAATACATTATGCCAAGAATTATAATCGCTTAAAACAACTTTGTCATCGGGAATTTCAAATTCTATACATACTTCAGGTTCTTTACTTTTAAAAAGTAAAGTTCTGAAGTCTGGTTTTTTATTTTCCCAATCAATCTTATACCATGCCCATAAAGGATAAAATGCTCCATAAGGAGATTCGCCAATTTTATCATACATTCTCATTACCAGCCATTTATATGCATCGAGATGTCTATGATGATTTTTATATAAATCCTCTACAATATTAGCAGGACATCTAAGTACTCCCGTTTCCATCAATTCATTAAATGCTTCTATTGTTTGTACTGTCCATAATCTCATTTCATATTACCCCCTTTATTAATTGTATAATATATAAATGAAAAATAGAGAGATTGGAAAATAATCCAATCTCTCTAAATATATTTAAATTAAGCTTTAACAACATCTTCGAATACAACGATAAATTTACCATAGCCAACGCTAGGAATGTATACATAGTATTCATAAGAACCAGAAGCAGCTTTTTCCAGTGGTGCACCTGTATAGTTTCTAGCTTTACCAATTACATTATCAATTGTACCCAGTTTTTCCAGGGGTACCAGACCGTAACTGATTTTACCATTTTCTACAGTTTTTGTATAACACACTGTATCTCTCATAATCTGTTCTTCACCTGCAAACAGTTCGAATGCGATGTAGGACTGACCATGTTCTCTTCTATGTGTAATGACATCAACATCACCTTCAACGGATTTGGAGATTTCATTTGCATAGCCATTTATTGTACCCAGAGCATAAACTTCACCAGCTCTCAGTACCTTACCATATTTAATACCTGCTTTGATCAGGAAATCATAACCATTTACAGTTACTTTGATATCACCATCAACTTCAGCACTTGTAAAGATTACAGGAACTGCAACGAACAGTGTACCATCTTCTACTTTAAATGCAGGTGCAACAATAAAGCTATTATTACCAACACTCAGTCTAATTGTCTGATCTTTTGTGAATGTTAATTCACCGACTGTGATTTCATCAGCATCACTAATACCAGAAGCTACTTCTGTATAGAAAGATTCAGAAGCTTCTAATGTCTTGTTGCTACCAGATTTATTATAGTATGTGTCTTTCAGTTCAACTGTTTTAGCTGCTGTTTTTTCAGCAACTACTGCAGAGCGTTCAACTTCTGGAACAAAACCATCTACAGAGAATACTTCTCTATCGGATGTATTAAACATAATCAAACTATTTACTTTTTTCATTACTCTAGCAACGAATGTATATTCGCCGGGATCGTTGACTGTTTCAACAGCTTCAACCAGTTCACCATTCCACATTACACAAACAGGTTTGGATGTGGATCTAAATGTTACCATTGTAGCATCTACAACTTTAATATCGGAAATAATCATATCTTCAGCAGTATCTACAGCCAGATCAACAATTTTGTCCATAGGTACTACATGAATGTCAGATGCATATACATCAGAACAGTCAACTACGATAGCTGTAGGAGTTACTTTTTTAGCAAAGATAGATTCTGTGCTGTGTTCACAATCGTTAGCAGTATTAATAACTTTTTCTGTTGTTTTAATTACTTTAACGATACCATCGATAGTAACTTCTTTACCTTCAGCATTAACATATACTAAGTTTTTAATCAGCTGACCTTCTTTAAGTTCAACCATTTTATAGGAACCGTTTTCATAGTTAAGTTTAACTTCAACTAAAATTTTAGAAATCGGTGTAACAGATTTCAATTTTAAATTAGCCATAATTATGAGCCTCCTTTATAATAAAAATAATTATTTTTTACTTTATTGTTTCAATATTAAGAATTACTGTATCCGTATTTATTAGATTTTTAAATATATATTATTATTGTGAATGAAAGATGTATAATGCATTTTATCATTCAAATGTAACTAATTATCATTATTTATTAAAAGTTTTAAAATTAAAATGACACACCAAATGATTAATTGTACTATGCTAGCGGGCAATTGATCACCAAGGATTATTATTGTATCGTGCACATATAATAATATCCAGGCAATCTGGTCTCCCTATGGAGGTATATTCAAAAATCCCAGAATATATGAACGGTGTGGTGCATTATACGTATGCATTCTAAAACCAGGGGACTAAGTAAAAGCAAGATCAGCTTTTAAGAGACAACCTAAATATGACTTCTCAATTTCGATGGGTGGTTGTCTTTTTTTTTTGTTTTAAATAGTATTTTCTATCTCACATTAATTATAAGACAGAAATAGAAAGGTGGTGCTATAAATGAAATATAGTTCTCATAGCACTTATTATAATAAAGAAGGTATAGAAGTTCCTAGTGTAACTACTATACTTAAAATATTAAATAAACCAGCATTAACCACATGGGCTAATAATCTAGGCTGGAATAGAAAAAGCGTTAAAAAAGTATTAGAAGAAGTTTCTGATATTGGAACAGCTGTACATGAAATTATTAACTGTATATTAGCTAAAAAGAAATTAGAATATAGTAAATCACATATTCCATTTGATGTATTGTATCCGTATGTAATGAACTTTATGAAGTTCTATAATGATCATACATTCGAACCAATTATATTAGAAGAATCTCTTAGTGTAGATAATTTTGGTGGCACAATAGACTATTATGGTAAATTAGATGGAAAATATACAATTATAGATTTTAAGACATCTAAACAGATAAGAATGTCGATGTTTTTACAACTTGCTGCATATTGCATTATGTTGGAAAAGTATGGTCATACTGTAGAGCAAGTGGGTATATTACTAGTAAATAATAAAAATGGCGGATTTAGATGTATATCTAGAGAAGAATTAGATCCATATATAGAAGTATTTAATGCTTTAGTAACTTTATTTCATTTGTATTATAATCTTAACGAAAATGAAAATTGGCATGAAATGATTATTTAATAAAAATAAATTCAGATATATATTATATAATCAGAAAGGTTAGTGATATAATATGAAAGAAGAAAAAGTTTATATAGGAGCAGTAATCTCCGATATACATTACGGAGCTACTAATGCAGATGATTTAATGAAAGAATTAGATGAATCTTTTATTAAACATTTGAAATCATTAAAAATATTAGATTATATCGTAATTGCGGGAGATTTATTTGACTCTAAATTATCCCTCAATTCGGATCATACAAAAAATGTATTTATTTTCATGAAGAAAATAATTGACATTTGTCGAGATAAGAACACTAAATTGAGAATCATTAAAGGAACAGAATCGCATGATAATTCTCAATTAAATATATTAAAATTCTTTGATGGTATTGATATGAAGATTATAGAAACTGTAACATCAGAAGAATTATTTCCTAATTTTAAAGTATTATATATACCAGAAGAGTATGTACAGGATCAAAATGAGTATTACAAAGAATATTTTAATAATACTTATGATATGGTATATGGGCATGGTATGATTAATGAAGTATCATTCGTTAGTAAGAATCAAGAGAGCGAAATGACTATGAATAAAGCACCAATATTTAAATCAGATGATTTATTACGAATATCTATCGGTCCTGTATTCTTTGGTCATATTCATACGACTCAATGTATTAAGAAAAGATTTTTCTATTGTGGTTCATTCTCTAGATGGGTATTTGGTGAAGAATCTCCAAAAGGATTTTATATAGTAGCATATACTCCAAAAACAGGTAAATATAAAGTCGAGTTTATAGAAAATAAACTTGCTAAAAAATATATTACTGTAAAGGTAGAGGATGGTTCATCATTATATAAATTAGATGGTGATAAACAATTAGAATATATTTTAGATATATCTAAAAGAATAGACTTTTATAAACTTCGATTAATCTTTAATATTCCAGAAACGTACGAGAATCCTGCAGCACTGACAGCATTAATTACAGATATATTTGCGAAACAGTCTAATATAAAGGTTATTGTAAATAATAATTCTAAAGATATATTAAAGAGAAAAGAAAATGAAGAAAAAATAAAAAATCTATTAACTGCATATGGATTCATATTTGATAAATCTGTCAACATAGATGAAAAGATATGTCGGTTTATAAAGATAAAAAATAATAAAGATATATCTACAAAGAAAATGAGAAAGTACCTATATGAGAAGATAAATTTATGATATTCTAATATAGGGAGGGGGAATCTAATTATGATGTTTAAAACAAACTCTAAAAATAATTATATTAAAGAGCATGATAAAATTCCATTGAAATTCGATATTTCAATGTTAAATATGTTTATAGGCTACTTATTTAAAAAGGCTCCTGGTATTACTAGAAAGTCTTTAAATAATATGAAAAAGCTTATAGATATTATAGATGAGACAATTTATGACGGTAATGATCAAATGAGTGAAAGATTAGAGTTTATTAAGAATGCATTAGATGCAAAACTCAATCAAGGATTTGAAAATGATGAAATGATCATCAACTATTGTCGTAGCGATATAGACAATAAAGAAAATAAAGAAATTATTGAAAATATTCCGTTATATACAAAGATAAATTATGATGAGATAACATATATCAATAAAGCAGTAGAAGATAGATTAAAATTCTTCTATTTATATTATTATAAAGATAGAATTTATAATGTTATGGAAAAATTAGATAGTGGTAATTATAAATCTTTCTTTGAAATTAATAATGAAGCAATTGATGTATGTACTCAATTAGTTAATGCTGCAAGAAAAGTCAAATCAGTTGATGAAACGGATACATTTTCATTATCTGATGAAAATTTTGAAGATAATATTATTGACATTGCAGAGAAATTAAAAAATCCATCAAGCATATTACAAACTGGTATACAGAAATTAAATCAAATGTTTGCACCTGGACTAATGTCTGGTAGACTCTATATGTTTCTTGGTCTCCCTGGTGGATATAAATCTGGTATACTTCTTAAAATAGCAAGAGATATTAGAAAATATAATAAAAATATTATAGGTAAAAAACTCGGTAAACGACCATGTGTATTACTTATAACAATGGAAAATTCACTTCAAGAAACAGTAGAACGATTATTTAATATGACTATAACATCCACTAATATTAGAGATTATACTCCTAATGAAGTGGTTGATCTTATTAAAAAATCCGGAGAGTTTGAACTAACAGATGAGAACGATATAGATATAATTATTAAATATTATGCGAATAGAACTATTGATACATCTGATTTATACACCATAATAGAGGATTTATCAGATGATGGTAAAGAGGTTATAGCATTAGTATTAGACTATATCAAAAGGATTCGTTCTTCGGAAAAATCAAAAGATGAAAAAGAAGAATTAAAAAATGTCACTAATGAATTAAAATCTATTGCTCAATATTATGATATACCTGTGATAAGTGCTTCACAGTTAAATAGATCCGGTGCATCTACAGTAGATGCGGCGTTACAGTCTAATAAAGAGGATCTCGGCAGACTATTGGGTAGATCTAATGTTGGTTCAGCCTTAAAGATTTATAGGGCTGATTAAATCTTTTTAATTGCTGGAAACTCCTTAGAGCTTAAGATACCAAAGAGTAACAATTCTTAAGATTGGACAATCAGCAGCCAAGCTTTTGTAAAATATTGTATTAAAAAAGTATTTATTATTTATTCATTTATATATTATTTATAGGAAGGAGTTGATATTTATGAATTGCACAATTGATATAGGTAATGAGTTATGGACTAATTTAGTATATAAAGATATTAAACCAATGTATGAAATTAGTACATATGGAAATATTAGAAATAGAAATACTAAAAAAGTTCTTAAAAAATCAGTTAGTGAAAAAGGTTATATTCAAATTGGGTTAATGGTATATAGTAAGAAGAAAAGTAATAAGACATTTAAATTGCATGTACTTGTTGCTCATACATTTTTATCAAAACCGCCCAATTTCTACTCAGAATACTATACTGTTAACCATAAGAATGGTAATAAGAATGATAATTCTATTTATAATTTAGAATGGATAACATTTACTGAAAATATACAGCATTCATATAAACTCGGTCTTAATAAGCCAAGAAAAGGTTCTTTGAATGGTAGAAACAAGTATGATGAAAAAATAATAGAATATGTATGTGAACTTATGTCTAAGAACTATAAAAATAAATATATTATAAACTGTGTGCTTGATAAATTCTCAATACAAATATCAAAGCATGTCATTCATGATATACGACGTAAAAAGACCTGGACACATATTAGTAATAAATATTTTACAAAAGAAGGTTCAACGACTATCGAAAATTCTAATAAAGATGAGTATCGTTATGATATTATAATCGAATTTAGAGATTAGTAGAGTACATCCAAGTGGATGGAAACGGAAGACATCTTATAATTATAAGATGAAGATATAGTCTGGTCTTTATGGAAACATAAAGAAGTTCATAAGAGAACTGCATAGAATTAACGACTCTATGTGAACATATCGGGGAAATAATAGAAAATAGTGACTGGTGCTGTATTATTAATATTGAAAGAAAGAAAGATACTGGTCAGTATTATCTTACTTTCAAGAGAGTAAAAATTCGTTATGGTGATCCAACAAATTTAGATTACATAAATCATCCTTTTAATATGGACAATAGAATGCAGTTAATTGATGATATAGAATTAGCCCGTTCTTTATCTGAGGACAGTTTAGCATCTAATTTTGAAGGTATTGAATTATTGAATAAAAAAGGTAAAAGACATGCAGTTGAAAGAGAGACTGTAGATGATGAAGGATTATTTGATTTTTCAAAATCTATAACTTAATAATAATTTATAATTTATATAACATAATGATAGGAGAGAAAAATATTCTATTCTCTCCTATCCATCTAAAACTTTTTATTCATTATGCGCCGAAATACCCAAGTGGTTGAAGGGGGCGGTCTTGAAAACCGCTAGGCGGGTTAAACCGTGCGTGGGTTCAAATCCTACTTTCGGCGTTCTCCTTTTCATGGGAAATTTGCTGGTCTGTATATGTGGTGGTATATATTAATATATCACCACTATATACGAATTAATTCATTTTGGGTCTTTAGCTCAGTTGGTTAGAGCAACCGGCTCATAACCGGTCGGTCCCGGGTTCGAGTCCCTGAAGACCCATAACATTATTTTTTAATATTAACATAACATATTTCTAATTAGGAGATGTACTCAAGAGGCTGAAGAGGTGCCCCTGCTAAGGGTATAGGTCGTGAGAGCGGCGCGTGGGTTCAAATCCCACCATCTCCGTTTTGCATTATATAATTAAATGCAAATGTGATAGTTTCTTCTTTGGTGTATGGAAACAATATTGATGAGGTTGCGTGAATTCCTCATCATTATGCGGCTGTGGCGGAACTGGCAGACGCGCGGGACTTAAAATCCCGTTCCAGTAAGGAGTATGGGTTCGATTCCCATCAGCCGCATTTTTAGAAAATTCTTCTTCCAAGCAAACACCAAATTTCTTAACAATAGGGAATAGCGAAATAATCGCTATTCCCAATATTTTTTTTAGATTGATTCGATATATTTTTTATTTCGTCTTATATCTGGATCTTCTATAATTAATATCTCTTCTAATAATTTAATTATACCATCATCAAATACTTTAATAGTTTTTTTATTAAAGTCTAATATTGATGTCATATGATTAACTTTTAATAAAAATGACCATAATTCTAAATTACCATAAAATTCATAACAGAATAATTTTGGTTGATATTTATATCTAAGATAATCTTTATCTGAAAATGTATATTCGATACATCTTTTCATAAGATAATCCCAATATTTATTTGGTAAGCTAGTAGTATTAATGATCAGTGCAGTATTATTAGAAGTCATTGTTAATTTATCTTTAAGATGTAATTTATGCATAGTTATATCAACTTTATTATTATATTGACCATAGTCTGATAAACTATGGCAATTTTTAATATCTACTGCCATAATATTTCACCTCTTATACAGAGTCTATAATATTTAAATCTCTTATATTATTATTCATACAGTTACAAGTTAATTGTAAATTTTTATATACCCAACCATACTTATCAGCTTTATGTTGTAAACTACAGTTTGGTGATCTTGGTATAGTTATATATCCTTGTGTAGATACACTATTTGATACAGATGGTTTGCAAGCGTCATCATTAATAAAAATATTTTTATTAAATGTTTTTCTTGAACCACTCTGTGGAACTTTAGGCATTAGTTTAGGAACTCTTACTTTAAAATTTCTTGCATAATATTTTTGTTTTTCATATAGATAACAGTATTCACCTTGATTAATAATCAAATCTTTTAAGTTTTGTATAGTTTTCAAACAATCACCCCACAATTCTGTATTAAATAAATGTTAAACTACTTAAATTATAGATAATATAAGATGAAACATAAATAAATAAGACTAAATAGAAAGATGTGATGCTTAATGGGACTAACTCTAACTAAGCAACAACGAGAAGGTTTGATATTGGCTAAATTATGGTGGCCTAATAGATATAAAAGACAAGTATTTGAAATTTCTGGTGCTGCTGGTACAGGTAAAGCGCAACCAATAACTACTAAAATTCCAACACCGAATGGTGTTATTGAATTAGGTAAATTAAAAGTTGGTGATTATGTATTTAATAGACATGGTAAACCTGTAAAAGTATTAGGTGTATTCGATCAAGGTGAATTAGATGCATATAAAATAACATTCGATGATGGACGAAGTACGATATGCAATGATGAGCACTTATGGTCTGTATATGATTCACATAAACCTAATAAAAAAATAAAAACTCTAACTGTCAGAGATATGTTAAATAAAGGATTATTTAAAAACGATGGTACTCATAGATATCGTGTGCATATGAGTAAAGCAGTTGAATATGATGAAAAAGAATTACCAATTGATCCATATGTCATTGGAGCATTTATAGGAAATGGTTGCTGTACTGAAAACATATTATCATTTTCATCTAATGATATAGAAGTAGTTGATAGTATAAGTAAATTAATTGGTGCTAAAGGTTATTATAAATTACCATCAAATAATTATACGTATGTATTTTTATTGAATGATAATGAGAGAGGTCACAAGAATCGTAAATATTACCAAACAGAATCATTTTTTAGGGATGTCCCAGAATTAATAGGATATTCATATACAAAACGAATACCTAAAGATTATTTATATTCTAGTATTGAACAGCGTTGGGCGTTGGTTCAAGGATTGTTTGATACAGATGGTTCGATATCATGTAATTCCAGATTCAATATTTCATATTCTAGCATTAATTTAGGATTGATATTAGATATTCGCGAATTATTATTTAGTTTGGGCTATGCGTCAACTATTAGTATAGATAAACGAAAAGATAAGTATAAAAAAACTGGTGCATGTTATACATTATATGTTAAAGCGGATAATCAAATTAAACCAAAATTTTTTAGATTAACTAGAAAGCACAAATTTGCAGAAATTGCTAAAGATATTAAAAAACGACATGATTATAGTTTAACTTATATTCATAACATTGAAAAATTAGATTATAAGACAAAAATGCGCTGTATATATGTAGATGACCAAGAACATCTTTATTTAACAAATGATTATATAGTAACTCATAATACAACCTTGATATATCATTTAATTGATGAATTAGGATTATCTGAACGAGATGTATTATTCGTAGCATATATTGGTAAAGCAGCATTACAGATTACACTAAAAGGTAATTCAGCGCAGACAATACATTCTGCAATATATAATAGAATTGAAGTACCATTAATGGAAGGTGATAAACCTGTTCTTAGTAATGGTAGACATGTTACTAGATTTGAATTTGTTAAAAAGGAAACATTAGATTATCCATATAAATTGATAGTAGTTGATGAAGCCGCAATGGTTCCAGTCAATATTGCCGAAGATTTAAAATCATTCGGTGTACCAATCATTGCATTAGGCGATAAAAATCAGTTACCACCAATATTTGGTAAATCTTATTTTCTAAATAAACCAGATATCCATTTATCTGAGGTAATGAGACAATCTGCAGATTCACCAATAATTAAATTAGGGCAATTTGCAATGCATGGTAAACCTATAAAAACTGGAGATTATGGTGATTCTAAAGTAATATATAGAAGTCAATTAACTGATGAAATGTTATTAGATGCAGATGTTATATTATGTGGTAAAAATAATACTAGGCAAAATATAAATAATCATGTAAGAAACGATATATTAAAACGGACAAAAGATTATCCATGTATAGGAGATAAATTGCTCTGTAAGCAAAATAATTGGCAGAAATTTGTTTGTGATAATATTTATCTTGTTAATGGTATGCTGGGATATTGTACAGATGTATACTTGGACTCATTTAATGGAAAATCTTTAGATATAGATTTTATGCCAGAATTTTTATCTGATGAATATTTTAAAAAACTAAAAATAGATTATAATCATCTATTAAATCCACAAGGACTATTGACAGCAAATAAAAGAAGTTTTTATAATAAATTTGAGTATGGGTATGCAATAACAGTGCATGCCGCTCAAGGCTCGCAATATAATAATATACTAATATTTGACGAAGTTCTTGGTGCAGAAAGTTTTCATAGAAAATGGTTATATACTGCAATAACGAGAGCTAGTGAAAAATTAACGCTGGTTGTACCAGACGAACTTAATTGGTGGTGATAAAATTATGAGTGCAAAAACATATAAAGTACTTCAGAGAAAATTAATAGAAACTGTATTAGAAGAAGCTGCGTGTCCTAAATGTGATAATGAAATGCTATATATTAAAGATTTATATTTCGATCCAGATAATTTAATTATTGCTGGCTATGAACATATATGTCCAGTTTGTGGACATGTTGATATATTACCATTACGATATCCTAGAAAATTTGAGAGATATTCTGCAAATGGTGAAATTGTTGAATATGCAGATTATGATGGATCCGATGTTGATGAGCGAGGTGTTATTGTATGTACAAAGATACAATAAACAAATTATTATCTGATACATTAGATGATGCTAAAGAATCATCTAAATTTAAACTTATGGATAATAAAGAAAAAGCACAATATATTAAATCTAAATTTAATCTTACTCATGGGAAAGGTAAGAGAAAAAAGAAAGGATGATTATAAATGACAGGTGCTGAATTTAAAGCAGTGATTAATAAATATGGTGAAGAAAATGTATTGAGTATTGGTTTCGACAACAGTGCATCATCTATGATGTTTAGAGATGAATCACCATTTTCATTTTCTAATAACTATGTAGAAGAAATCGAATGTTTACAATTCTTCCAGTTTGATAGATCTGGTCTGCCTTATTTGGTAGTTAAACATGTTGAAAATGTACAATCTATTATTTTCAAATCCTCTAAAGAGCATACACTTAGTCAGTATGACAATTTCTCTATTAGAGGATAATTTAAATCAATTTTCAATTATATATTATATGGGTATCAACAAGAAATTAATGTTGGTAAAACAATTAATTTAATTTATTTTTAAAACACCATAGGAGGTAAGATCATGGGTAAAAAAGACAAAAATAAAAACAAAGGTAAAGAGTACAATTCTGCAGAAATTATGGATTTCATTAGATCTAAGAATTGGGATATTGAAGATGTACAGACAGTTCTTGAAGAAATCGAAATGTCTAAGAAAATCTCTTGCTCTCACACAAACTCTGAGGGTAAAGTAAAAATTAAACCTATCGGTGACAGCGGTTACCTGTACAAATGTACAAAATGTGGCACTGTAATCGATCTGCGTCCTATTGATGAGCAGACAGCTAAAAAAGCAATGGAAACAGTCATCAATATGATCAACCAGGTTAAACTGTTTACAGCTGATCCTCATGCTGATCAGAGACCTATTAAAGAACTGGGTCGTTGCATTCAGAATATCAGCAGAGCTAAGAAAGTTTATGAATCTATTGCTCCTGGTAAGAAACTTAAAAAGAATAAAAAGAAAAATAAACATAAAGGTTACAACAACGGTGGCTCTGATCTGCAGGGCGGTATGGGTATTCACTTCATGGATGCATCCAAAAAACATCGTAGATAATCATTGATAGTAAACTTATAATACACATTATTTAAAAACAATGAATTTCGCTCAAAGTTTTTAAAGACTACCTTTATAAAAGTTCTCCCCTTAAGTTAAATGTGTCAGAATAGTTCTCCAAGAACATAAAGTATTATAAGTTTATTATATAGCATGGAAGTATATTCGACTGTCACTCGATATACTTCCATGTTTATTTTTTTATTATATTTTTTATACGAGTATATACTGGGTATAAATATTATTTTAAAATTATTTTAACAATTATATGAAATATAATCTATAAAATGAAAGGATGTGAATACGATGTCAAATAAATATAAAGATGACATCATAGAACATATCGAGAGTGATATAGAGAAGATACAAACTAAACCTAATATGTATATTTCATATTTAGGTAGAAGAGGTGCATTGCATTTATGTAAAGAATTAATCAATAATGCAATTGACGAATGTACCAATCCAAATTCCCCCGGTAGGAACATAGACATTTTATTAGATGAATGTGAAAATACAATTTATGTTGGTGATGATGGTAGAGGTATTCCATTTGAATCAATGCTTATCGTATGTACAACTTTACAATCTGGCTCTAAAATGTTTAGAGAAGTCGGTGGTGGTAGTGCAGGCGAAAACGGCGTTGGTTTGACAGCGTGTGCAGCATTAGCAGATTTATTTGAAATAATTTCATTCAGAAATGGTGAAAAATCTAAAATTAGTTTAAGGCAAGGTGTACTAACAGAACCTCAGAAATATTCTAAGGTTACTAAAAAAGATAAACATGGTACTACGTTTGTATTAAAGCCGAGTCCATTATATATGACAGAAGACTGCGAAATTGATTCTGAAGAATTAATGAATTGGTTAACTAAAATCGGTTATTTAATTCCAAATAATATTAAGATCAAATTATCAATTAAGAAAAAAGGTAAAGAGTCTTTAGTGTATAAAACATATACAAATAAAAATGGTCTTGCCGATTATATTGATACATTATGTAAGAAACAATTAGTATCTCCAATCCATGTTATGGAAACTACTAATTTAGTTGAAGAAATTCATGATAAATCTTTTGATAGATTTTTGGGATTAGAATTTGCATTCACATATGATACTAATAATACCGAATTCATGTCAGATTCTTTCTGTAACTTTATTAATACAATTGACAATGGTGTCCATGTTGATGCGGTTAAACAAGCAATTATGCAGTATTTAGTAAAGAAGACTAAAGAAGGATTATCTGAAAGAGATGCTAATAAAATCGATATTTTATTTACAGACGCATCTAATGGTTTAGTATTGACAGTATATATCATGACTAACTATAATATTCAATTTACTGGTCAGACAAAGGAGAAAATCTCTGCAATGGGTATTTTTAAACCTATTAGAGATATGACTTATAAAGCATTGATTGAATATTTTAATAATAATCCTAAAGAATTAAAGAAAATTACAGATAGAATTAAAGCTAACGCAAAAGCAAGAATTGAATCTACTAAAATCAGAAATTCTGTTATTAAAGGTGAAACTAATAACTTTAATGAATTTATGATGACAAACTTTGAACCCGCCAATAATCGTGGTAGAAATGAATATAAAGAATTATTTATCATTGAAGGTAAATCAGCAAAAGGTACTGCAAGTGCAGGCAGATTCGATCGTGATACACAAGCTATATTTAGTATTAGAGGTGTTCCTCTTAATGCATGTGGATTGAAACTTGATAAAGTTTTAATGAATGATGAATTCAGAACCCTGATTCAAATTTTAGGTACAAATGTTGGTTCTAAGTTTGATATATCTAAAATGAAATATAATAAGATTATTCTACTTGCAGACTCGGATTCTGATGGATTCAATATCACATCTTTATTATGTGCTTTCTTTATGACACATTTACCTGAATTGGTTAAGAAAGGTTATGTGTATAAAGCAGTTTCTCCATTATATAAAATTAAGAGTAAATATAAAAAGTTTGTTCTTAATAAACAAGAATACGTAGAGGTGTTCGAAAAGAATATTCGTAGTAATATGAGAATTTATGATTCTAAAACAGATGTAGTTTACACAGATAAACAGCTTCAGAAAATTTTATTAGATAATAGAACTTACCTAGAAGAACTATATAGAGTATCTACACATCTGTCTATCGATCCAACTATTGTGGAATTTTTAGCTATTCATAGAAAAGATAAAGATTTCAATAAGAAATTTAAGAAGAAATTCCCTGAATTGACTATTGATGAAGATAAAATTTTATCTGGTATTTATGATGGTAAATTCCAAATTGTAACTATGGATAAGATATTTGATAAGAAAATTGCATCTATAGAATACTTAGTTCATGACGTTAACAAAGATAGTGTATACTTTAGAGTAACGGAATTAAATAATAAAGAAGAGATTGATAAAGGCATAATGACTTTAGGTGATTTCTTAGCATTATCTCAAAAATATCAGCCAGTTATCGAAACTCGTTATAAAGGGGTTGGTGAGTTAAGAGCTGAAGAACTTAGAGATAATACATTAGACCCTAATAATAGAATATTAATTAGATTGACAATTGACGATATTGAAAAAGATCTTGAAACATTTAATATTCTTCATGGTTCTAATACGAATGCAAGAGATGAACGTAAGTTTATGATGCAGAACTTTAAAATCAATCGTGATGACTTAGATAACTAAGAATAAATATATATTATATATGAGATAGAATAAAATATTCTATCTCATATATTTTATTATAAAAGGAAGTGTAAACAATGTCTAGAAAACTAAAAATTACTAGAGATCCATTATATGAAGATGATTTCTTATATAAGAAATCTTATATAACATTTGAAGAAGGTGTTACTATACTTGTTGGTTGTAACGGATCAGGAAAATCAACTCTTTTAAAAGAGTTGGAAAGTAAATTTAAAAAAGATAATACTCCTTGTATTAGATATGATAATTTTACTCAGGGTGGTTCTCATAGTAGAAGTGAGCAAGCATTTTTTGAAAATTATTCATTTCTTGCAACTGCTATGTGTTCTTCCGAAGGTGAAGAGGTTATGCTCAATCTTAAACTTAAAGCTGCGGCTATCGGTAAATATGTCCATGACAATCCAGATATTAAAGAATTATGGATTCTCATGGATGCTATTGATGGCTTATCTATTGATGCTATTGATGATTTAAAAACATATCTTTTTAAAACTGTCTTAGAAGATGAAAGATTAAAAGATATTTCTAAATATATTATTGTATCCACTAATGTATATGAAATGGTTCGTGGTGAAAAATGCTTTGATGTTGTTGAAGGTAAGTATATTACTATCAATGATTACGAAGATTACAGAAAAGCTATTTTTAATAGTAGAAAATATAAGGATGAAAGATATTCTAAACAGAATTAGAATTAAAAATCACTAGAACCATTATATATACGAGGTGATTAAAATGGCAAAAGAAATAAAAAAGAATAAAAAATTTGCTGATTATAATAAAGGTATAGAAGAAACAAATATTAGTGAAGCATGTACTGAGTATATGAAGATATTCGGTGCTAATACAAATCTTATGAGACATCTTCCTGTAGTGATGGACGGACTTAAACCAGGGGCGAGACGCATATTATACACAATGTATAAATTAGGTTTAAGTTATAAATCACCATATATGAAATCCGCATCAATCGTTGGTAAAGTAATGGAATATCATCCACATGGTTCTACACCAATTTATGAAACTATGGTGAAATTGGCACAGCCTTGGAATAATATTCAACCAACAGTAGATGGTTCTGGTAACTTTGGTGACATTACAGGTAATGATGCTGCTAATGAAAGATACACTGAAGCGAGATTAACATATTATGCATATAAATGCTTTTTTGAAGAATATAATGATAATATCGTAGATACAAAGCCAAATTATCTTAATAATAAAATCGAACCAGAATTTCTTCCTGCAAGATATCCAAATGTTTTAATTAACAATGCCATTGGTATCGGATATGGTTTATCAACAAGTATTTGTAATTATAATCTTAAGGAAGTCTTAGAAGCAACAATTAAACTTATTAAAGATCCAGATTGTGACGATATTGTTTTATATCCAGATTCTCCAACTGGTGCATATATTATCGATGAAGGGCAATTCCCTGAAATTTGTAAAACTGGTAAAGGTAGATTTAAAATGAGAGGTGTTATTAAGATAGATGAAGAAAATAATGCTTTAGATATTTTATCTACACCGATTCAGACATATTGGGTAACAGTAAAATCTTCAGTAATTCAATTACTTAATGAAGCTAAATTACTTAAAGTAATTGAAGATAAATCTGATTTGAATTATATGCATTATAAATTGTATCTGAAGAAAGAGGTTGATCCTATTGCAGCAATGCATATGATTTATTCTCAAACTCAGATGGAGAAAACAATGGCAGTAAACTTCAAATTGATTGAAGATTATGCAGATAATGATTATACATTAAAAACAATTCTTACAACTTGGCTTGATTTCAGAAGAGATACGAAGAGAAGAATTTATAACAGAAAGTTTGTTAAGCTTAAAGAAAGAGAACATATTCTGGAAATTTTATTATTTATTCTTAATAAAGAAAATGGTGAAAAGACTCTTAAGATTATTAAAAAATCTCAGAATAAAAAAGAGATTATTAGTAAATTGATGAAAGAGTATAAAATCACATCTCTTCAAGCAGATATGATTGCTGAAATGAAGCTGTCTGCTTTCTCTAAAGACTCATATAAAGGATATATGGATGAAAAAGAAGAAATTGAGAAAGAAATTAAGAAATTAAATAAAATTATCCGTTCTCCTAAAATGATTGATAAAATTATTATCGAAGAGTTAGAAGAAGGTATTAAACTCTTTGGTAGTGAACGTAAAAGTCAGGTAATTACAGTAGATAATGAAGTAAAAATCAGAGATACTAATCATGTACTTGTATTTACCAATAATGGTTTTATTAAGAAACTTCCAGACAATATTGATCATGTAGGGTTCATTAATCCTGGTGATTATCCTATCGATAGTATTACAGCAAATAATACATCAGATATTTTCATCTTTGATAAGAGTGGTAAGATCAATAAATTACCAGTTAGTAGTGTACAAGGATGCGCATTAACATCTGAAGGTGAATTACTGAGTAAATATTGTATGATTTCTGGTGGTATTGCTGCAATCAAAACAAGACCTACAAAAGATGTTATTGATGGTTTGGAAAAAACCAGTGGATTAAAAACATATTATGTTATGATAACATCAAATGGTATTGTAAAGAAAACATCTATTAATTCTTACACAAATATCAAAAATGAATTGTCTGCAATGATTCTTAAAGATGGTGATTCTTTAGTATGTGTGAAATCTTTATTAGGTGATAGAGATATTGTTATTTATACTAATACAGGTCATGGAATTAGAATGAATACATCTGCTATTAAAGAAACTAGTAGAATGACTATGGGATTAAAATCTATCGAATTATCTGAAGATGAGTTTGTAGTTGGTATGGAGGTTATTAATGAGAATGATAAAGAGCTTCTTATTATAACTAAAAAAGGATGGGTAAAAAGATGTGAGCTTAAATCTTTTAAAACAATGGAAAGAAATTCTAAACCATTAAGAATCGTAACTCTTGATAACGATGATGATATTCTTTATGCTTATCCTATTAGAGGAAACGAAGTATTCAATATCTATATGAAGAGTGGCATTACAACAATCAATATGGAAGACGTTCCTATATTACCTAGACTTAGTAAAGGTAAGAAACTTATTCCAGTAAAACGCGGAGATACTATTATTAGTATTAGTAAATAAATATATTAGGATAGGTTATTATACCTATCCTAATATTTTTTAAATAAGAGAGGAGAATTTATTATGAAAAATGAACCTAGAACTGAAAGAGAATTAAAAACACTACTTATCACACACGATGATTTAGATGGCGTATCTTGTGGTATTGTATTAGAATCTGCTAAAGGGATTTGGTTGGCGGAAACAAATTATCTTGATTATGATGATATCGATCAGTCTATTCGTAGTTTAATTGAAAGTGGACGTCATAAAGAATTTGATAGAATCTTTATGACCGATATCTCTTTTAAGAAAAATGATGAAATTATTAAACTTATTAATGATAATATCAAAGATAAGTTTATACTATTAGATCATCATAAAACAGCAGAATGGCTCAATGAATATGAATGGGCTACGGTTAAAACAGAATTAAACGGTAGATTAACATGTGGTACTGAATTAGTATTTCAGTATATGAAAGACACTAATCGTATTGATATGAGTAATAATATTAAATTCTTATTTGAGGAATTTGTAGAAATGGTTAGATTATATGACACATTTGATTTCAAACGTGTGATTGCAGATATGCCTGCAGATGTAACCGCTATTGATGAAGAAATGGCTGAGAAATTTAATAGAGCTGTCGCATCCGAAGAACTAAATACATATATGCATTTTGTAGGGACATTCAATTTTAATGATGAAATGATCGATAATATTTATTGCCAGGACATGATCATTACTCCTGAAATGGAAGGTATTATTTCTTGTCTTAATAAACAGAAAATGGAGTATATTAAAGAGAAAATTACAGAGTATGAATATACCAATGAATTATTTGAAGGTTATTGTGTTGCATTAGTATATGCGGAAAAACATGCATCTGAAATTGGTTATAAAATTAATACTACAGATAATAATATGGATTTTGTAGCTATTGTGGATCCTTCTAAAAATACAATCTCTTTAAGATCTAGGGATGGTGGTGTAGACGTAGGTGAAGTTGCTAAGAAATATGGTGGCGGTGGTCATAAAAATGCTGCTGGTGTTAAGTACTCTGTAATGTATCCTAGATTTGTTTTTAATCCATAATTTAAATTTAAGGAAGTATACTAAAAAGTATACTTCCTTATTTTTTTTATTCCATATAGTCTAATTTATCAAAAATCTCTCTAATATCAACTCTACCTTTAAATACTCTAATACTGATGTAATTAGTCATCCATGTGAATATTCTACTAATATTAGAATTTTTATTAATATTTAAATATTCATTATTAATAAAGTCTTCTAATACATCAATATCTTTTTGAATTTCTTTTTTAACTCTTGGATCTAAATTTGGATCATTGATTTCTTTTTTAAGTTTGTGCAACTGTGCTGCAATTCTTGCTGATGTATGTGGATGAGGGTCAAATGCACCAATAAGTATTCTAAATAATACTTTATTGAAATCATTATACCAGTTAAGTACAGGTATGCTGTTAATTAATTTATTCATACCCACACCTTCCATTTTTTCAAATTTATTTAATGCTGTAGATAAAGCTGGGCCATATCCATACGCTGTAGCGAAACTATCGGAATATTTTTCATCGGTATAGCCGAAAATATTTCCGAAAGATATAAGACTTATTAACTGTTCAGGCTTCATCAGATATTCTATTAAATTATTATAGTTAATTACTTGTAATGACTTAAAGAATATATCAATTTCTTGAATAATATCCATAGTAATAGTTAAAAACTTTTTAGCTCCCGGACTTTCATCAAACCCACGCTCAATAGATTTATTTATTTCACTATATAATACAGGAAATTTACATACATCTAATAACATTTGTACTAAATTTTTACTTAAGAAATTAAGCGGGGATGCATACATATTATGACCAACTTCATGTAAAATGATGGCAAGTAATTCTTCTGCATTTAACTCAGCATGTCTAATTAATCCGATATCGACATTTACACCAAATATCATACCAGTACTGTCTACACGATTTTTACTAACTTTTGGTCTAAAGAAATTAAATGCCATAGGGAATGTAAATGCATTATCTTGAATTCTGGCGAATACACCGAATGGTAATGCTGTATATAGACATAAATAAAATTTTTCTAATTTAAACATATCCGCGAAAAGTTTTTCAACTTTTTGTACATGTTGAGAATTAGATATATTTTTTAATTTATTATCATATTTAATTTTACCAGCTGATGTATATGTCCATTCATTAATCTGATTGATAATTATTTCTAATTCTTTTTCGATTTCTTTTAATTGTTTTGTTTTACCATAATAAGCTTCATTAACAAAGCTTAAATTACTATAATCTATAAGAAACATTATATCACCTCATTATTAATTATTTCTATATTAGTAAAATGTTTTTTGTATACAAAAATGTATTAAAAACATTTAATTAACGAACTAGAAAGAGGTGAAATATATGGCAGCAGCAAAAGTGCTTGTTACTGAATTATATCCTCATGTAGAAAAAGCACTATCAGATAATAATAAAAAAGCAAAAATGTTTATGCTTATTAGAGGCTTTATAGATAGTAATAATGAACAGTTATCTGCTATAGGCCCATCTACAAATATATTATTTACTGATGTTGAGAAGAATAAAATTTATGAAATTATAGGTATCACTCCAGCAGAAGTTAATAAAATTAAAGCAAAATCACCAGATATTAAATCTACTGGTATGAATTTAAAAGATCCATTTAAAGTATTAATGGCTATGGTGGTTAGATATTTTTTAGTTACTAAAGATAAAAATTTAAGAATAGTCAATTTTTATTATGGGATGTCATTTTATCCATCAGTATTTCAAAAATATTTTAAATTTCCAACTAATGATAATATTATGGCATATACTGTAAATAATATGTCTAATAAATATAAATTAAAACAGTCAGGTAATTTAATGGTTGCATTAGATGATACATTTTATGGTGCATTTATGTTATATGCCGATAGAATTATTAAAGGTGAAGATAAGGATATTGTACAGTATATATTGGCTATAAGAACTCGTTTAAATAGTTTTATGAAACATGTTAGACGAGAATATGATGTGGCTCATAAATCTGGTAAATATCTTAATTTAGAAGTATCTTCTAATGATCCAGATAATTTTAGAGAAGCAGATTCATCTATGTATGCAATTAGTCGTCTTGTAGATAAAATATCTATGAAATTAATTGTTGATGGACCTAACTCTCGTTTAATAGCTATAGCAGCTAAAAATCCCGGTGCTAAAAATGCACAAGTTTCTGTAAATGAAACACGTAACTATATCAATACTCTTTTAGTTAATAATAGAATAGATGAAATTAAGAAATTAATTGAAGCTATATTATTTATATTCTTATTCGAAGAACGACATAGTATAGATGAAATTCGAAGTCAAGAATTTATTTTTACATGTATGGAAGTTTATAAAAGTTCCCATAGTAAAAATGAGTCTATTATTGTTATAAAGGAAATACTTGATGGTTGGTTACAAGATTTAGGCACATATAAGAAGACAAATCGAGTAGCAACTATTAATAACTTTAGACGAGCATTATATATGTTTTTCGTATTATCTATACAGGATGGGGTGTAATACATGGCGATGAATAAAGCTAAAATGACAAAAATGAAAAATCTCATATATACTGTATTTGATGCATTAGATCCATCTGGTGAAAATTCAGATAAGTATAGAAATATTTTTGATAAGATGAATGAGAGTCAATTTGACACATTTTGTAAAAAATTCTTTAAAAATGAAAATGATTATCTTATATTAGATATTGTAGATTATGAGAGAGATCTTACAATGGATGCGATAGAAAAAGCTGCAAAAATATTAGGAGTTCCATTATTTGAAAGAGTTATTATTCCTTTTGCTAATATGGATAAAAATTCTCCTGAAGTAACTAAATATGAAGTGCCTGTTGGTTATGCAAATATTAAACGCATGCAACAGTTACTTAGTAAAAAGAATACTACATCCACAGAAATATCTGAAAGATCTGCATTAACTGGACAGGTAACAGGTCATGATAAAAATGCTAGAAGTAGTGACGTTGAAAACTTTGCATTAGTAACGATGAACGCTGAATATGCATTACGTGAACTTATGGGACCTCGTGCCGACGACCAAGTTATGAAAGCAGAAATGTATTCAGCTATTGCAGAAAAAGGCTATGTATCCATTGAAGAATTAACTAACAAAGTAGAAAATAAAACTACACTTAATACTATTGATGTATTCATGATAGGTATGGGTATTAAAACTGATTTAGTTACAAAAGACCTTCATGTATTAAAATCATTAGACTAACAAAATACGCTTACACAATGTAAGCGTATTTTTATTTTAGTTTTCATTTATATATTATAGTATTAATAAAATTGCTTAAGGGGGTTATAATATGAGTAAATATTATAATGCTATGGAAGAAAATTATGATCTTATGGAAATTGATGGTAATATAGTATTATTCACAAATTCAAGAATTGATAGAAATACAATACCTTATGGATTATGTTGTTATGACATTAGAGAAACTGATGGAGGTTCTGGAGATCCTGCAACTGTTGAACCTTATGTATGGGTAAATCATTGGGGCACAATTATTACAAAAGTATCATTTTTAATGAATAGTTATACTATACATGGTATGGCTAAATATTTTCATGAAATTGGAGATTATAGTTATTTAGGTGCATCTAATTTTACTATTGATGAATATGTTAATACAGAGGATTTTTCTGAGTACTTTTAAACCACATTATAATAAAATATTCAGTATAACAAATATGTAAATTCAAAAATTATATGAGGTGATAATCATGAATAATGAAGAACTTAATATCGTAACAGAAGTAGGAGTATTTGGTGAACTTGATATCAATGACCCTACTAAGAAAAAAGTCAAATCTAAAGAAGAAATTGACGCAATGATTCAGGAAGCAATCATTGAAAATTCTAATATAACTAGATAACAACACCTTATTGGTTAAATGAATAAGAACATCATCTTTTTACATATAGTAGTTACATTTCAATAACCTTACAGTAAATCATAGTAAGTTATCTCCATAAATAATACATTGCCTTGATAAAACATAAGCCTAACAAACAGCAATGGTTATTGAAATTTTGTACACCTCCTTTCTTTCACATATGATGTTCTTATTCATTATATTTTATAAATAATTTTAAATATATATTATATAGGTGTAATAATAGATAATTCAATTATTACAATAGAAAGGTTGTGCTAATATGTTAAAAGTATGCGTGATTGGTGTAGGTAACTGCGGCTCTCAAATTGCTGAATTGGCTAAAACAAAATATAATATTGCAGGTTTAGCATTAAATAGCTCTCAGAAAGACCTCATCAATATTAAAGCTATTCCTAAATTAGTATTAGGCGATAATTTAGGAAGTGGTAAGAATAGAGAAGAAGCAAAACGATTTGTAAAAGCTCAGATTGTAAATCTTCTTAGTCAAGAGAACTTTGTAGAATTTCTTAAAGATAATGATGTTGTATTTGTAGCATCATCTATCGGTGGTGGTACTGGTTCTGGCATGTCACCTATGCTCGTAGATATTTTATCTAGAAAATACCATAATAAAAGATTTGTATTAATAGAAGTATATCCTCCTCTTAGAGAATCTATTGCTGCTCAACAGAATAGTATTGAGTATCTTAAAGAGGTTAGAGAAAATATACCTAATGCTATTTACATGGCATATGACAATGATAGAAGATCCGATCTTCCTACATCTGAAATGATGAAAGAGATTAATGAAGAAATCGTTGATCATATGGCTATTATCAGAGGTGATTATCTGTATCCTACACCTTATAATAGCATTGATGAAAAGGATATGATTGCTCTGCTTAAAACACCTGGTAGATTAGCAGTATTTGAATTACCAAATATTAAAGAAAAAGATGTTGATAAAGAAACCATCGAAGATAAACTTATCAATGTTATTAAAAACAAATCTACTAATGTTGAGTTAGATAGAGATAAAATCATTAAACAGATAGGTGTTATTACAAATCTGAATTCTAAACTTGATAAACAGTTCTCTATTGCATTGACAGAACTGAAAGGATTAGTTGGTGAACCGGTAGAAGCATTTGAACATATCTACATCGGTAGAGATGAAGAAGAAAATAAAGTAGCTGTAATTTTAACAGGTTTGTCTGTTCCTGATGACAGATTAGTTAAAATTACTCAGAGAATTACCGAAGGATTGGATGATATGGGTAAAACAAAATCTAATTCTGTATTGGATGAGATGTCAATCGAATCTATTAAAGAATTAAGAAATAATTCAATTGAATCTTCTAATGATTTAGATTTTGACGATATCTTCGGTAAGTATTAATTAGTTTGTAATATTTTTAAATATATCTTATTATAACAATGGAGGTAACAAGTATGAAAGAATTTTTAAGCATTACAAAGAAAATCAACAAAATGAAGACTGCACATCTGATGGAAGAGATTTATAGATGTCAGGCTGATATCATCACATTCTATACAAGAAAGAGAAGAAAATCTCCAAAAGAATTGGACGCTCTGTATAATAGAATGAGTAATGAAAAATTTGTTAAAGCTCTTAAGAAAATTGTTAAGAGTGATGAACTGGAACTGAATCCTTGGTTTGTTGTTGTAATTACAGGATTTACAACATATGCAATGCATCTTCCTGAAGATGAAAAAGTTAGTGATGAGATCATGGAAGATTACTCCAAGATTATTACAAAACTTCTGAAAAAAGATGTTTCTAAAATCATCAAGAAATATAATGTTTCTGAAGAAGAAGTTTATAACATTCTGATTGAAGCACCTACAACAGAATTCATCGATGAGCCTAAATACATTATCCCTTATGCACAGAGAATGTTTAGAAAACTGTATATGAGAGCAAAAGATGAAGATGTTGTATTCACAGCTAAAACACTTAGAAAAGTAGTTAAAGATGTATATGGTAAAGAATATGTCGAATACTTTGCGTTAGCAGCACTGCTCGAAAGAAAAGATAATATCAAACAGTTCAATGAAAGACAGTTGGCTGTTTGGAATATGATCACGGATTTCGCATTAAGTTATGTTGAAAAACAGAATAAAGATGATATTAAAGACTTTATTATTACTTATGCTAAAAGACGTGAGTCTGATGCTAAACGTGAAAAAAGTGTAGCTGTAAGAAGACTGGAATTCTCTTCTATTAATACAGAAGATTATCCTAAGTTGAGAAGTGTTACAGATAAACTGAAAAATTCTAAAAAGAATAATATTGCAGAGTTTATCTAATTAATAATAAGAGTATACCGCATTTTATGTGCGGTATACTTTTTTTCTTGTTAATATTAATTTAATACAGGCTATACAAATAAGTAAAATAGTATTATATCTTATTATGATTTAATTAAGGGAGGAAATTACCTATGATTTCAATGTTCAATAACACAAAAACAACTTGGGCAGTAGAACCAATGAGAAATGAGACTATGTCTAAAATCAAATTCACTAAAAAAATGGGTGATGATAAGACAAAATCTTTTGAACTCGTTACAAATAAATCTATTGCTTTTAATGATAAATTTACAACAATGAAAAATATGACTGAGCCAGTTACTGTGGCAACAGAAAATACAGAAGTAAGATTCCTTAAGAAAACATCTGCACCTATGATTGTACCAAATATTAATGAAAAATTTAAAAGAGACATTTTGCTGATTAGTGTTACAATGTATGGTCAGGTTCTGAAATCTATTGGTGGTAAGAATTCTTATGTACTGAATTACATGATCGCTAAAGGTGAACTGATTATGGCGGTTTCCATCAATGGTGGTGATAATGACGATTTCAGTTTTGTCCTGCATAATACTGAAGACCATACAGAAACAACATATGTTTTTGCAAAAGATTTAGAAAACGGTGATTATGTTATGACTAAAGGCACTCACAAGTCTGAAGAAGAAATTACTGCTCCAGTATTTAAAATTAAAAAATTCAGACCTAATCAGCCTACACATCTGATTTGTGCAGATATTAAAGATAAAAAGAAACTGGAATCTATGCCTAAAATTAAACCAGATAAATTCGATATTATCTATGCTAAAGATAGTGTTGAAGCAATTAAACATCTTGAATCCAAACTTACAGATGGTTATAAAGCTGTAACTGTATTTGGTGCAAGCAAATCTTTCTTTGGTACATATAAAGAAATTATGGATTTCATTGATTCTAAATTTAGAATTGTAAACATTCTTCGTTATGATGGTGGTATCATGAGAAGATAATAATATTTCCCGATGAGTATTAATTTACTCATCGGGATTTTTAATGTAGGTAACATATAATTATCGAATCTACATTACAATAAATATTTTTTAAAGGAGGTAATTTTATGCTATTCGATGAAGCTCTTGCTAGAATGAAGGAAGGATATAAAGTAAAAATGCCTGAATGGAGTGGATATTGGTACTGGGCAAACGGTACAATTATGATTCACACAAAAGAAGGCGAAATTTTAGATTTATTTAATACTACAATGAAAGAATATACATTAGATTTCATTGCATCTGATAGATGGGAAATCGCAGCAGATACAAACACACCTGTTCTTGGCGGTGTAGCTCAGATGGATTTTGGTACTGCACTTAAACAGCTTATGAAAGGTATTCCAATGACTAGACTTGGTTGGAATGGTAAAGGTTTGCGTGTAGTATATCAGAAGGCATATCCAGAAGGTATTAATTGTAATAAACAAACTGCAGAAGCATGGGGTTTGAATGAGGGTGATTTATTTAAATGTCAACCCTATCTTCAGATCAATACGGTAGATGGTTCTCATGCTATGTGGGTTCCTTCTATTACAGATATTTTTGCAACAGATTGGACATATGCTTAATAATTTAATAATGAGGTGAAATAATAATGGCTAATACATTATTAGAAAGACTTAGATCCGATGACAAAAAAGGATTATTTGAACAGTCTCAAACATCAATTAACTATCCGACAGGTTTCATGCCCTTTGACTATCGCAATGGTTATAGAGTAGAGGTTAGAAATGATAATGAGGAATTAATTGATAATTATGCCGCAATTGGTATTCAAGGTGGTACATTTGTTACTGTGATTGGTAAATCTGGTACTGCTAAAACAACATTTATTGCACAAGCAGCATATAATATAGTTAGACCATTCGAAGATAATGCATTTGTAATTCATTATGATTTGGAACAGGTATTAACTTATACAAGAATTAAAAATATTACAGGCGCATCACAAATAGCTCTTAAAGATAAATATATTATCAGACAAGAGAAAAACTATATTGAAGATATCTTTGATAGTATAGTTAAAATCTGTAATGTTAAAGATGCTAATAAAAAAGAGTTTATGTATGATACTGGTTTATTAGATGAATTCGGTGAGAAAATTAAAGCTTTCGTTCCTACAGTAATTATCATAGACTCTATTCCAACATTAACATCTAAAGATTCTGATGATGAAATGAAAGGCTCCACAGAACAGATGCGTAAAGCCAAAGAACTTAAACAATTCTATTCTAAATTAATGCCTTTAATTAAGACTTATAATATTACTGTGTTTGCTGTAAACCATATCAATGTTAAAATGGAAATGAATGCATTTACTAAAACACAGCCACAAGTAATGTACATGAAAGTAGATGAAGCTGTGCCTGGTGGTAACGCGCCAATATACTATGCAAATAACTTATTAAAGTTTGTTTCATCTACTAAATTCAATGAAGAAGATAATGGGTTTGATGGATTCTTGATTAGAGCAGAATTCTTAAAATCTAGAAGTAATAAAGCTGGTAAATCTATTAATATGGTTTACAATCAGCTTACTGGCTTCGATCCTATTTTAACATTATATCAATTTGCTGAAGATAATGATCTTGTTGATGGACGTAATCCATATAGATATTTCAAGCATAATAAAGATGTTAAATTCGATAGCCGTAAATTTAGAAAAGCATTTTTAGAAAATGATGCTGTTCGTATAGCTATTACAGAAGCAACTAAACCTATATTAGAAGATATGTTATCTTTTGTAAAAGAAGATGATAAAAAAGCTGATAATTATAGTGAAACATTATTTAATCTGTTTAATAGCTATGAAAACGACAATACATTATAATTCAAAAATGTTTTAAAGTATATATTATGAGTATAAGGAGTAAGTTAATATATTTACTCCTTATACTAATTTAAAGGGATGTGAAAGTTAAATGAGTAATCTAAACTTAAAAAGGGAATTAGAACTTAAAGACGAGCAGTATAATAATACCGATCATATATTTGGTATGACATTATTAACTAGTCCAGCATACGTATCATCATCTAGATCAGTAATGTTCACAAGCCACTTACGCCAGTTCGTTAATTTGAAAAATCCTGATTTTCCCAGAGTGTTCACAAATTATGAAAATATCGTAGGTAAGTATTCAACAGGATATTATAAAGTTAAAAATAAGTCTGTTGTAGTAGATAAAATTCCTAGATTTAATGATGGTATTAATAATAATCATTTATATTATTTATTTCTTTATGATAAGAAAAATGATAAATATGATGTTGTTGTTAAACAGAATGTTGAAGACTTAACAGAAAAGTTCGGTTATGAATATAATAATGAAGTAATGGATTCTAAAAATCCAGGAGATATCGTACAGAAAGATGAAGTATTATATAAATCTACATCTTATGATGAGGATATGAATTACTGTTATGGTAAGAATGTTAAAGTCATGTATACAATGGATACTTATACTATCGAAGATGCTTTAGTTGTTTCAGAATCTTTTGCTAAGAGTCTTGTATCTAAAGAAATTGAAACTGTTAAAGTATCTATAAATGACAATGATATCCTCTGTAATATCTATGGGGATTCTGAAAATTATAAGTGTTTTCCTGATATTGGGGAATTTACTAAGGAAAATACATTATGTGCTAAAAGACGAATTCACAATAACCAAGCATTATATGATTTGAAAAAATCTAATCTTAGAAAGATTAACTATCAGTCTGATAATTTATTTTATATAGATGGTAAAATAACTGATATTGTTATTTATTCTAATAAAACATTAGATGAAGTTCCTGATAATATTTTCAATAGACAGTTAAAACATTATCTAACAATGCAGACTGAATTTTATGAGAGATTATATGAAAGATGTAGACAGATTGTAGAATCTGGTTCTAAATACTCTAAAGATATATCTTTCTATATGAAAAAAGCTAAAAATATTTTAGATCCAAACATGAAATGGAAAGAAGAGAATAGTAATGTATTCTCTAATATGATAGTTGAATTCTTGGTTGAAAAAGATTCCGCACTTACAATAGGCCAGAAGATTACTGGCCGACAAGGCAACAAAGGTGTGGTTTCTGATATTAGACCAGATGATGAAATGCCATTCTTAGAAAATGGTGAAAGGGTTCAAGTAATGATTAACTCTCTTAGCGTACCTAATAGAACTAATCCAGATCAGTTATTTGAACTTAGTAAAACTTTCATATGTAATAGAGTTTCAGAAAAGTTAAAAACTATGAAAAAACTTTCCGAAAAAGAAGAATTGTTGTTTGATATTATTGAAAGATTCAATCCTGATGAAGCAAGAGCAGTTAAAGAATGGTATAAAAATTCAACTAGAACTGTAAAGAAAGAATTCTTTGAAGATGCTGAGAATAATGGTATATACATTAAGAATGATGTTATGTGGGAGCATGAACCAATATTCGAAACATTAACCAAAATATATAAAGATTATCCTTGGATAAAACCTGTTGATGTATATATTAATAAATTCGGTAGAAAAATTAAGATTATGAAACCTGTTATTGTTGGTGAGCTTTATATGATTAAGCTTAAACAGACATCAAAGAAAGGCTTCTCTGCAAGATCTACTGGTGCATTATCAAAACGTGGTGTTCCCGATAAATCTTTCAAAAATAAATCTAATCAGGATCTTTATTCCACTACACCTATTCGTATTGGTATTGATGAAAATCTTAATGCTAATATTGGTGCATCTCCAGAAATGGTTGCCAAATTACATCTATTTTATAGATCTTCTGTCATTGCAAGAAAGAGTCTTGGCACTGATTTGGCATCAACAATCAAACCTCTTAAAGACTTTACCTATGATGGAAGTTATAAGAATAGAAATGTGGAGATTCTTCAGGCATATCTTAAATTCATGGGTGTAAAAATTGAATTTATGGATAAGCCATATATGATTAATGTCGACTTTGGTGAAAGAAAGATTCATACACTTAAAGATGGGACACAGTTTGAAGGAACAACTGAAGAATTTAAAGAATTTAAGAAGCGTAGAAAGTTTGAAAAGAAATATAATAAATCCCATATGTTTATTGGTGATAAAGATGAATATGATAAGATAATCGATGAAGCTATTGATTTAGAAAACAAGAAAAAAGAATATTCTTGCATGATTCATATTCCTAAATAATAATTAACCGATATAGTCATAATAGACTATATCGGTTCTTTTTTTATAAAAGCGTTTTTTAGACATATTCAAGTATATATTATAACTGTAATAAAATAGTTTAGGAGTGATTAATTATGAGTTTAATTATGTTGATTATGGTGTTATGTCTTATTATTGTAGTAGGATCTATTATTACAGAATCTACATCTAAAGAGGTTGTTGAAGTAACAGAAATTACAAACAATGAGGAATTTAAAATCGTAACGGAACATAGTAAATTTGTAGTTGAAGCTCTTAAACGAAAGGTGTTGTTGGTGTTACAAGATGAAATACCTGTAGACGATAAACCTACAGCATTGGTTCACTTAATGTGTTCATTATGGGAGTTTGTTGATACATCCGATTTTATCGATGAACATCCAGAAATTATTAAGGTCATTACTAGTTATTAGGAGGGAAATTCATGAAAAACAGAGAAAAGAAAATTAAGGATACAACAGTTCTTACAATCAGAAAACTGATTAAAGAACGGAGATTGAAAACTCTTGATGCTGTTAAAAAGTGTCAGGAGTATAAAGAGTTCATGCTTAGTTCTAAAGTGAATAAGTATGAACGTGAAAAAGAAGATACCATTATTGATGGTATTCTGAATGGTTATTCCGATGATGAAATTATTCTTATGTGCAAACCTGATATTGGGACAGTACCTGCAGCACTTATGGAAGATATCAAAAATTTAAGCAGCAAAACTAACGAGGGGGAAAACGAAATGACTAAAGTAGTAGAAAAAAATAATGATGAATTGGCATGGTTCGAGCCTGTGAAAGATGATGAGACTGATAAAAAAGTTGAAAAAGAAACTATGCCTGATGATACAAATACTAAAGACGTGAAAGAAGAAAATGTATCTGAAGTATCTAATAACTATAAACCTACCTATAATAATGCTATGATGGATATGTTTAATAAACTTGATAAATTTACTGAAAAATTCGATTTAAACAAAGATGATGTAAATATCGATGTGGTAAAGGAATTCCTTAAAGGTATCTGTGATGTAATGGGTGTGGATACAACTAAAGATAATACTGAAATTCCGGATGAACTTAAAGATATTATCACATCCGTGACAAATATCATTGTCAGATTATATGATATCAATAAAGAATTAGATACTGATATCGAAAGATCTGATATTATGTGTGAGGAACTTGATATCACAGATAAGGCAGCAACAAAAGAAGTAACAGAAATTAAATCTGAAGTGGTTAAAACAGACGTAGTCGTTGAAGATAAGAAAGTTGCTGAGGAAAAACCTAAAAAATTATTTGGTTCTACATATCTTGCAGAATTGGATGCTAAGATCGATGCTGAAATCGAATTCCTTACAAGCATCGCTAAAAAAGCTGTGTAATAATTAAAATGTGGGGTACTTTTAAGTACCCCTTTATTTTTTTTTCATTTATATATTATATATGTGAAAACAAAATGGATAAGAAAGGAAGTTGATATTATGGATAAACAAAATTTACTCAATATATTAACTAAAGCTTATGAAGAGAGTATAGGTAATAAAGATTATGAGAAATATATCGAATCCTTAAACGCATTAAAGTTGATTAATTTAGTTAAATATTATAATAGTCAGAGCAATATAACTGATGAGAATGATATTAATATCATTAAATTCATTATTAAAATTATGCAAAATATTTATAATAACTCTTCAGTATTACCTCCTATATCTGATGAAGAATATGATAAACTTGTAGAGATTGTAGAATCTGCAGATTTATTAACAGATGACATAGTTGGGTCAGATAATGATGGACATGTTGTAAATCATAGATATACCGATCTTCGTGGAACATTAAACAAGATTCATTTTATCACAAATGAAGATAAAGGAAATGATAATAGAAAAAGCTTAGAGGGCTGGTTAAAATCTATAGAAAATAAGATTGGTCGTCAATTATATAATTACGAATATGAAGCTTATATATTCCCTAAGTTTGATGGTATATCAATTGTATTTGAATGTGATAAGGATGGATTTGTTCTTAGAGCATTAACACGAGGTAATACTAAATTAAATGAAGCGAAAGATGTTACAGGTATTTTTAGAGGTATTAAGTTTAAAACTATTCCTGAATGGTCAGATGAATTTGCTATAAAATCTGAAGTTATTATGACTGAAGAATCATTTGAGAAATATTGTAAAAAATATGGTTCATTTAAGAGCAGAAGATCCGCCGTAAGCTCCATAGTTCAGCCTTTGGAAACAGATCAAGAATTATTGCAGTATATCACAATAGTACCATTGAGATCTCAAAATTATATAACAAAAGAACAAAAGATTCATCCAGATGCATTCTCCGTATATCCTTATAAAACAGTAAATTTAAATGACATGGGCGGATTATATGAGAAGTTCATTACTATTCGTGAAGCAATGGATAATCTTTATGGTGTTCCAACAGATGGTATAGTAATATATTTAAAAGATGAAAATCTTCATAAATTATTAGGTAGAGAAGAATCTATTAATAAATATGAAGTAGCGTATAAGTTCCCTGCAGATGAAGCAAAAACCATTCTATTAAATGTGGATTTCTCTATAGGATTATTAGGTAATGTTGCACCAATAGCAAATGTTGAACCAGTTAAAATTCACGGTAACACAATATCTAATATCTCATTAGGTTCTATTGATAGATTAGAATCTCTTAAATTAAATATCGGAGATGAAGTTATTATTAAATATGAGATCATTCCATATCTTGTAGTTGATGATAGATGTACCATTAAAGGTAATACTCCGGTGGAAATTCCAACAAAATGTCCATTCTGTGGTGAGGAATTAATTAAAGATCCTGTATTAAAATGTAATAATAGTTATTGCCCATCTAGGGAGATGGGTAAAATTATAAATTATATTAGTAAAATGGATATTCAAAATATTTCTGAAGGTATTGTAACAATCTTATACAAAAATGGAATATTGAAATCTATCGAGGATCTATACAGACTAAATGAATTTAAAACAGCATTTGTTAATATTAATGGCTTAGGATCTAAATTATTTAAAAAGATTATTGATGGTATTGAAAAGCGAAATACTGTTTATGATTATAAATTATTGGGTTCTATAGGTATTCCTGGTGTAAGTGATAAAAAATTTAAAAATATTTTAAATATATATTATATTGATAAGCTTATTGAGATATGTGATAATTATGATATAAAATTGCTTACTAAGATTGAAGGTATTCAAGAAAAGACAGCAACTAGAATTATATCAGGTATTATACAAAATCGTGAGCTAATTCAATTTTTAAGAGAAAGGTTGATAGTTTTACATGAAGAAGATAATTATGATTTAAGAGTAGTATTCACAGGAATACGTGATAAAGAATTTGAAAAGTTCTTAAAGAAAAATAATATTGATGTATTATCATCATATAATAAAACAGTTAATATTGTTATTTGTGATGATAAAGAAAGTGGTTCTAGTAAAATAACTAAAGCCAAAAAAGATAATAAGACAATTATGACTATTGATGAGGCGTATGATTATTTCAATTATCATTAATAGTTTTAATTTACCATATTAAAAAATAATATGGGTAATAACAAATATTTAAATTTAAATTATAGGAGGAATTTATTATGAGTAAAGAAAAAGACATGGCAGAAGAAAGAATGACTGAAAAAAGAATGGAACTGATTGAGTCCACAAACAATGCAGATGAAATCAAAGCTATTGCCATTAGAACTCAGGACATGCTGAAAAACGAATACAATGCATATGTATCCGATTGGGTTGCAGTTGCACTGGTATCTGCTACATTCATGAAAGCTGCAGCAGAATATCTGAGTGAAGAAAAATCCCCCGACGAAAATGTTATCCTGAACATGTTTGATCTGTTTGACTTCGGTGTAACTCATCGTGAAAGCGATGGTGAAAAGGATGGTAATTATACACCTTTCCTGGCACCTCGTCCTGCTCTGAAAACTCTTATGAAAGACGATAATGACACAGAAGAAGTTGAATAAGACATTCGGATGAGTTAGGATATAAGCCAGATGATTAAATTTCATCTGGCTTATTTTTTTATTAAGAAGGTGATTAAAAGTGAAAAAGTTTATTAGCCAATATACTAACCCTAATGAACAGCATATGAACTTTGGTCTAATAAATAGGGAATATGATGATGATTTAGTAGAATATATTATAGACTGTTGTAAATCATTAGAAGTATTATCAAATATTAAATTTACTGGTTATGAATATATTACTGATGAGATGGAGATCAATACAAGTGAATACATTGATGCTCGTAGTAGGGGTAAGGTAAATAAAAAAGATCCAGTAAAATATATGTATCTTACTGATAGTAGATACGGGGAATTAAAATTAAATTTTCATCTTACATGTAATGGTGAAGAATGTGATATAACTAAAAAGATATTAGTTCCTGTACCAGATGAGCAAGGATACTATCATATTAAAGGAACTAAATATTTCATGATGTTGCAAGTAGTTGATAATTCAACATACACTACAAGGAAATCTTTGGTTTTAAAGTCAATGATGCCGGTATCATTAAAGATGAAACAAGCAACTTATAAGACTACCAATGGTGTAGAATATACTGCACCAACATATTTATTCAATATTTTTAGAAAAGATGCAAATATTATGTTATTCTATCTTGCAACATATGGTATAGATAAAACATTAAAATTCTTTTCTGTTGATAAAATTATCAAATTTGTATCATCCCCAACAGATGATCCAGATAATATTTGTTTTAGTATCAGTTCTAAAATGTTTCTTGAAGTAAATAAATACTTCTTTGAAAAATACACTTATACTAAAACAATAACATTTATGTTACTTAATGTTATGACTAATAGATTAACATTTGAATCTCTATATGATAAAGATTTCTGGATAGAATCTATTGGTGCATTAGGTACTACTAATAAATTAAATCAGTATGAAAAAGGTTTAAATACATTAACATTCTTTGATAGAATTATTGATGATACTACAAAGAAAATATTAAAAGTTCATGATTGTCATAAGAAAGATATTTATACAATTCTTAGATGGATGATTGCGAACTTTAATGAACTTAAGAAAAAAGATAATCTTAGTTTAGATAATAAAAGACTGAGATGTAATGAATATATCGCAAGCTTACTGACTAAGACATTTAGTGAGCGTGTAAATCGAATTATAAGTCTTGGTAATAAAGCAACATTAAAAAATATTAAAGAAATATTTAGATTCAATGGTGATATCTTGATCCAACAATTGCATAAATCTGGCTTGTTACGTTATGATGATCGCGTTAATGATCAAGATTTCTGGGGCAAACTTAGAGTAACTTTTAAGGGACCAAATTCTCTTGGTGGTAGTAATGAGAATAATATAGCAGCTAAGTATAGAGGTATAGATAGTTCCTTTATTGGACGTCTCGATATTAATGTTTGCGGCACATCAGATCCTGGTACTAGTGCACTATTAACACCATTCTGTGATACAGATGGATTATATTTTAATGGTGCTATGGAACCAGAAGGATTCAAATATAACTTTGATAAAGATGTAAACGATTGGGATAATCCTAATAATATAGGATTAAAATTTATGGATGAAGACGGCTACTATAAATATTGTGATGCCGTAGAAAATAAAGTTTTAGTTGAGAGAGTTTATGATGAAACACATAAACCATCCCCATATATAATAGATATTAAATTTATGGATTAATTTCAATTATATATTATACTAGTATTAATAGGTGATTATATATTACCTATTAATACTAATTAATTATTAGGTGGTGGTAATTATAAATAAGAAAAAAATACCTGAAAAAATAAGTAGGGTTTTATTTAGTGATAGTAATTGTATTGTTAAAATACATGTATGGCTACATGATAACAATAATGAGTTTATGCATAAGGAGTTTAATTTAAATGGTAATATTTATGTATCATTAAATCCACGGACATGTATTACTATAGAAAAATACAGTAAGGAGTGGGATAAGAGTAAAAACTTATTATTAAATGAGGTACAATTACAATCTGTTATAAATGGAATGAAAAAAATAATAAAAAATATATATGAAAAAAATATATTTGCTAATAAACCTAATGGTGAGATCATTATATATAGTGATGAAGCCAATAAGTGTAGTGAAATAGTTAGATTTGTCAATAGTACTAATATATTACTATTAAAACCATCAGTACTAGTTGATGAAAATGATGTAACATATGAGGCTGTTACAATGTATATCAATAGAGTTGAGAATGATATACAATTATCAATAGGGTCATTTGAATCATTATATAATATACTGAGTAAAATAAATTTATTTATGTATTCACAATTATTGATAAATTATGTGTTCTCAGTATATAGTGAAGATGATGAGACGAATGTTGTAGTTCATAAAACAAATAAGATAGATTTTAATAAACCTGATAGTACGGTTAGTACAAAATTTGTTAATAAGAATAATAAAACTAATATATTTGAAGGTTTATCTACTGTAGAATAGGGGATGTTAATATGCTTGATAAGATAAGAGTATTTAATGGATCACCAGTTGTAATAATAGATGATGAGTACTACTCTGTAGATATCTATCATACTGGTAAAATCCTTGAAAAAAATGTTGCATATATGATAGGGGATTTTGTATACATTTATTATGGTGAAGTCAAAGGCTCATTGGATGGTGCTAAACCAGGAATATATATTAAGAATGGCAGAATGAGATTTATTGATCCTAAGAAAAAAGATTCTGCTAAGTATAGTATTGATAATGTTACTACATTAGATACTGGAGAGATATTTAGAATCATCGAAGAAAATAAAGATAAATTTATTCAACCAGAAGATATTGAAATTATCAATAATAATGCAGAAACATATATTCCAACAATCAAAGAAGATGACGATTTCTTAAAGTTTCTTGTTAAACGAATTATCATTGATAAGAAGATTAATTTAAGAAATTATAGGGATAAGTTTCCAAATGAGTATGCTTTAAATAATATGAAGAGTGGTCTAAATAGAAGCACTAAAATGACAGTAACAAATTTTAAAGCATGGTGTGAAATTTTAGGTATTAAGTGGAGTATAACCATTGAAGATAATGGTGATGATACGATCAATCCTTTACCTGAACCTATAACAATAACAAGTAATGATTTTTAATTATTAGAAGAGTATATCGAAAGATATACTCTTCTTTTTTTAGTGTAGTATATTATATATTGAAAAACAGAATGATAGGGGTGATAACTATGAAAATTTTATATATAAAATTAAAAAATTATGCATCTATCTATACAGGATTGCATAAAAAGGAAATAGAAATAGATTTTACAAAATGTAAAAATAATGTAATATTGTTAGTCGGTGCAAATGGATCTGGTAAGACATCTATATTATCTACATTACATCCGTTTGCATATTCTGGTAATATGGATGTTAGATCTAATTCATCATTAATACTACCAGAAAAAGATGGTTATAAAGAAATTCATATACAAGATAGACATAACTTGTATATAATTACCCATTTCTATAAATGGACTAAAAAAGAATCTCTAACAGTCAAAAGCTTTATTAAAAAGAATAATGAAGAATTAAATCCTAATGGCAATGTAACATCATTTTTAGAAATAGTTAAAAATGAATTAAATATAGAATTAGAGTTTCTTAAATTATTAAGACTTGGGTCTAATGTAACAAATATTATTGAAATGAAAGCTACAGATAGAAAGAAATTTGCATCTGATTTATTATCAGATATTAATGTATACACTGAGTTATATAAAAAGGTTAATGATGATAATAGAATCTTAAAAGGATTAATCAAATCCATCAGTGATAAAATTTCTAAACTTGGTGTTGTTGACGAATCTGTAATAAAATCTGAAATAGATACAATAAATGAAAGAATTAATTTACTATCTGAGGATAAATCCAGATTGGATAGAGATATAGGCACAGAAATAGGTATTATGAATAGTATCTTACCAAAAGATATTAATACATATGATGAGTTATCCAATAAAGTATATAATCTCAGAATAGAATTAGATAATAGAGCAGATGAGTTAAAAAATGTTATGGATTTCAATCAGCCAATACTGCTAGTTGGTGATTATAATGAAATCTTAAATAGTTTTTTAGATGAAAGCAGAACTATAGAAAATCAGATATCATTAAAACAACATCTATTAGAAATGACTATTGATAGATTAGATAGTGAAATTACAGATAAAGATAAATTGGATACACAATTAAAATCTTTTACATCTATAGAAAATTTTAATGATATTAATAGTTTATATTCTGATTTAGTGTTAAAAATAAGTAATTTAGAAGAATATTTTAATGGTAATTACCCAACTGTATCTAAAGATACATTATTAATAGCATTAAATATTCTAAATGAAATATCTGAAATATCCGATAATATACATAGTTTCAATACTAATGCGATTAAAAAAGTATTTGATCTCATTGATTCTGGTGACGATATCGGAGATTATATTAATAAAGAATCGGCTAGAATTAATACAGAAATATTCAATAAAATGTCTGTAGATACTAAAGAATCTAAAGATGCTATGCCAATGATTATGTATATTCCTAGTGATTGTAATAATAAGAAAACATGTCCTCTTGCAGATTATTATAATAATCTTATTTTATATCGTAATAAAGATAACAAGAGCTTACAATCGTTAGAGTATGAAAAATCTATTATAGACGATATAGGATATATTAACTCTAATATAAATCTCATCATTCATATACTTAAATCAAATGATAATATAATTAATTCTATTAGATTAAAATATCTAAAATTTGAAAATATCATGGATTGCATAAGATATAATAAACCTATATATGATGAGACATTATGTATGAGATTGATGAGTGATATAGAAGATTATAATTTATTATTAGATTATAAGAATAAATTAAAAGATGTAGAAATTACAATAAGTAATATACAGTCTAATGAAGCTTTTATACATTCATTATCAGAATCAATCTCTGATAAGAAAAAATCTATAGAAGAATTAAAGGAATCTGTTTCTAAATATAAAGATGAAATATCTATTCTTAATTCTAATAAAAAATATACTGATATGCGTATAGAATCTATTAGAAAAGTGATATCATCGGTTGAAAGAATTAATACATTACGTGATGAAATTAATAGTATGCATGATAATTACAATAAACTATACGATATATTAAATACAGCAAAAGAATCTGAAAATAAAATAAAAATGTATCAGAATCGTGTAGATACAGTGAATAGAGAAATAGACCTTTATAGACGAGATATATTTGATAAGCAGATTAAATTAGATACGTTCATTAAACTAAATGAAGAATTAGAAATTCTATTAGAAAATTATGATGAAGTATCTATAATACGTGATGCACTATCTTCTACTAAAGGAATTCCTTTGCTATACATTCAGTTATATCTTAAAAATACTAAGATATTTGTAAATGATCTGTTGGCATCGGTATATGGTGAAGATTTTGAAATAGATGATTTTATTATAAATACAGATGAGTTTTCTATACCATATATTAAAAATGGTGTTTATGTAGATGATGTTGTTTATGCATCTCAGGGTGAACGTAGTTTCTTATCATTAGCATTATCGTTTGCATTAATCAATCAGTCTATTAAAGATTACAATATCTTATTATTAGATGAGATAGATTCTACATTAGATACTAAAAATAGAGCAATGTTTTTAAATATCTTAGAAAATCAGATTGATACTATTAATGCTGAACAGGTATTTCTTATTACTCATAATAACATGTTTGATATGTATCCCGTAGACATTATTATGACATCTGATATTAAATTAGATAACTATAAGAATGCTAATATAATATATAAGAATTAAATTTATAGGATAGATAGTATTTACTATCTATCCTATTTTCTACGTTCCGTATTTTTAAGAATTTTGATTATATATTATTAATGTGAATAAAGAAAATAATAAACTTTATTCGATAAATTACCTAATTATTTCAAACATCTAAGGAGGAATCATCATGATGAAAGATTATATTGAAATGGAAATGATCCATAGAGCAGAAATCAATGAAATGGAAGAGTCTAGAAGACGTAGACTTGAACGTAAAGCGGCAAGAACAAGAAAAAATAAAATTAGCAGAATTAAAAATACTGCATTTGCTCTTGCGGTTATTATTGGTACTACTGGTATCGCTTACCATCTTGCACGGAATTGGGAATGCTACGATTCTGTAGCAAGAAAACAGTTACAGAACGATATTAATAATGGTGATAAAGAAGCCATTACTTTTTATCGTGATAACTACATCAACAGAGACATCTATCTGTTTGATGGTTATCATACAATCGCAATGCTTGCTGCGAGACATGGTCTTGATGTAGAAGCTACACAGGAAGCATTTGATAATTCTGGTTATACACATATCCAGGATTGGTTTGATAATGAGTTAAAAGATCAGCTCAGCTGATCTTTTTTGTGTCTGGGAGGTTATAATATGTTATATAGCTTTTGTTACCCTTCCATTAAGACATGTCAACAATGTCCTATGTATAAACCATATAAAGTTGTTAACAATGTATATTATGGTGTATGCAGACATACTATGGTAAAGGGTTTACGGAATGATAACCCGGCATGTCTTTATGCTATTAAAAGGTATTATGAAAGAATCGCACAATAAGAGAAAGTAGGAGACAGAAATCTCCTACTTTCTTTTTTTTTTTATTAATCTTCATCATCTTCATCGTCGTCATCTTCTTCGTAATATTCATAGACATTATACATTCTACCATATTCATCGGTAGCATAATTACCATCAGTACTGAATTTCATTTTACCGAGTTCTCTTCTTGATGGTAATGGATAATCATCTATTTCTTCATTATATTTATCAATAGCGGCTAATCTCCACTCTCCAGTGTCGATATTTTTCTTAATTACTATATTAACATTTCTATTCTCATACTCAATATATTTAGAACCAGCATTACTTCTCATTGGATTTCCATCCTCATTAAGTCGTGCTTCTAAAATATCAGTATAATCCTTTTCGGTGTCATTGACGATGAAACCATTTCGTTTAGAGTTTTCAATTTCTTCCACAATACTATCAAACTCATCTTCTTCATCGCCACCAATATGACGGATAAAATCATTACGACCATGAGATAAGATATTTTTGAAATACGCTGATGCAAGATACTCTGGACTTTTAGTTTCTCCACCAGATTTTTCTTTATTTTTAGCATCTGCTTTAATCTGCAGGTCTGCAATAGTTTTCTTAACAGAAGAAATTTCTTTAAGTATATTTAATTGATTTTGTTTTGATGTAAGCACTAATTCTGCTAAATCATTAGAGTATTTGGAAACGCCTCTTACCCTAGAACCTCTTAAACTTTTTAAATCTTGTTCTAATGCATTTCCAAATTTTGTTGTATCATCTAATAAATTATATAACAGTGTGATTTCTTCGGCAAATTCTTTCTTAAAATCACTGCTATTCTTTTTCAACTTATCATAATTCTTTTTTTGTTCTTTAATGATATTCTTAGGTGATCCAGAATTTTTAACACCATCAATAAATTCTTCTACATTAATCAAACCATTGCCATCATCATATGGTTCATCATCATCGTCTAATATAAATAAAGAATCTAATTTAGATTTTTTCTTTTCTTTCTTAGACTTTTTATCTTTTGGTTTTTTATTAACCTTATGTGTATATAATGGGGTATCATCGTGATTAGATACTGAATTTACTGGTGGTAATGTCTTTATCTGATCTATTAAAGATAAGCTATTATCTTCTTCTTTATCATCATATCTATATTCTACTTTAATTTCGTACAAATCAGCTCACCTCCAAATCGTTTATATAGGTGTTGAATGCTTGAAAAATTATATCCTGTTTTAAATATATATTATTAAAAGGTAAAAAACAAATTTATATAACAAAATTAAGGAGGTTGTTATTATGATTACATTAGAAATTTTTACAAAAAATGATACTTTGTTGGAGTATAACAAAACATCATGTATTGTGGCAGTAATTTCTGATAATACTACACCAACAAATAGCGAAAATTATATGAAACAAGTGTCTATTTTCAAATCTGAATCTATGACAGATGGTCCTGAAACATTTGTACCTAAAGAAACTATCGATTATGACACATATCTTGAAAAATTTAGAACTTTTATCAAAGAAGGTTATAATTATAGATGTATGTTTAATTTGAATGAACAGCAGATTGTATTTAATATGTATGCTACTATTTTAGCTAACTGTAGTAAATAATATTGGGGTGGTAAGTATGGAAGAAGTTATGCGTGAAGAACTCATTGAAATAATTGATTCTTATGCTAATAAAGTAATCATTATTGAAGATGAAATGAAAAGTAAAAAGGATTTTAAGAAATTTATTAAATCCGTTTTTAATGATATTAGAGCTGGATTTGAAGTTAAAGAGCTTCGTGAATGTCCAGTATATTTTAGATTTAGAGAAGGTTCTGATATTTATACAATGCAGTTAAGACATTTCTTAACTAATATTATTTTCTGGGAACCTCTTATTGAGTTGGATTCTGTAGATAAACTTGATGAAAGTTTTATTATAGACCCAACTCAAATTTCATCACCTTATATCAAAAATTATATTGATAATAAGATTGTTATTCCTTATAGAAGAAAGATTTCTAATAAGAAACTTAATATAGTTATATCTAATCTTATTTTTAATCTTAGTAGAATTTCTAACGACTTTAATATTATTATGGGTCTTAGTGTATCTATTGAAAGCTTTATTAAAGTTGCAGAAGAATGTCCTAGATTTAAAGAAATCATTACTACAAGAATCGAAGATGGTATGCAACCCAACGACATTGAGCATATGCTAAATGATCTCGTTAATGAGGAAATAGAAATTCTTAAAACTTACGAAAATGATTTAACACCTATGCTAAAAGCTAATGCTGGTCTTAAAACAAAACAGCTTAGTGAAATGACAATTTCTGGAGGTCTTAAGCCATCTCTGGAAGGTAATACTATTCCTGTACCAATTAATACAAACTTCTTATATGGTGGTTTAAATAAAGTATCTTATTACTTTATAGATTCCATTGCGGGAAGAAAGTCCCTTATCATGAATAAGTCCGTAATGGGGAAGAGCGGATATTTTGCAAGACAGCTTATGCTCTTATCGTCTAATATTAGATTAAGAGATGATGAAAAAGATTGTGGGTCTAAACACCCTATCGAGTATGAAATAAAAACAGAAGCACATCTGAAGAAATTAATTGGTAGAAATTATCGTCTTAGAAATGAGACTGGATATAAGAAACTTACAGGTAATGAAAAGCATCTTATTGGTGAAAAAATTCTTGTTAGATCTCCTATAACATGTGCATCCAAACATGGTATTTGTAAAACATGTTATGGTGATGATTTGTTTTACGTAAATGGTAATGGGGTTGGTATTGGTAGTTACGCAGCAGCGATTATTACTAATCCACTTTCTCAGGGTGTATTATCTGCTAAGCACATTTTAACAACAAAATCTGAAAGTATTGAATTTACAGATCCATTCTATAAATTCTTTAACTTAAATGCCAATGAAATAACATTAAATATTGGCAATTCCAGTGAAGAAGATATTAATATGGAAGACTATTCTTTACTTATTATTGGGGAAAATGTTGTAGTTATTAGTGAACTTGATGAAGGTGCACTGAATAGATTTGTTACAATTTTCCATGTTAAAAATAATAAAACTGGAGAAATATTTGAAATTCATGATAAAGAAAATCAGAGTAAAGAATTTTATCTTACAGAAAATTTAATCTCTATGTTAGGATTAACTAGAAAGAAAGAAGAGACTTATGAAATAAATCTCGGTGAATTTAGTTATGATGAACCACTGTTCTTGATTGAAATCGAAAATAGTGAATTAACTAAACCTCTTTATAGTATCATGGGGTTACTTTCTACTAAAAAACAAAGAGAAGAACTTCATATTTATACAGTAAATGATATGGCACAAAGAATGGTAGATTTGTTAATAGAATCTAGTATTAGTGCTAAAGCCGTACATGCAGAAGTTATTATTCATCCATTGATCAGATCTGTTAAAAATATTCTTGATAGACCTGATTTTAAGCACTATAATGCTAAGAACGATATTAATATTCTTACTGTAGGTATTGCATTAGAAAAGCATCCTTCTGTATTAATTAGTTTGTCTTCTCAGTTCTTAGGTAGACAATTATTGAGTCCTCTGACATTTAAGAAGGTTGCTCCTTCCTTTATCGATCCATATTTCAGAGAAACTCCTTAAATATTTTAAATCCCTTATGGATATTATATTCCATAAGGGATTATTATAGAAAAGAGGATGACTAAAATGGCTAAAGTAGTTGTTAATCACACTTCTATAATGATAAATGATTATGATTTAGGTGATAAACCTATATTAGAAAAAAGTTTATCATTATGGGATAGTATACGACATTGTTATATACCTAAAGGGTATATGTATGATGAAACCAAACGAATTTTGTATGTTCCTAGAGGTATTGATATATCATATATAGAAAGATTATTTAATACTACTGCGGAAATAAATTATACACCTGATAATTATGATAAAATATCTGTAAAAATTAAAACTATGCCTAAAGATAATGGGCAAAGACGAGCAGTAGGTTTTTTAACCGGTGAGGGGAATTTTAAATATACTCAAAAATATCCACAATTATTATTGAATTTACCTCCAGGTGAAGGTAAAACAGTTATTTCTACTATGGCTATATCCGTATATGGATTAAAGACTATGGTAATAACTCATATTGATAAAATACGTCAGCAATGGGTTAATACTCTTGTACTTATGACTGATTTAACCCATTCTGATATATGTATTATTGATGGTTCATCAGTTATTAAGAAATTGATGAAATCTGATAAAAATAAATATAAAGTATATCTTGTAAACCATGGTACTATATTATCATACGCTAAATCCAATGGCTGGGATTCTATTAGAGAGCTATTTAAACATCTTAAGATAGGTCTCAAAATAATAGATGAAGCACACCTTAATTTTGATAATATAGTTAAAACAGATATGTTTACTAATACAAAGAAAACATTTTACCTTACGGCAACATTTGAGCGTAGTGATCATGAAGAAAATGCTCTATTTAACAAGTGCTTTAAGAATGTTGTAAGATTTACACTACAGGATACGTCAGAGACAAAAAGAAAGCATACTGTATATCTTAGTGTATTATATAATTCAAGACCGTCTATAGCAGATCAGGCTAAAATGTATGGTATAAAAGGATTCAATAAAATAGAATACTCCAACTATCAATTAAAGTGTGATAAGTTTTATGATGCTTTGTTGTACGTAATTAAATATTTTGAATCTAAAGAAGGTAAAATATTGATACTATCAACTAAAATAGATATAGTTGATAGTATAACAGAGTTCTTAAACATAGCAATTGAAAATAAGAAAATTGATTCTTATCATTCTAAAGTAGATCCTAGTATTAAAGATGATATTTTAATATATTCTGATATTATAAGTAGTACATCTAAATCTGCTGGTACTGGATTAGATATAGCAAAATTAAGAACTGTAATTATGACTGAAGCATACTCATCAAAAGTACAGGCTGAACAAGCATCTGGTAGATTAAGAGAATACGCACCAGATGAGTATACATTTTATGTGGAATTAGTAGATATAGGATTTCAAAAAGTATATGATATGTATAAAAGAAGACTTCCAGTATTTAAGAAGAAGTGTGTTAAAGTTCTTACAATGGATATAAGTAAACAAGGAGGTATTTAATGTGAATAATTTTGAAAAGAGGACTTGGAGAGAATTTCAATCCAATGGATTATTATGGTTTGTAAATAGTATCCTCCATGTATTTGGATGGGCTATCGTAATTATTGTTAATGATTTTAATAATATCGTGGAAGTGTATCCAGCAAGAACAAGATTTAGAGGATTCTCTAGTGAAACAAATACTGCGAACTATAAAAAACTTACAGAATATATGGTAGATAATGCTTCAAAATTACTTAAAGACTTTGATGGTGAGGAGAAATAAAATGAATTTAGGAAATATTTATATATCCGAAACGATAGTGGCAGCATTAATACTTACGAACACAGTATTTACAATTATATGTATGATTAAAACAAGTAAAACAAAACAATCATTATTAAATAATGTTGATGATGCAGTATTAGATAGACTCGTTTCTATTGTTGGTGATTGCTGTATGAAGTATATGTATGAAATGACTAAGAAACATAAAAACGAAAAGTCTAAACAGATTATTACTCCTGAAGATGTGCTTAGCTATATTGAAGAATACATAAAACAAAAATATACTAAATCGGATAACGATGAGAGTAAGACATATTATAAAGATTTATTAAATGTATTCTATACTACATATGAAAGCTCTAGACAAGTTGTTATAAACATTATGTCTAATCCTAATAAAGAATGGGATATAACAGAAAAAGAGGAAGAAACAACAGATATTTCTGCATAAAAATAAAGGGGGAATTAATGATGGCTAGAACATCAACATTTCAAAATAAAATGACAATAACTTTACCAAGAAAGCCTTTTGTAAACTATATTGTTTATAATGAGAATTTAAATAAGACTGATCTACGTGTTTATTTGCATCTATTAACCCATCTTGATGCAGATGAATATAAGGCTATTTCTAAAAAAGCTATAGCAAAGGATTTAGGATTAAGTAAAGGTAGTGTAGAAGACTCCATTGATAAATTAGTCGATGAAGATATTTTAAGTTTTGGTGGAAATGGTACTGTTAAAAGTGGATACAAATTCTGTTTTTAATAGATAATTATATATCTATAAACAGAGAAATAAAAAATAAAATTATTTAATGGAGGTAAGAATTATGGCATTTAATACAAGTCAAAATAATAGTAGGGATAATCAAAACAATACAAATACACGTGGTCTCCAGTTTATGAATAAAGATGGTTATGAACCATCCACACTTCAGCTTGGATATTGGAATGATATGATTTCTATTAGAATTAGTCCTGCACTGGAGCCAAATAAACAGACAGAAACTAAAGTTTATGATTATGAAAAAACTGTTTCCACAGCACTTAATGCTGAAAAAGCAATGATGCTTGTAAAAGCTATTAAAGAACATATTATTCCCGCTATCGAAGCTGGTGAAAATAAAGATATTGCATTCTCTATTAATGGTGATTCTCTGATGTCTGTTGGTACAGGTGTTAGACTTACAGGTGAAATTAAACCTTTCATTGCAATTCATAAGTCTCTTAATCCTGATACAAAAATTCCAGAAATGAGTATTTTCTACGAATTCAAACAGAACCAGTTTATCGATAATTATAATGAGTCTAATGGTACTTATAATGTATTGAATCATATCCATGCAGAATTTGCTACATTCTATAAATGTATGACAGTTAGTATTATGGCTATGACAAATGCATTCACACATTCCTATAGACATGTGAATAAATATTTCAATGATAAACTTATTGGTAATGTAAATGCTATTGCTAATAAAGTTGGTGTAGAAATGCCTCAGTATGGTGGTAATAGACAGTATTCTAAATCTTCATCTATTGACTTTGGTGGAAATAATTATTCTTCTCAGCCAACAAATAATCATGTAGAAACTACATCTACACAGAGTATTAGTAGTCTGGAAGAATTTGAAAAAATGATTATGAGTTAATTATATAAAGAATGACTTATTTTTATAAGTCATTCTTTTTTTATATGTTATTTAGGAGGGATTATTATGAATCGTATAGAAGATAGCGAATATTTCTTTATTTCATATGATAATGTAATTAGACATCCATCAGCATATTTATTACATAAAATAGTTAATAATAGTGATTATAAAGAATTTGATAATTTTATAAAGACTGAAGAATTAGTAGATAAGACTATAAATGAAATAGCAGCTTTATCTAATATATGGGCTACAAAAAATCCATTAGAGTATTATGCAAAACAAAAATTTGATTATAATATGACATATGCCGAACTATTTCTAACTGATGATAATGTGTATAATAATTCACCACTATTAAAATTCGGCGAAACTTTACCACTAATTCTTAATCAGCAATTCACTAAAAAAGTATTTATTTATAGTAGGGAATATGATCCTAGGATAGATGCTGATATAAGAAAACAGTTTAATGCTAACAGAAAAATATCTTATGTTAATGGTGAATTTATAGATGTTGTTAAATCGGTGGAGAATATAACAACATTTATTATTGACGATATTTCTATGGTACAGGAATTATTAGATAATGATATCATTTCATATAAAACTATTCTCCTTGCTAATTATGGATATAATTATAAACTTAGTGATATCATTATAGATGAAAACTATGGTAGAGAACTTACATTAAAAATAGATAATATAGATAAACTATCTACCGAAAAAGTATTTAAATTAAAAATGTTTTTACCTATATAAGTGATACTTTATATAGGCATCAACATTTATGTATAATATATTTTATATTTTAAGGAGGTAATTAATTATGAGCTTCGACTTGAATAAACTTATGGGTAAGGATAAAGGTCCTGAAAGTACAGGTTTTGTAATTCAGGATAAAATGTTTGACGATGTTGATCCTTCCTTTGTTACAAAAATGAAAAATGAAGTAAATAAACAATTCGGTACATGTAAATACGAAACTCCAAATTGGAATGTTATTTCTGAAGCTGATTTTAAATGTAGAATTCTGAATGTATTCCACTCTGTAGCAGATGCACTTCGTAATACTCTTGGTCCTTATGGTTCCACAACTATTATTGAAAAATATGGTGAAATGCATATTACTAAAGACGGTTGGCAGGTATTAAAATCTATTCATTTCGATAGTAATATTGATAATAATATTATGATGATGCTGTTAAGAATCAGTCAGCAGGTAGTTCTTAAAGTTGGTGATGGTTCAACATCTTCTGTAATCGCCGCTAATGCTATTCTGGATAAACTGGAAAATAGTGAAATTCTTAAAACAGTTAGACCTAAAGAACTGATGACAAAACTGACAAAATGTGTTGACATCATTTCTAATGAACTGCTTAAGAACGCTACTCAAATCAATAAAGAAACATTTGATGAAATTTATCAGATTGCATACATTGCGACTAATGGGGATCATGAGATTTCTTCTATGATTAAAGATATCTACATTAAAACAAATAATCCTGCAATCGAATTTGTCGAATCTAAAACAGATAAGACAGAATGTGAAGTTGTTGATGGTTATAGAGGTAATATTACATATATCGATGCAATTTTTGCTACAGACGATACAATGAATTGCAATATTAAGAAACCAATGTTCTTGATGTTCGATTACAAGATTGATATGGATGCTCTTCCTATTATTCAGGCAGCGCTCGGTAAATCTGTTGATGCTAATAGACGACTTGTTGTTATTGCTCCAGCATATGATCAAAGATTGTTAGAATATATTAAAATTCAGACAACTACTGAAATGAGATCTAATCATGGATATTCTTATGCAGTATATACTAGAGTAAGTCTTGTAAATAATATGTCTCAGACTTTATATAATGACTTCGCTATTATGACTGGTGGTGAAATTATTAGAGAACAGTTCACAGAAAGTGAAACTTTGTTATCTGATGTTTCTTCTATGTATATGGGTGAATGTGAATATGCATCTATTGGTCCTAAATCTACATTTATTAGTGGTTTCTATAATAGAGATGAAGAAATGTATAGAAAAGTCGTTAACGATGCTAATTCTCAATATAAAGCATTAGAAGAAGACTATATGAATAGAGGTCTTGTAGATACTAAACTTAATGAAATGAAACAGAGAGTTAGTAAACTTACTGGTTCTGCAGGTATCATTAGAGTTGGTGGTTATTCCACATTAGAAAAGAAAGCTAATTATGATCTAGTAGAAGATGCTATTAAGGCATGTGAATCTGCATATAATTATGGTTATAACATTGGTGGTTCCATGATTATTCCTTGGACTATTCATAATACCGATATTATGACAGGTCTTGATGATGTAGAAAAAGAAATTATTGTATTAATCCATGATGCATTTAAAGATGTATTTAAAACAATTTATGCAAATAAATATAAAGATATTGAAAATACAACTGTTGAGGAGATTATTACAACAATTGTAACTAGTCCAGTGCCTATGGCATATGATATTATTACGGGTACAATGACACCTGAAATCATCAACTCTTGTATTACAGATATTGAAATTCTTAAAGCATCTATTTCTATTGTATCTCTGTTGATCTCTAGTAATCAGTATATTTCTATTAATGTAACTTCCAAATAATATAGATATTAAGAGGGAAGAATCATATCTTCCCTCTTTTACTTTTAGGAGGTGTATATAAATGGAGCCATTAACACTAAAACAGTACATGGATAACCCTATGGGTAAGGGTTCCACAGTATTTAATAAAAAGGTTATTTTAGGGGATTTAGACTCCAGATATAATAAATTATTGACCAAGCATAAAAGCTTTAAAACTTTTATTTGGATTGATAAATTAGATTTTTACATATTAACTAAAATTCCTAGTGAAACATATGATGATATATATTATGATGTCTTATTTAAATTTACAGAACCTGATAATACTGTTAGGTCTGATACTAATTTGAATAGATATCTTATGTATGTATTTAGTAATTCTCCAAGTTTTGTATATACATATGCTAATGTATATTATAGAAATGGATTGCTGGTAGATTTTCTTGAAAATAAATATAAAAGCGAAGTCATTAATGATAATCCAGTTATAAGAAACCCAAATGATGTGATCAATTATGAAAAAAGTATTTATTATTGCTGTAAGTATTTAATAGATAAAAATCTTCTTAATAAAGTCACATTAGGTTTAAAGGCTAAGAAATTTTCTATTAAAGAAATTTCTAATGAAGTAAAGGACACAGATACAATCTTATTAGATATTAAAAAATCTAAAAGAAAAGTATCTGAAGCAAAAAAGAAAGAAATTTCAAAACAGAAATCTGCTAAAAAAGAAATACCAATAGATAATAAAAGAAGATCTACCACTACAACAAATAGTAATATATCGGTTAGAACTATTAAGCCTAAACCAAAAGTCACGTCTTCAGTTCAGAAGAAAAAAGCTGTTAAAACTACAAGAAAATAGTTTTTTAAAAGCAGTTATGAATATATATTATACATAGGAAGTACGTGAGTAATGGGGGGAAATCAATGAAGAAAAAATTCATAAGAGTCGATGATTGGAAACCAACTAAAGCACAATCTATTGTTAAATATGATGGTAAAATGGTTGTGTTCCCATTCGACAAAATATTTAACAAACCAACAATAGATGCTCTTAATAACTTTATTATTAAGAAAGAATCTTACGTAAAGAAATTGGGAGAGATAACTCATTACATTAATTACTTCTTAGAATTCTATGATAAAGATAAAGAAGTAATAATGGCATATCTCAAATTAAAATTCCTTATAGATAATAAGGATAATCACATTACGCTTCCATCTGCAATTAAAATGATATACGATATTCTGCTGACAGAGGAGACACAGCAGAAAGTTATTCAGATGGTTGAAGATAACTACTATATAGATTTGAGTTCTGATACAGGTATTAAATATAATGAATCATTAGAATTTACTACAGAACATGCTAAAGTAATGATGCAGATTTCTGTATCTATGAAATTGATGATTCCGATCATGTTTCATTATCTCAATTCTAATAATATGATTAAACAAAAGAAATTAATCTATAGATTCTATGAGGGTTTATTTGATATGTATGGTGGAGAAATAGACATCTACAATAAACTCTTTGTTAGTGTATTTTCTAAGATTAATGTAAACTTTATTAGAAATAAAACTATTTGGGCTCAAAGAGAGATTTTTGGTACTAATCCTCTGACCCATATGAAAGAATTACTACACGAAAAAATAATTAGTGAAACGATGTTTAAGTATGAATTCTCTAAAAATGTCGTAAGTTTTAATTATGTCGTTTTAGATAAGCAGCTTCGTTTCTTTCTCATCGAACCATATGCGGAGAATCGAATTGAATTGTCTGCTACAAAAAATGCAGATGGTTTATCTGGTATAGATAAACTGGAAATGAATAGTACCAAAATGGATGAAAGTTCAATCATTCTTTCTAATATCAATATTAAGAAAACGATTGAAAGAATTATTGGATCTATGCATATTAAAATAGATCCTGAGGAAATTGAATACTATAAAGAGAATATGAATATTTCTAAATTTCATACACAATTAGTATTCTATTATTATGCTAAATACTTTAATGGATTTAGAGATTTATTAATGCTTAACAGAATGCAATATATTACATTAGTTGTTATTATGAAGAAAAGATTACAGATGCAGAATTATGTATTCTTACCTCAGTTATTAACAGCTAATATTGATAGTAAATTAAATTCTAGAACTATTAGAAATGATAAGTTCTTGAGTAAAATAAAAACATCTTCTATATATCAGACATTAATTAGTGATAAATATTGTACACTAGAAGATGCTGATAAAGGTGATTTAATTTTGAATATCTTATCCACATTGATTAATACAACATTCACATTTGTCGATTATGAACATCCGGAAGTTCTTGGACAAGCAATTGAAGTTAATCAGGATATGATTAGTGAAGAATATCTGAATTTCTTAAATCAATTATAATAAATTTATGCATAAGTTTATTTAAATATATCCCAATCCATTAATTTTGGATTGGGATATTATTTTATAAAGAAGGTGATTATATGAAAGAAAGCGAATTTATTCCATTCAATAAAAAGAAAAAGAAAAGTCCTGAGTTTATTGTCAATCATAAGACAAGTACTACAAAGGGTGATCTCTTTACTACTAATCAATTCTGGTATATGCCTTATACCGATGAGTATGGTAATACTAGATATATGAAAGTGTATGAAAAATTAAATTAATTTTTCAATTATATATTATTTATCGGATAACGAAATTATAACTAATAATTTTAAGGGGGAGTTTAATATGAAAAAACCTAGTTTAGTTAATACTCTTATAACAGTTGGTATAAGTATCATTATTAGTGCAGTTACTTATGAGTATAAAAAAATGATAGATGCTAACAAAGAATTTGTTGAATGTGCGCATGACGATGTGAAATGTGGTGATACAAATGTACAGTGATATTCAAAGAAAACTTATTGATAATGCATGTGAAAGAATTCAAGTAGAGAATGTTACTAAAGATGATGTTAAAATTAAATTCAGAGTAGAAGAAAATGATACTAATATTAAATTAGTAGATAATGAATTTGATATAACATATATGTTTACAGTAGATGATATTGCTTCTATTGTGGATGAACTTGATGTTAATGAGGCTATTAGAAATATCGCTATAACATGTGTATATTTCTTTGGTCATCCATTTCCATCTTCTATTAGTGATGTTGTATGGAATCTTTATATTTATAATATAGAGCACTCCGAATAATTATCTTAGAATCAACGACATTTAAAATCTCAGTATAATGAAATGAATCAAACTCATATTAAGTTTTCAGAGGAAAATAATGATTCATCATAAAGTATAATTTCAAAAACGCAAAAGAATCATGAAGTATTAAAATATCATTATTTGGGAAATGAATCATGTTGTTGAATATATCATTAGTTTATAATGAATCAATACTTAAATAATATCATTACCTATAATGAATCACTTTTCTACAATATATCATGTGTCAAGAATGAATCAATTTACGTCATAATATCATGTGATACGAATGAATCAACCAATGCATAATATCATGGCTAGAGAATGAATCACTAGTAACATCACTTCATCAACGAAGAATGAGTCAAGCTGAAACATCGCATCAATTCCAACTAACGAATCAAATATATGACAATATCATGATGCGTCAATGAATCAAGTTAGTAATAATATCATGAGTTTATAATGATTCAGAGGTACTAATTATATCAAGACATTTAAAAGAATCAGAACTGCGGATAATATCACCTGTCATGAATGAGTCATAAAGACAGATAATTTCATGTTACGCTAACGATTCAAACAAGTGAATAATTTCATCATAGATTAAATAATCATCAGTAATAATAATTTCAACGAGTATCAATGATTCAATCAGCTGTATATTATCAAACCTACAAAAAGAATCAAATGATAATACTATTTCAGAGCGTATCAAATGATTCAAACAATTTAATATTTCATTGTAGATAAAAGAATCAACCTATGTAATAATATCAGAATTTTATAATGATTCAACTAGCTGTATATTATCAAACGTGCAAAAAGAATCATGGGTTAAGTATTATGTCAATGGACATAAATGAATCAGATTATATCATAATATCAATATCTGGGAATAATTCAAGATTTTGAATATTTTCAACGCGCATTAAAGAATCAATCTATGTAATAATATCAGAAGGTTTTAATAAATCAGAATGTACATAACATATCATCGTATAAAAATGATTCAAGATTATAGATATTTCATCAAGCCTTAAAGCACCATATCAATAAAATAATTTAAAAAGGGGGTGTCTTATGTGGATACCATAGAATTTAAAATGAAAATGAGAGAAATCTTTCTTTCTATGAAGTATGCTCATAGGACATCTCTTAACCAAATTGCGTTGAGATGTCCTTTATGTGGCGATAGTAAGAAAGATCCAAAGAAAACAAGATTTTATGTAAAAATAGATATGGAAAATGATGTTCCGATAGTATTCCATTGTTTTAACTGTGATGAATCCGGAATAATAACACCATCTGTATTACGTTCAGTTGGTATATCTGATTTAAAATTAAATACAGATTTATTAAACTATAATAAATCTGCTAAGAAGAATATTGCTAAAACATTAGGTATTAAAAATAATTACCTAAATTATAAGGTACCAGATATAAAAGACTCTGATTTAAATAGAATTAAAAAAGAGTATATTGAAAATCGTTTAGGATTATTTTTTTCATATGATGAATTAAAACGATTTAAAATAGTTTTTAGTTTATTAGATTTTTTAAAGACCAATAAAATAAATGACTTAACTGTATATAAACAGAGAGCATTAACATTAGAAAATGATTATGTGGGATTTTTATCAGCTAATAATAGTCTTATTGTATATAGAGATATAACTGATAAGAATAAAATGAGATATGATAAATACCCTATAATTAAAGATGAGTTATCTAATGATAAATTTTATACTATACCTAATACTATAGATGTAATGACATCTGATAAATTAACCATCAATATAGCTGAAGGTACATTTGATATACTCGGTGTATATTATCATATTATGAATTGCAATGATGATAATAATATTTATATTGCAGTAATGGGCTCTGGATTTTTAGCACCATTACAGACTTTTATATCTAAAGGTATAATAGGCTCTAATATAACTATAAATATATTCTCAGATGCCGATAAAGATATTAGGTTCTATAATAAAGTGATAGAAAATGTTTATCCTTTCGTAGGAGAAATAAATATCTACTACAATGAGTTAGAAAAAGATTATGGGGTTCCAAAGGATAGAATTAAACTAAAACGATTTAAAATACCTAGGAACATAGAAAAATAGACTAGATGACTGCCGTGATTCAGTCATCTAGTCTATTAGCTATTAAGAAAGCGGGATTAAAAACAGATAGGGGTAAGCATGAAAGTTGTTTTTCATATGAGATAAGAAAAACAATAAATGAAAATCAATAATGATAATCTACATTGGGAGAGATTGCGTAAGATATCATTAATATTATGTTATTTTTTTTTATAAAAGATTTTGTTTTAACATTTATGTAAAAGGTGGTGATATCAATGGGAAGTTTTATATCGGATAAATCATTCATAAATGAAAATATTTTCAAATATGAAGAAAGATTAGAATCCCAATATTCAATATTCTTAGAGGAAACCCCTACATTCACTACATATTATCATATTAATACAGTGCAGTCTATTACTGATACTGGTTTACTGAATGTGGAAGAAATTATAGGTAATAAATCACCTATTAAATTTAATAAGATAAATGACTTTCCTATTTATGGTATATCAAATATACAGTTAGACCTTTCTGAAGAAGAAGAGGGTTTAACAACATCATATGAAGGTGAAGGTACAATCTTACCTAACACAGTTGAGCCTTTACCAAATGACTTTTTTACAATTAGTTATCTAAGTAAAACTTATATCTTTATGATTACTTCTATTAGTTACGATACTATTAAGAGTAATAATTTTTATAAAATTAGTTTTACATTAAAAACTATGTCTGATAAAGATTTAGGTTACTTAGAAAAACAAAGTTCTGAAATTTATAATTGTATTTTTAAAAATATTGGTACTGAAGATAATTGTCTTATTGAAAAAGATGTTTATGATCAGGTACTGAGTTTAAAAACAGTGTGTAATAATCTTATTGATAGATATATTACACTGTTTTATAGTGCTAAATTTAATAGTTTCTTATTCGATAATGGTGGTTCATATATTTATGATAAGTATGCCACCCATTTTATAAATTCAAATAGTCTTTTCTCAAATGAAAATGGATACAATACAATCATTCTTAGCAATGAAGATGATTCTATGGGATTCATTGGTGAATATGAAGATTGTATTTATAGAATAATCGAAACTAGAAATGTGGAAGAATTGGATTATACACGATATTTAACAAATAGAATAGTAAATGTAAATTCTATTTTTAGATACTATAGTCTGAATAATGTACAATCTGTTATGTTTACTGATACTGGTTTATCCGAATATTTAGATGATAAATTAATTGATGATACTAGATCTAATATAAAGGCTATAGGTGATATGAGCATCAGAGATAAATTATTTATAGGTTATTTCAATAATAGTATTGAGAATGTATATGGACTTGATGTAGATGCTATTAAATCTATTAAAATAAGATATGATCTTAATTCATTCAGATATATACCTATATTAATTTTTATCCTTAAATACTATATAATGAGATTTATTCGAGTATAATAAATATCTATAAAAAAATCATAATAAAACATTATTGTAATATATTTTTATAAGGAGGTTTTTACTCATGCTTAATTATATTAAAGAACAGATCAATGAAAAAGAATATATGACATTGACAGAAGCAGTTGCTGAAAAAGTTGCTTCTGGTGATGATAGTGTAAGAGATATGTTTTTAGATGATCCTGATGCGTTAGTAATTGGTTCTGAAGAAGATCCTGAAGTTGCTAAAATGGTAGATTCTTTACCCGATGAACTGCCTGAAACAGCTGAAGTTACAGACAGTGATGTAGAAGAAATCAAAGAATACTTTAATATCACAGAAGCTGATTTAGAAGATGAATTCGATTCTGAAGATATGTATGAAAATGATGATGAAGATATTTATGCATCTGACGTACAGAAATTCGCTACAGAAGGTTTCGAAGATATCGAAGAAGCTCTGAATGATATTGAAAGTATCTTAGAAGGCGAACAGGCTGAAAAATATAAACAGAAAAAAAGAAATGAACAGAAAAGAAATGAAATTAATGCTATGAAAGATGCTCATAAAACTGGTATGTCATATATAAGAAGACATGAAAGTGGTCACGGTGATAGAAAAGCTGATGATATTGTAGACAAGGAGATAAAGCGTCGAAACAAAGATGACTATTATTATTGGGATTCTAAAGGTGTTCGTGATAGAAACACGGCACTAAACGCTGCAGCTCGTCATGAACGTCGTCATGGATCTAAGACAGAAGGTATCGAATATTTAGATGAATTATTCGAAGATTACGAAATCGATAACATCATCGATGAAGCTGCTGAAATGTCTGCAGAAGATAACTATGAAAACGAAGGTGCAGATATTTATGATTCTTGCCCTCGTAAAGTGGCTACAGAAGAAGTAGAAGAACTGGAAGATATTGAAGAAGCATTTGATGATATCGAAGAAATCTTAGAAGGTAAAATTACTAACAAAGTTAAAAAAGTTGGTAAAGATATCAAAAAGAAACTGCCTTTTGGTAAAAAAGAAGGTTCTGAAGAAGTAGATGATGAAGAAGAAATTGAAGAATCTGTAGAAGAATTTGATTTCGATGATTTCGTTATCTAATATACTTTAAAGAAAGTGAGGATAATTAACATGGATGAAAGAAAAAAAATTAAAATTCTCTCCAGTGGTCCTATTGAATGCTGTGGTTATATTTGGGGCCCTGTACTTACTCCTTACATGGAATTAACATCAAAAATTTTCAAAATGATTAGTTCTGGTGTTCATGTTGTTGAAGTTCTGGAAGATGGTACAGAAGTAAAATTAACTGTAGAGAATCTTAAAAAAGATAATGCCGTAACACCTGAACCTACAGAAGAGCCTGAGGTTATTGAAGAAAAACCTACAATGGAAGATTCTGTAGTAGAAGAAGTTGTTGAAGGTCCTAGCATTGAACCTGAAGAATCTGTTGAAGAAGCAACTGATGTTAAACTGGAAGCTATCGAACCTGAGGTTACTGAAGAAGAATCTACAGAAGAAGTAGTTGAAGAAGTTAAACCCGTTGTAACAGATGAAGTAAACAATAGAAATAATAACAGAAATAAACATAGAAGATAAAAAAAGAGAGATATACGATTAAGTATATCTCTCTCTTTCTTTCTTTGTCTGATAATTAAAACATTTAGAATCATTGAAATTTTGCAATTATGTGATTCATTACTATATGGTGATATTTTTGTTTGTCTTGATTCATTAACCGCCTTTGAAATTATTCTTTGACAGGATTAAACATTAACGCTCGATGAAATATTTAAAAGCGTTGATTCATTACTCTATTCTGAAATTATTAGCTGTATTGATTCATTGTCTACCTATGACATTATTTTAGCAATTGATTCGTTGCGGTTCACTGAACTAATGAATGGTTTTGACTCATTTGTGACTCATGAAATAATTATGTATTATGGTTCATTTTTGCAATTTGAAATTATGAATGGCGTTGATTCATTTAATTTTTATGAAATTATGATAATTAGTGATTCAGTCATACCATTTGAGATATTGAAGCATTTGATTCAATTGAGCAACATGATAGTTTTTTTTTAGATGATTCTTTTAATCGCATTGATATTGTAGTGTGTGATGAATCGTTTTAGAATAATGAAATTATCTGTCTTCATGACCCATTAATTCGCTTTGATATTTTGGCATACGATGATTCATTCAAAGTTCCTGAAATAATGGAACGAATTGATTCATTATCCGAAAATGATATAATTATGTCTGGTGATTTCACATTCAATATCCGTGAAATTAAATTCCTCTGTGATTCGTTTTTTAGCTTTGAAATTATAGACTTCTGTGACTAATTTGTTTTAATTACAGACTTTGTTTTTGGTTATGCGTTTAGATTTTACATTAGTGAAGGGTGAAATATTCTATTACTCTGATTCATTTGTTCCCATTGATATCATGATATCCCATGATTTGATTGTCTATTATTCGTATATGATATTGTGGCATACGATGATTCTTTTGATCAATATGACATTTTATCTCCATGTGAATTAATTGTATCATATGATACATTTCCATGTCGTGAAATAGTAGTTACTCCTGATTCACTAAGTGTCACTGAGATAATTATGTACGATGGTTCATTTCTATTCGATGAGAATGTACAGCTATATGATTCATTTTGGCATTGTGAAATAGTTCGAAACCGTGATTCGATTTTAATCATTTTCGCCTTGTGAAATCGTACAACTCGTTGATTAAACTTTATTCATTCTTCTATAATGATGATTGTGCTGCTGCGTGATTCACTTATCACCCCTGAAATAATCGCCTATGATGGTTTATTACTTGTCATCGAAAATATACTTTCTACCGATTCATTCGCACTCTATGAAATATTCAGGTGCCATGATTCATTTTTCGATAATGAAATAATAGCTTCTATTGATTAAATATTAATTATTTTATTTATTATCTCCAAACACCAACAGTTTCACCATCGAGTACAACATCATCTACACACTCATATTCTTTTCTCATCATGTATTATCTAAGTTGCATAAACCTTTTTTAAATATAGAGATGTATGACTTCTTTATGGTTCATACATCTTATCCTCCTTTCTTAGAGATTATTTTGTTTCTCCTCATACTGAAGTCATCTTTTTCTAATCTCTACACAGTTATAATATATAAATTAAATAGGTTAAAAAACGGATTAAAATAGAAGATATACTATATTAGTATATCTTCTATTAATATTAAAATTTAGTAAATTCATATAAGGTTTGAATACCTTCATTTGTAGTAGTTCTCATATTATTAGCATTAATATCCAAAATATTTGCTTTAGACATCATTCTATCATAAGCTTCTTTATTAGCTTCTTGAGTAAATAAACCTTTAATAGAAACCTGGTCACCATCATAGTCGCCACCGAGGCCTTTAAGATATACATTACTCATTGTTACTGTATCAGTAAAGCTAATAGCTACTTCATCTGGATTCTTATCTAAATCTATTACTGGATAATGTTCATATACTCTACCATTAATATATACCGGCATAGTATCTACAGTACTTAATACTGTAATCTGAGAAGGAAAACTACCAAAGTAGTCCAGAATAGGATATCTAGTCACATAGACCATTTTATCAGCACAAACTTCTTCAGCTGCCTGATAAAATAAGTCACACCATGTAGCCGGTCTATCTATAATATTACTTTGTGAATCTGGATCAGTTTTTGAATAAACTTTACCAGTAAATGCAAAGTATAATTTTTTATTAGTTTTATTATTCTTAACAGGTAATTCTATTGGAATAAATCTATTAGAGAAAGAATGTACAAAGTTATTCAATTCCTGTTTAATTTTATCTTCACTGAAATAATATTCTGGGTCATCCAATTCAACGAATTCCAAACTACCATCAGTTTTTCTAACAGGATATTTATTACCAGTCTGCTCAAATTCTCTTCTAAAGAAATTTTTAACCCATGCTACAATGAATGGAGTAAACAAACTACAACATTGTGCAAGTGGAACACCGGTATGGTAAAAATCTACCCTCATATCTTCAGGTCTTTCAGCATGGAAAGTAGGTGCAGAAATTACCGATCTACTACCATAGTCTTCTGATCTACCTAACAGATTTTTTCTAATTAAACCTTCTTTTCGTTCGATTTTTCCTTTTATAAAATCATAAATATCAACTAATTGCTCTTGAATACTGGCCTTAGTTGTTTCTAAAACAAAATCAAATGTATTAGTATTTTTAGTAATACTACACAATCTAATTAATTTTGTATATTTTTCATTTAATTCATCTCTACTGGGAGCTTTACCTTTAGATGTATTCTGGAAGTTTACATCTCTATAGAAAGCTGGTATAACCACCCAATACTTTGTAAATATTACATTCTTTTTATATGCTTTAAGAACATCGATTCGTTCTCCTCGCATCATACTATTATTTTTTTCAAAATTAAGTTTTTCCCAATTATCATAAAGAAATTGTATTCCCGTTTGACCTTTTTCTTCATCAACTACGAGTTGACCATTGGTTATTACAAATTTCTTAGTTCCGTTTACAAGATGACTAAAATTTTTATTCATTCGTTTTAATAATTTATAAATAAATGGATTAAGATAATAGTCATTAAGACTTATATATGCAAAAGTTCTTTTTCGTTCTTTTACAGAAACACCAAAAATCTCTGTAGAGATTAATCCTCCTGGTGTAGGTACTGAACCTCTAATAAATAACATTGGGTCTGTTACTTCTTTAAGGTCATTTACCTTGATGAACTCTTCTACATCATATAAATCAATAATCATAAATATCACCCTCTTCGTCTAACTCATCTATAAGTGACATACTGACAATCAATGAATCATTATTAGTTGTTGTTTCTATTTCGCACCAACTATATTTTTCAATATTGAATTTTTCAATTGAATCTAATATATCGCTTATATATTTGTTGTCACGGGTAATTATCGAGATATTTAATGATTCTGCATTAGGATCAATACAGAATATCTCATCTATTTTCCGTAAATCTATTTTTTTAATTATCTTATAAAATAATTTAAATTTTTCATAATGGTATTCTATAATATCTTCGAATATAGAATAATCGGCTAACTCAGATGAAGTTAGCCGATTAAATAATACAATCATATCATTAGCCATAGTTTGAACCTCGCCCTTTCTTATTTATATTTACATCGACAAGTGGGCTAATTCAATCTCTTTATTAATTTCTTGGGAAGTTATAAATCTAAATTATCAAGATTAAATTGGTGTTGCTTTTGTTCTTCCAACAAACGTTTCTCCCTAACTTCTTTCATTAATAAAGCTTCTTTATATGATAAATTATATTTTAAATCATCCATTGTTATCTGACCTTTATATAGATTCAGCATTTGATCCATGAAACTATAAAAGGATTTTATTCGCTCATCGCTTCTAACGCTTGTCGATATTTGTGGAAAAGCAAGCTTTCGATATCGAATGTATAAGTTTCTGTGAAGTGACCACATTTAGGACATCTAATATTCATGAAACCAAATTCAATATCCATATCTTCAAGCATATCTTCAGTAAATTTAGTGATAACTCTAATATCAATATCACTCAGATTATAAATAACCTCAATGATTTCCATTGTAGTATCAATTTCAAAGTATGTTCCAGGTTCATCATCATCAGGAATATACATAGTTCTTACCAGTGTAGACATAATTGCGGCTGCACCATATTTATCATCTTTAAGATTTGTCAGATCTTTAATAGATTTATTAACTAAATCATATGCAGACTGTACATAAATCTCAACAATAATTTCAGATGCAGGAAGTTTGATCTTCTTAACTGTATTAACCAGTGCCTGTTCATGAACTTCTTTAGCATCTGCTTCATTGATAGAAGCATCTGCTGCTACCATAATAGCATCTTTAAGTTTGTCAGACATATTTTCTACACGAATAAGAGATTTTGTAGAATAAGAATGTTTAAATTCTGTTTTACAATGTTCACATTTCAGAGGAATTGTATCATCATCAGGATATGTAGAACACAGAATACCATAGATTAATGTATTATAATCAGCGGATGCTGTACTGTGCATGAATGTGTTAAAATCCATTTCACCAATACTAGCACTCTGGATTTTGCTATGAAGCAAGCTCCATTTCATCTGTGCACTTCTTACTCTGTCTTCATCGTTATTAGCCAAGTTTGCTAATTCATAAGCAGAGCAACCCATCATATTAGCTGTATAACCAGATACAGGCAATACAACAGGAGTTACAATACCTTTATCAATATGGCGTTTAATAATATTTCTAAGTTCTGATTTCTTTTTAACTTTCTTTGTTTTAATTGTATTCAGTTCAACTGTCTCAATTTCTTCCAATTTAATCTTCTTTACAGTTTCAAGTTTTTCTCTTTCTTCATCTGTAAAGTTAATTGTCTGACCAAAACCAGTTTTATCAATAAGAATTACTGCTTCATCATATTTAGCATCAAATTCTTTTTTTCTTTCATCATCATTTTCTGTTCTTACGATAATGTCATCTTCTTCAGCCTGTGTGATTTCATTTTCTTCAACGATTTCATCATGCTGTTCTTTAAGAATGTCAATCTCTTCATCCATCTGTGCAAGATAATCATCAATAGAAGATCTACTTTCAGGTGTAATATAACCAGTATTCTGAGGAACAGCCTCATCCAGATTATTAGTTAATTCATCCTGTGAAATAACTAAGCCGGGGCCTGTATATCTAGATGGAGTATCATTAGGCTCAACTGGAGGAACCCATTCTTCAGGTGTATAAATCAGTTCAGTTTCAGGAACTGTAGATGTTGGTTCATAGTAATGCTCTACTGTATTTTTGTTGATTGGTGTATTTTGATGCAGCCAATCAGATCCAATTGGAGCTGTATCTGCATCAGATACATCGGAAGATGTAGCTGGAGTAGGCATAACGGGAGCCTGTTTTTGTGCTTCCATTAGGCGTCTAACTTCATCAAAATTAATATTATTATTATTGCTCATTATTATTTACCCCCTAGGAATTTTTAACCAGATTAATCAATGAATAATCTGCTGTAACCTTATCTTTATCTTTTTTAAACCCTATAGTTATATCAGTATTAGATGATCCTGTTCTTAAAGGAATATTCAATACTAATAATGGTTGTTCTTCATATTCGATAACAGCCATAAACATATTAGCTATATCGATATAATTTGTTAATGGTGAACACTGTGCACGGATTTCAGTTAAAATATCACTAGTATCCAGTTCAGTGTCAAATTTATATAAATATTTATTTATATCTATACCAACGTGTGGCATTCCAGGCAATTGCCCAGGTCTTAAAAAAAGAATATTAATTATCATCTGTGCGATAGTTTCATCCAGTGATAACATTTTTTGGTTTTTAAAATTATCTAAACCAAAATTTAGTTCTCGCTTAACATTTACTGCCAATCACTATCACCTACTTTAGTTATTATTTTTAAATATATGTGTTTTCAGTAATATTAAATTTCCATATAAATTCTTTATGTAAACATTATCTTAATAATGAATAATATGAAAGGGTGATACACACATGGTTAAAAACGAAGTTGCTGCGTATTTAATTATGGAAAATACCACAGATCCAGTTAAACCTAAAAATATTCAGGTATTTGATAAGAATAACCTGTTTTATCTTAGATTTGATACAGTATTGCAGACATTCAATACTAAAAATAGAAACGGTAGAATTTATGCTGGTAATGCTATGATTCCCTCATTACAGGCAGAACACTTACAAGAATTAATGAGAAAAAAATCTTGGTTCGGCGAAGCTGGTCATCCCTCTACAGACGACATTAAACGTATCTTAACTATTGACCCTAAACTTATGTCCCATAAGATGGTTAATATTGATGTTAATAGTAATATGTGTAGAGGTACTATTGAAACATTAGATGATGATGCGTATGGTCGTATGATGACAAAAGCAATTCTTCAGGGTATGGAACCAGCATTCTCATTAAGAGCATTAGCATCTTTAGTTAAAAAACCTAATGGTGATCAGGTTGTTCAGTCTAAAGCTCATGTTGTTACTTATGACTGGGTAATTCTTCCTAGCCATAAAGAAGCTTATAGAGATGAAAGTAAACCTATTCAGAAAATTGTAACACAGATTGGTGTTGATGGTAATACAGTTAAAGAATCGATGTTACCAGTACATGAATCTATGATTAAAGAATTAGTTTCTTACGAATCCAAAAATGTTAAACTGATTTCTAATGTCTGTGAAGTAGCATTAGAATCTATGCAGTTATCTGAGGATCTTAGAAATGTGGTTCTTAAAGAAGGTAATCGAACATATATCGTTCCTCTGGAAGAAAAAATTAAACATGATATCCATCACTATATGAGAGGTTTATAATAACAAAAAAAGACAGTAGAGAATTTTCTCTACTGTCTTGATTTATTTGTTACAACAAATATTCATGAAGCAACTTGATAGTTTCCCGATCTTTATCTCTATTCATAGACTTATAAAGTTCAAGAAGCTCGGACGCTTTCTCAACGTTGATACCGTAAACCCTATTAGTATTTCTACTTTCAGTTTCGTAGAATTCGATAAGTCCTGTTGAGACCAAATTGTACTTTTTACCACCTAATGGTGTTGTTTCTGGCTTGATACCGAGATGTTCTAAATGTTCAGACACTTCTTTTGTACCACAGATATCCAGATCTCGACAGCTGTCAACGATACCATATAAAACCATAGCAGCTTTATAGGATACCCACCAACAGTTTTTTGGAAGCACACCATTTAAATCATCACATAAGTTAATGATATCTCTTTTTGTATACATAAATATCCCTCCTGTAAAATTATATTATGTTTTTATATATCACTATAATAATATATAAATATACTAAATTAAAATACGAAAAAAAAGAAGTGTATAGAAGCTGGCCTATACACTTCTTAAATTTATTTTCTAATCTTTTTATAAATTTCCATGCTGATAGTAGGACTAAGATTATTATTGGAGAAACTTTCAAATACTGTTACTGTAATTATCGGTCTACCATTAATAATATACATACCAATAGTCATATCATCATTTTCCCATTTAATATTATTATTAAGTAAATCTGCATGCTCTCTAGATAATACTAAGCAACATTTATTAATGATATCCATTTCTTTGCCGGAAACTTTTTTATAATTTTCTTTAGTAGTCTTAATAGAATGGTTTATCTTATTTATAAGATATTCTCTTTCAAAATTCAAAATTTATCACCCTTTACAAGTCTTACTCTAGTACGTTTTTGACGCTTGGTCACCTTTCCTCTAGGAGATCTATTTTCCCAAGCTTCTTTAAATTTTTGATCGTTATCACATCTTTTTTTAATATGATCTTTTATACTAATATAATTAGTCATCTTCATACATATCATCCTCATTATACTCATCAAATCTTCTAGTATTTAAAGACTGTTTATATTTATTATGAGATTCTGTATGTTTTTCTTTACTATCCATAAGAAGTTTGCTACATGTTTTTACAGCTTCCTCAATAGTTTTAGAAGACTCAAGATCCTTAACTAATTCCATCTTTACAGAAAGAATCAATTCTTTAAGATTCGCCATAGACATGTTTTCACTATATTTAGTAAACATATCAATCACATTTAATGTATTTTCAGGATCATCGGAAAGTCTAAACTCTTTAAGAATTTCGCTCACATTATGATTTTCAAAATACATTTTACGAACTTTCTCAGATGGATTACCAATTTCAAAAGTTCGATCGAATCTACCGGATCTATTCATAAATGCAGGGTCAATTTTATCAGGATAGTTTGTAGAGCCGATAAAATAGATACCGGATTTACTATCTACACCATCAAGGATATTAAGAAATTCAGATCTGTTATAAGATGTGATTAAAGAATCAATATCTTCAATAACAATAATAGCTTCTTTGCCATCCAGTTTATCTACTAAAGAAGATAAAATTTCTGTAACATTTCTTGTTCCAGGACTGATAATAATTTTAATAATCTTTTTAGGAAGAACACGAATGATTTCTCTAATCATTGCAGACTTACCATTACCAGGATCACCATAGATGATAATACCTCTTTTATAAGGAATATCAATTGTTTTATACATCTTCTTAGTTTCTTTAGTAAAGAACAATTCGATATCACTCATTACAGTATAAATCTGAGATTCTTTATCGAAAATAAGATTCTCATTTTTAACTTTCTTTTTAATTACATCTACAGGGGGACCTTCAGATCTTCTTTTAACAGATGGAATAATCTCAAAATACTGATTCTTTTCTGTTGGTTTAAACTCAACTGATGAAAACATATTAACCGCATCCTCAAACTGAATATAATTCTTTGCCTTAGTGATAAACTTTTTAAAATTATCCTGAGATACAATAAACATACAATGATATGAACCATAGGACGTTCCAGTATAAACTACAATAGAATTAATTTTTTCAGAAATAGCTACTTTCTGGAAATAATCCATATCAGTTGGAATATCAGTCTCACTATACTGATCAGGCTTAGGAAAATATCCAGGATAATCATCCATACTACCAATATTTTTAAATTTGAATTCTTTCAGAATATTTGCTAATACTTCTTTAGAATAAATATAGATATTGATCTTTGCAGAATTTTCTTCATACACACCAATATCATAATCCATACATAGACGTTCGTCTACTAATTCAAACATCCCATTTATGATTGCGGGAGATGCGACATTTAACATAAAAATCCTTCCTTTCATAATCAATTAATGATTTAACATTATGTCAAACCAATAATATATATTTATTTTTATGATTAGATTGCTATAAAAACATTATAGTAAATCTAAGAGAGGTGATTTATAAATGAATATATCACAGTTATTAACATCCATTAAAATGGATCTTGGTATATATGCATTAAGACTTCCATTTGATAATTCAGATACACAATTAATGGAAGTTATTAAATTAAAAACATTAAAAACATTCAGTGCGTTCTATCCACAGGTTACTACTATTTCAGTAGACTTAGCAACTGATTTAGAGGCAATAAAAGAAGAATACACTGAATCATGTTATGTATTACCGGATTGGTTTGGTGGTAGAGAAATCATGTGGATCAATAATATTACTCCAAAAAGTAAATTATTGGGTAATGGTTATATTGCTCCAGTATTTGATGGTAGTGCAGAAACTTATAATATGATGATGATGACACAGGCAAATGCTAACTTAGCGTCTGTTGCTGCACCTCCAATCACATTTAAATTTGAAGCACCTAATAAATTATATTTATATAATATGGCAACAGCATATGGTAAAATAGATTTAGAAATAGCTGTGGCACATGCTGATAATTTATCTACTATCCCAAATACAGCTTGGGAAACATTTTATGAATTGGCATTATTGGATATTAAACGATTCTTGTATAATGCTATGAAACACTATACAGATATTCAGACAGCATACGGCACAATTCAACTTAAAATAGATGATTGGCAATCCGCTGAATCTGAAAGAAAAGAACTTATTGAAAGACTTAGAGATATTTATCATCTTGAAGTCACACCACTGTTTATTATTTAAGGGGGTATATTATTTATGGGAGATTTACAACATTTATATTCAGAACTTATTCTTGTGCATCATAATTTAAGAATGTTGCATTGGAATGTGTATGGTGAAGGATTCGATAAAGCTCATGAAAAATTCGATGATTATACCAAAAAAATTAATGAATTTATTGATGAAATTGCTGAAATAATGAAAATTGAATCAATTGAACCATTAGATTTATTATCTGCATTAAAATTATTAGATGATGATGAACACACTGATATAGTATATATCAAAACAGGTGCTAGCTTTACATCATCAGCAGCATTTATTATATTGGGCGATATGTTTATGAGTTTATTGAATACATATAGATCTATATCTAATATGACATCCGATATTCAAGGAAAACTTGATGAGCATATGTATTATTTAAGATTAGAATTAAGATATAAAAATAATATGAGAACTGGCGGTCCAGATAAATTATAATATAGAGAGAATGACAATTGTCATTCTCTCTATTTTTTTTTTAAACTATTTCAACATCATCTTTATTAGCTACCAATACTACTAATTTTGCTAATTTAGTACCAGTTGGAACTGTTCTATCACCTGCAGTATTTGTAACTGTGACCGTAATAACTTTTTTAGTAGATGCATCAACAATGTCATTATTTGTACATACTAAACTAGGGGCTTCATCAGATGCTTTAATAAGACCAATAATACCTTGATCAAATTGTGGTATAACCCCAGTTGAAATTGTTGCTGTTTCTCCTTTATTCATATAAGTCGATTCTGCAGCATATAAATTAAGTGCGGCACACTCTTCTGTAGTATAGTCTGGTTTTCGCCCACCTCTTAGTTTAAATTTAATACTCATTATTATTCACTACCTTTATCAATATATTTTGATATATTTTTATAAAAATCGATAATACCTTTTGCCATAATATCACAAGAATTATTAAATGGATTATCTGCATGTCCTTTAACATGATATATATTAACATCATGAAATTCTATTAATTTAATAAATCTTTTCCATAAATCTTGATTTGCAACAGGTTCTTTATTGGAATTTAACCAACCATTTCTATTCCAATTAATATACCATTTTTGTTTAAAGCAATTTGCTACATATGCTGAATCTGTATACAAATCTATTTTCTGTTTACCAAAGAAATAAGAAAGTGCAGAAATAACTGCACTTAACTCCATTCTCTGATTAGTTGTATTGGGTTCATATCCATTTAATGTTATGATATGATCTTTATCTCTAATTATTAATACAGACCATCCACCATCACCACCAGGATTAGATGTACAAGAACCATCTGTAAAAATAATTATTCTATCAGATACTTTTAATTTTCCGCTCATATAAATCTCTCCATTAAATATTAATCATATTACTAAAATAATCTCTTTTACTATTACCTTCAATAATATCTGCACCAAGACTTTCAAGTACAGAATAATACTTACGAAGTATATTAAATGTAATAGTTTCATAATCAATAAATGGAACTATCCATTCTGGAAGTTGTTCCATACCTTTAGGAATAGCTAAAATCTCTAATCCTTTACTAGCAATATCTTTATTAGGATTATCTAAAATATTAGCTTTAACTCTTTCATATATTTCAGGACTTAATCTTTTTAATCTTTCAAATTCACTTTCTGTCGTTAAAGTCAATTTGATTATATCTACTTTTGCAGGAAGATTAATTACAGCGTCTGGATAAATATAATTCCATGCAATAATACCTCTTACACCCTGCATTCTAAGAGGAAATGTATATGCTTCCAATTCTTTTACTGATGTAGGTGTAACATATGTTTTCTCTCTACTACTTAAAGAATTAACAATATCATCTTCAAACTGCTCTAATTCATACAATACATCAGAAATATCAATATCTTTTGATAATAACAATTTATCTCTTGATATATTTGTAAATCTTTTTTCAGTATCTTCTGTAACAGTGGACTTTTTGAAATCGTGGCCTTTTACTTCCATCTTTTCAGGATAAATTTCAGAACCTTCTCTAAGTCTAATTGATGCCATATATCTTTTCTTTTTAGAGGTTGCAATGAATCTAGGGAAATAGAATTCATTTTTCATATTAATATAACTTCTATAATCTTTTGGAATATTTGCATCTTTCGTATACTTATTTAATACTGTTTTAATCATGTAAGTAATACAATATGCAGCTGTATTAACACAGATAAATCTTAATCTATCTTCCTCTTCTTGAGAATCAATAGAAATATCACAGTGAGTTATAACCTCGTCAAATAAGAATTCAACCCATTTACCAACATTAACAATATTTGAGTCAGTATCAATTGCTATAGTTGTCTGTCGTTTATCATTTTTCAATCTCTGAATTCTTTCAAATGGGCTATGATTATATAATACAAAGTCTTTATAATAATCCCATAATTCAGCTAAATACTCTTCAGATTCTTTAGGTACATTATTCGGATCTTTAAAGTCTTTTGTATGAATAAATATATTAGATAAAATATCTTTTATTTTAGGAAGAGAAGAAAATTCATAAATATTATTTTTATAATAAATTTTATTCAATTCTTCCTGAGATAAAGACCAAAGATAATTATAAATTACATCTGTATAAGAATCATTATAATCATAAAACATTTTCATTAATCTAACAAATACATCATCTATAGATTTATTTTCTAAGAATTCTGTATCATGATGATACTTTTCATCTATGATATTATTTATAAATGTCATACATTCTGAAATAGAATTAAATTTGACATTATTTGTCATAAATGCTTCAAATGCTTGTTGAGTTGTACTAATTAATGACTGACCAGAACTTGTTACGGATGGAGCGGTATATTTATTATATAAGAATGATGCAACCATACCAAGACAGCCATATATAGAGTTTGTATTTACTTTTTCTGAATTCTGTTTTCTATCTAATGTTTTATATTCATAAGATCTAGGATCATGAAATTTTAATTGTCCTTTAAATGCTTTTCGTGATGTTAAAAATTTCATAATCATTTGAGCTAATGGATTATTAACTTCATGCTGATTTTTGAAAAATACACCAAACCCTGCACAAATAGGTTTGGTGGCTTTAATCCATTCAATAACATCTAATAGTGTAGATTTCATTTGTACCCCAATGTAGTCATTATCTATAACACATTTTGGATTATATAAATTTTCCTCGATAATTTTATCGAGGAATTCATTTATTTCTTTCTTACTAACATCTGGATAAGATGCTTTTAATATTTTTGCATTTTCTTTCTTCCATTGTTTTATGAATGTATATTTAGAATACTTCATTTAAACACCTCATCTTACTGATTTATATAAAATAATATCTTTTTCATAATCTCTAAATGTTTCCATTATCATAGCATAAATACGATTCCAATTACCTTTATTTATTAAATTGCAACCAAAACCGTATGGTAATGCTATGGTCTTATTTGTTGTTTTTACATAATTAAATAATTCTTGTATTTTATTGTAGTCGATTGTATTATCATTAATAACCAGACCGGCCACAATATTTTCTAATACAATATCTCCAGTAGTTGTCATATCGATAATCTCTGTATCAATATTATTATGACAAATACCTCTATATTTAATATAGAATTTAGGATAGTTCACTTTTAACCATGATAAATCCATCGGTAAATTACCATTTTTATCAACTGGTACACAAACTATATCCTCTTTATTTTTAATTAATGGTTTGAATGATATTCGTATCATTTAAATCATCTCCTTATACTTTTAATCTTATAAATAATATATATTTATATGTTTTTTTGTTTATTATATTTTAGTTATACGAACAAATATATAAAAATCTGTAAATTAAAAATACTTTATATAAAGGAGTTGACTAACATGTTATTCGATTACGAAGGTAAAGGTATCAGAGAAGAAGAAAACTCTGTTGAAACTAATCGTCTGATTATGGAAGGCGCTATGCTGGACACAATGGACAGTGATGATATTGCTATGTTCCTGGAAAACATGGATGAAGTAAATGCTGCTATCGGTGAAGAAGTTGTTACAGAAAAAACAATTGTTAGACTGGACAAACATGCTAAACTGTCTAAAGCTCGTAAAGCTGCAGTATTTGCAATCGCTAAAGAAAAAAAAGATAAACTGTTCAATAAACTGGTATGGTGCTGGAAACTGGAAAGATTTATCGAAGCTAAACTGGATAAAAAATATGGTAATGAAGCTATGCGTAGAGCTAAAAAAGCTATGGCTAATTCCAAAAAATCCAAATCTAATGTAATCAAACAGGTTGCTGATAAAGCACAGAAAATGTTTGACAATAAATAAGTTTGTGCTTATGGGTATTACCCGATTTTTCATATTTGAGAGTATATACATTTAGTATATACTCTCATTTTTAACTGAGTTTTTGTTTATATATTATATTTATGAACTTTAAAAGATGTTACCACATCTTATTAAGAAAGGTGGTATTAATATGAAATTTTTACCAGATAATATAAATAAAGATGATATAATGTTATTAGATGTAAAGTATGTTAGAGGTAATAAATCTAATGATTATACTGATACATTATATATCGTATATAAAGAAATATCTACAGGTACTAAAAAACTATACACGATAAATAAACCTGAAATAGATATTTATTTTACTAAAGAAGAATTTAGAGATTATGATTATAATAAAACATTCATGGAATTAGAAAAAACAGAAAAAATCAGATGTAGATATACGTCAATTCCATGGACTATTGCTAAAACTGCTGGTGGAGAATATGAGCAAGCATTAAAGCAAATGATGGAAAAAGGTGATTTTAGATCTAAAGACAAAATGAATCTTTATCCATATGTATTCGGATCTGATTTACCAATTGATGCATTCTATAGAGTTAACTGGTTGTTAAATTATGATAATGATGCTGAAAAACATCCTACAAAACAGTTCCTAGATATCGAGGTAGATACAATAAGTATTCCTGGATTTCCAAAGCCTGGTGAATGCCCTATTAATGCAGTATCATTGGTAGATGAACCCACTAAGACCGTATATACATTTTTATTAGAAAATGAGGCTAATCCTCAAATACAAGAATTCAAAGAAAATATCAATGATATCATACAAGAAGCTCATGAAATGTTTGATGAGTCTTATGGTATATTTGATTATAAAATATTCATGTATCGTGAAGAAGATGAATTAGAAATGATCATTGATATATTTAAGTTAATAAACACATTAAAAACGGATTTCCTTCTTGTATGGAATGCTGGATTCGACTTACCATACTTTGTTGCACGTATTGAAAAGTTGGGTGGAGATCCAACTGAGATAATTTGTCATAAAGATTTTAAAAATAAAGTATGTTACTATAAAAAAGATGAAAAGAATTTTAAAGTAGCTAATAAGAGTGACGCATTTATTTGTACATCATATACAAAATATGTAGACCAAATGATCTTATATGCAGCAACTAGAAAAGGACAAAAAGAACTTAGAAGTAATTCTTTAAACTATACTGGCAGAGATGAGCTTGGTGATGAAAAAATTGACTATACAGAAGATGCCAATATTAAAACTTTACCGTATGTAAACTATAAACTCTTCTATTTATATAACGTAAAGGATACTCTTCTGCAGTACGGTATTGAGAAAAAAGTAAATGATATAGATAACTTATATCTTAGAACATATTCCAACTGTACAGGGTATGATCAAATCTTTAAACAAACAGTAATGTTAAAATCTAGAGCATATTATGAATTCTTATTACAAGGACTTATTTTAGGTAATAACATTAATGTACATATACAACATGGTGATTCTACATTTAGTGGTGCATTGGTAGGTGACCCTAGATTAAATGACTTTTGTGGCGTAATGTTATTTGGTAAACGAAGTATGTTTATCTTTAACGATGCTATCGATTTTGACTTTTCTAGTATGTATCCTCATATCATCATATCTTTCAATATTGAACGTAATACTCTCGTTGGTAAACTCATCATACTTGATGATGAATTTAATGTTGATAGATACATTCATGGATTCGATGGTATCGATGTGGATACAAATAAATGGAATTCTTCTGACGACGATGACGACGATGAAGAAAAAGAAGCTGATTTAAAATATGATGGTGGTGCAGATTTTATGGATAACTATCTAACAGGAGATATTTTATCTATGGGTACTAAATGGTTTAAGCTTCCTACAATAAGTGAAATAGATTCTAAATTTAAAGAAGAAATGAATATTAGACCGTATAAGAGATTTTCTTTAAAACGTATTGCTAATAAGATTATTGATAATTTTAGTATTAAATTAGGTGATTAATATGATCAAGATAGAATTAACTAAAAAATTTAAAAAGAAATTATATGATATAAATCAGGATATGAAAACATTATTTTTTAAATATAATATTTATCCTGATAATATTATTATATCTAATAATTTGGATATGCCTTCTTTTCATGGTGCTAAATTAATTGATAGAATTGATTTTCCAGATGAATTTGATAGCATTGTATTATCGTTACACTCTAGACAGATATATGATGTTTATAGCGATCATAAATCTGAATTAGATTATATATTTTTGGTTAATGGATTTATTTATTTAGGTAATGATGAAACTAAATATGAGATAGGTTCTTATTATAGTGAAGATGGGACGAATTCATTAAAATTTGTAGGACTTAAACAACACACTACAGAAATAATAAATGAATTTAATCCGACTATATCGCTCGATAGTGAAAAAATAGAGAAATTATATAAAGGGAGCCTTATTAAAATAGCACCAGAAAATAAAAAATATAAAACTAGATTAAGTAAAGGGGTAGTACCTGGGTTAAAAAAATCTAGTTTATTGGATATAGAATTTCACGACCATGAAGAGAATGATTTTCTATATTTTATAACACTAAGAAATACTAGAAACAAAGTATACACATATCATGAAAGAATGTGTATAGTAATTAAAGCAAAGGATTAATTTCCTTTGCTTTTTATCCGTATTTTGAGAATTTTCGATTATATATTATTAATGTGATATAAAGATAAGATTAAAATCTTTATATCATTTGTCATATACATATCTTCTACATATTGGAAAGGTAAGAATTGATGTGTAACATTTAAAAAACATATGTTTTTTAGTACAGGTGTATTTAGCGACTGCACCTGTATTTTTTTTTATCAATTTCTCATCTATTTTAACCCAAAGAACAACTTAGTAAGTATAATAGTAAATTATTGAAGGAAGTGATGAAATTGGCTAAGCAAAATACAAACACCAGAGGTGTTGAAAAAGAAATAATGGATTTAAATAAAACTAATGCTGATGTTATAGGTAAAATAAATCAGCAGGTTTATTATAAAGATACGGAACGACAAAAAGAATTAGAATATTTAGATTCTAAATTAGATAGAATTATCTCTAAAGAATTAAATAGCACCAAAAGTATTACATCGGATGAAATGTCTACTTTCATGGTTAAATTATTTAATGAAATGGATGATAATACTAATAAGAATATTAAATCCATTGAAGATATATTTAGCGGTGGCGAAAATCATTTAATGGAGTTTTTCCAGAATAGATATCAAAACTTTAATTTATTATATGAAGATCTCAAAATGGTCACACAACAGTTATCCGAATTAGAAGAAGCTGTTATGACCACTAGAGATGCTATTGTTACTACAGATGATATAAGTACTACAGTATCTAGAACTATTGAATTCTTACGGGAAAATAAAGATAATAGTGAGTATGGAACTTATATCAATACAGTAGAAGATTTAGAGGATAAACTAAAACTTCAGCAGAAATTAAAAAATATTATTATTCCAAATGTATTGACATATGGTAAATATTATACATATACAGTACCATATAAAAAACTTTTTGCTGATCATCATTATAGAAAAACTAAAGATTCTAAATATATGGATAATTCAATTAAATCTAAAACCAAATCTTTATCAGAATCTATAAGTGATGATGCTGATTTTATTAAAGTTTTCAAAGAAGATCTTAAATCTATAGATTCTACAACAAATGTTAGTGAAAATACTATCAAGAAAACATTGACATCATATACGGAATCTATTCAAGTATCTAATGATGAAGTATCCATTCCTATATTAGAAGGATTAGATATCGATTCATTAATGGATTATGCAAAATTCAAATCATCTGTAGATAAAGCTACAAAAGATTTGAATAAAGAGATTAAAGCATCTCCAGATGGTCTTGCAGAAATGAAAGAATCTGAAAAGATGTTTGAAGATATTTCTGGTTGCTATATCAAATATATTGAACCAAAAAAATTAATTCCTATTGATTTATTAGATCATAGACTTGGCTATTATTATATGCATGATGTTGATTTTCAGGTAAATAAATCACCATTTGCAACTGCAATTACAGTATCTAATACAGCAGCAAATCCTAAAATGCATGAAGATGTAGAAGCTATGTTTATGTCAAGAATTACAGATAAAATCGTTAAATCTTTTGATAAAAAATTCTTAGAAAATAATGCTAAGTTTAAAGATTTAATTCTTAATGCTCTTGTATATAATGATTTATATAAAAGAAATATTAGATTCCAATTTATTCCTGCAGAATATATTACAGAGTTTAAAGTTAATGAAGATGAAAATGGTGAAGGTAGATCCATTTTAATTAAATCTTTATTCTATGCTAAATTATATTTAGCATTATTAATTTTTAAAATGATCTCTATTATTACTAGATCGAATGATACAAAAATTAACTATATTAAAAACTCTGGTATTGATTCCAATATTATTAACAGAACACAGGAAGTTGCTCGTGCCATAAAAGGACGTCAGATAAACTTCATGGATCTGTTAAACTACAACTCAATTATCTCTAAAATTGGTGCCTATAAAGAATTATTTATCCCTATGGGTAGAAATGGTGATAGAGGTATTGAATTTGATATCTTATCTGGTCAGGATGTTCCTCTTAATACGGAATTAATGGAAATGTTAAGATCTAATATGATATCATCTACTGGTGTACCATCTGTTATCATGAACTATGTAAATGAAGTAGATTTTGCTAAAACACTTGCAATGGCAAACTCTAAATTCGTAGGTCGTGTAATTTCTTTACAGATTGACTGTAACGTGGGCACAACAGAATTTTATAAAAAAATTATGAAATTTTCTGATGTTAGTATACCTGATGATGTCATTGATAAATTCATATTTAAATTCAATGCACCTAAGACATTGAATACTATGAATATGACAGATATGATCAATAATGCTGATCAGGTTGCATCTGCAGCAATTAAAGCTATTACAGGTGAAAATAGTGATCCTGATGGCGATGCAAATAAATTAAAAGATTTATTATACAATAAAATCATGAGAGATTTACTTCCTATGATGAATTGGGATTCTTTTGATAAAGCGTATGAAGATGCTAAAATAGAATTAGCTAGATTAAAAGCGACACCTAAGAAAACAGAAGAATCTGACAGTTATTAATAATTAGTAAATAAATAACCCCATATGGATAATTCCATATGGGGTTATTATTTTATTTATATTAATTATTCATTAGTTAAGTCCTGGTTATATTTTGAAGGCCAGTTATTTACACGGTATTTAGGATGTGAATCAACATCTTTCTGAGTATATTCAGAATTGAATTCCATGTAATTTTCCATAACTCTGAATTTATCAATCAGTGCTTTAGCAACTTCATTGATCTGAGGAGATTCATATTTGTTAACAGTAAATTCGATTTCTGTTTTAACAATCTGATGATCGCCTGCTTCGTAGTTAAAGTGGTCTTTCTTAACCTGTTTAGGAATCATGTTTGTCAGCAGACAAGCATATTCAATCCCGTCAGAACGACCTGTAGGATCTGTCATAATGTAGATAGCTTCTGCTACATGGTTATACTGAGCATATTTAATACCCTGATCGATTGCACCATGGTAATGACCTAAGCCAGTGTGTGCATCAGAAATACCATTAATCCACATATCTGTATATTCTCTAACAGGAGAGCCAGCGAATTCATACAGACCAATTGTGATGGATGTTGTACCATCTTTTGCAACAGTACCAACTTCGAAGGATTTACCAGCATAACCACCTTCAATTGTAGCTGTTTCCAGTTCTACGTTACCGATACCCTGGATAGATGTGAAGCCATATTCCAGTAAGTGTCTAATACGTCTTGTTTCATTAGGCATAATTTCCTGCATGAAAACTGGCATCTTGATAAAGAAGATACGAGCGTAACCAGTTTTTAAAGGATCGTACTGTTCCAGTGATTTCTGAGTTACGTTTAAGCCACCAAGGAAAATGGAATAATTAGTAATAAAGTCCTTATCATACTTTTTAATATTAGACTGTAATGTATTTACAGTTGTTTTAGTACCTGCCATTATTCTTCACTCCTTTCCTTGGATTATACTCTTTTATTAATATCGATTTCGATAATACCACGTTTAGCAAGAGTTTTGAATGTAACTGCTAAATAGCAATGCAGAATACTTCTTTCTTCTTCCCAAGGATTCATATCGAAATAAACACTAAAGTCTCTGAGTTTCTTATTTCTATAATCTGCAAACATTCTGTCAGCTGCTTCACCAAACAGAACTCTGTCTTCGGCTTCTGCGAAGTTATACAGTTTAGAAGCTACGAATTCTTCCAGCTGTCTCTTCATATCCAGCATAACAGCAACGTTGTTTTCTTCAGACAGGTCAGACCATACAGTCTGAGATGTACCCTGACAACCTCTAACGAATGTATTTTCTGCAATACATTCAACATAGTTGAATCTGGATGTATAAATTTCTTCTTTAACTTCCAGATCATCTGCATCGATTGCAGGGATAAGGGAATTTTTAACATGGTTATCAATCATTGCATAACCTTCACCTACAAAAGGAATCTGTTCACCAAATGTTTTGTAGTGTGTAGGTAAATTACCTGCTAACCAATATGTGATTGTAACAGGAATGATTTTACCATTGAATGGATCTCTGATTTTATAGTGCTGCATTTCTTTAGAGATGATTCTATCATCAATTTCCTGCAGGTTATATTTCATTACTCTAAACTGATTCATGTTGTAAATGAAACCAGAGTCTAAAATACCACGAGCATCATATCTATGCAGAATTAAACCAGCCAGAGCCAGTTTAACATCTAAACTATAACCAGCGTCCATGATCAGTTCACAAGGAACTCTACGTTTACTCTTGATGGTTCTGTCGTAAGGTTCTTCACCATTAAATGCTTTAATAAATTCTGCATCCATAGCAGCATTTCTAACTTCAGCACTAACAGTAGAAGCAAATTCACCATCATCACCGCCCATTAAAGCGATACCATCTGTAGCATCAAAAGCAATACCAGATTCAATAACTAAACCGTTATTGGGTGCTAAAGCTTTTGTCATACCAAAGATGAAGTCAAATTTAGTAAAATCAACAATTTCAGGCAGTGGTGTACCAATAGGCTGACCACTAATATCTGTAACATGTTCTTTATACATGTTGTAGATAATTTCAAAATTGGATCTGCTGATATAAGAAGCAATTTTAGAACTGCCTGCTTCAGCATCTTCTAAAACATCATCTAAGAACAGAGATTCACCAAGGTAGATTGCAGCTTCATAAAGTGCACCACGGAAAAACTCTTTCTTTGTCAGACCGTCTGCACTATCTAAAACTTCAAATGTGTAGTTTTTGAAATCATTTTCAGCATCTGTTAATACATCAGATGTGATTCTAAATCTCAGTGTGTTACCATACGCACCTCTACCTTTTGCGTAGATACCCATGATGGGAACTGTTAAGTAACCTTCATCATCAACTTCATTGGGATTGATTTCAACACCATCGATAGATGCTGCAATCATATCTTTATTTGTTAAGTTAGCGAAAGGTTCACTAACGTATTTAACTTTGAAAATATTTTTACCTTCAGCGTTTACATCTTTTTTAACTTTAGCACTAATAATAGTGTTAGCATAAGATGCAGACTGAGGCATAATTCTCATACAATATACTTTTGCATTACCAGACTTCAGTGCAGCATAAGCATTGTACTGAGGCTGACCATACAGAGCATAGTTGGGAGTACCATATTCTTCTAAGAATGATTTTGTTTCACTATAAGGTTTAATAACTGAGTCTTCACCTTTAGGAGACGCGAATACACATAACAATCTAACGCCATTGTCAGCTGCTGTTGCAGTTGTATCTGTAAAAATGCTATTATCATTGATATATGTCTGCACGTGAGGGTGAAGCCAGTTGGGAATGATTTGTCCCTGTCTAGGCATGCGAATTACCTCCTTTTTAATATTTTATAAAATTGTTCATCATAGGTTTTCTAAAGCTTACATCTTGATTATCTTTTCTATAGGAGAATCAACCTGTTTTTTATTATAATTTTTCATATTAAGTGATGCTGTTATCATTGCATCCATGTCTCTATAGGTGATGGCAGCAAATGTTGAGTTTCTCGCACATACTTCAGTAATATTAGCTGGAGTATATGCATATCTAGAAATATTCGGATTCTTTGCAACACTTTTAGAGAATTTATCACCATCTGGACCACGATTCATTTCTGCTAGAACGAATTCTAATACTACAGGAGGTACATTTAAACTCAGACCATTAATATCCAAATTATTTAACCATACTGTAAGAAGATCATCATATGATACAGATTTAATAATTTTTTTACTTAATACCATATTCAGAAAGTTAGATACGTTGCCAGCATTCTGTGAAATGTTTGATACCATTATTTTGTCACCTTTATAAAATTGAGCGACTTTATATCGTTGTACTTCATCATACTGATTACCAAGCATATTAATATCTTTAGTTACAATATTAGATGGGAATAATGTAATATTAGTAGGAAGATTTAATACTTCATCTACCAACATTTTTTCTTTTTCATCAAATACTCTAACATTTAATAGACCAATAGTATCAATATGTGTACCTATAAGTTGGGATAAATTAATTTCAAAATAACTTTCTGGAATATATATTTCTATAAGATATGTATTGGATACGATATAACCTTTATCCTCTTTAATAAAAGATGATAACTTACCCATAACTATTTTCACCCCCTTGAGACGGATAAAAACTGATAAAGGCAGAATTCTACCTTTATCAGTATGTTTTTGTTATTCATTTTGCATTGATATTATCTTTCAATCATTGCTACTACTTCTTTAATATTATTGATGAATTTTTCTTTTTTCTCGTTATTCATTTTACCATAGCACAGATCTTTTAAGTTAACCATGAACTGAGAAATGAATACACCCTGAGTTTTATCATGCTCATCCTGTTTCATATCTGCCACAAAGGAGATGAAAATTACTGCAAAAATATTAGGTCTTTTTGTATATTCTTCAGGGAGGAAAGCTTTTTCAATATTACCATATTTAAGAATATTTTCACTAATACCAAAGTATTTAATATTCTTTTCATACTTATTAAATACTTTTCTAGTTTTAGCTTCAATACCATAAATAGAGTAAATAGATCTACGTTTAACCTCATTAGATAAATATTTTTTAATATTATCCAGTGAGAAAGCATTATCAACCTCAGTCATAATTTTTCTAATTTTAGTTTTTTCTTCTTCATCTTCAGATGTTTCCAATCTTTCAGTCAATCTATTCATAATTACATCTGACATAGTATCGAATTCGTTTGTGAGTTTTTCGAATTCCTCTCTACTTTCAGCAAGATCTTCATTAAGTTTTCTAGTTTCTTCGTCAATATATGCAAAAGTATCAATAGCTCTTTTTCTAAATAATAAGAAGTCTCGTTTAATATCAATATCTCTATCTATTTCTCTATTAACAAGTTTAACTTCTTCATCACCAATACTAAAGATAGCATCAATATCATCATCAGACAAAGCTTTAATTTCATCTTCTGTCATGGAATTTAATTTAGCATCAATAGCGTCAGTAGCTTCTTCATCACCAAGCATAGCTCTAGACTGAGCTTTGATCATTTCTTTTGCTTTAATACCCTCATCAAATTTATTTTTGATATTAATAAATTTAATCGCTTCTCTATCACTATCTGTCAAAATATCAAAATTTTTAATTGGTTCCATTATTCATCTTCTCCCTCTAATAAATTTTTATTAATATATTTTTGTCTTATTTTAATGAAAATATCATCAATTACGTAATCATATTCATCGGTACATAGATCAATATAAGTACGGACAAAATCACCATTTAGGATATCTTCATTAATAAGATCTTTTACAACACTAGCATTATAATTATTTTTACCAGCACTTAACTCGATAAATTCTTCATTTTCCATCTCTAATGATATTATATAATTAATGATAGATGATAAATTAGAAATAATAGTTAAATCATCTGGATTTTTAAATTGTTTTTTATATACAAGAGTGGATACATCTTTCTTGTTTTTATCAGCATAATAATTAGTAAATTCTTTCTTATGTGTATTGATATACTTACTAATATATTTAGTAATATTTTTAGTATATCTTAAAATAAAATACTCGTATAAAGCTTGACCAATATCTACAATATCAGATCTATTTGCAATAGATGTCAAATCTAAATCCAGATTAAATCTATCGCTTAATTTAGATAAAATATTAATGAAGAAATCGTTCATCGCATTATCAATACCTTCTATGATTTCTTCATTATCTCCATATATATCTCTAAATTCATCAGCTTTTTCTGTAATTGAATCGATATAATCCACATTAGTAGACAGTGGGTTATTAATCTGCTCATAAATACTTTCTCTTAATAAATCAAATGGTAGCTCTGCTACTAAATTATCCAATTCAACAGATGTAATTGGTTCATATTCTTCTCTATTGTAAAAATGTCCCAATTAAGAACACCATCCTTTCATAGTATAATTAAATTACTTAGATGTTAGTATACAAATATAAATGTACTAAAATAGTATGATCCGTATTTTGAGAATTTTCGATTATATATTATTACCATGAAAGAATAAAATAATATCAATATTTTATAACTTTCTATGATCCTATACATAATATTTTATGCAACAAGAAGGAGGAATTATTATGACAATGATGGTAGTAGAAGAAAGAAGAAATAGAAGAGGGAATCTTACATTCCGGAGATACTCCAATGGATATGAGGAATATTGGAAGTATACAACGGAAGGATTCCTCAAATCTCACACAGACAATCGTGGATATGAAATGAAATATCCTGATTGTGATGTGATGGATCCCTGGGATAAGGATGTTAAAGAAGACGTCTTATCTAGGGAATATGAAAACGATCTCGATGCTAAATACGGCATCATTAGAGATTTTAACTAATTTTTAAAAGGAGGTAATTAATATGTCACGAGCATACAATTATAACGTAAGAGAATTCCGGAGAATTCTCATCGATAATGGCTATGAGTTTAAACGACAAACTGGTAGCCATCAAATCTGGGTGCGTCCAGATGAACATGGGAATGATATGGATGTAATCAACATTCCCGCAACAAGCATTAACGCAATGCTTGCAAGACGTGTTATTAAAGAGCACAAATTATATGTTTATAAATAATTTTTACATACATTAAGGAGGTAACTAAAATGAAAATCACAGCAGATATGTATATGGTGAAAAATTTCTACGAAACAAAATTACGAGTGATGCGTGAAGAACTGGATAATGATATGTATATCGATGACCATAATGGAGAATTGAAAAAACCTGCAGGACTTGCAGTTCTTATGACTGGAGATGTTTGCCCAATCTTCAATTCTCGTTATTTCAGTCTTAATCCACTGGTTGAGGGTAGAGATTTCAGAATCCATCTGTCTAGATGCAGCACAGGTGGAGTAGTACAGCCCATGTACTATAATAATGATATTGGTAAGGCGATCAGTGCTTATAACGCAGAAATGATGCGTTACCCCAGAAAGCAGATCGCCGCATATATTTTATTCGAGGAGGAATAATATGTTTACTAGATATAAATTTGGAGAACTAGAAATGCTTGAAATGCCTAACTATTTCGAGGGCTGTGTAACTAGAGAAGAAATCTCTAGAAGAGAAGTCGAAGTAAGTGCAGAGATTGCTCGTAAGCATAAAGAGGATATGGATGCTATTGAAAAACGTCATATTGAAAGAATGACTATTATCGATACAATCGGTAAACGCATGGTAGAGTGCAATAATTCCGAAGATCTTCAGAAAGAAATGGATGCAATGCTTAACGCACTGAAAGGTAAATGGTGAGGAGGATTTAGTTATGAGTGACTTTAATGCATATGTTTATCTTGAAGAAATCAATAAAGATTTCGAAGAAAAACGTAAGAAATTAAAAGACAAAGAAGACTCCATCAAACATGAAATGGAAAATGATGGATTTGATGAAATGTGCGCGGAACTTTTTAAATGAGGAGGATATAACTATGAAGGAAAGAAAAGATTATGTATTCAACATGACACCAGTAGATTTTCTGTGCAATGTATTTATCTGGACAGTTGGGGTAAAGGTTTGCTCTCAGTTCGTATGTGACACAATTGTAAAATTTGTCACATTATATAAACAGCATAAAAAAGCATATAAAAAATATAAAGATGGTATCTCTAAAGGTTTCGAAGAAGCCAAAAGAGATATCATCAAAAACGGTGTAGAATAAATAAGAAAGAAAGTAGAGATCACTCTCTACTTTCTTTTTTTTTTGTTAACTATTCAAATCTGTAAAATCTACAAATACTTCATTATCCTCAAACTCATTATCCATATTTTCATACGAATTAATAAAGTTTGCACCTCTTAATCTTACTGCAGATTCTCGCTCTGCTTGCAACATTTCTCTATAAATTTTCTGTTGATATGGATCTAATTTTGGAGCTCCACTATTAACAGTTCGTTTCATAGTTCTCATACTAGAAATCATTTCATCTTCACTAATTAAACCACGCTTCTCTTCTATTAATGCTGCTATATTAAAATCATTTCCTGTAGATTCCATTTTAGGAGCAGATTCAAAAAACTGTTTATCAGTTTCACTAAGCATATCAACCAATTGATCATATCCATAATCCATACCTTTATTCATTTCATCTTCACTTGGAAGAGAACCTCTAACGAATCCATATCTGGATAAGTTATTACCATAATAGTACAGATAGATACACATTAAGAAAGACATAATACTGTCATCGTGGGCCCCATTAGCGGCTTGGATTTTATTATTCTTTCTAACCAATTTCATAATATCATCTATGATATTTTCACATACAAATACATCTTTATTTTCTTTAATTAACCCGCCAAGTAATTCAAACATTCTCTGACGTGATTTTGTACCAGTATAAATACCATAGAGTTTCCTTTTTTCTGCTTGTTTTTCTAAGAAACCTTTACTATCAACTTTATCATCCAAGTCTTGCACAAGATCTTTAGAATTATCATAATAAATGTTAGCTCTAACAGAGCTATCTCTAAGATGTTCAAGTACAGCTTCACCATTGGCGTTTCGTTCAATTGCAAGTATAGATCTAGGGATATATTGTCTAACTAATACATATAATAAATTAATTAAATCTTTTACCCCGATATATGGAGATCTAAATTCAGCAACTGATTTAAATTCATATGGGTCAAAGATAGTGATCGCACTACTATCTTCATTATAACCATTAGCAACGTCGACACCAATAAAATATATTTTATTTTTATCTAATTTAGAATAAATATCTAATTTAAAATATTTAATTATAAAAAGTTCTTCAATAATAGTACCTTTTTTATCAGTGATTGCTTGCAGATCCTCTGCATCATAAGGGCTAAGATTGGAACCTCTTAAACGCTGTAAAAGGAGTTCTCGTTTAATTTTTAATTTATCACCATTAAGGAAAGAACACATTCTATTGAACCAGTCTTCATCTTTACCAAGCTGTTTATAACTATATTCGATATAGACAATTCTATTTTTAGAGTTCATAAGAATAGTATTTTTAACGTCTTCTATATCCATATCATAGAACTTTTCTGTCCATTTGTATGTATTATCCAAAATTGCAAGTGCCTCGATACCAGATTCAGAGTCGAGATCGCCAGGAGTTGATGTGATGCATCTACCATACATACCTTTATTTCTCTCAGCGTTGGCAGAGGCTGTACTGAATGCTGGACCAGCTGCAGCCATAATAGTACCAATTTTAGGAATAAATTCAAATTCATCGATAAACTGAATAGGCATAGTGGAACCACGTCCTATACGTTCAGCATCAGTTACAGATCTAGCCTGACCTTTTGTAACAATTTTATTTTTAGTTGATTCATTTGCTAATGTTTTTACGTTATCTATAGCTTTAACTTCTTTACCTTCATCGTCTATATGAACTTTAAACTGAAGATATTTTGGTAATAAGTCTCTTTGTGTTTTAAGACGGTTTAAGTTTTCAATTGATTTTGGTGCTTCCATATTAAGGAATAAGAACTCAGAGTTTGTTGTACCTAATAAAAATGCCCAGTCTAATATCGAAATAACACTCTGTGTTTTACCTATCTGTCGAGGTATTACTAGATAAAAGTCAATACCATTAAGAAAACACCAAGTTGCAGCTAAATTTGCACGGTTTAATGAATAACTGATACCCTTTGGATTACCTTGGTCTTCGATTCTTGCAACCTCTCTTAAGAAATACCAAGGGTTAATAACACATTCATTAATAATTCTAATTATATATTCTTCAGGAAGCATTGGATCGTGAGGATCAATACCTTGTAAACTAGTGTCATATAATTTTAAGAAAAACATATGATCTCTGATACCTAATCTTTTTAAGTCCAATGCTGTTTGAATAAATGATATATTTGTTGTCTTCGTATCGTATATATATCTACGAGCCATACAAATATTCACTCCTTTCATAAATTAAAGAGAATTACTTATGAATACATCATAAGTAATTCCCATTATATTTTATCCTTCAAAGTTTCTAGGTGATTTAACCCATAACTGATAAGTTTTATCTAAAACTTTTGTATTCATAATATTAGAGCGAATTCTTTCAAGCTGTTCTTTTTTAGATAATAAAGTAGCTTTAGAATCCTGAACTCTATTTGATTTGCCTTCATCAATTAATTCTAATGAATAATTGATTGTCTCCATCATATCATACAATTTATCTAACAGATAGATTTTATCATCATTTGTATCAATTCTTTCACTTTCTACAAATAAGATGTCGATATCAGACTGCTGAATTTTTCTTACTTTACCGATAGAACTAAACATTCCTTTTTTAGCTTCAGTAAGAACTCTCATAACATGTTCATACAGATAAGCTTCTGCCTGTAATTCTGCATACAGGTCTTTAGATTCACCTGTAAACTGTTCAGATAACAGGACTCTATATCTGTCTGTTGTAGCACCAAAGAATTCAGAATAAATGTTCTGAATTATTGTTTTAGTGACTTTAGAAGGAGTCTTAAGCAATTCAACTTTCAGAGCTTTTTTAAGATCTTTCTTTCTAAATTCTAATTCTTTGATATTATTTATAGTCCAGTTAACAACAGCTTTAACATCTTTTTCCTGATCTGCTTCTGTTTTATTAACTAAAGAGTTACCTTGAGAAGCAATTAACTTCTGAATAAAACTATTTAACTGATCACCATAGCCATATTTAACAACAAAAGAATCAGCAATAGTTTCTTTTTTTCTATCAGAAATTAATGAAAATGATGTTGTTGAGCACATTTCAAGAATACTAAGATTAAATAATTTTCTAATCTTTTCATTTGATGCCAGTGCTTTCAATCTAAAGTTTAATTTCATTACTGAATATCTTAAAATTCTATTAATCTTATCTGGAATAGACTGAGAATATACTACATGGCCAATTTCATGTAATAATACAGCTGTCATTTCAGAAGGATTAGCTTTAAGATTCATGTCATATAATAAAATACTATCAATTTCTATATACCATGTTTTATTATCATGCCATAAATCTACTAATTCATCAGTAGAAGATTTTTTAGATAAAATATTTTCAACTAATTTATCCATAGTAGATTCATCTGGATAAACAGACATACCGAAGAATTCATTTGTAGTATTATTTACAATAATAACACTAAAATCCATATCAAACATTCTTTTCAGAATGATTTCAATTTTTCTAAGATTTTCGTCAATATTTTCTTTATTTTTAATCTTAAAGAAACACTTATCTATTGACATTAAATCATTAGTAGCGATGTTCATTTTTTCATCACCCTTTCAAAATTTAATTAAAAAATAGAGAACTCTTATTAATTAAGAGTTCTCTAAATATATGTCAATTTAAATATTAGTTAATTGTGTAATCAGCGGATACAACAGCACTGTTGATCATACCTACTTTATAAGCTACTACTTTCAGTGTAGCACCTGCTGCAACAGTAATCATACCGTTGTACAGTGTAGATGTTGTATCAGGTGTGTTACCATCCAGTGTGTAGTAAATGTTTACACCAGGAGTTGCACAGCTAACTGTTACAGACTGTGTGCCTGTATATGTACCAGAAGCCAGGCTAATTACGGGAGCTGCAACCTGAGCTGTTACTGCAGCGTTAGGATCTTTCAGAGCGAACTGATTTTCCAGAATATGGAATTCACCCTGTACAGGCAGTACATGTGTTGTGATGTATCTGCTTGTACCCATGATGTTGGGTGTCAGAGGTGTCAGAGCGTTTCTGTAAGCGTTTTCGATGTTCAGGCTGTATTTGTAGTGTTTGAATGTGATCAGCTCTTTGGACAGAGGGTAAGCAACTACACGCAGACCTCTATCTTTAGGGCATTTCAGTGTAGAAATTACATGAATTCTGTTTTTGTTAGCTGTCATAACACCAAATCTATAATCCAGCTGGATACCACCGATCTTAGTATCTTCGTCGATTACCCATCTTACGTTATCCTGAATCAGTGTAACATTGTTGGGATGACCATATACTACAAACATAATATCCTGTTCTTTCAGCAGAACTTTCAGTTCATCAATAAATCTGTTCAGATCGTATTTCAGTTCTGTATCGATCCACTGAGAACGTGTAACGAATTTGTTTGCAGGAGGTTCACAGTTGAAGTAGCCCTGTTTTGTAAAACCACCTGTGTAACCGAAAGGCAGGTCTGTTCTTGTTTTCCAGTCATCATACTGCTGGTTCAGATAGCCCAGAATGTCGCTATCTTCTTTCTGTGTCAGAACTGTGGACATATCAGCAATGATTTCTGTTGTGATATCGAAATCAAACAGTGCTTTATAGTCTTTAATTTTTTCCAGTGTCAGACCTGTGTTGATTCTGTCACCATCAGGAATTTTCCATTCCATCAGTTCTCTTTCTCTATCCAGTTCGATTGTTCTCACGTTGTTTTCATTGGACAGATGACCACCGAATGCAACCTGTTTAATCAGACCTTTTGTAGAAGCACAGGATACTGTACCCCAATAGAAGTCAAACTGACCTGTCAGGATATCTTCAATTACAGTACCATCTTCTTTTCTATATTTAACACGAGAAGTGAAAGAACTGTCAGCAGCCATATTAGGTTCAATATGAACAGCGATAGTTTTCATTTCACCGTCAACTTCCATTGTAACGGATTTTACATGAACGTCATAAGAGAATGTATCTCTACGAGAAACGCTACCACCATTAGCTTCCAGCAGGTTGAAATCCTGGAAAGGCAGTGTGCCACCAACGGGATACAGGACATTAGAAATTTCTACACCTCTGCCTTTACCCATGATTTCTTTATAAGATTCATCATAGAATACGTCAGGAATGTAGTATTTTTTACCCTGTTCGTCTTTCAGGAAACGTCTTTCGAAAGCCGCTTTGATAATGGGTTTTGTAGGAATTTCTGTCATAACGATATCTTTGCTATGACCTTCAATGTAAGATTTTTTCAGAACGGGCAGTGTAATACCAACGATAGGAGCCAGTGTAGCAACACCAGATTCTGTCAGCATTTCCAGTGAGGAGTTTTCAAACAGCTGTTCCATTTTCTGAGGCAGCATTGCATAGAAAGGATCATCTGCACCAACGGAATTTTCCATAACGTCTGCAAGCAGCATATCTTTATATGCTTCTTTCAGTGTGTCAACACGGAGAATTTTTGTGATGTCAGTAATTGCATCCATACTATATGTGCTCTGGAAACCTTCGAACAGGTGTTTTACGTTATCTTTAAAATCTGCATTTTTATCATGTGAAAATGAACCGATAACCTTCAGACTACCGGGATTATCTAAATAATCATACATCTTTCAGCACTTCCTTTCAATTATTTTTTATATATTTGTTTTGGGTATTTGTTGTAAAAACACTTATTTTTTTAAGCATTTCAATGTTAATTGCAAGGGATTGTGTAAAATAGTTATATAAGTATAAATTTTTTACATACGTATTTAATGAATATGTTCTAATAATTAACGTGAATAGAGCATCCTGTATTACTGTAAGATTTTTCTTAACTTGTATAACTACTTTATTTATAGTAATGTCTGTTTCTGTTAATGAATTTAATTTATCAATATTATTTTTAACAATGGTATGTAACATTATAAAATCATCCAATAAAGCAGCTTTTTTATTAGCTTCTTCTGGATCTTCTTTAGTTTCTTCAGGTTGTTTTTCTTCTGGTGTTTCTTCTCCTACAGGACCATCTTCTGATACTTCTTCTGTATCGACATCTTCAGTATAATCAGTAGATTCTTCATCTCCTGTAGTATCTTCTTCACCAGGATCATCTTCTGTATAATCGGTTGCTTCGCCCTCTTCACCTGTATCTTCTTCAGCAGTATCCTCATCAGTATTTACATCTTCTGAGTAGTCAGCAACCTCATCTTCATCTTCTGTGACATCTATCTCAATAGCATCATCATCAGCTTCCATTACTGGACGAATATAACTATTAGATTTAGCCATAGATAATATCTGGAGCATATCCATTAAAACATCACTCCTCGTTGTTTTTTGCATTGTAGTTCTATAACACCATCATCCCAGTCACCTTCAATACTAACTTTACAATCTAATGACGAGATTCGTTTGTTAATATTACTCTCTAATTCCATTGCGGCTTTCCAGAAATATGTGTCAACAGTACTATCAGTTCTTGGATGAGTGGAATATTTATATAAATCCCAATCGAAAATCGGTGCCTCATTTTCCTCACCATTGTAAAAATCATTGAGTAAATCTTCATAATCTGATTTATCAATATTATGAATAGCACCATTTAATTTATATTTAGAATTAATTTTCTTTAATTCTTCTTTAGATATATTAAGTACCTGCGTATATAATTTTTTACGAGAATTCGTATCTGTAGTATTATCATTGATCACAATATTAATACCATATGACTTAGCCATATCTAATAAAGATTTATTAGAAATTAATCTTGTTTTTACTATGTTGCTTATATTGACAGAATCTCCATACTTTCCAGGTTTACTTATTTTCATACAAGTCAATTCATATAGATAAACTTCTTTATTTAGCTTATCTTTATTTTTAGAATTTACCAGTATGGATCCTTGACCATCTATAATATTAGTCTGGTACTTACCCATCCTCTCAGCCTTACCATTTGGTCCATCATACTTACTACCAACTTTAGATAAAACTGCATGTTTTGGATTGTTATATACAAAAACATAAGATTTTTTCTTATTTATATCAATCTTATTATAACTACAGGTATAAACTTTTACAGGAAATAAACCTTCTACTATTGGTGAAGTATTACTCTTACTATATGATATAATATCTATAATATTCATAATATCACCACCAATTAGTTATCAACACCATGTTTGATGCGTTCAATTTCTAATTCAAGTTTCTGCTTAGTACGCATCAACTGATATTTCTTTTCTTTATCATCGGAACCTCTAGCATCTTCAATCTTTTCATTAACGATTGTCAATTCAGATTCTAATTCATTAAGAATTTTTCTTCTTTCTTTAGCATCCAGACGTTTATCCTTAGCTATCATAGCATACATACCGATCAATGTCAGTAATGGAGCAATAATAGCAGCACCACCAAGTCCAGCTTTAATAAGAGTACCACCAGCAATAATAGCAATACCTCTAGTGATTAATCTAGAAATTTTTAATCTAAAACCACCAGTAATAATCTTTTCTCTTCTCTCATTTTTATCCATTCGTTTAATATCATTAACAACTCTATTAACCATATTAAAGAAAGGCTGAGGAATTCTTTTAATAGCTGTAGTGGTACGTTTAATCTTAGAACCAGGTCTACTAATACCATTAGTAGCTTTTCTAACAACTTTTTCAGCTCTAGCAGCTTTACCTGCAACAGTTTCTTCGACTATTTCAAAATGTGTATTGATATAATTTTCAAGTCTAGTTAATTTTTCGATATCTTCAAAATCTAAATCTCCTTCTTTGAAAATCATATCTGTAATCATTGTTTCAATATCGCTATAATCTGGATCATAGTCATAAATTTCAGACGCAGGTCTATCTTCATGAATAATATCAGGTTGCATATCAGCAATACTTTCCATAGATTCAGATACACTATTTAAATATTTTCTAGCAGCGTTAATATTATCCATAGAAATATAATCTTTTGGCTTATATGATGGATTTTTGTCCATAACTATTCTAACCTGATTGTCTACAACATCTGTAAAATATCTACAATTTAACTGAGATTTAGTCCCTGCTATATTTTTGGATGGTATATGATCATATGAGCACATTAAAAATACTAAATCATTATCAGTATAATTAGACATTTTTTTAGGTATACTGTATTCAGTATTAAATCTGCTACAATCCAATACCATATACGAATTTGGAACCCTATTAAAGTTATTCATGAATATTTTATTTAACATATTGGCAACATCTTCAGATTCATCTTTTTCTATTAACCATGTTAAATACCAATTAGTATAAGCTTTTTTACAATCTGCAGCAGTTATTTTTGCTTTCGGTATATTTACGTTTTTTGAATTGGCTTTCTCTGCAGAATTTGCTTTACCTGTAAAGAAATTAATTAATTTTTTAGAAATTATTCCTTCCATTATCATAGATGATTCGTTCACATATGCTTTAGTCATTCTAGAATTAGCTTCATTAATAGCAATATTGAATTTTCTCATATAGATTTTAACCAATCTATGTTTTGGATATTCACCGCTAGCTAATGCTTTAGTTGCGTATCGCATTTCAATGTCAAGAACTTTTTTAAATGCTTTAAATTCATGTGGTTCACATTTATTATCAATCATTTTATTAACCATAATAACAGGAAGATCTGTTATAAGATTAATAACATCCATTGGAGGATCATGTTTAAGTGCTTTTGCAAATTCTGTATTAGCTCTAAGTAAATCAGAATAATCTGAGAAATACTCTCTTTTATTATCCATTTTAACACGTCTAACTAACTCTTCATATTCAAAAATTGACTCTGGATCATGATTTACATTATAAATCAAAACATCCAATTCATCAGCGATATTAGACTCTGTGATGAATAATTTTTTCATATTGGATTTAGCAAACATGAAATGTGTTTCTTCTCTCAGATATTCTAATGATTCTTTATAACTTAACTGTTCGTTTACTGTAGTTAATAGTGATTCTAAATTAACTACATAGTCATTATCATCATCAATCATATTTTCAATTAATGATTTACAATCAGTTAATATATCTGCATCAAATCTATATGATTCCAACATGGATTTTGCATAGTCTGTTGTATCCATTGGAAGAGATATCAACATATCAAAATTTTCAGCAATATAATTCCATGGTTGTGATTTAAATGTCTGCAAGAATTTAGCACACTCTATGGATGATGGATTATTAGTAATTTCAGTATGCTTATTACTAAGAATAGTATCAACATCCATAGCAGCTTTTTTCTGTTTAGCTGCAAATATTCTATCTCTATTGATTTGCATTAAAATCACAGCTCCTTTCTTCATTATTATATTAAAATAATGTTTTTAATAGGAAAAATCACATTCAAATAAAAAGAGAATAGACTAAATTAATAGTCTATTCTCAATTATTTTATTTATTTTTAGACATATTGGCTTTGCATCTTGCAATATTTTTGTCTGTCTGTCGTATCAGTTTTCTAACGTCATTCTTAGCTGCTTCACGTGGTACATCTTTACCAACTAATTTATTGCCAGTAATTTTTGAACTGATTTCAGCACCTGCAGGAATACCTCCAATATATGCTACAGCTACTGGAAGTCCTGCAGCTCCTGTAATAAATGCTTGTGCCAGTCCTGCTACTATTAATGCATAATCTTTCCAGTTTTTATCAGGAATATTATTAGCATCTTTTAATAACTCATTAAGAATATCTCTAGCTTCTTCATATTTAATAATAGCTTCTTTATATCTACCTTTGCGTTCTAATGATACAGCTTGAGAATTAGCTTTTATAACTTTTGCTCTTTTTGTACTGAATACGTTTTTATTATATGCCATTAATGCAGATTTTGATTCCGTTACTTGCATTTTTTGCCTGGCACCTTTATTCAGTAAAGATTCTGTTAACTTCTTGATGTTATTATAACTATAATTTTCTAATTTAATAGTATATAATGTTTCCATCAATGTATATTTAGCAACTGTTTCTGCAAATACTCTATCCATATCTAAAGATAAAGATTCTTTAGAAGCATGACGACGATTATGTCTCATTGCTGCGTCTGCGGCAGTTCTATAATCAGTATATTTATCCCTGCTACTATCATGCATCATTTTATGTGCGGAAGCTATCCCTTTATATTTATGATACATATCAGCACTATTCTTAGATGTACCTATATTATTTGGATTTCTTCTATCATCTCTTTCGCGGCTTGCATTATGACTATCTTTCGCCTCTTTAGCTTTTCTAGCTTTATAAGCATCAGCCTGCTCACCTTCTAAGATTTCATCATATTCTTCCTGCAAATATAATTCATCATTAATTGTCTGATCATATTCTGCATCAGCAACATTAAAATCGTTATCATCGTCGTCATCGCATTCAGAATCAATAAGCTCATCTTCTGTGAAATTAACATCATAAGACATATTAAATTCATCTTCTTTAGCCATTTCATCTTCATGTGTAGAACCGATAGCAACATTTTCCATTAAAAATTCTTCATAAGTATCTCTCATTAAAGAATTAAATAATGTTGATTCCTCAATAGGAAGTTTATTTAAAACGATTCTAGCATATGCTTCATCTAATTTAGCATTATCTGTTACATTTTCATCTTCGATCAGTTCAGACTCAATATCTTCAATTAATTCAGATTCTTTTGTCTGTCTTTCTTTTTCATCTCTAATAACTGTGATTACTTTATCTTTAACCAGTTCAGAAATTCTATCGATATCTAATTCTGTTTTCTTTTTATTAAAGATATCATAATCTTCATCAGATAACTCAAAATTTAAAGAAGATTTATCATCACATTCTTTAAGCTTTTTGTTGCAAGCTTCTCTAGCAACGATGTCGCAGCAAGCTTTAACTTCTTTTAAGAATCTAGAATTAGTTTTTTCAATAGCTGATTCTAACAGTTTATAACCACCATTAGCATCAATATATTCATCAACTGTTTTTCTGATATTATTTTCAACAGTAACTAAGAATTTTTTATCTAAAGGAATAGCATTGTAATATGTTTCAAATACAATGTCTTTAAATAATTTAAGTTTCATATCAGCAAACCAATGATTTACACTAAGAGTTTTCTTAGTATCACATAAGGATGCCTCAACAACAGCCTGAGCTCTTCTCTGCTGCTGATAATGTTTTTCGAGCTGCTCTTCTTCCTGTGCTTCTAATTCAGCGCTTTCTTTAAGAGCAATTTTATTTAATGCCTGATTTGCTAAAGTAGCATCTGACATAGCATCAATTACTCTATATTCTCTTTTAGAAAAAGAGTAAGATTCTACTCTACTTTCAGCATTTCTAAATATATTCTCATTCATTAGAATTGCCTCCTTTATTAGTTATTATCTTAATGTTTTTATATGCTATCAATGATAATATCGGATGTACCAATAGTTAAATACTCTGGTACATAATTTATTCTTTCTTCTTTTGTGAGAAGATCAAGATTTACAGTTCTATTATCAATTACCTGTATTGATGAGTCGTAGTCATTAATACTAATAAACTTCATATAACTTAAGTCTGCAAATTTATTTTCAAGTGCCTGAATAAGGTTAGAGATATAAATACTATTATTACCAGAACTCATATTAACAGATTCAATATAATCTTTAATGAAGATTCTAATATCTCTAAATAAATCTTCTTCAATAGTACCATATACAGATTTAACCTGAATATGAAGCTTAACATTTACCTTATCAAGTAACATTGCACCATCATCACCAATAGTAAAGTTTTTAGATCTGCCATAAGTATTAACAAACTTAAGATCCATTGAGAAGTTATTTGTTAATTTATGAATAATATCCTTTGCTTTAGTATACTGCTTTTTAAACATAGTATAGAATTCTTTAGTCAATTCTGGTGTCTCAACTATGTCTAATGCAATAAGAGGGTAGGATTGTACTTTAGTATAGTAATCATTATAAATTTCACCAGTTTCTTCATCAATTTCTAAATCACCTTTAGGAAGATAACAAGTAGTGCTTCTCATTAACTGTAAAGGTAAAATTAATGTAACTGGGAATGTTTTTGTACTGTATGTGTTAGTATGTGTGTAGTTTTCATTAGACTCATCATATCTATAATAAGTATAAATATTAAATACACATTCATCCATAGGAATAAGTTTAGATGGTAACTCTTCCCCAGTTTCAGTACTAATAAAGTTAGTAATTTTCATTTTACTAGCTCTAGTAATAGTATCGTCTGTATGAAGTTTACCTACAAATGTATATGTATTTTCATCCAAATTCCAAGAATCCAATGACAGCTCAATATATGCTGTATCAGTTCCACCTTCTTCAACAGCAAGTCTAACTTTAAGATTATTATGTACAGTAATTGTAGTTTCTCCTGTTAAATCATCTGTGATTTCAGATACGATTGGTGTTTCTAATGTATCTATAGTTGGAGTAACAACAACTGTTACAGTATAATCATCTTCACCCATAATTGCATTTCTTTCAATATGAATTGTATTACAGATAAACTGCACCAATGACATCTCATTAACATAAGTATAGTCTAATACATATTTTTCATCTACCGTATTAAGATAGTATCCGATTATTGCAGGACTCTTAGAAAAATAAATTAAAAATGGATTCACATATTTAAATTCATCATCTAATGCCCTCGCCGTCTCTATCGTTTCATCACACAGCATAACAGCATTATCAAGAGAATCCCCATCATATGTATAAATATGACCAGGTTTTATAATATAAGTATTAGACTGTGTTAATTCAAGATCATAGTCATCTTTATCGTGATTTACGATTAATGTATTTGTATGATAAATATCACCAAGACTATTTTTACATAAGAAAAATAATGTAAATAATCGTTCAAATATATCATCACGTTTTTTAATTACAATAATATTACAATCACTATTAGGTGAATTAATATATGTAAAATACTGCTGTAAGTCATTTTCGATTGTAAATGAATCCACAGTTGAAAAATTCTTAATAATTATCTGCTGTAATTCAGATAATGATAATTCATTGGCACCATTAGAAGATCCACTAACTGGGAAACCAATAATAGTGATACTTGTATTGTATTCATAAGTTTCTGAAGTTGTTGTAATAACAACATCATTACCTGTATACTCTGGGAAGTTACCAGCATCACCAGTTGTTGTATAATATTCTATTCTAATATCTGAATTGTACTTTGGCTGGAAATAATTATCTCTTGTACTAAATGAGATAATTAATCTTTTGTCATCAGTTCTCTTATAATAGTAAAATGGTATTTTTAATGGTGATGTACCCGACATTCTAGCTTCCATCTGTGTATAATTTATATCACCAGGGGCTTTATAGAATACATTGATACCTGCTAACTTATCATCAAATTCAATCTCAAATGTAGAAGCATTGATACTATCATTAGTAATAATAGTTTCTTCTAAATAAAATTTAGTAACCTGATGACATTTAACTCTAAGTATTAAATATTTTATACCTTCATATACAATTCTTTTAGTTACTATATAAGGATTAATAATATCACTAATAGAATTTTTATATACTGAACCCAATCTGTTAGTGCTAAATCTAGCTGTAAAGATATAATCATCTTTATAAGGTCTATAATTGATTTTGATATCATAGTCTGGCATAAACTGCTTATCTTCTACATTTATAATAGTTTCAGAGTCTACGATAAATTCATACAGATTATCAGAAATTGTAGATGCTGTATTAACTTCTTTTACTCTAGTACCATACTTAATAATTTCATCTTCCGGAATAAGTATAGCCATTTCACAGTCTGCAGCTGTACCAAATGATGTATTTAACTGAAATAATGAGCCCCAGTTATAGATAGTCTCTGGCAATACTGCAAGATGTGGAAACATTTCATTTATGTAGGTTGTTGTTGTATTAAAAGAGTCTTCGATTGTATTACCGATTAACTCTGTTGTATACCCCAATAAACCTATATCTAAATCATTAACTTCATCTTTATTAAAGTATTTTGGAGCTAATTCATTTATAGCAAAATCCTTTATACTATATAAGCTAGTATAATTTCTTGTTATAGCCATTTAATTTACCCCCTAAATTTATTTTCTATATCGTAATTTAAAAACATATGATCCAGAAGAATCTACAACAGTTTCAACAAATGGTGCATTTGTAAACGTTCTGCCAGTTGAAACTAGTTCTGGGTCATATGTCTTAACATATGTTTTAGATTTTGAACTACCTGAATTCATATTAAATTCAGCTAATGTAACTGGATTGAAATCTTCTTTATAACCATATGCATAAGTTATATCTAAATCTGGCATTTTTAATACATCACCAGATGTCCAAGATGATGCAGAAGAAGGAGTATTTACTGGAAATACACCTGTATATTTAGACCAGAATAATATGGTCTCACCATCTTCAGCACACAAGAAATAGTATACCGAACAAGCGTAGTCCAATATTCTTTCTCTGACATATATATTCTTTGGAGATATAATACCCCTATACACTTTTGAAATATAATCTATCCATGCTTTATGAATCTTATATACTCTATATTCATTATCATCAATATATCGTACAGAAAATTCACCTGCTGTCATAGATTCAATATTACTCATACCATATTTTAATTTATGACCAGTTAATGACTGAACTGTTTCATCGGTTTTTAATTCTTCATCTTTTAATTGGAATGATCTAGCCATATTTGATAAAAATGGGTTTAAATCATGATTTCCACTAAATCCACTAGTGAGAGATTTTAATAACTGTGGATTATCATTATGAAGATAATAATAAACAGGGTCATTAGATACTGCAGAAGATAATTTATAATGCCCTGACCCACCTGTATCATAAAGATTTAAATCTGGTCTTGTAAAAAATACATGTGCAAAAGATTTAGATAATTGAATGTCTGGAAATGCTATTTTAAATCTATTAAATTTATTAACCATATCAGATTTAATATCATTTAATTTACTAGCGGTTGTAACTATATTTAAGTTACTCTCAATTATCTTCATATCATTTAATATGTCATTACCATAATTATTATAATAATCAGTTCTTTTATATGTGGTATATTTACCAGATATTTTTTCTGCAGTATTAACCCCTCTAGCATTTTTTATAGCACTAGAACTAACTGCATTTGTGAATGTTATATTAGAACCTGGATCACTTGTATCGGGTATAGTGATATAAACAGGTCCTTTACTAACTTCTTCTACATTATTAGGAACCTTGGCTTCTTCCTCTTCTATTAATTTTACTGATGTGAAGCAATTTAAACTTTTACTTATACAAACGTACCCACTAGGAACACCATATAGCTGAGGATCCAATAATCTATAGTAACTGTTTGTACCACCATCACTAGCATCACAATAGAAGGTTTTACCATCTGGGCAATTTCTCATATATAAAACACCTAATATAGGTGCAGTACTTGACATCCCACTTCTAACAAATGAACCTGTATTATCACCATTTACACGTTTAAATACACATTCATATTTCTTAGCCATGCGATCACACCCCTTTCTTATTTATTGGGTTTTTGTAGTTATATATTTGTTTCTGAGGGTATTTTATAAAGAAAAATAAATATATATTATATATTCGAAATGTCGTTAGAATAAAAATGATATTTCATCTGAGAATTCATGACTGTCCCAATACTTTATTACTATGAATATATTAAATAGAAGAAGTCTCCCGCAATTTGTTGTTATCCAGAAAACAGAATTTTAACTAAGCAGCTTTGTGGATTATACATTGATAAGGAGTGACTTCTTATGGTTGATAGTGTAATTAATTTTATAGATAATACATTGGACGGAATGTCTTTTGTTGCAAATATACTTTGTGATATTGAACAGTATGAGCAAAATAATATAGGTGTTAGTCTTACAGATAGAGTTGTAGACTTATCCTTAGTAGCAATGTCGATAGGTAAAAAGAGTCGATAGTGTTGAATTTCTCGGATGTAATATTTTTTTTCTCTGTTAAACATATTAATAAGTATTTGAAAATTAAATAGAAAGGTGATGATTTTATGGGCTTCTATTCAGAAGTAAAAGATTTCATTAAAGATGTTAATGAAGATGAAGTGTTAACATCTGTATTAAAATCTAACCCCAGAAAAAATAATATTTCTAGAAAAGCCAGAGAAGGCACATTGCAGTTCCCTGTATTAGTGTCTAGAGCTTTAGATATAGATACAATGTCAATCGTCAACAAAGCCCTGGAAAGAAATTTTTCATCTTTTGTACAGATTGCGTTTTCTTTGGATAGTCAGTTCCAGATTAAAGGTAAAAATAGTGCAGTAGATTATTTGAAACAGTTTCATTCAAATCACTATGTTGGTGATTTAGGATATATGGATTTTATCTCAGAAAGTTTTGAAGATGTGTTTGAAAAACATGAAGCATACTTTGAAAACTTATCTGATATTAGATCTATTAAAGAGCTTGATATATTAAAAGAATCAGTTAATGAACTTATTGGTTCTATTTCTGAACCTGTTGATACATTTGCTGTTAGAAAGATTATTACAGAAGCATCTCATGCTTGCAATACTCTTAGAACAGAAAAATTTACAGATGATGAAAGTAGAATTTCCATTACTGAATCTATGAAATGGTTAAAAAATGAAGCAATGGGTATGTTAGATGAACGTACTGAAATTGTTAAAGCTCTTAAGGAATCTATGGGTGATTTGGCTAGTGAATACGTTACTGAAAATTTAGGTAATGGTATTATTGTATCTTTCAGTGTTTATGATAAAGCAGTTACTAACGTAATTCTTGAAAATAAACAACAGTTAGTTGATTTGTTAGAAGATATGAGACATGATGTTCTTAATGATAAATATAAACCTTCTACAGAAACAGTTTATAACTTTAAGAATAAATATCTGTCTTCTAAATATAATAAACATACTGTTACTGAAGCAAAGCAATATAATCAAAGACAGATGAACCGTCATAGAGTTAAACAGGATCATGTCAATTATGAATTAAATAAAGATCAATTTGAATTTAATAAAGATAAATATGATAACGATAAACAGTATCGTGAAAAAATTGATAAAGAACGAATGGATTTTGAAAAACAAAAATTTGATAAAACCATCGGATTAAATCAAGATAAAGTTAAATTAGATAAAGAACGAGCAGATTTTGAACGAAGCAAACATGCTTATAGTAAACAGAAAGACGCTATTGACAGACATGATAAGTACAATACTATCGAACTTAATAAAAATATGCTTACAGACAATGATGCTAAAAAGGCTAATGAATTAGTTCCTACTATGCTTCATGTTCGTATTCATACTTTGGATAAAAATAATGCTAGTGTTGGTATTGTTGACTTCAATGTAGGTATTAAAGCTATTTTACATCCAATCAACTCTGATGAAATGATTGCTAATGTAGTATCTGCTTGTAAACAGGGTGGTAATATCTTTAATTTCATTCGTTGGACAACAGGTGAAATTAAATTTATTAAAGACTTCTTATTAGATATTGAAACAGTAAAACTGGATGTATATAATAAAAGTCATGGTGCATCCCCTTGGTGGACAGCACTTAAAAGAAGAAAAAGATTATCTAAAGCAAATATCATTAGATCCAATAAATTATTACCTAATGCAACATTAGTTATTTCAGCTGAAGAGGCTGAATTAATTAAATCAACATATGGGTTTGATTTATTTAATGCTACATTTGTAGATAAATTGATAGATACATACTTCTTACTCGGATTTGTTATTGTTGACAATGCTTCTCAGGTTGCACATTTTAGATTTGACAACGGTAGTAAAGTATTTGAAACAGTTCCTTTCTCATCTCTTGAAAGAGAAAATACAAACTCTGAAAGAAAGTTTAAAGATATGCTCAAAGTATTATCTAGAAACTAATATAGGAGGTGAAAAGTAGACATGGTTACATATGAGAATGTAGTTAAAACAATTCTGTTAGAGAATGCATCTACATTTGCTGAACGTAGAGAAATTCTCGCATTAACAGAGTCTGAACAGAATGCTATCAATAACAATATGATAGCAAAGTTATATAAGTCTACAGTAGACAAAGCTTATGTAAATTTTGATACTATTCCTGAATCTAAAGGCGATATTACAAAATATATAGGTTATAAACCAATGGTAGAAGCTTTGAGTCTGCTTAAGAATATTGCTAGTACAAGTTCTGTTAAAATTAGTGAAATAGACACAATCGAAAAAGCTATTAACAATATTATTGCTAATAGAGATTCTTTCGAACGCGGTTTTAAATTAAATAAAGATTTCATTATTATGCAGTACAATGTATTAGTATGTGCTTGTGTTGAAGCAACACAGATTACAATTTCTTCTTACTTAGATTATGTGAGAAAAGTTGATAAAATTGAATTTGTTATTATTAATAAATCTTCTAATGCTGGCGATATTGCTATCAAAAACTTAGAAAGATTTAATAACATTTGTAAAAATGGTGATTATAGTAAAATTATGAATGCTATTATTAAAGATAATAAAAATAATTTTACTGGTGCAACAGCTGCATATATCGTTGGTGGTACAGTTTTAGGTTTAATTGGTGCTGTACAGATTCTTAGAGAATTAGTATACTTATTCTATTCTTATAGAAGTAGTATTTCTGAAAGAATGATGGTTCAGGCACATTTATTAGAACTGAATAAACTTAATCTTGAAGCTAACGGTCACAATATTCCTGCAGCTAAGAAAAAAGAAATTATTCGTAAACAGGAAAAGATTATTAATAATCTTAAAGCTAAATCAGACAAAATTAAAGTAGAAGCTAGTTTTGCTGAAAAAGAAGCAACAAAATCTTTAAAGAAAGATAGTGCTGCTTGGAAATTGGATGATGTGAAACCATCTGTAACAACAATTGATAGTGATGGTTTAACATTATTATAATATTTTTCATAGAAATATGTGAAATTATATATCAATACTACGTTAAAATCCAAACATAATTGTAAAAAATAAAATATTTATTTTTTAAAAAATAAATGTAAAAAATTAGAAGGAGTGATATTTTATGTCATTATTATTTGATAATTTTGATTTCATGGGCGTAAGCGAAAATTTAGATAGCGTTGAAATCCCCGTTGAAGAACATATGTCTTCCGTAGGTTTAGACGACAACCCTTACATTGTTTGTGAATTCGCTGAAAGAATGTACAAAGCTGAAGCTGCTTTCTATATGGTAGATGCTATGCTGGAACACAGAGTACTGGCTGGTGAAGATGTATCTGCACTGGTTGAAAATGCAGTTACAGACCGTATTGAAAAAGCAATCAAATGGATCAAAGAATTCGCTGGTAAAGTTCTGGCATGGTTCAAAAAACAGATCGAACAGATTGCTATGCTGGCTTCTAGTGGTGCTACACTGCATTCCAAATATGGTTCCAAACTGAAAGAAAAAGCTAAAAAAGTAGCTAAAGATTTCGAATATGACATTCCTGACTACAACTTCGATGAACTGCTGAGCATGGAAAAATCTCGCACATACAAAACTCAGTTAGCTGCATCTAGAGAAAGAATCAACACATTAAAAAAATGTGTAGATAGTGCTAAAAAAGCTGACAAAGATAGCAAAGATTTAGTATCTGCTGTAAGTTCTGCAGATGAAGTTGATACAGTTAAAATCCGTGAAGAAATCATTGATTCTGCTAAAAATGGTTCTAAACGTATTGGCGGTTCCGGTGAAATCGCTAACAAAGTTGGTGACTATCTGAAATATGTTGGTTACTACAAAGAAGCTCTGGCTAGTGTTAAAAAAGCAGAAAAAGAATTCGAAAAGAATGCTAAATCTGTAATTAAAGAAATGGAAAAACTGGAAAAAGGCATGGACAAAGAAAACAATGCTAAATATGTAAATTACTGTGTATCTATGTCTAGAAATGTTCTGACAACACAGAATGCTACATATAGTGCCCTGATCAATGTTTCCAAAGAAGCATATAGAGATGTATTCGGTGTACTGAGAAAACTGATTACATTCAAAGAACCTAAAAAAGGTACTAAAGAATCCTTCGATAATGAAGAATCCTTATTCGAAGCTGCTTACAATGCAATCGGCTTCTAATTCATAAAATCATTATATCTTATACCGTAATACCAATTACGGTATAAGATATTTTTTAATAAAGAGGTGATAGAAAAATGATTCTCAATGAACATGTTGAATACAATGAGGGTATTAAGAAAGAAGCTACAATTAATACAGAAAACTCATTATTAGAATTTTTCAATAACCAAGATAAAGCATTATTTGAAACTATGGTATCATTAAAACGTCTTGAAAATATGCTTTTTACAGAAAGTAACTTAGAGATTATTCAGGAAGGTCTTAATGATTATAATACATATATCAATACATTCATTATGAGTAGTAAAAAATTTATGTCTACATATAATGGCATTTTCTTTAAAAATGTTAAGACAAACTATTTCGATAAGATTGATAAAATCTTAGATGATAATAGAATGTATTTTAAAAATTATGACGATAGTATTAGAATTATCAAACATTCTTTTACATTTGGTGATATCCCAAAAACTAAACCATTAACAGATATTATAGATAGTTACAATAAAAAAGTAAATACTCTTGGTTCCATAACAGAATTAGATGTATCCGAAGAAAGAACTAAATTCTTTGCACCTAATAATATAAATGCCATTAGAGGTAGAGTATTAGGTATTAAAAAATCCATAAGTGATGAAGAATGGGTAAATGCAGTTAGAAAAGAATTTAGAGGCTTAACTAACGATACAGTCTATTTAGATGTGACAAAATCAAATATCAAAGAATTCATTGATGAGTATAGTTTATACAGAAAAATTTATAATTCTATGTATAAAGACTATAATGATATTCTTAGTTTATTAGATAGTATCGCATTATTCTTCAATAAAGGATTTAAAACTAATTCTGTGTATCTTAAAAAAATGTCTCACTCTGGTAGTACTACAGATATCATTAAAATAGACTCTGATATTCTTGATAGAAGTGCTGTAGAATCTTATTTTGCTTTACTATTTAATGAAACTAATAAAGTATATAATATGATTGTAACAGTATTCTATGAAAAAATGATGGCATTTATTGACTGCATTAAAGATTATACAAGATGTTTACAACACTTATTACCAAATGAAGTTAATGAAAGTATGGATTTTGAAGAAAGCAATTACGAAAACATCGTATTATTCGAATATATTCAGTTAAATAGAGATTACTATAATACAGTACTTGAGCAAATCAATAATGAAAGTGAATTACTTAAATACTGTTATGAAAATGCTTTAATCGATGAAGAGAGATTTGCTGTAGTTACAGAGGGTCTTAAAGATACATTAAATAATTTTATTGAAAAAATTATTGAGATTATCGATAAGATTAAGGTTAAATATTCATCAACAAGTGAAAACTTAATTAAGTCTAATGAAAAATGGTTAAATTCCAATAAAGAAAAATTGCAGAAATTTAACTATGATAATATTTCTGCTATTCATATCATACCATACTGGGATGTACCAACAAACGATATTCTTAATACACTTAAACGATTTGAAAATGAATTAAGTAATCCTCCAAAGGGTCCAGAATTAGAAAAAATAATAGTTGATGAAATGGTAAATAATCCTCCATATAAAGAATTTACTGACATGGGAGCAGATTTTAAAACTGGTCTTAGAAATAAATTCACAATGAATTCAAAAATTATTAAATCTGAAACTCTCACTGGAGCTGCAATTAAAGATAGAATAATAAAAGAAATAATTCCATTTATTGAAAATTATGGAAATGTGGTTAATCCGATGAAAACAAGATTAACATCATTGCAAACACTTATTAGAAATATGAATAGACGTCTTCCTAATGTCAATAAAGTTGAAGAATCATATTCTATTCTTGAAGAAACTATGTTTATTAATAGTAGTTTAAGACATTGCTTAAACTTTGAATATGTGTTTGAAGCAGAAGAACCTGCTAAAAAAACAGATCAATCTTCAGAAGAAGTTAATAAAGAAAAAGAAGTAAGGGTTGAAGCTAAACCCAATAATGATAAAAATGGTGAAGAGGGTTCATCTGCACCTAAAACAGATGCCCAACAAGAGTTAGCTTGGTTAAAAGAAACAGCCAGACTTAATCAACTCGCAGTAACTACAGCAATGTCTGTATTAGAGGAAAGATATAGAAAATATGTAAAAGTATGTAAAGATATTATTACTGCAGGCAATGCTGGTTCTGGTGAAACAACTACAGATAAAGCCAAAGATACTGCTAAAAATGTTAAAGATAAAGCAACTGGAACAGGTAAAAAAATTGTTGATAAAGTTAAAAATATAGGTAAAAAGAAAGAAACTGAATCTAATTAAATAATAATGACGAATATACTTTAATAGTATATTCGTCATATTTTATTCACTCTTTACAAAAGTTGCACCACCATTTACATTAAATACTTCACCAATTCGTTTAAATGTAAATGCCATGTGTGATAATCTATAATATCCACCTCTAATACCATTAATTTTAGAATTTTCAAATAATAAAATAAATTTTTTATTTGGTGTTAGACATGTAATATCAACATCACTTAGACCTACATTAATGATAAAACTTTCTTCTATCTTTCTATGTTTCGCTGCTTCTGATGTAAATCTATTACTATAATCATCCAATACAACTCGTTCGGTACCAGAACCTAATTGATTAACATTAGGATTAATACTGTTAACACTATTCTTCTTAGTATCTATTACTAAAAGTTTATTACCAATAGTTTGATCATTGATTGTTGACAATGTATTCATTCTAATATTATTTTCGGATACTTGTATAGTATAATTTTTTTCTTCATCATTTTTATAACTACCAGATGAGATAGAATTAGAATTAATAGTATCAAAAATATTAATTTTAACTGATGTATATTCCATCGTCTGATATGCTGTAGCTTCCGCTCTTTTATCTATTAAAAAAGTTTTATCAAAATCAAAAAATAATAAACTACCATAGTTATAAAAACCATATTGCTCTTCCAAATATTTAATATTTTGAATAAGTGGAACTGGATAAATTATGACTTCTTTATAAGTAGATTTATTATTAAATGGTGTCATTAATACCTTAGATGCACCAGAACTAGCTAAGCAATAAGTTACAATATTTTGCATATTATCACTAGTCACAACATCATTAATAATCTTTTTAGATATATTAAGATCTTTCTCTTTAAAGAAGTACATTTCATATACCCTAGAATAAAATTCCATATCATTTTCATTACCAACAGTTTCTACTGTCTGTTTATGGAGTTCTTCACTAATATCTTCAGTTTCATCATTAGTAATGAGACAGAATAAATCATTAAATAACATAATAGGTGTAGAAGTTTCACCTGTGATTGGATCAAATACTTCTACGTCTATTCTTATTCTAAATTTAGCAGTATTTTTATTTTTAATTATTTTAAAATATTTTGTAGGAGTTAATCTTAATCCGAAATATAAAATAGGAAAATAATCTGTATCAAATGCTTTCTCTATAGCAAATCCTTCGATTTCAGCAGTTGGAATTTGTATTGGATCTTCTTCTGGAATAAGTAAATCCATAGTAACCACTCTATATCTATATATAGTGGATTCAGTTGACAATAAATTTGCCATATTACCACCTCTCAATCTAATATTAATTATCTGTTTAAAACGTCAATATTTACCATATTTTAAAAATCCGTATTTTAGAGTTATTTAAGTATATATTATTATCGTGATAATATAAAATAATAACCATTTTAAGGAGGATTTATTATGGAAAACATTTTTGACACACTGCCCACATTGGATACACTGAACATCTCTAACGCAATGACTCCTAGTGAGGATGTTGCATTTGGAATTATCGGCGCTGGTGCCCTGATTGCTGGAGCAATTGTTACAGCTTCCATCATCGCTGGTAAATAATTTAAAGAAAGAATCCCTCCCCCTCTGTAGGGATTCTTTTTTTTCATAAAAAAAAATGAGTATGGTAAAAACCATACTCATTATTAGAATTCTATTTTTTTCTTTTCTTTGATTGGAAGAGATGTTATCTCTACCAAGTATAAAGGATATTTTATGAAATATGTATCATTTAATATTTTAAGAGATTCATTATCAAACTTATCGACTATTTGACTATTAATATAAAATAAATCTTTTTCATTGAGTTGATTATATTGGTAATCTACACTACAACAAGAATAATTAGATTTAATAAATAGCTGATACTTTGGATCTATTATATCTACATACATTGATATACTCTTTGTATTTTCAGTTATCATATTTTCTTCAATAGCTTTAGTTAATAATTTTAATGTCTTTGCAATACCTACACCTTTAATATTTTCTATGTTCCGATTTTGATCCCCGACCATCGATAATATAAATGGTAATGCATGATGACTAACATTAACATCAGATTTTATATTATTTGCATCTATGATATGAGTCATAATATTATCCTTTGTTAATATTTTAGAATTATCTCCTTTTGGATATATGATATTTGTATTTTTAGACACATATTGAAAATCATAAAACATCGTTGTTACTATGTAATTTTGTTTATTGGAATTACTCATTATTATTTTTGGTATAACAGAAGATTCTATCTCTCCTGCTTGAATTATATGAACTCCTTCTATATATTCAAATATAATCTTTAAGAATTTCATAGATTCATTAATAACATATTCCAATGCGTGCTTATTTGTGTTTAATGCTATTTTATAGTCATACACACTTCTATAATTTTTTATAATACTTTTATTTTTATATTCGGATTTAAAAGGATACTGTAAGTACAGGTATATATTAGATTTAACACCATTTTTTGTAAAATATAATCTGTAGTGTGCGGCAATGTTTACCACATTAGAAATAAATCTGAATATACTATCAGAACTATCAACGCTTAACTCATTGACTGATTTCTCATTAGTCATTCTTAAAATAATATTTTCAAGATTAATAAAAACATTAACGTCGTCCTTTAATGTAATATCATTTACTGAAAATAGTGTATCTAAGATAGTATACTTAACTTTATTCATATTGAAATAGATATCCATTATCAATCACGCCCTAAATTCTATATCGATGATATATTTATATTCATCATCGTCTTCATCATTATCCTCAATGGGTGTAAACAAAGATTTTCTTCGTTTTACTGCTTCTTCCAATTCATCTAAAGAACCAAAGTCATTTTGTAAGAGAATATCAACCATATTATCGACTTCTTCATTACTTAATGAAATACCTTTACCCATTCGTTTGTTACCCAAGTTACATTTTCTAATATCTACAGTTGATGGATTATCATACCAAGATACTCTTAGTAATGCGGTAATCCAATCGTGTTTATCACTCTCTTTTAATGTCCCATAGATGTGATCAATATTATAAACGATCTCACCAGGTTCATATTTACCTTTTTTAGCCATACTTATCACCCTATTATTTAAACTTTATAAATATCATCCTCATTAAGATTATTATTATAAACTGTTTTTATGAATGCTTCATAATTTGGTTCATATGTGGATGGTGTCCATTTATAGAATTTGTAACCATCAACATATGTATTTTCAGAATGATATAATGATCCTTCAGATAATTTTTTAGTAAGTTGATCATATATTAAACCAAATGATGTATTTGTTATTAGTCCAATACGTATTGCAACTTCTCGCAAACTTTGGTTCAAATCATCATTAATATGCATCAGAATCATTACATCGGATACAGGATCTTCTCTTAATTTTCTTTTACTAAGTTTTCTTACATAACTTGTTATGTCAGATTGTCTGTATAAATGTATCAAGTGAATTCACCACCTAATAAAAAAAATTTAATAATATGGATGATGAGAAATACATTCTCATCATCCATACTACCCTAGTATTTATTGTGTATCGAGGGGAATTTTATAAATAATTATCTACGGCTACTGATTTCATATGCCATAGATTCAAATTTATCTCTACCGGGTGTTGTATTAGTGTTATATTCTCTATATGCTTTAGCAGCTCTTACTGTACCATTGCTCTTACCAAATCTTCTAGCAGAGATTACATATACAGCATGTTCTGCAGGAATTACACCCAGCATCAGAGCAATTACTCTCAGTGGATCAAGTGTGATGTAGTATGCATTTTTATATTTAACCATTTTAATTTCATCTCTATCATCATTTTTATCTCTTTTAGAGATGCACATAGGTGCCAGAATTTCTTTAAATTCATTGGAAATTACTGTAGGCATATCCAGTTTGTTTTTCAGTACAGGCAGGATATTATTTGCTACAGATGTAGAGATCATATTAGAATTAGGATCCATAAATACATAAATCTGAATATCGATATTTGTGGAACCTTCTCTAATAATCTGTGCTACTACTCTAGAAACGCCATCTACATTTCTAGATTTCAGATATTTTTCTACATAGTCTTCGATTTCATTCAGTGTAAAATCAAAGAACAGACCACTGGGTTCTTTTTCAACAGTGGTTCTCATAAGTTTTGCAGTGTTTGTTGTAACTTCTTTCATGCTAAAAACCTCCTAAAATAAATTAAATTTTTATAATTTTGTTTAACGCCTCATAATATACTACAACAAGTATATCATTTATAAAATAGTTTTATTATATATGAAATATAATTCAACCACTTTCGCATATATAATATATATTTATAATTCAAATTGAATTATTACATACTTTTTGTTTCATATGCTGAATCTATTCTACTCATAAGATTCATAACATTACTAGACCACCCAGCACTATTTGGTGGGCAATATATTGTAGATATTTCATTAACTGTTGTTAAACCATTATCAATATACTTATTAAACATTATTTCTCCAAAATGGTTTACACAATCAGATTTAGTGTCATACGAATATGCATTCTCATATGCAGTTAATGTAGATGTTGGATAGGCGTGTAATCCACCTATATTATTCTTATTAGTAGATAATCCTGACTTACCATATCCAGATTCAAGACAGAATACTGCTAACTGGAATGATGGTTTAATTCCATGTTTATGGTAATTGTTAAGAATTGCTTTGGATATACCAGATAATTCCGGAGAAATCTCAGAAATAACTTCTTCGAAAATCATATGATCTATGTACTCAGTACCTATAATACTATTGTGTGGAAATGACATACTAGCAGCTTCGATAGGTTCTTCATCAGGCTTATCAACAGGTTCTGGTTCTGTTTCTATATCATCAAAAGGCTCTTCAGCCTCATCATCTTCCTCTTCATAAATATCTATTCCTAAAACAGCTTTAGTGTTATTATAAATATATTCATCATAATTATAATCCAATATACCAACTACTGGTTCAGTTTTTTCACAGCTAGCTAGTCCAAATCCAATAATAGTAAGTATTAAAATAATAATAAATCTTGCTACCGCTTTAATAATTGTGTTATTCATAGTAATCATCCTTTCACATTAAAATACTTTAAAATTACGGATTAGCTCTCGATTGAACTAATCCGCATTGTAATAAGTATTATACTAATATAGTTTTCAGTAATTGTTTTACTCCCACTATAGTAGATTTTGGAATATCGATAATTTTTTTATCAAATTTATTTTTAACATAGTAATCAGTAAAGTCAAAATCTTTTTCTACTGATTGTAATTTTTTGAGATATGTCTTAAAATCATTCATGGCGAAGGCCCTTGCTTTAATAACCTCAGGATCCTTTTCCTTAAACCTCTTATCTCTTTCAATCACTCCTATTAATGTAAATGCAAATGCGAGATTAGTCTTCACTCCTTCATAGTTTTTATTTTTCCAATTTTCTACAAGAAGTTTATGATTTTGACTATATTCGTCCATATATGATTGTTTCGGAGAGATTGAAATTTTAACATTACCATCCTCATCTACAGAAAATCCTTCTTTAATAGATCTAATAGTATCTGTTAATAAATTATTTGTAATACTCTTAGCGTTAAATGTAATAGTTTTAATATCAAACTTAGTATCAGATAAAATACCAGAGAAATAATCTTCCAATGATTCATCTATTTTAACAAGTTTGACATTACTTTCTGTAACACCAAGTAAATATGTAGAACCATCTTTTCTATCGGTTGCAATATAAACGGATTGTCCATTTATATCATTTGCTTCTCTAACACTTTCTATAGAATTAATATTCTCAAATTTAAAAATATCTGTTTTATTTAAATTTGTGAAATTAATATTATTTTTATTTGTCCATGATTCTAATCTAGACAAATCTATTACAGGTACACCTCCATTTCTATTGTTATGTGTATCTATAATATATATTTCATTTTCAATTCGATCTTTTGCTGTTTGTTTTGTATATTCCATAAAAGATTCTAATTTATATTTATCAGCAACTTTTAAATATGATTCTAAAGTATTAGTAGCTATATGTCTATCCATAATATAATCAGGTCTATTTGATTTATATTTTCTATTAATAGTGCTTTCTAATAAGCTATCATGGTTAAGCTCTTCTAATATTTTAGAACCTTCAAAAGAATCATAAGATTCTACTATGGAATCTGTAAATGCTAATAATATATCAAATTCATATGATGACTCATTTAAAGTATTATTTTCATAATCTTTATAATATCCATATGATCTAATTTGTGCATCGGTAATATTATTAATATAGTCTATAGCCATATCACGTTCAGCACAATCACATTTAAGCAATTGCTGTATTGCTTTATGACATTCCATCTGAAGTTTATTGATTGGATCAACATTATCAAAATTCTTATCTATAAATACTATCTTTCTAACATTTCTAACATTTTCACTAATAACAGATCTACATTCAGGGCAATATATAGATAAATCCGTACGAATAATAGATTCCTTAACTGTAGACTTATTAACGTATTTATAGAATGGGTTATCTTCAGATACATTAACAGTCATATCAAATTCTTTTATTTTTTTATTTATATTATTTGCCAATTCAGCTCTATCTTTTTGAGGACAGAACTTAAAAAACTGAATGGCTTTTCTAACATGCTCTTCATCATTTAAAGGATATTTTTTCTGTGATGGTAAACCAAATTTTACATCACTCATATTTCTACGATCCTTGGCAGAAAGTTTCTTTTCAAATATAATATCCATTAACCTTCACACCTTTCTATACTTATTGATTACCTAAATGTTGAATATAGGATTTAATATAAAAAGTATTAATAACTAATTTTACACAAACAACTATTTAAGAAAATTAATACCTAATATTGGATATTACGGAAATACTTCTTTCAGCATTGCGCGCCTCAATAGCTATTTATTATGTTGATTTTCATACTAAATGCCAACAACCTGTAGCTGAATTCTACACCTCCAATAATTTACAGTTGATATAAAATATCCAGTGTGGACATATTAGGTATTTTTTCTTATATAATCCCTATGCCTATTTTGGCATAGGGATTTTCGTTTTTTAAATATTTTTCAATTATATATTATTATTGTGTAATTAACATATAATATATCTTAACATCAAGGAGGGAAATTACAATGAGTAGAAGACGTGATGAAATTATTAACAAGATCGATAGACGTAAAAGACTACGTTATATCAAGTATGCTGACGGGTATGAAGTATTGATTAAATATGACACTGAATTTAATAAACTTGAGTCTATTAATAGCAAAGGTCAGCTTCGTTTATTTCAAAATGATTATATACCCACATTATCAATGGATGACCTTATCAAAGGTAGGGAACTGAATGGTAGACCTATTGATAATACTAAAGAAGAATGCAAATATGACCACAATGGTAATATCATTTATTTCTCCAATGGTGAGGGGTTTTGGTATAAATCTATCTACGATGATAATAAAAATGAGATTATGTATGAAGATAGTAATGATAAATTAGTAATTCGCACATTCGATTCTAATAATAATTTAATTGAAGAGATTGCTGCATCTAGTAAAGATGTTAGTAAAATTTTTGATCTATATATTAGTAAATTAACAAATGCTATCAATAAACTTCATCTCATGACTGATAATGTAGCAGATTATTTGATTAGTAAGTATGTCGATGAGGCAGATATTAAAAAAGAGATCGTTAGTGGCCGTATGAGTATCGAAGATGTTATGAATACAAAATTCACCATTGAAGTTACAGAATATATCGGTGATATAAATAATAATAATGAATATGATAGAGCATTAAGAAAAATTACTGTTAATCACTCAAATATTGAAAAAGAGATTAAAAGTTTATATATTGAAGAAATCAATGAGGCAGTAAAAATTTATTGTAAAGCAAATCATGAAAATAGAAATAATATTAGTGATTTAGCTTGTTCAATTGAAATCGCATTAGCTTTAATTAATCGCGATTTGATTGACTATCTTATCGCACGTGGGTATTGCAAACAAAACTCCCATATTTATAAAAATTTGAATATTGATGAGGTATATAATTTTATAAGTCATAATGAAAATTTAGATACTGATTTCATGTATATGTCTATTCTCAGAAATATGGTCGCATGTGCTATAAACTGGCACATTACCAACGACAATATCAATAATATCTATTCTAAACGTGGTGTCGTACAAACAATGCTACACACATTAAACTTCGCAGCATGTGAAATTCGTTCATTCACAATAGTGGATAAAGAGTTAAGAGAAAGATTTGAATCTGGTAACGATGATGTAGATACAGACATGAATAATACGTCTATCAATTATCCATTCGACTACAATCCTTTTGATATAAACAAATAAAAGTATAAGAAAAGATGCCTCATTGAGGCATCTTTTTTTTCTTATAATTTTATATAAGACAATATTATAAATTATAAGAAATGAGGTGAATTGTTTTGAAATCTGATGTAAATAGATTTGAACGAGGTCAAATCTGGGTATATGACGATCATAAAGACAAGAAAGATAAAAAAACATGTATGGCTGAAAAGGGTATTCTTATAGGACATAGACCAGTATTAATAATGTCTGTCCGAGATAAATATATTACAGTCATTAAAGGTAGTCGTCGTAGAAAAATCGAAAAAGCACAGGTAGAATATAATGATGGTACAGGAATTGGTATTTTTGATACTCTCCAGATGGAAGTATTAAATACTGAAACAGCTGATTTAACATATACGGCTAAAATTGAAAATTCCATACTTAAAGAAATCAATAATACAATTAATACTTGGCTATTCGACTATATAGATGATTACACTTCTAGAGGAACTTCAACCTATTTAAAAAGACAAGTTTGGGAATTCAATGATAATGGATTTACAAAAACTGCAATTATTGTACATAGATTCAAAAGATCTGTAATATTAATTCCATTATCTAAAAATCAACATTTAGAAACTGATTATAAATTTGAATTACATACGGATACGATATATACTGATATATCATCTATACGTACAGTATCGACAGATCAACTGCATAGATATTGCTTTACAATATCTGAGGAGATATATTCATCTATATTAAATGAAACCAATGCTTATCTCCATGGTGAATCTAAACATATTCCATCTAAAGAACCAGAAAAACCAGTTCATAAAAAACGTGGTGGTAAAAAACATAGAGGTGGAGCGAAACATAGACACAAAAAGAAAAATTTAAATCATATTGATATTCCAGAGGTTGATGTACCTAGTGTAGAAGTAGATGCAAAAAATATTAAAACTTACTGCCCAAAGGCATTTAAACATCTATCATTTAGTGATTTAGTAGATGAGTTTAAAACACACACATCAAAAGAATTAAGTACAAAATACAAAGTTTCTGGTTCAACGATCCGTCGTACAAAAGCGTATATAAAAGAAATGAATGAGAGTAAATAAAAGAAAGGAATAGCCATTAGGCTATTCCTTATTTTTTTTTATCTATTCTTAATTAATCTAATATTTCTTTCGACTTTTCTATAATCATATTCATAGAAGTCTTCACCTTCATCAACTTTTTCAACATCATCAAAATCATTAAAATCTTGTGGTCTATACATAGAAGGTAATCTATCTAGTTTTTTACCAGCATTAATAATATCTGCTACAAATCTACTACAGAAATATTTTCTTTCATTTTCTGACTGTAACCCAAAGAAATTTCTTATTAATGCAACTATGTCATATTTTAATTCTTCATCATGCTGTATAAAGAATTTTAATCTGTCCTGCATTTTCTTCAATGATATCCTATCAACAAACATAACATATACTGCATACTTGGCTTTAAATTTAGTAAAGAAAGAACTCTTTGGTGAGTTAGCTACAAATCCTGTTTGTTTCATATCTAAATCTTTTCTACCAAATGAGTATAATGGTGTTAATTTAGTATTAAATGAAATACATGCATGAGAAAACTCATCACCAGTAACTTTTTTAATAGCATTTGCAAGTAATGTACCAGAATGCATTAATACTATAAAAATAGGGAATTTATGTAATTTATCATAATTTGCTTCTTCAGTTACAATGTCCTCTGGTTCGATATAGTTTTCATTTAAGAAATCTATTAATGGTTTATAATCCATTAAAGACTCATATACATCAGTGTCATATTTTTCAATCCATTTATAATTCCATCCATATAATTCTGCTGTATTATTACCGTATGTATATTTGTGTCCAGGTTTACCATCATCTCCAGTACATAATATTTTACCAATACATTTTAATTTAACTGGTTCCTTAACCCATACTTCCCCAGTAATTTTACAGTCTGGAACCTCTTTAACCGTAGGAGTATAAATATTTTTTGGGGTTTTTTCTGGTATATGAACATAAAATGTCTTACCTTTACAATTTTGAGATAGGGCCATAAGAGATTGATTTATAGATTTAGTAAAACATACTCTTTTTGTATTATTATCTTCAAAGTTATTATTTATTAAAAAATTATTTGGTATTTTTGGTATTAATATTTTTTTATCCATATTACTTTGTGATATATGAATAAGTCTACCGATGTCAGAATTACTTGATGATTCGTATAATGTTTCACATAACGATTCATTTAATGGTTTAAATTGTGATTTAATAATATCCTCTTTTCTATTAAGTAAGTAATTAAAGAAATTATCATAATTTTTATCAACTATTTTAATATAATCAACATTTTTCTGTCGATTCATTACATTATCCTTTAACTGTTCTTTTTTTCTATCTCGTTCCATATGTTGATGTGTATTGGGATTAGTCCCACCATCTTTTACTTCAATCTCTAAATTTAATGAGGGAATATAAAAATCTGGTATATAGAATTTATCTTCTCCTTCAAATTTATAGTGATATGTATGTGGAGATGGAGACATAATATCATCAGCATCAAATCCCATAAATCTATCAAGCATTTTTAAGAAATCCAATTCATATGATCCTGTATATGTTTTTTTACTCTTACCATCTGACCACTCATATATACCAGAGATTTTTCTATTGGCAAGCATTTTTCTCTGCTGGTCTGGATCGTCTAATAATGTAGCTTTACCATATTTATTAACCATACGAGATTTAAACATTTCTCGATATTTTTCTTTACATTTAGGATTATTGCAAAATCTTTTATATTTATTAGTACCACTATTCCATTCAGTATCTTTTTTACATATTACACAAGAACCATGTTCTCTACCAGTTCTTAAGAAGTAATAATATCTAGCGGCACTATAACCTTCAGGAATTTCTTCCTCATGATCTTCTAATATATGATCATAAAGTCCTTCTAAAGAAGTTAATTTTTCTTTACAAATAGGACATGAAACTTTTTTATCAGTCATTTTGAATTCCTCCTTTATGACTTTATCTATTAGTAGATTGTTTTTGTGGGATAAATAAATGATATTTTAAATATATATTATTTATATGAGTTCAAGTTACACAACACCCATCATATTTTATTTATTTAAGAGAGGAGATTTATTATGAGCTTACTTAAAGAAACCACTTTTATTGATGAAGAACTTGGAGAAGTTGTCTATAACAACGACCCAAATAACACAAAAGGGAAAAAATTTTATTTTGATGAAACCGATACAATTAAAGATGATGTTGAAAATGAAACTTTATACAGAATTATTGCCTGTAAAAAATTTAAAACTGCAAGTGGTCGCGAAATAACTCCTGGAACAAAAGGAGGATATATGTCTATTACATGCACATTAGGTCACAATAAAAAATGTTGGATTGGGGATGAAGCAAGAGTATCCGGTCAATCTAAAATTAAAGGAAATGCAGAAATTTTCGGAAATGCTAAAGTAATCAGCGGCTGTACAATAAAAGATGATGTTAAAGTTTATGGAAATGCCGTAGTATTTTCTGGATGTGTATTGTCTGAAACCGTTAAAGTATATGGTAATGCTGAAGTATATGACGATTCTGTTATCAGCGGAAATGTAGAAATTTATGATGATGCTAAAATATGTGAATGTCATATTTCTGGAAATATTGATATTAGTGACAGAATTAAACTGATAGAATGTACGGTTAGTGGATATGGTGAATTACCAGGAGAAATTGTATTGGGTGATCCTGATTTTATCGACTAAAAAAAAAATATAATGGTAGCAAAAATGCTACCATTTTTTTTTTGCGTTTTTCTAACTATCTCATGTATATATTATAACTACAGTATATTCGAAATAAGCTTATTATGGAGGTATTATGTTATGAACATTATTATGGAATAATTTAAGCAATAACAATTGAGTTGGGGGAAGTCATCGATGACATTCGAAAAAATATTGATAGCTGCAGAACCTGAATTGGGCGAATATGTTAAATATGAACCATTAGCAGATGAGCAAATCAACATTGATAATATTCGTAAAGAATTTGCAAATATTTATACGGCTATTGGTATAAGTATAAGTTTAGGTAGATCATATACACACTACAATGAAAGATTAATAAAATTAAAAGAAATGATGGTGCATATTGCATGAATCTTATTGAAAAAGGTTACTTATATAAAATAAAATACAAAATTGATGAATTCATAGAATTACATCATAATAGTAAAGATATGACAGCAATTTTATATACAGCATTTTTAATTGAAAAGCTGTATAGAGAAAATCCTATGGATGACAGCTGTTGTACTAATGACACTATATTCAAAGCATCATTGTCTCTTAAAATATATAAAGTAGTACGAGAAACAGAAATAAAAATAACTGAAATATTCGGTGAGAATAAGCTAATAGAAACTTTATTAGCTAGTATATTTGAAGTAATTGATTTTGAATAATGATAAAATTTAGAGGTAAGTAGATATCAATAATCTACTTACCTCTAATAATTATTTTTTTCGCTCAATATTAAATACATTACTATTATTCCCTTTGATCATTGTGATTTTACAAATATGATTATACATATCTAAATATTCACCATAAAAATGTAATTTCACAAAATCACTAATATCTGTTAAAGATACATTAGTATCTAACTCAACAGAGATATCATATGCTGTTACAGATACTTTATCTGTTCCGTATCGTGTATATAAATCGTTTATAATTTCGGAAAAAATTTCATTGACAATCGTTTCATTATTCTTACAAAAATTATTTTTTTTCTTAATACTAGAAATTACTGTATTATCATTAATAATAGTAGCCATTGATACCATGCTCATCACCACCAATCTTGTTATAAGTCTATATAAATATATGTCTGCATAATAGTAATATTTTACATATTATTCCACTTCTCTACTTTTTTTCTATTATAATTAGAATCATATTCTGAAAAAAATTCTATACTTATTTCCACTCTTGGTTTAGATGAATACTTTTTAATAGTTCTACCATCATATATTAATGAGTCATCTAATATAAAATGTTTTTGAACCATATCACTATATGTTTTACCAAGATTATCCCAATCTGGTTTACTTATATATGGAATTAGTTCTAATTCAGATAGAACCTTTTCAACTTTACTCATATTATTTGGAATAGGTGAAAAAGTTCTACATATAAATTTACAAGGAGTTACTATCTTAAAATCTATATCAGTACATTCTTCTATAAATATTCTAAATAACTCACCATAATCTATATTCTTTTTAACATAGAAAACTTTAGTGAATCTATTACTTCTAGCTCTAGGAGTAGCTTGAGGTAAAAAATAAAAGACAAAATCGATTTTATATGTTTTTATGCCTCGTATACGCTTAATACCTAGACGTATATTATCTAAATCTTTAGAATTTATTTTTAATTCCCTCATCAATGATAATATCCTAGTAGTGTACTCTTCTGGAATACTACCATATAATGCTTCATATTCTTCAACTTTTTTATTTTTCTTCATAATATCACCATTACAATCGAACCCATCTCATAATTGAGTTCCTTACACCTTCAATAATAGTACCATGTATATATTGGTTAGCCATGTCATAAGGTGCACTAGTCACTGTAGAATAAATAGTTTTAAGTTTCAACCATAAATGAGGTTCTAAAATATCAACTGCACAAGTTGTTGCTAAGAATGTTATTAAACCATCATTCTGTAAAAATTTTAATGGCTGAACAGCACTTGTCATCATTAAATTATCATACAAATCAGATATTTCTAACGATACTTTACATTTATTAGGTAAACTATTTACGTTCCATGTTCCATCACCACCAATATCAACATTGATGCTACTAACAATACCAAGGTCAATACCCATTCTACCTTTCATACTACACTGAACTAAGAATGGTGTTGTGAACGAGTTTGCACTAACTTGTCTAGGTAATCCTAATGCCAAAATATGCATTAGTGGCATTAATATATTCAAAAATACTGATTCCGGATCACCATATGGGGAATCTAATTCTATAGTAAAACTATAACTATTTCTATGAGATGAGTCACCCCATATTTCTGGAAACATGATGTTACTACCTTGCACTACTTGTTGTGTCAGACCAATAATTTTAGATAAGTTATTAGTGCCATCACCTTTCAATGCATTACTAGCGGTACCAGTCATACTACCAAGTGTTGTACCGAGAGTATTAGCCATATCACCAACAAACGATCCACCACCGATTAAATTGATTTCTTTCCATAATGCTTCGGCAGTATCAAATAACCCAGCTACTTTAGATTCAGATGTTGTATTACTAAAACTTTTATTAACAGATTCTGCACCATTAACATAGAATTTAATAATTTTAGCATCACCAATCAGATTATCAGAAATGGCTGATGCCATTGAACTCATACTATCGGAAATAGCATCCCACATACCATATTTAGAATCTTTACTACGATTTGTTTTATTTGTTAAAATATTTTTATAGTTAGCCCAATTAAATTTACCATAAGTACTATTTGTCCCTGGAACCGTATTGCGATCTATACCTAAGTACATTGCAGATACTCTACAAAGCATATTAACATATGACATATACCATGTGTATGTTGGAGTTAATGTATAATATCTACCCTCTATATCTGCAACATCTTTTAATGTTGCTGCAGTTTGCTGATTACCTGCCATTGCAGCATCGATATATGCAGCTAATGAACCTTTCTGATCTTCCGTTAATGCATTAAAATAATTACTAACACCAGGAATAACAGACAATATTGGAGCTTCAGCAATCATATTCTCAAGAAATAGTCTACCAGCACGTATATCATTGTATGGTCTAATATCTGTTGTATCCAAATATTGAAAAGGTAAACCTATAATTCTATTTGATGTTGCAACAGCACTTTTACTACGTTCCGATGACTGCTGCATTAATATTATTTTATTTAGTTTCTCATCTTCGAGATCTGCAGTATTTAAATATTCCGCCATATATAAACACTTCCTTTCATTACATATTTGTTTTTCAGCATTTCTTATATAAAAATAGAGATACTTAAGATATGATAATCTTAAGTATCTCTTATTAATTAATGTATTCCTTGTGCCACAGCTTTTGCTATAGCATATTTAGATTTAGTTTGTTCTTCCCTTCTTTGTTTAGCTATATCAAACATAGGATTCGAAGATACATTATTCGTATTAGCTACAACTGCAGTAGGAGCATTTTCTTTACTAGCAATTTTAGCTGTATTATCTGTTGTATTTCGTGTATTTGTAGCAATTTCTGTTAAAAGTGTTACAATCTTAACGATATTATCAACTACTGTAGTATCTGTACCAGATGTTTTTGCTGTAGCAGCTACAGTTTCAATAACATCACCTATACCACCAATACCATTATTAGCAAATTTATCTTTAAATAAGTCTTTAGGAGCAGTCATTACAAATTTAGAATCTGGAATTCTACTTCCCACTTTAACCATTTGACCATCTAAGCCGCCTTGATTATGTGAAGCTTTTCTAGAATCATTATCATAAATTGTTCCAGTCTTAGAATATTTCTGATAATATCCTCTAGCGGCTTCAAGTCGTCTATCCATATGAGGTTTACCAGCTCGCTCAAAAGCACCTTCAAACTGTCTAGTGGCCATATCAACATCTGTAGAGCGTTTCCATTCAGCATATGTTGTAGGGACAGCACCAGCATTTGTAAGTGTTGAACCTGCTATATTTCCACCATATTTTATATCATTTTTAAAATAGTAATCTAATGAACCTAATTCATTATGAATAAATTCTAACTGAGAACCAAGGTCTGTCCAATCTTTACCTTTCTTCTTAGCATAATTACTCATATTTAACCATCTGCCAGCTTTATTTTTATAGCTTTCCCATTGTGCTATACCTGCGGCATGACCAGACCCATGTTGAATTGCAGCAGGGTTCATACCAGATTCAGCATAAAGGTTGCCCATAATACCAGCAGTAGCCTCTTTTGAATAACCATTCTGTGTGAAGAATTGCCATACCTTATCAGGTGTTTCCCCATCAGGGAGATTTGTATTAATTGCTGTACTAACACCATCTGCTGATATAGATGTAGCATCTGCAGTAGTAGGTGCCGCTAAACCAGCCTGCGCTAGTACATTATTCAATGTACTAGACATTACGTCTATAACAGTACTCATTCCAGTATCTACGCCTGTTGATGGATTAACTGTTGCAAATTCATCATCAGTATTTTCAGCTAATGCTAAATCAGGATTACCACTATCAAATCCTTCAATATATTTATTAGGATCTACATAATTACCATATTTTGATCCCATTACACTATAGTGTAAATGTGATCCAGTCGATCTACCGGTACTACCTTCTCTACCGATAGTATCACCTAATTCTACAGTATCTCCCTCTTTAACATCTATGCTATTCATATGAGCATAAAGATGGAGTTTACCATATTTATCTTTAACTATAACATTATTACCATAACCTCTACCTTTACCGCTAGGGGCATCATTTGTTGCTGGATCAATATGATTTGCTGCGATTACAGTTCCTGGAACAAATGCAGCAATTCTAGAACCTAATCCTCTAGCCATATCTACACCTTCATGACCACTAGGTTTGCCAGTAAAGGGGTCATTACGGAAACCAAAATCAGATGTTAAGTGTTTTCTATAATTTTGATATTGAGATAATACTGCACCGCCTTGATGTTTTTTAGCAAATTTATTATATTCAGAATCAAAATCATCTAAGCTTATATCTTCTCTACCACCAAAATTAAATTTACTAGTAACCCAGTTCCAAACTTTAGAACCTGTTTTTTTAGCACCATCTATAAAACCTGAAAAAGAGTCACCAATTTTTTCTACACCACCATTGAATTTTTCACCAATTCCAGTAAATAAATCAACTATAGGATCCCAGAAATCAGCAATTTTCTTTTCAACGTTAGTTTTAAATGTTTCCCATTTAGTTTGTATTTCTACAAATTTGTCATCTAAAGATTTAAATGCATTAGTAATAAAATCACCAGCAGTACCAGTAATATCAGAGAACCATTTACCTACAGAACCTAATGCTCTACCAACAACACTTGTAGTTTCAGTATTCTGTGTAATTGAATCATCCGCTCTACGAAGTACATCCATAAATCCAGGATCATTTCTAAGACTTTCATCTTCAACAAGCATTTGTTCTAACATAGCTTTTGTAGATTTAGCCTGAGCAAGTTTTTCTTCATCACCTTTACCACCAAATAACCATTTCTTAGCTTTAGATGCACCATCAACAACTTTTCCAAAGAATCCTTTGTTTTGCATATCATTGAATGCATCTTTACTATAATTACTTTGTGATGTAAGTGATGATATATCTGTATTAAGTTCATTCATAAACTCAGCATTATCTTTCAAACTAGGATCAGCTTTAAGCTGAGCTTGTTTTTCCCTAACTCTAGCAAAAGTAGCTCTATCTTCATCCGTACCAGATGCTGCAACTTGCACCATCACATCATCTTGATATTTAGAATTAAATTTCTGTTGAGCTACACTTATTGAAGGGTCATCTTCATCTGCTAAGCCAGAATATAACAATTCAGCAATAGTCTTAATAAAATCAAAACCGATTAAAGATTTAGTAATTTCATTAATCAATGCCACTAAACTACCCCATGATGAAGATGTGATACCTTTAACAATAGCAGAAACTGCTCTCATTTTCATTGTAACATCTTCCTGAGATACTTCAAATAAATTAGCTGCTTCAGATTTTGTTATACCTGTTGCAACACCATACGCCATAAATGCTATATCACCATAGATCATTAAGAATTTAGCTGAAGTTGCAGCTATTTTACCACTAAATTTAGCAAGTTTAACAGGATTCATAATACTAAGAATCTTACTAACTATAGATTTAAGTGTACTAAGGTGTTTACCTTTAATATATTTACTCAAATATTTCTCTATAGATTTCATTACACTCTTAGCTGCATTAATGAATTTTGTTATAGTTGTTTCTTTAGCACCGGCTGTACCAGTAACTGCATTCTTAATACTATCTATTTTACCAACTACAGCATTTTTAATTTTCTGAGTTAATGGAACTCTTGTTGCGGCAGTTACACCTTCATCAGCTACACTAACTGCAGATTGTCTAGCTTCACTAAGTATCTGTCTATCAGCTTTAAATCTAGTGAAAGCTTTATATTTATCACCAGCAATTCTAGCAGCATTTGTGACACCAGCAACGCCAGTTGCCTCCATAGCATCATAGTTTACTGATGTTGTGCCAGTTGCATCAGTTCTATCACCATCGTCGTCTTTAAGACCAAAAATTTCTTTAATCTTACCAGACATCATATTTACAAGATTAGTAACAGCATCTCCAACTACCACACTTATATTAGTTATAGGATCTTTAAAGAATTTAAGTAAGAATGGAATAGCTAAAATGAGACCAGTTGTAATTAAACCTTTCTTACCAAAGATAGAAGCCCAGTTAAATTTATGCTCTTTACCATCATCCCTGATATCTTTAACGAAATTCTTCATTGTATTAAAGAATCCTGTACGTTCTTTTCTATCAGCTAACTCTGATGATATCTGTCTGTTATTAGCTAAATTCTGACTTCTTGCTTTAGCAATACTTTCAGCCATTTGCTGTTCTTTCTTAGCTTTAGCTTCTTCTTTTTTCTTTTTCTCAGCTTCTTCTTTATCATCATTTGTATCAAATACTTCTTGACCTTTAGTAACAGCTTTAGCTAATGTATCTACAGGAGCTTCAAGATCAGAAGAAATATCTTTCTTAGAATCAGATCTAACCAACTCTATTAATTTATCGAGTCTCTGATGTATACCATCATCATGTGTAAAAATAGAGCCTTTTTCACTACCAAGATCAGCTAAAGTTTTAACAGATTTTCTTGTTTCTTCAGCTATTTCCACATCATTTTCTAACATTGCTGTCACATCTGATGTTTTTTGAGATATAGTATCGAGATTTTCATGATTGTCTCTATCCATCTTAACTCTACTTTTTTCTATAGAATCTGCATTTGTATATGCTTTACCATATTCATTTTTAAGAGCTTTTTCTTCTTCTTTTCGTTTAGCTCTTTCCAATTTTCTCTGTTCTTTAGAACTTAATTCTGATGTAACATCTTTATTATATTTATTTTTCTTAGCTTCTGCTTGTTTATTTCTAAGATTTTCTTCATCTTGATCAAGGAATGCATTTCTAACATCACTACGATATTCCGAATCTGATATAAGTTTATTCTTTTTATCGAGCATTTCTTTAGCATATCCTGCACCTTCAGGTGAATACTGCATGCTTCGTCTAGTTGCACCAGGTAAGTAAGATGCAGCAAGCATTTTAAGAAGTTCACCACTAGATTCATACTCACCGTCTCTTATTCTATCAAGAATATTTTCATCGGCACCTTTTCTAGCAGCTCTATCTCTTAAAGAACCTCTAGCCATACCCATTAACTGGAATGGTAATGCGATTGCTTTAAATGGTGTTGTTATTGCAGCTGATACCATTTTAAGTGTTAATTTACCAAAGCCCATCATTGCTTTACCAAGCAATCCAAATGTACCTTGAATCAGTTTCTTAGTAAACCCAAATAAATCAGATACGCCATTTCTAATAAATGTGAATGCTGGTTTAACTACACCTTGTACAATAGGATTATCGACTAATCTTCGCTTAATTTCATCTTTAATTAATCCTCTATAATGTGTCAAACCTTCTTTAATATGTCTTTGATATAATCTTTCAGAAACAGAAGATAATATTTTTACAGGGAATTCAAGTACTTTACCAAATACACTAGCAGTTTTTTCTATCATGAACTTACTAACAGATTTGAATAAAGGAATTGGATTAAGTTTTTTAACAAAATCTTTTAATACTTGCAAACCTGGAAGATTAGCAATAGTATCTTTAACAGTTTCACCAAGCTCTTTAAGTCTAATACCTATTCTAGAAAATTCTTCTTTAATAGGTACCATTGCAATACTAAATGGTGTAGCAATTTTCTCATCAAACCAGTTCTGTATATTGGTAGTCCATTTAGACATAGTAAATTTAAATGGTTCTAAAACTTCCATTTGTAAATAGTTGCCAAATCTACCAAATATACCACCATCTTTAGTCACATTACCATTAGCATCAAACTCAGCTTTACCGAATAAGAAATCTTTCCATTTATCCGATGTTAATAAAATACCAGTTGCAGCACCAGTGATTGCAAGAGCCATTGGATTAATAGCTAAGCTACCTAATAAACCAAATGAACCCAATCCTTTACCGAGAATCATACCACCAATGCCACCAACAGCACCAGCACCAAATTTAAGTTTATGGGCTGTCATGAATGATTTACCAAGTTCTGCACCTGCTTTAACTATACCTGCATTACCAACAGTTTCTTTAGCACCAAAGAGCATATTTTTAAATGACTCTGATCTAAGAAGTAATGCTGTAGCAATACCTGTTAATGCACCTGTGATTGGTCCACCTAAAATAAATGAAGGTAAAATACCAAAGCCTAAACCACCAGAAATAGCACCAATAGTACCACCACCGATAATATTAACTTTGTTAGCTGCCAAGAAGTCTTGTGCACCTTTACTAATAAATCCACCTATTCTAGCATTAGTTTTAGCATCCATTGGACCAAATAACCAATCTTTGAATCTTTCAGACTGTGATAAGAAACCACCTGTGATACCCAATACTGCACCAGACATAGGGCCTAAGAACATGGAACCTAAAATACCAAATCCACCAGCACTAGCTAGTAAACCAGCACCACCAGCAAGTAAACCTACTGCCAATGCTTTAGGTAATGCGTTCTTAACTTTTTCAGTAAAGTCACCGACATTAAACGCAGATACTTTTTCTCCAGCTTTATCTTTCATACCAAATATAGCATCTAACCATACTTGGCCACCTTCATATAAAGTATCTTTAATATTTCCTAAAAATCCTTTACCTTTATCTTTAAGACCTTCTTTATCATTAGTGCCGAAAATATATTCTGCCATAGTATCTTTAAAACTTATAAGATGTTTTTTAAAGATACCAAAAACACTATTTTCTTTATCACCCTTAATTTCATTACCATCTTTATCTTTAAAATCTTTACCAGTGAAGTAACTTATAAAACGATTACCCATTTCTTTCATATTATTAAATACGTCGGAGAATAAGCCACCTTCTCTATAACCTCCCTCACCTTCACCTTTTTTACCAAAAGTAAAATCGAATCCTTTACCAAAGATTTCTTTAAATTTTTCCCATTGTTTACTATTCTGAATTTTAGTAATCAGGCCCTCTTCACCAAAGAGTTTTTCATCAGCTTTAGTTAAGAAAGAATCTAATTTGCCTCTAATCCAATCCATACCATCACCGAATTTATCACCAATGAACTCAAATATGGATTTAGGATCTTTATCAGTTCTAGTTTTACTAGGGAAAATAATATTAAATAAACCTTCATCAAGCTTATCAATAAATTTTTCAGCTATTTTTGCAGGAGCTTGTAACAGTCCATGAATATGTTGAAAAATGCTTTTTTTCTCAATAACATCTTTTTTAGAATTAATAAATCCTTCCACAGACTTATCATCTGTTGGAGTAAAGTTTATTGTTTTCTTCTCATATTCAGCGATTCTTTCACGAAGTTCATCTTCATCCATATTATAAAGATCATCAAGACTTTCAACAGATGTAATACCTCGTTCTTCGTTAGTTTTTTTAGCAAGTTCACGATCTTTTTTAAGTTGCTCCTGCCAATCTCTATATTTCTTTTTCTCATCATCTGTCATATCTGCATACTCTTTTGTTTTCCATGTATCTAATGACGATGATAAAGAATATCCAGAACTAGATCTATCTTTATAAAGTTCATTATGAACCATAGATCCATCATTATTAATTTGAGCATCTCTAAAGAAATCTGTTCTAGCCTCTCTAGCCTCAAATTTATCTCTACCAAACAGATTCATCAGTTCATTACGTTTTAATAAACTTAAAGTAGTTCTAAATAACTTCTGTTCATCATCTGTCAAGTCATCGAATACTTCAGCAAGAGAGTTTTTAGTATCAGGATCATCTGGATCAAAATCTCTAGGATTTATAAACATATCAGAATTAGTATATCTTAAAAATCCCTTTCTGATTTTATCCTTTAATGGATCTAATGCATTATCATTACCTTCAACCTTACCAAAATTCAGTAAATCAAATACTTTATCTAATCCTTCATAAGACGATAAAATAGTTCTTTTACGATCTTCTTCAAATCTTTCTGTTAATGCATCTACTGTAGTAAATACGCCACGATTATAATCAAATGTTAATCGTTCAGTATCACCATTTAAAGCACTTAAGATTTTACTTAAATAACCAGGAATTACTTCAACGATAGATTTTCTTGTTATACCGTCAAAATCAACTTTCCCTCTTTCGAAATCTGCCGTATTTACCATGGTTTTAATCTCTTGATTATACCCAAAGATTTCACCAAGAGTTTGTAATAAAATATTTGAACTTCCTTTAAGTCCATCAACCTTACCAAGCAATGCAGGGAAGAATGCACCTAAAGTTTTATCAAATGCTCCTGCAGTACTACGCAAATTTTTAGGAAGAATTGATGACATCAACATTCTCGGAATAAATGCTAATGGATTAGCAGCCAGCTGCTCAAAACCACCACTTTCCTTAAACATGCTTAAACTACTTAACAGGAAGTTATTACTTGTCCATCGTTTAGTATTTCGTCGTACCATATCGGCGTAACCCTTAATATTAATAGCACCTGTGCTATAATCATAAGGATCATCGTACATTGGTCCATCATCAATATCTTCTTTTTCAGCATTAAATTTACGTAATTCTTCTAATACATCACGTTTTAAAGTTAATGCTTCTTCATAATATGCTAATGATGCAGAAGTAAACTTAGAAATAGTATCACCATTGAATTCAAGTAATCTACCTAAGTTTTCATTAATTACACCTAAATGCTCACCAATACCATAAATCATTTTCTGATTTATAGCCAATGACGCACCATGTAATTTAATATCTCTATTAGCAGTATCTTTTGCTATATTAACCATTAAGTCAGTCTGTGAAGAAACAGCTCTGACCATTGGATTATCACCATTAATATTACTAGATAAACTAATTTTTGGAGTAACACTTACATTAACTTCAGGTCTTTCAGAATCATCATCATAACCAGAAGATTCGATATCTTCATCAATATCAAAATCATCCATAGACCAATTATCGTCATTATCAAGGTCATCCATATTAAAATCGTCCATACCCATGCTTTTAGCCATAATAGCATCAGCACGTTCTTTATTATAAAATTTACCTGATTTTAGGTCTTCTTTAATATTAGCTTTTGCTGCAGATCCATAGATCAGATAGTCATCTATACTATCACCGACCATTTTACGTAAAACTGCATTCATATTTCTTTGTTTAGAAACTGCTTTAATATCAGCTATAGTTTCTTTAACATAAGATGCATTACTTTTAAAAGTATCTGTTGTTGCAGGCATTACGTCATGCATAACATCGGCTGCTGCATATCCTAGTGACTTAGCCACATTAGCAAACCATCTATTATCAGATAATGTTTTTTTATTAACCTTTGATGGAGTCTTAGCCATATCGATTAACTCCTTTCTTCAATAGTATTAAAGTAATGTTTTCATTAACCAATTTCAATGGATTTACTAAAAAGACAAAAAAAAAGACGTATAGGAAATTAATCCTATACGTCTAAAAATAATTCAATTATTTATTTTTTACTTTTTCTTTACACCATTTAGGTGCTTTACCTTTGCATTCCAGTTTTTTGTGTTTCTTTGTTTTAACTGTGGATTCTGTCTGAGGTGTTGTATCACCGGGTTTACGAATAGATTTGTAAACTTTTTCAGAAGGACCAATATCAGCCAGTGTCAGAGAACCAACGAAATCAGGTCTAGGAACAAAGTCGAATTTCTTATCGGCTTCGATATATTTATAAATGATTTCGGAAGCGATTTCATACATACCGCTAACATCTTTAATAGATACTGTCATGAATTTTTCAGCATCCTGAGCATCCATACCAACTGCAATAGCCAGTTTCTTCAGGCTTTCTCTGTACAGTTCAACAGGTTTAATTGTCTTTTCAACCATTACACCATTTTTGATAGATGCTGTTGTCATTTCATATTCTGTTTCATTCAGCAGTGCTTTCAGCATATCGTCAAAATCGGATCTGCTAAATGTTTTTTTCTTTTTACCATTAGGTGTTGTTTTCACACCTTCTTTAATTTCATTCCATACTTCTGCAAATGTTTTACTCATTTTACTTACCTCCTATGATGTCTTATTAAATTATGTGTGTTAATAATTTACTTAATAGTTTTCCCTATAATATTTTATTACACGGAAATTCCTATTAGATAGAAATTGTGAATCCCATTGGTGCAGGAATCGTTGTTCCTGGAATGACTTTAATAACATCTTCCTGATTACCAGAACCAATGATTTCAGTTGCATCAACATAATTATCATCGAAAAATGTTTCAAATGCATCAGAAGTTTCTTTCTTCTTGGATTCTTTCTTTTTCATTTTCTTCTCATACTTTTCAATTTTCTTATCGATATGCTTAAATACTTTATCGATATTAAAATTATTTGGGTTAATATCCATATTACTCACCTCCAATATTAATATGTATTATACCTATTACTCTCATTGTTAGAGCTTATTTAAAAAGTGAATATGAATAATACGAGATTATTCATATTCACAATTCATCATAATAATATATATTTATTATTCGTTATAAATTTCTTCTAAATGACGTTTTAATTCAATAAGAACTTTATTTGCAAACATCGTATAGATGATTGATGGAGTCATACGAGCTAATACGGCATTTGGACTTAGGAATGCAGATACTTCTTCATTTGGTCTATATTCGGAATAGGGCTCATAACCTTCTGGAACTACTTCACCAATGATAGATTTTAAGGCACTAAAGAAAGTTATTTTGTCACCTACAGTAAGGACATCTCGATATTTAATATAGAATTCGATTAATACACCATCAAATAACTCTCTACCTTTAATCTTACCATTTGTACCTGGTTCTAATTTCTTAGTACTTTCTGTAATCATCATACCTGCTTTAACAATACTATCTGTTTTATCATATTTATTAAGCAGATTCTTTTTCTTATTGATTTTGCCATAATATTGTGTTACTAATCTTCTAAGACTAGGAGATAGTTCATCTAATTCAACTGAAGTATAGATTTTAATATCTTCAATAACACCAGCATATTTAGTTTTAATAGGATATTTACCTAAAGACTTAATCTCATCAATAGCTAAATCATCACCAATGTCTGCTAAGAATTTATTGTATACATCATTATCAAATGATGTTTCATATTCAATGAGGACATCGTCAACTTTAACAACATCACCAATATTTACCATATTAGAGATATTAGCATTTTTACCTATAACAACATCTTTCATCATAATAATATCAGATGCCATTTCCTCAGACATTTTCTTAGTAACATATGTAGAGTCTTCATATGTAATATAAGAAGACATGATAGCAATTTTCTGCATAGAACCGATGTTAAAACGATTACCATGAAGAGTTTCATTACTAAAGAATTTATTTTCATATGCTACAATATCATTAGCTTTTACCTTATCTCCAACCTTTAAATCACATTGTAATTGATTGGATAAATAAAAACCTGAGTCAGAGTTTTTAACAATTCTTGGTTTAATGTCAATTGCTTTATGGGTACCATCATTATAAGCAATAACAGCAATACCAACATCTTCATTTATTTCTACAATTTTACCATCCTTTTCAGCTCTTACAATAAAGTCATCGGACAGATATTGTTGGATTACCTGCTCAGCACCATTGGAAATAAGTACTGGAGAAGATTTTGCAACTGGAACTGTGTGCTTTGACTGCTTCGCTGCCATTGCTGTACGTGATGAGTCATCGTGTGTAATACCCATAGTAGTCAGAAGCTCGGAAGGAGAAAATAAATTAACATCGGACAGTTCATTGATTTTATCATCATTAATATCAATAAAACCTCTCGCATTTTTAACATTAGGTTCCATTGTAAGGAATCTAGAAACACCTACATTACCATCAGGTGATGTATTGATTGCTAAGATACCGGCCATAGTTTTATCATAAGTTCTCTTATCGAGAGTATATGCTTCAGACACGTTTAAACCATTATAGCCCTTATAGGTAATAGCTCTCGTCTTTTCCAATTCATATATTGGATTTAATGTAGAAATTGATTCTACTGTCTGTAAAGCCATTAATTCTTTAATAACAGCATTTCTAGGCATAGAAATTTTAATTGGATTTTTATTATATGCTGTTGCTTTGTATTTACCATAAGCATTAGCTAATTCTTTATAGAACAGAGCATTTACAACTTCATTCGATCTAATTCTATAAAGATTCATATTGTTTTCTCTAATATATTTATTATCACCGAGCAATACATTTGCACATAATACAACACTAACGAAATCAGTAGGATAGTCTAATTCTTCTAATACTTCTTTAGTAATTGGATCTATCATAAAATCGTAGAATGTATCAAATGCGTTTGCTAAGTTTCTAGCACTATATAAAATATCAAATAATTCCACATATGTATTTTTATCATCGAAGTCAGCATAATTATAAGATTTTGTGGGTAAATATAATAATGCATTTAATAATAAAGAATTTTCAATGGGATATCTATCGAATACGAGATAACCATCAGCAAATTCAACATATGTTTCATTATCGGATACTTTTGGTCTAGTATCTGAGAAATAATGTCTAACATTACCTTTTTTCAATACAGTAGATAAGCCCTCACAATAACCAACTAACAGGACTATAGGAACCTTCTTACCCATTACTGTTGCTCTACTATACATAAATTTCTTTGTAGTAACATCAGTTTCTTCATAAGTTTTCTGGAAAGATGGATCCATAATAGATACAATATAATCAATCATATCCAATTCACCAATCTTTTCAGTTTTTTTATCTAATAAAATAGGTTTTTCACCTTTAAGAAAACCTATACAAATTTTATCATCTGGAATCTTAGTTGATCCTAATCTATCATGGATATCTTTCTGGTTAAAAATAATTTCGTTACCATTAGATTTAATACTATTGATAGATTGAGAAATATCATCATATTCTAAAGTTGTATTATAATTGAAGTTGATCTCGGATGCATCACCCATCAGTACTTTAACTTTAGGATTAGTCGCAGATAAAGCTTTTTTAAATCTCTCTGCTTTAGGAGTTAATTTTGCACCAATTCTATAAATAAAGATTTTATTATAGTTAGTACAAATCTGAACTTCATCTGGACCAGTTTTACAAATTGGTTTCATAAACAGCTGTTTATTAATAATTTTTCTATTACCATCAATATATAAGAATTTATCATCAACGAACTTAGGAATATCTACAACTACTGTATGTCTAACTCTATTAGCATCTTCGAGTTTAATTGTATATGTATCCATATAATTCAATTCATCAGAACTATCTTTAATATCGATATCTAATACATAAACTGGAATAGATTTATCATTTAAAGCCGTGATAGAGTTGACGAAGTCCTGCTTCATTAATTTGTCATTATATTCTTTCTCAAACTTATTAAATCTAATTTTTGTAGCATTAGGATTAGTGGTAGTTACCTTAGATGAAATGTCTGTAACTGGAAGTGGTTTACTATTATCCATCTTCTTAATATCACCTAAAGTTTTACCTTCTAATTTAATCTTTTGCTGTTTTTTCTTTAGCTCTTCATCACGTTTAAGAGATGCTGTTGTCTTACCAGTAGATTTAACTTGTTGAATATTGTATATATCTGATAATAACTCATTATCAACTTCAATCTCATCATCATCGATATCCAATTCTTTCTTAAGTTCTTCTTTCTCATTTTTAAGAACTTCAGTTTTATCTATATTCTTCTCAGCTATTTTACTAGCAATTTTCTCTTCTTTTGGTACTTCTTTTAATGTATCTGGTGTTATAGCTATAACATCATTTTCATCAGATTTTTTATTTTTTTCATCTGATTTTGTACCAGTAAAATTATACTCTGGAGCAATAGTTGTGACTATTTTATCCTTTAACTCAGATTTAGTTAATTCTTTTTCAAAAGTTTCTTCATCATCTAAATTAATATGTTTGAGTATAGTATTTAGTCTCTGCTTAAAAATAGGAAAATCTTTTTCTTCACATTTAGATGGATTGAATCTAAATATGCTATCTGTTGTATATAAAAAGATTTCTTTATCCCCAAGCTTTTTAAATGTATCAAAATATTTTTTATATGCTGTAAAAATATAAATAATTGGATTATCAATTTTATTAAACTTCATCCAACTATCAATATTAATAAAAATAAATTTATTATTATATGATGATACAATCTGATTAGACATGATTTTATTAAAATAATTAATATACTCTTCAATCTTTCTTTTCATTGAAGGTACCTTAATATATTTAAAGAAAATCTGATTATATACAGAAATATCATAATATAAATTCTTATGATTAATTACATCAAATCTCATAGGAGTCTGTAATCCATATTTTGTTGAAATCTGTTTATATAATACTTTTCTACTATCTTTATAATCAAGTCTAACTTGCTTATTTACAATCTTTTCAAAGTATTTTGCATCAATATAATAATTTCTATAATATCTTCTAGGGTTTATTAATTTATTTCCGATAAGTAATGAAATATCCTTAGTATCATTATTATTTAAGATAATAAGATTATCTTTATTACTATCATCGGAGGCATCAGGCATCCATACACCTAATTTATATACCTTCAAATAAGGTATTTCGTTAATATATAACATTATTTTACCCCCTTCTTTGATTTTGTATTAACTAAATGTTTTTCACATAGGAATCGACATAAAAATACAAAGACGAACCCCAAGTACACTCTTCATGTAATAGAATGCACTTGGGGAACTGTATATAAAACTAGAATTCTAGCATTTTAAATTTTAAGTACTTATAACTAATAAATGCAAAGCATTATTGAACTCCTGCGGAACCATTTAACCGATTTAGCCGACCGGCGAGGCTAACTTTCGTTATCCAGTATTATGATAGAAATTCCTCATCTTAGTAAATTTTGTAGTTTACCGAATCGGAACATAGTAAATTTCAGTAATAAAAAATATAGAGCCTTGTCTTGCAAGAGTCATCTATATTTAATCGGTAAAAACATTTATTTTAAATACAAATATATATTATAAACACAGACCGATTAATAATATGTTTATATTTAATATCACTTTTAATGAAATTCATCTATAGAAAGGAAGATCGAATATGAAGGATGAAAATAAATATTTCGTTGGTATTGAAGCTGATCATATTATAGTTGATAATAACTATAAACACATGATTGAAGAAATAACTAAAGTAGATAAAAAGTTTAAAATTAAATCTTTTTCATCTTATAAGAAAGCCATCGATTATCTTGTTAGACATATGACAGATATAGATCTAATTAGATTTGGTATGTTTTATGAAATGAATCCTGAGATTGGTAAAATGGTTACATCAAATCCAAGATATAAAGAAAGAAAAGAGTATAAAGAATTAATGGAAGCATATGCAGAAGTAGAGAGATTTTATAATAACGTGTTAAAAGTAGAAAAGCAGAGACATCAAGATAAAATCTTTAATAAAAAATCTAAAGAAGAAGACGAAGAAGAATATAAATATATTATCAATATTGAATTTAAGTAAAAATAAAATTATAAATTATTTTTTATTTTTGCTATAAACATAAAAGTAAAAATAAAATTCCCCCGAAATAAGGGAAGGGGGGGAAAGGGGGGGATAGGATAAAATAGGTACAACCTCCCCGAAGGGGAGAACAATTAATGTACATTAAAATAGTCTCCTCAGAACGAATAAGCGGGGATCCGAAGGAAGGATACGTCATTTTAAATGACTTTTTATAACCGAGAATTCTCGATAACAAATAAATAAAAAATCAAAAATTACTATTAGATATACATCATTAAAAGTGTATATCTAATTTATTTTATCAATTTTTCATAATAAGAAAGAAGTGAAATCATTATATGAAATTATATACATTAGAAGATAAACATGAAAGAATTATAGCTATATCAGATGATAAAAAGCTAATGGAGAGATTTTATAAACAAAATAAATATTCTCCTAAAGACTACAATATATTTATCTATGAAAAGAAAAAAGTAGTTAAAGAATTACTTAAATTATATACGGAAGAAATACTAATAGAATTAGAAGACGATATTATAGTTAGAGAAGCAGATGCAGAATTAATATCGTTAGCATATCAAGATACTAAGTATTATATCAATGATACAATTGATAGATTACTTGGATTAGTAGAATTAAATTTTAAGAAAAAAGAATTAAAAGTATTACATGAAGCAATAGAAGTATTAAAAGATAATTCAACTAAAAAGAAAGCTAAAAAATTAGCTAATAAAAAAGATGTAGCGATTTTATATTACACTAATAGAGAATATCGTAATATGATTTATGAATTAGAGATGGGTTATAGAAATGCTATGAGATAATAAAAATCAGGTATTCAACAAGATATTAATATCATAATGAAGTGAGATGATATAATTGTTGAAATTAAAGAAATCTCATAAGAATAAAGATGAGTGGATAGTATATAATCCACATAACTTTAAACTACATACACATTGCTATAGTAAAAGAGTTGCTTTAGTAATTAAATCGAATGTAGAAAAACAAAGAATACCTAAATCTAATAACATACAAATGATTATTAGCCATATTAGATGTACTAATAATAGAAAATATAAAAAAGAATTATTAAATAAGCTACAAACATTAGAAAAAGAGAAGGGTTATAAATATTATAAATAGAGATAGTATCTAGATAATGATACTATCTCTATTTATATTTTATAATATAAAGAATATTATAGTATTAAATGAAGAGGAGAGATTGCTATGAGAGATATGCTAATGATAACTAATGATGTAACAAATAAATTATATAAAAAATTCAAAGAAACTATAGAAATTGATGTGTCTTATATAATCGATAAACAAAATAAAGATTCTAATAAATTAATTAAATTATTAAGAGCAATTGATCATATTTACGAAGAATATACATCTATTGGATATTCTAATATAGAAGTTCGTATAAGTAGTGAATTTATCGATTTGATTAAAGATAATCCTATAAAAGAATTATCTATCGATTTACAACCATTTGGTGATGTTTATTTCCTTACAGCATACTATAAACCTAAATATAGTAAAAATATGGTTAGAATAATTTTAAGTAGAGATATTCCACCTAATGAATTTAGGGTATATCCATATATGTATGGAGATGTAAATATTTTTAGTATCAAATAATAAGGAGATATTATTATGAATAAATTATATGTAAATTTTTCAGATGAAATATTTAAAATCGATGATAAAGATTATCAAGATTTTCAGATGGATAAATATACTAAATTATTAAAAAACTATCTTATGTGTAAATCAAAAGAAAAAGACATATTTGGGTATATTGTCACTAGAGATAAGACAATATATCCAATTGTAATAATAAATAAAAATAATAAATTAATTAAAATAACTTATAATGGTAAATATGATGGGTTTAATTTAATTAATAGATTAACTAAAACTTGTGAAACTATAACATTAGAAGAATTATATAATTTATCATTAAGCCAATATATAAATGAAATAAATGGTATAATAAAAGTATTAGATAAACCAACATCTAATGATGATATAATTATGGCATGGGTTATTGATAAATAAAATATGGGGGAATTATTATGAGAGTAATAGTACATGATCAGTATAATAAAATACCATATACAAAATGTAGTTGTGGTGGTGATTCAGTATTAACACTATCTATTCAAGATGGTATAAATATATCATTATGCTTAGAATGTGTGACTAAATTAACAACCAGATTAGAAACTTTTAATAATACAATATTTTGCTATAAATGCTCTAATTTTATAATGAGTAGATCTGGCTGGAATTATGGTGGAAGTTGCAAAAGATATGCGAGGATAGATAATTATGAGTTAACTGAAAGTGATATTGGATACAAATACTATACAGAATGTATGGATACTTGTAATGAACCTAACTCAATTAAAGAGGAGAAATTATTATGATTCACTATACTAATATAATTAAAGGAAATAATATATTAGAAAAATATTATTTTCATGAATTAGATAAACACGATTACAATTTACAAATAGAGTATTATTTAGAATATAAAAACACTGATATCATTGGATTTGCTATAACGTTGGAACATAGACTATATCCAATTATTCGAATAAATAATATGATATGTTTAGATATTGAGATGTATGGTAATCATAAAGGACTATTTTATGACCAAGAACATATTAATCGAGACCACTTTAACACTAATATATTAATTTTAATAAAACAAATAATATATGAAATAAATACAGATTTTATTAATAGAGAAGAAGATTTGGGTAAACTTATAACAGCATATTTTATAGCTGATAAATACGAACCAAAAGATTATAATGATATTACTGCAAGGAGGTATAATTTAAAATGTTAGAATTTAGAAGACCAAATTATATTAACGATATTATTAAATTTAAAAAACTTCATCCAGACGCACAGATTCCAACATATGCTCATGTTGGTGATAGTGGTATGGATCTTATTAGCGTAGAAGATGTTATTATTCCACCTAAACAGAGAGCTACAATTGGTACAGGTATTGCTATGCAGTTACCTAGACCAATTGAACTGTATAAAAGTATGACAAATAGAGAACACAAAGTTTCTTTATTCTTAGAAGCTCAAGTTAGATCTAGAAGTGGTTTAGCATCTAAACACGGTATTTTTGTATTGAATAGTCCTGGTACAGTTGACAACGGATATCGTGGTGAAATCAAAGTAATTCTGTATAACACATCTGAAATTCCTTTTGTTGTCGAAAAAGGCATGAAGATTGCTCAGATGGTAATTACAGAAGCTTTCCAGATTCCTACAGTAGAAGTAGATGATTTAAATGAAACTGATAGAGGTGAAAAAGGTTTCAATTCTTCTGGTTTATTTGTAGATGTGAAGGAAGGTGTTGAAAATGCCTAATGATAGAAAGCCATTTATTATCGTATTAGAAGGTGGCGATGGTGTTGGTAAGTCTACACAAGTAGCAGAATTAAAAAGAGCTCTTAAAGCAGCTTACCCATATCTCACTATTGCTACATATAAATTCCCAAATTATGAATCTACAACAGGTAAGAAGATTAAAGAATATCTTGAAGGTAAGTTACCTATGACAGATAATGATGACTTTGACTATATCAAAAAAGCATCTTCTTTATATGCTTATAATAGATTCGAATTCTTTAATAGTGTGTATTATAAAACAATGCTTGAATTCATTGATGTTTTAATTTTAGACAGATATAATTCAGCAAATTTAATACATATGAGTGCTAACTTATTGAATAAGAAATATGGTCGTGAAGATGTAGCTACCTATAAAGAGTGGGATGAAGCTTTCGAATTTGATTTTTTGAAAATTCCTCGTCCAAATATCACATTCTATCTTGACTTAGAATATGAAGTTGCTCTTAAAAACATTAGTGCAAGAAATGAAAAAAATAATAATTCTGATGTCGATATTCATGAAACTAGTGAACATTTGTCCAATATCAAAAGAGCTAAAGAATATTTAAATTACTTTGGTTTTGAAACAATTGATATTACATGTAATGACTCTGAAGGTTCTATGTTACCTAAAGAAACAATCACAAAACAGTTATTCGATGCTTCTGTTGGATATTTAATTCGTGAAGGTATCGTAAAATGATTTAAAATAATGAGAATGGATAGATCATCTATCCATTCTCTATAATTATTTTTTTTATTATTTAATCCAGACTTTTTCTTCACCATGAGCACCAGGAACCAGAACACCATCTGCATCCAGAGTCATCCATGTTGTTCTTACACACATGCCCTGTTCAGCATATCTCATAATAGATTCTGCCCATGTTGTAACATCACCATTTTCATGCTCTACTTTACCGGACTGCAGAACATGCATGCCAGGTCTGTCACCATAACCCAGAACTTCCATTTTTTCTACACGAAGACCATCATATACAAACCAGAAACCGTTGTCATCAGGATTTTCTTCATTACCACTAAACATTTTAGTTGAACACAGTTCCTGATTCATCAGTTCACCGTTTTCATACCATCTACCGAATTCATCCAGAGTATATTCTCTAGTATTACTTCTTCTCTGAGACTTAACAGAAGGATCTTTCCAATATCTACCATGTTCATCCAGCTGATCTACTAAAGTATTAAATACGGGTTTAAATTTAGCCATTAATATCATCCTTTCTATATTAAAATAAAAAATATTTTTTATATAATGGTTCGATATATAATTTTTACTATAAAGATTTTTAAGATATAGACTGAAAAATTAGACAATATTTTCATGAATACAATAAATTAATCTAATTTATATTTTGATTAAATTATATAGTTTGAGGTGATAATATATGTGGCATATTATTAAAAAAGATAAAACCCTGGAAGAATTTAATCCAGATAAAATAATTACTGCTGTAAGTAAATCAGCTGATAGAGTTGGTGTAACTCTTACTGAAAGAAATAAAAAAGATATTATCCACTATGTAAAAAGTGGTATTGAAGAAAGTGAATTATCTGAAATTCCTATTAAAAAAATGCATAATTTTGTAGAATGTGCATTAGATAATGTAAATCCTAATGTAGCTAAAAGCTATAGAGAATATAGAAACTATAAAGAAGATTTCGTACATTCTTACGATTCTATTTATAAAGCAGCTCAGAGTATTATGTTTTTAGGTGATGATAAATCAAATGCTAATACTGATGCTGCATTAGTTAGTACAAAAAGATCTTTAGTATATCAGCATCTTAATAAAGAATTATATCAGAAATTCTTTATGAGAACTGATGAATTACAAGCATGTCGTGATGGTTATATTTACATTCATGATATGGGTGCCAGAAGAGATACATTTAACTGCTTCTCTAGAAATACAGAATTTATTACAACAGATGGTATTGCATCTTTCTGGGATTTCTCAGATGGTGATGAAGTTGAAGTATTCTCTCATAAAAATATTAGACGTAAAGCGGTTGTTCATTGCTATGGTGAACAGGCTTTAAATAAAATTACATTTAAGAAATTATATTACTGCAATGGTATATTAAGAACAAAAAAATCCACTGTTAGAGCAACAGAAAATCATAGATGGATTTTATTAGATGGGACAGAAACAACTGAATTAAAAGTTGGTGATATTCTGTATAAATTCGGTAATACATTTAAAGATGTTAATAACATCCATGATGTATGGGTCGTTGATTCTATTAAACCTTGGAATAATGGAATTAAAGAAGAAGTATGGTGTCTTGAAGTAGAAGAAGATCATAGCTTTATTCTTAAAGATAATATTCCAACAGGCAACTGTTGTTTATTTGATGTAGCTACAGTTTTAGATGGTGGTTTTGAAATGGCTAATATGTGGTATAATGAACCCCAATCTGTAGAAACTTTATTTAATGTAGTTAGCGACTTAGTTCCTAATGTAGCTGCAAACCAGTATGGTGGTATCACATTACCTGAGTTTGATAAAGTATTGGAAAAATACTGTGAAAGAAGTTATAATATATACATTGAAGAGATGAAAGAATTGTTTAATATTCTTGATTTAGAGACAGACTCTATTGCAGTTCATGAAATGTTGCATAAACCTGCAATGGATAGATTATATAAAGCTTTATTAAAAGGATTCCAAGGACTCGAATATAAACTAAATACAGTGGGTTCTAGTCGTGGTGACTATCCTTTCGTAGCAATGACATTTGGTTTATCCACTACTCATTTTGGTAAATTAATCAATAAGGCTATTTGTGAAGTTAGAAAAAATGGTCAGGGTAAAGCTGGTAAAAAAAGACCAGTATTATTCCCTAAATTAATTTTCTTATATGATGAAGATATTCATGGTGAAGGTAAGGAAGCCGAAGATGTATTTGATGCAGCCATTGAATGTTCTAAGCATGCAATGTATCCCGATTTCCTTTCTGTGGATCATGGATACCTTGGTGAAATGTGGAAAAAATATGGAAGAGTTGTATCTCCAATGGGTTGCAGAGCTTTCTTAAGCCCTTGGTATGAAAGAGGTGGAATTCATCCAGCGGATGAAAATGATAAACCAGTATTTGTTGGTCGTCATAATCTGGGTGCAATCTCCATGAATCTTCCATTAATTTATAATAAAGCAGTTAAAGAATGTAGAGATTTTTATGAAGTTCTTGATCATTATCTTGAAATGATTAGAAGAATTCATATTCGCACATATGATTACTTAGGAGAACTCAAAGCATCTTGTAACCCTGTTATGTATTGTGAGGGTGGTTTATATGGTGGTCATCTTAAGCCTAATGAAAAAATTAAACCTATTTTGAAATCCTGCACAATGTCATTTGGTATTACAGCTCTTAATGAATTGCAGATGCTTCATAACGGCAAAACTATTGCCGAAGACGGACAGTTTGCTTTAGAAGTGATGGAGCATATTAATAAGCGAGCACTTGAATTTAGAGATGAAGATGGTAAATTATATGCAATTTATGGTACTCCAGCTGAATCTCTTGCAACATTACAAGCTACTCAATTAAAAAAACAACTTGGTATTATTGAAGGTGTATCTGATAGAGAATATGTTACTAATAGCTTCCATTGTAGTGTAAGAGAAAATATTACACCAATTGAAAAACAAGATCTTGAAGAAAGATTCTGGGATCTGTTCAAAGGTGGCAGAATTCAGTATGTGAGATATCCTGTTGATTATAATACAGAAGCAATTAAAACTTTAGTAAGAAGAGCTATGAAAAAAGGTTTCTATGAAGGTATTAATATGGCTCTTAGTTATTGTGAACATTGTGGCTACCAACAATTAGAAATGGATGAATGTCCTGAATGTGGTTCCACAGAAATTACAAAAATTGATAGAGTGTGTGGCTATCTTGGTTATACAAGAGTAAAAGGTGATACTCGTGTAAATGAAGGTAAAAAAGCAGAAATTAGAGATAGAGTTTCTATGTAATGAATCGGGGTGAGTTAATAATGAATTATCACAATATTTTGCATGATGATATGAAAAATGGTGAAGGTTTGAGAGTTGTATTATTTGTATCAGGTTGTATGCATCAGTGTAAGAACTGTCATAATCCCGAAACATGGAACATAGAAAGTGGTATTCCTTTTGACGAGGATGCTAAGAATGAAATTTTTGATCAATTATCTAAAGATTATATTCATGGTATTACATTTAGTGGTGGTGATCCACTCCATCATAATAATATTGATACTATTGAAAAATTAATTGATGAAATAAGAGAAAAATTCCCTACTAAAACAATTTGGTTGTATAGTGGATATGAATATGATGCTGTAAAACATATGAGTATAGTACAGAAACTCGATGTTTTAGTGGATGGTAGATTTATTGAAGAACTGAAGGACCCTAAATTAGAATATAGAGGTAGCTCTAATCAGAGGATTATAAAAATAAAATAAAAAAAAAATAATATGAGGTAAGGATTATAATAATCCTTACCTCTCTTTTTTATTATGCAGAACTGATATTTTTTTTTTCACTGATTCATTTGATCTATTTGAAATTTTATAAACCGTTGATTATTTGGAACATCTTGAAATTATTTATACTGATGAATCTTTACGCTCCTATGATATTATTCACACGCGTGAATCATTAACCTCTTCTGACATAATTGTAATTTTTGATTATCACATTGCACCTTATTGAGATTACCTATACAATTATTCTTTGGTATTCTATGATATTTTTGGTGATTGTGAATCATTTTGCACCCATGATATAATGCTGAATAATGATTTCATTACAGCACATTGATATTTTCCTATATGGTGATTCTTTATCATCTCCTGATATAATTAAACATGATTGAATCATTTCGCTTTGCTGAAATTATATTTTTTGTTGATTCTTTCATAACATTTGAAATTATTATGGCCTCTGAATCATTACTACACTCTAATATTATATTTTCGAGTGATTCTTTAATATTCGGTGAAATTGTTATTAAGCATGAATCATTCTGTTCTATTGAAATTTTAACCAACTTTGATTCTTTATGTTAGAATGATATGGTTCCTTAATTCTGAATCATTCATATTCTAAAGTTTTTGATTCGACTCTTTACATACTTTTTTCTTCTTTTTATATTGGTATTTAACGGGTTTAAACAACTCATCATCTTTAAGTTCATTTAATTTAATGAACTTATCGAAATTTGGCTCATCGTTACCAGGTTTCCAATACTTTCTTTTATAAGTCATTAGATCCCTATCTACAATCGTAAATTGTTTATTTTCATGCATGTGTGATATTGCTGTTATTACATCATTTATATCAGCTCTAACAACACATGCAACCCTAATTGCCACCTCTCTGATACTTTGGTTAGGATTATCAGAAATAAAAGGACTGATAAGCCAGTCCGCAAATTCAGTCCTTTTATTGAATTTTTTTCTGCGAAGATCCTTAATATATGTTTTCACCTCAGTATCAGACATTACTTTATGCATATCTGACACCTCCTTTATATTAAAACATATTATTCAAAGATGATATGTTTGTTAGGAGCCTCGATCTTATGTACATGACCCATATATGTCAGCACATAAGGATTGGGAGCAGGTTTGCCAAATTCATATTCGTACCATACTTCATGGAAATGAGACAGGAACAGTTTTACTGTATATCTCTTTGCCATAGACACAAGATGAGATTTGGGAAGTTTACCAGAAGAATATGCTTTATATGCTTCTGTACCAGATGTGTACTTTTTCGCAGCCAGTTCAACTTTGGCTTTTGTTGCAAAACCACCAGCATCATTTTTTTCTGTCAGTCTTGCAATTGTTTCTTTATATACGTGACCATAGATAGCATTAGGATTATCGCTATTCTGAATCTTAATAAACGCGTCACCCAATTTGAACAGCAGAACTCTCAGGTCAGGATTCCATCCACCTTTTTCACCAGCCTGTCTTCTCTCCCTTTTAGTTCTCTTCACAAGATCATCGAAATCAAAATCAGGGTCGGAGTAATTTACAATCTCTCTTTCACCTGTAATTTCATTATATCTATACTGATGGCCAGGTCCACACCAACCAGCATATGCAAAGAAACTACCTGCTACAGGAGCTTTATAGATGTCAAAATAAGACATCAGACCTGTTGCAATTACTGGACCGATACCACCGATAGACAGCAACCATCTACCGATAGGTGTACTAGAAGCGTACTGATGCATAATTGTTTTATATGCATCTTCACCGACCTGCTCTACGCTGGCCATCATATCTAATACGCGGATATCGTCGATCTGTTCTACATCATCATATCTTTCAGCCAGATCCATGAAGTAGTCCCAGTTTTTCTGTACGTAATGGGGGAAGCTTTTCTTGAAGATTTCTTCAGCTGTAATTTCCCCACTTTTGAATTTTGGCATATTCTTTTTAGCGAGATCGAAAGATCTTTTCGCTGCAGAATACTGCTGCATATATGTAATCCTTGTATGCTGCTTTGTGTAATAGTTTCTTACACAGATTCTTGCACCATACTGTGTAAGATTATATTCTTTCATTTTCTTTGTAGAAAATTCTAATTTATGTAATTTGATTAAGTTATCAAACAACTCGGTATCAGCATTATCGTCACCAGGGTCAATAATTTCTTCTTCAACTTCCTTCACACTAGGTTCTTCTTTAACAGTTTCTTTAATTTCTTCTACTGTTTTTTTAGGAGGTCTACCTCTTCTCTTTTTAGGAGCTTCTGTTGTGGTGTTCTTGATGTTTTCTTCTGTTGTCTTTCTCATAATAAAGACTCCTTTCTTGATGATATAATATTTTCCCCTTTGTATAAATTTTTATTATATTTATACATGAAAATAATATATAATTATTTTAGTTTAAAATACGAATTAACATAAATTAAATAAAAACAGATAGAAAGGAAGATAGAAAATGATTAATCATGCAGATGAATTATTTAAGCAGAATTGTAAAGATATTTTAGAAAATGGTGTGTTCTCTGGTTTTGATGTAAGAACTGTTTGGGAAGATAGTACACCTGCAACATATTATAGTAAATTTGCAGTAATGAACAGATATGATCTTTCTAAAGAATTTCCTATTAGTACTTTAAGATATACTAACTGGAAGAATGCTATTGATGAAATTCTGTGGATTTTTGTTAAGCAATCCAATAATGTAGAAGATCTTAATTCTAAAATTTGGGACCAATGGGCTGATGAAGCTGGTACTATTGGTAAAGCATATGGTTATCAGATTGGTAAGAAAAATAGATATATTATTGATGGTAAAGAAGTATGGATGAATCAGATTGACAAAGTTATCTATGATATTAAAAATAATCCTTCTTCTAGAAGAATTATGACTAATATTTATAACTTTGAGGATCTTAGTGAAATGAATCTGTATCCTTGTGCATATGGTTTAACATTTAGTGTTAAAGATGGTAAACTGAATGCTATGCTGAATCAGCGTTCTCAGGATACACTTGTTGCTAATAACTGGAATGTAGTTCAGTATGCTGCCCTGACACATATGATTGCACAGGTGTGTGATTTAGAAGTTGGCGAATTCGTTCATGTAATTGCAGATATGCATATCTATGATAGACATATTGATATGGTAAAAGAAATGATGGATAATCCTTCTTATCCAGCACCTAAATTTACAATCAACAAAGATATTAAAAACTTCTATGATTTCACAATTGATGATTTTAATATTGAAAATTATCAGTATACAAAAATGCCTGGTAAAATTCCAGTAGCAATTTAATAAAAAAAATAAAGGGGTATAGCGAAAGCTATACCCCAAAATATTTTAGAAATTTTCTTCGTCATGCATGAAATCATGACGATTAATTATGTCGTGTACCACATCATCGACATATGTTCCTGTATCCATACAATGATATGTGTGAAGATTTTTAGGTTTTTTAGATTTAAAATTCTTATATATGCAGGTTCTATGCCCATATTTAGATTCAGTATACTCTAGATTTACGTGGTTGTCTTTATAAAATACATAACTATTTCTATCAAGTTCGTGCTCATCAAATATCACACTTCTATTAATTAAGTTACTATCAGTAAATTTAATTATTTCAATGAGTTTAGTCGTATAGAATCGTCTATTATCCCAATATCCTTTGTATGTATTTGTGGTTTTAATAAGCACGTGTTTATTATCTTTATTTGCGTAATCGAATTCTACATGTTCAAACTCTTCATACGAATAATTGTTACAGATCTGTTTATTGATGAATGTGTAGATTTTAGTGAAACAATCACTTCTACTAATATCAACATGGGAACGTTTCATTTTAAGAATCTTATTAACCTCATCAATAAGTTCAATTACTGCCGGATGTGTATTATTGGTTTTAATCAACATGTACTATTCCTCCTTAAAACTCTTCGGATCACACAAAAAATAATAAAGGGATGTGCAGTCCCTTTATTATAATTATTTATTTACAGAGCATTCCACTCTAATTTTTACAACTTCTCTACCAGCAATCATCATTTCGATGATTTTACCAAAGTTGTTAAAGTCGATGTCGCCACCCATTTCAAAGCTAAAGTTTGTTGTTGTTTCTTCGTTTGTTTTACACATATTTGTTTCCTCCTCTTTAATCAGTTCTTCTACTACTGTTACCTCTTCCACATCGGTATTTTCAGGAATATGTTCGGTATCATTTACGTCAACAGATCCTTCAATATTATTTGTAAGATCATTGTCAACTTTATTCATTGCTACAGTATTATCAGAAAATACATCAGCAATAAATTCGATATCAATACCTTCAAGCATAAAATCTTTAAGAGCATTTTTCTGCTCTTTAGTCATTCTATGCCCTTTTGCCTTTTTATACTTATACACATCATGTAAAGTATCTTTTACATGTTTACCAACAGTCCAGTCACTGACATTGAATACAACTGTTGCAATTTCGGAGTTGGTTGCACCTAATTCCATATACATATATTTGAAGAATGCATTTTGTGTATAGATTGGCAAATTTCTGAATTCTGTAAAATCTAAAAATTCGTAAGTTTTTGAAGAATTATCTTCTTCAGACATCACGTCTGTATTGATACCAATGAATTTTTTGAATTCCTCTTCTTGTGCTTCACTGGGGATTTTAATCATTTTCCCATAAATTTTTACATGATGCTTAATCATGTACTGATAAACAGTGACGCTTTTTCTATCAAACATCATGCTGAGCATTTTAATATTGATATTGAATCTTCTAAGAAGAGATTCAAGAAATGCTGCCTGTACTGCAAATGGTAGTACTTTAAACTCATCCCAAGGGATTGGTTTATTAAATTGGTATGTGTGAACGGGACCGTTGCGTTTTTCCCATTCATGTCTTGAGATTCTACTAGGATCGTTTAACATGTATTTCCGTCCTCCTCGACCTCTCTTGTGGTATTTGGCACTCATTGCCATTTTTTGTTTTGTGTGAACTTCATTATTGAATTCACGTACTTCATCATTAGCCATCGTATGTCCCTCCTTGCTGTAGTATAAAATAGATGACCTTATATATTACTACATACACTATAATAATATATAATCAAAAATAGTAAAAATACGCATAGGAACATAAAAACGTAAGATTCTACAAAATAACATATATATAAAATAATTATTTTTATATACGATAAGGAGGTCTCTCTATGGAATCCACATATTTTAGTGAAATTGCTGCTATTTGTGTACCAGTGCTTATTGCTATTGCTGGTTATGTGGCTAAAATCGTTGAATCTTTCTTTAATAAGAAAAAAGAAATGATTGATAAAGAAATCGAATTAAAAGATAAACAGGATAGAGATGAACGATTCTTAAAATATCTTAGTGTGGTTACACAGAATGCTCAGGATATTGTAACTACAATTAATGCTGATATTGTAGAAGGTCTTAAAGCTGCTTCATCTGATGGTAAGCTCACAGAAGATGAGATTAAAGGTATTACAGATCAAGCGGTAAATATGTTATCAAATATGATGTCGGATGATGCCAAAGAATTAATGTCTGAATTCATTGGTGATCTGAATGATTATTTCACAGTACTTGTAAAATCCACTGTTGAGAAAGTTAAAAATAAAAAATAATATAATAGAAGAATAACTATTTTATATAGTTATTCTTCTTTATTTTTAAATATATATTATTGAAATGAATAAAGAGGTGATTAAAATGGGTAAGAAAAAGATAGGAATAAAATCGACAAAAAAATTAGATGACTTTGCTACAGTATTTGAAAAAACTGTTAAAAAAGTTGATGAATTGATAACTATACTAGAATATGATGAAGAGTATGAAGATGACATTAAGAAAGCTACTAACATCCTTCATAGTAAAGTTAATGATCTTCATAATGCTAGAAATGAAAAAGATCTGAAGAAAGTATTGAAGACAAAGAAAATTATTAAGAGCTATAATAAGCCTAAATCGGAAGGAGGGTGGAATCCAGATGCAAAATCCTAAAAAGATATATCTTGCATTTGATAAATATGACAATTGTGTTGCTTATACAGATAATAAAGCAATAATTAAAAGATATGTTAAAGAGCGTAAAAAGAATGGATATTATTACACAATTTTAGATAAATCCGATATACCTAGATTTATGGAGTATATTGAGTCTGGTCATTCATTTATAGATGAACTCGAAGCATATACTGTAAATAGAGATAGTGATATAAGGAATATTATGACGTATTCTGAATATGAGATGTTTTGGGATAGTTTCTCATATTTTTTACCTACTATAGATCTTACATTTAATGAATTGGATAATCTGTTAAGATATATCAAATTAAACGATAAAGAAACAGAAGCTTTATTAAAATTATTTTATATACTTTATAGTAGTACAGGTGATGATGAATATGAGAATGGTTATTACCATTCGTCTGATATATCATATGATGAGGAAAAAGCTTTACAATGCTGGATAAAGCACAATCTTTAATAATTCTCGACAACACATAATATTAAAGAATTTAAAGAGTTGAGGTGATTGATATGAGACTTCCTACAATGGAATCTTATGAAAATAATCAATTGATAGAGACATTAAAGATTGGTAAACCAAGAAAACCATATCAATCTAATTTAGTGACAAGTGAAAAAGATATGTATAAACTTATCAAAACAGTTGAATCAAATGTTAGAGCATCTTTAGAATATAAAGATTATATAGCATTCTTACGTGAAAAAATTGATATGGATAAATGTGCATTTTTTACAAATATCAATAACAGAAATAGTAGAAGAGTTTCTATAGAAATTCATCATGAGCCATTTACATTATACGATATAACATCTATAGTTGTAAAAAAATTTATATCCGAAAGTTGGGATTTGAATATTTTTGATATATCAGACGAAATTATGAGACTGCATTATTCTAATTTAGTTGGATTAATTCCATTAAGTAAAACAGTTCATAGTTTAACTCATGATGGTAAAATATTTATTCCAATACAATTAGTTTATGGTAAATTCTTAGATTTTATAGAAGAGTACAATGACTATATACCAGATGATATAAGATCTATGCTTCAAGTTAAAATACTTATGTCTAAAGAAATAAATGAATTAGACACATCTATTTTGGAAAAGAAATATACATATCTTGAAGTAGATGGATTCACATTACCACATATTATAGAATGACAGTTTAATGAGGATACGCCACAATAGGCGTATCCTCGTTTAGATTGGAAAGTGTGTAATTTGAATTACAGCTTGTTATGAAATTTGAAAACAAAAGAACTTAAATGAGTTGTAGGAATGTTTGTCCATATGTCAAATAGAACGGAGACATAATCAAATAGGGGAATTTGATTATTATATCGTTTATAAAATTATTTATTATTACACAATGTATAAATCTAGAATATCAATCTATAATTTAAATATATATTATAATAATGATATTTTAGATAGATTGGAGGTTTATTATATGTATGAAATGATATCATTCGGCAGTCCCACACACAGACCGAAAACAAAAAAACAGGAAGAGATTGATAATTTGTCAAATGTATTCGTATTGGAATATGATGATGATTATCATAGATTTTCTGATGAACCTACGTCAGAAGCTGAAAGAGAAGTAAGAAAACTTCGTAATAGATATAAAAATGTACCAGACTATGTGGCTGCAAAGCAGACATATGATGAGTATATGGAAACCTTATATGAGTATTATGGTGGAAAGGATATGTTTAAGAAACTTAAGAAGGTTGGAATGGTCACACACTATATTCCAAATAAACCTAAATTAAGAAATAGTAAAGATCTTAAGCAACTTTTTAAACATTGTCCCACTATTAGAAAAATGGGTAGAAATGTAATTGACGAAGATAATCTTAATTCCTATCTTAAAGAAACATTCCCTAATATTAAAGTTGATGATAAGAAAAGTTATGAGTATAGATATTGGGATAATGAAGATAAACAATTTGAAGAGACATATACAATCCCAGTACAAAAAGGTGATAAGAGAGCAGAGAAAATTATCGATAAAGGGGATAACTTAGATTATAGTAAGAATAAAACTGGATATAAGAAACCAAAAGGTTTCTCTTATGAAGTTGATTTTATGCAACTTGGATTTGCAATGAAAAATCCTAAAAAATATAAGAAAAAGAAACATCAGATTGCAGAAGATCCTTATAAAATCTTATTATCTGATTTGATGTATGCTAAACCTGGAGATATTATATTTGAAGAAGAAGATGATGACGAAATGTCTCCTTATAAGAATCTTATTAGAACATCCAGTTATAAAGATGAAATGGAATTATTCACAAGATTGTCTGAATTGGGTTGGCCCGCATATGAGATTATGAAGCGTAGTGGCGGATATTCTAAGAGGACTCTTCAAAAATTTAATCCAAAGAAAATTAAAAAAGCAAGTAAAAGGCTAAGAAGAAAGAAAAGAAAATGAGAAAAGTTGAAGAGCATAATAACCAGTGGTTGAATGAGATCTTATTTGACCAAGGATATGACACATTCGATGAGTTTTCTAAAGAGATGCTTGATATGACATCTAAGAATATCTTTAAATAATTATGGTTGATATGATTAATAAGGTTATTAATTATATCGACAATTCTATTCTAAAAATGAGGTGTAGGTATGAAATTACGAAGTAGAATTTTAGAGTATTTCAGTAAAGATCTTCTTGCTGAAATCTATAATGTTACTACAGATGTTACTATCCCAGATAATAATAGTAAAGCAGATATTATTATTAATATTCTTAATAAATATGATGTAGACTTTGATGAACTTGGTCTTGGTACAAATAGAATGAGTATCTTTATTGATTCTTATGTATTTAAAATTGCATTTGATAGAGATGGTATTCATGATAACTGGAGAGAGTTTATTATGTCTAAAGAACTTCAACCTTTAGTTAGTAAGACATATGAGTGTAATGGTTTAATTGCTGTTGCAGAATATGTAGTTCTTATTTCTAAGGAAGAGTTCACTCTTGAAGAGAATAAAGAATCCGTAAAATCTATTTTGTCTATTCTGGCTGATAGTTATCTATTAGGTGATGTTGGTTCTGTTGCAAAGAACTTTACAAACTGGGGTTATCGTTCTAATGGTGAATTGGTAATCTTAGACTATGCATATATTTATAGAGTCATTGGTGATGAAATGATTTGTAAAAATCTTAAAGATGGTCACAGATGTGATGGTGTTCTGCAGTATGATGATAATTTCTTTAAATTATTCTGTCCTAAATGTAGAACTAAGTACACATTCCATCAAATTCGTAATAGAATTGATAAGACTTTTGAAGCTAAAGAGCTCGAATTGATTAAAGATCGAATGGCTTATAAATTAACACAGTCGGTACAAGAAGTTAAAGAATACGAAGAAATCGATGACGATGATGAAATCGAAGTTGAAGAAACTAGGGAGGCTGATGATATGAAAGATTTCATTAATACAAAACTTGATGAGGATAAAGATCCTACTGAATTATATATGGATGCATTGGAATTTATGTTTAATCAGAAAGAAGAAGGTGAATTCTCTGAAGATGAACCTGCTGACGTTGTGATTAATGAGGAAGTTGAAGAAGATACTATCGAATCTTTAACTCCTGACGAAGATGAATTCGAAGAAATTCCTGATGATATTCCAGAATTTTATACAGATGAGGAAGATGAGGAAGAAAGTACTATCATCGATAGTGTAGATACAGAAAATTCTAGTGATGATATTGATATGCTTGAAACAACAGATGTGTATATTACTGATGATACTGAAGACACTATCGATGAAGATCCTATTACAGTAACATTTGTAGAACCTGAAATTGAAATGGTTCCTGAAGAAGAAGATGAATCTAAAGAAGTTAATGTTACTGTAGTTGTAGATGATAACCCTATTATCGACATTGAAGTTCCTGTTGAAGAAACAGTTCATGTAGATATTAACGTATCTGAACCTGAAACAATTGAAGAAGATGTTGATAAGTATGCTGCTATTGTAAATGAGGGTGTTACTATGAAATTTTATGAAGCAGATGAAGAAATGAATGAAGATGATATGAGACTTGAGCTTGAGTCTGATATCATGGGTTCTGATGATGAAGAATACGATGATGAATATGATTCTGAGTATGATGACATTATCAATGATAAAATGAATCGAAAGTACAGTAATAAAAATAAAGGTGGTATGTAATATGGCTAGTATTATCAAAATGAACTCTACAGAATTCTTTGATTTTGTAGATCGATACGATTATAGAGAATTTAACTTTCTCTTAATTTCTAAAGATATTACTACAACTGGTAAATATAACAATGTATTTAAGCTGGATTCTTTGATTCCAGCTCCAAACATTGTTTCTGAATTTATCACAAATGGATATTCTAAAAAATATAAAAAGAAATATCTGAAATATCTTTCTAATGAAAAAGTAGATCTTATAATTGCAACTATTGTTAAACTTGCAGTAGTTGAAAATACTGATGTAGTTTTACTGTGTTCCGATAATGAAACTCAGTATAATTATCTTGATCTCATTAGTGAGTATTTGGAAAAAGAATATTGCTGTAAAGCATGTTCTTATAAGAAATTTAGAAAGAACAGAAAAGAAACAAATCATTCCAAAAATAAACAGAAAATTATTGATTGTCTAAATGATCATTTGAAAGAGCATGGTGCTCCTGATACGATGATCGTAGATAAGAAAGAATTTAAGAAAAATCTCAAGGAATTGAGCAGAAGTGAACTTATTAAATATTGTGATGATACCCATATCAAATATAAAGAAAAATGGGATAAAAAGAGAATCATCGAAAGTATCATGAATACAGTATTTAAATAAGATATAATTAATAAGAAGACTTATAGATAATATAAGTCTTCTTATTTTTTTATAAGGTTGTGATTTTATGATTTATAAAAAGGATAATTATCTCAATAAAGATATTCAGTATCTGGTATCAAATGAGATAGTTGAATATGATATATCGAATGCTGGGTTTAATATTATAAAATACTTTAAGTTATTACCAGATGATATAATTGAGTATTTAGATAAGTTACCTAAAGATAAACGAAAAGTTAGAATAGGTCTATATGAACGAGATGATAAAACTTTAGCAGAAAATATGTCTAAAGGATTCATGGAAGCTAGAAAAATGTTTTATGAAGCAAATAATTTGACAGATGACGATATTCTTTCTATAAAAAAGGATGCTTTATTTGTTACTAAGAGATGTCATAAAACAGTATTTGGTAATATAGAATTCAAGGAAAAGAATATTTATACATCATATTACTATTTGAATAAATTAGAATTTTATGTTGGTAAAGATACTATAGACATTAAAGGTATAAATAATAAAACTCTAGAATTACATAAGGATTATATGATAGATTTTTTATTTAAATTATTTAAAATGATTGAAACTGCTGATAGAAAGGTAGTAATAAAGAATCTTGTAGAATTTACTGATTATTATAAAAATCGTAAATTGGATGTCGGATATTATCGAGAACTGAATCGAGATAGTTTGTTTAGAATGCCACATAAATTATCTAAATTAAATAATATCGTTATTGGTACAAATGATATGGATGAGGTTAATTTAGATACTATAGATATTTATTATAACTATATGATGTATATTGTACCTATAATACAATTATTACAATAAAATACCGAAAAGTAAGTTTTTACTTACTTTTCGGTTTATTTGCTGCAATGTAGTCTACCATGAATTGTTGTGCTCTTCTTGTAATCATTTGAATAACATACTCTTCACTATAAACTGAATATAATGTATTTCTAAATTCTGCACTGAATGCATGAATAACATCAGTTGTCATATTTGTAATTTCATCATCCATATTTGGAATTATTGTTAATTCTCTTAGTTTAAAATAAAGAAGATACTTATTTTGCTTAATCTCATCAAATATAGTATCAATATGTTTATTGATTTCATCTATTGATAAATTTAATTTTACTGTACTTGGTGCATTATTTGTAGACTCACTAATTTTTTTGTCAAGTTTATTAACTTTATCTGTTAAAATAAAATTACCAATATTAGTAGCCATAATAGCAAGTGCGATTATAACACAAGCAATTTCAATCGTCATGCCTTATCCCCCAATTCTATTAATCCATATCCAGCTTTTCTATCGTTCTTTTTAAGTCTAATACATGTTTATCGAAAGTATCGTATTTATGAGATAATTCGATGTATTTATTTATTTTAGTTTTTAATTCCTCGTTATATCTAATACCTTCAGAATATTTATTTAAGAATGTATTGATATCACCGAAGCCCATTTTCATATTTAAAAATACATTGTTTTCATGAACCTGTTCATGAACAGTTTCACATAAGTTAACTGTTTGTATATTTAATTCAAAATGCTCATCTATAATAGCTTTAGCTATTCTAAATGTAGTTATTTTCTTTCCTGTGTTAATATAATGATCTAACACTATAGCAACACAATCAAATAATGTTAAAATAGGTCCATGATGCATTTCAATTTTAGTATAAGCGTCTTCACTATCAGGTTTAACATTTGATAATACCTGACAGAAATCTAATCCTAAATCATTTTTTAAATATGCTATATACTGCTTATAATATTTAGATCTACGGACTGATCTTTCAACATCTTTAATAAACTTAACAAAGTTATCAAGATTAGAAAAATAGTCAGCATCTTTATAATAATCGATAGCAAATGAACTAGCATCAGAATCTATTCGTGGGTTCTTCTTTTTTTTACTAAATTCCACACCAGGAATATTATTCATAATACCATTCCTTTCTTTAAAAAATAAGTATTTAAAACACATTATATTAATAACTTGTTTTATTTTAATAAAAATACACGAGAATTTGCGAGGTGGTAACATATGCTTCTCGATACAATAACAAAGGATCTCAAGATCCTTATTAATAGTGCCGTTATTAAATATAATAGAGATGCTAAAGCTTACGAAACAGTAGAATCATTGCGTGAATCTGATGATTTTATTGCCGCATCATTAGGTTATGATAGTTTTGATAGTTATCGTAGTTTTAGTATAGAGGCACTGGAAGCAGCAGGATTAAAATATCCTGAATATAACACATTAGAGATTTTTGAAAATAAAAATCTTATTCCTAGAACTAAAAGGATGGAAGTCGTAAAACAGCAAAGAAAAATAATTATTAGAGATTACGTTGAGAAAAATGATTATTATAGAGCTTTAGCTGGATTACCCCCATATAATGAAAAAGAAGAGAACTTCTTTAGAGTCGATAATGAAACAGCTTATTTAGCAAATGTTGATAATGACAAGTATCTTCATGAGATGGATGATACTGAAATTTATCGTCTTGATGCTGTTGGTTACATAAAAGATTTGATTAGTAAAAATCCTGATAAGATATATTTAAAATATCTTGGTATGGGTAAAGTTGATATTCTGAAAGCTAGAACCGCTAAAAACTTTTCTATTCTTAAAATTAGTAAAAGTGTTCCACAAGCGTTCTATGATCAATTCATTGAGACTTATGAAATATGTAGAGAGTACACTATGACTGTATTATATAATAATAAGATGGATGATTCTTATGAATTATATGATAATTTTATGGCACTAGCTACTATGGTGATGACTATTCAGAGAATAATCACCACTAGTATTAAATTCGGCATTTCTAGAGATTTCTATGATTGGACATTTATTCAGAATTTATATGAAATGTATAGAATTCCATTTATTGAAACTATGCCAATTGAATATCACGTAACATTGGTTAAAAACTTTAATATTTTATTACAACATAAGAGCACTGATAGAGTTTTCTTTGATATATTATCATTATTGGGATTTGAGCGAATGATGATCTACAGATACTATCTGATTAGAAAACATAAGCTTGATGAAAATGAGCAACCGATATTTATATATAAACAGAAAACTGACGAAGAAGGAAATAAATATTGGACAGAAGATTTAGATAAGATGTTTGAAATCTATTTCCAGAAAGTAAATATTAGAGAAGATAATGTGGTATTACAATTAGAGGATTTATCCAATAAGTTGGATTATAATGAAACTATATTAGAAGATCCTTATTGGTTTGAAGATGAAGATGTAATCAATAAGAAGTATGAATGTACATATAACTATCAAGAAACAAAATACGTTGATACTACACTTATGTACAAAATGACAAAAATGTTATTTGAAATAACATACTTGTTTAGAATGATACTTGATAGAAAATCTGATACTGAAAATATAATGATTGATTTACCTAAGATTTATTCAGATAAATCATTTAGATTATTCGATGTTGTTATATTCTTAGTATCTCTTATGTGTAAACTTCGTGGATTTAAAGATTATACGATTACTCAACCATATAAGATCAGTAATATAATACATGATCAAATATATGGCTTTGATTTTACAGAAGAGGCTATAGATGCTATTAAAAAACTGGTAGAAGAAAATAAAAAGATTGTCGATCCAAGTATTTTGAATTATGTAACAAATCTTAATATTACTTCTGATGCCGATATCGATAGACTTTATTTACAGATTAAAGATTTCTATGATTTATTAGTAGATAAGATGTATGAGTCTCAAGATATTAGAGAATATCATCTGTATAAATCTATTTTTGAAACTATGATGGTTGAAAAAATAAACAATGAAATGTTTACTGTTAGAAAAAAAGATCATGTTACGGGTAAATTATATGATACTCCTGCCAAGACATACTTAGAGTATCTTCAGTTTACAGATCCTGTATTAGCCACATTAGTTGAAACTAGTAATGAGAGCGACCTAAATACTATGGTAGAACATGTATTATTTAAACTCAATGAGATAATTTTATCTGGTGAGTTTTTCTACTTATTAACTGATGGTATAAGCCCTGCAGTTTCAGCTGTTGTTGAATTGCTTAAATTCTTTAAATCTTATACTATAGAATTTGCAGCATTTAATATAATCTATCTATTCGATTCTAAGCATTATAATGCTATAAAATTATTGGGTGATTTACATATGATGTACGTCAATATGTGGATAGATGATCATGAAACGGGTTGGCAATATGACGATAAGATGGATACACTCTCATTAAAATTATCAGATATTAAAGATCATATTGGTATTAATGATTATAATAAGGCTCATGCCCAGATTCAATTCATTTTTGAAGATGATATGGATATAAGAGATCAATTAGTTAGTATGACTACAGAAATGATCTTAAAACATGAGATAAATCAATATGATAATATATCTAATATCTCTAAAGAAAATTTTGTTAAAGATATTTTCAATTTAACGGAATGGGTAACATATCAATTATATTTATATTTCAGTAATGATATGAAATTTATAGAAGAAATAAAGGATGTTATCACAAATATGGATATAGACGAAAATGATTTGAATTTTTATGATACTATATACACATTATGTAATATGAAGTTTGATAACATTATTGATATGGATGAATCTTTAGCTCAATTGAGATCTAAAATTAATGCAAAAGATATCCTCATTGGTTTATCTGAAATTAATATAGATACAATAATGAAAATTATTGACGCATTCTTATTAAACCATTCCGATTCTATATATACAATGTATACTAAAGATATGGTTAAAGATACCTTAAAGATTACAGAAAAAATTGCATTATGGTTCTTTACTATATATTATACAGATATTGTAGAATTTAAAGATAATCTTGGTATGAGCATAAATATCTCATTACCTAAAGATAATATAAGAGGACAAGATTATATTCTTGGTAATAAAACATTATATCCAGAATCAGAAAAACTCTATAACAGAGAAAGTATTAAGTTATTTTATGAGGACTAATAAAAACATATTAGTAATCTACAGATTGTTAGAAAGGAATGATATATAATGAGTACTATTAAAGTTAATGATAAACTGAATTATAGTAAAGATTCCCTCGTATTTTCAGCTGAGTCCAAGCGTCAGAATAAACCTTATGCAAGAACAAAAATTATTGCTGGTACAGATGCATATGTTGATGAAAGAGGTTTCACAAGATTCGGTTCAAAAATTTTTGAAGAAGAAAATATGATCGTTCTTGGCGGTGCATTATTTACACTGGAAAAAGTATTTAATGTTAAATCTCCAATTACAGTATCTTATTTGAATGATATTATGGGTATCGCAACAGGTGGTCCCACAATTACAGAACACTATCCTAAAGATATGGGTGTATGTCTGTTTGGTGTAGGTATCGGTGGTGCTGGCGAATCTTTTACAGACGTAAAAGATGTTAGATACTACGAAAGAGAAATCATTGATATGGTTCCTCTGAGACAGACAGCAAATGAACTGTTAGACACAGAAAAAAATAAATACTGGTTCAAAAAGAAAGTTGAAGTAGATGGTATTGAAAAAACAGCATACTATCTGAAAACATTTGAAACAGAACCTGAAATTAAAATTCTGTATAAAGATGCTGAAGGTGATGAAGACGGTTCTGAAGTACCTGAAGATGTATACAACTCACCTGAATCAAATACAACACCTATTGAAACATTTATTGAGATCGTGTTTAAAATTACTAAAAAAGATGTTAGAGAATACTTCGAAGATAATGGTAACATCGAACAGACTCGTGTAAACAGTATTGGTCTGTTTACAGGTGTGAAAGCTGTAATTGATGATGTTAGTGGTGAAGAAGATTACAAAAATGTAAGACTGTTCTCTAAACTGAATATCAATAACGAAATGCTGACAGTATCTAAAGATATTACTGTAGTATATCGTATCTATGCATCTTAATTTAGATTTTTCATGATCATAGATCTCCTTTCTATATTCAAGAGATACGGATAATCCCGTATCTCTTGATTGTTTTTTCTTCTTAACAAAACAAAAATATAAGATATTTTAAATAGTTGCATCGGAATGAAAGGGGATCTATTATGCAAAATAATTATGAATTTGAGGGATTATACTTAGCTTCAGCATATACAACTATAGTCGAATCAGTTAATGAAATATTTTCTATATTGGTTAATAATGATTCTGCATCTAATATGTTTTTAGAAAATAATGAAACCGATATTATAACTAAAACGTATGCGATGATAAAAAATTCTGATTATTTAACAAATAATGTTATTAAATCATTAGTGTCACAAAATACTATAATGGTATTATCATATGCATTATTGCATAATGATGATTCTTATGTTGATATAACATCTGATCAGTTGTATAAAGCTATGGACTATTTCTCAAATGTCATCCACAAAAATTATCATTTTTAAAGGAAGTGAAATGGATGGGAGCATTATCTAAACAGTATAAAGATATGCTATTATCACTCAAAGTATCTGATATAACATCAACGTTATTAGTTGATTTATTTTCTGATAGAGCGGTACGAACTGGTGATAAAGTTAAGATAGTTAATAGTAAAATTAATACAAATGATACATTTGTATTAGAAGCCAATGAGTATTTTAATAAAATTAAAATTACAACTAATGCCGGATTATTCATAATCAATAAGTTATTATTTGAAGAAGATTTAAAAGATGTAACTGGTTATGTAAATGATCCGATTACTAAAAAGGTACAAGAAAAAATAGAAGCTAAAATTTCTGATGCATTAATGAACGATATCATTACACCAGAACAGTTTGCCAAATATCTTAATAGATTGCAGTGGTTTTCAAAACAGTTTAACTCTATGATTTCAACATCATTCAGTCCAAATACTATTAAACCAGTTAAATCTGCAATTAAATTAAGAGATGATATGATTAAGCAGAATAAAGATGCTTTGGCAGAAGGTGATCTAATTGCTGGTGTACAGATTGAAAATGCTGTTAAAGAAGAAGCTAAGAAACACTTAAAAGGTGATCATGGTATGAATCTATATGATTCAGGTGCCAGAGGTTCCTTTGATAATAACTATAAAAATATGATGTTAGTTAAAGGACCAGTTGCCGATCCTACTACAGGTAAATATGATTTCGTAGGATCAAATCTCATGGATGGTATTAAAAAAGAAGAACTTCCTGTATATGGTACAGCGATTGTCAATGGTACATATCCTAAGTCCATAAAATGTCTTGTGGCTACATATGGCGACATATGTAGAAAACTCTCTTAATTGCTGGGAAATCTCAATTATGAGACAATCAGCAGCATGTTACTAGATTATAAAAAGTCCCCCTAATTAAATTAATTCTATTTAAACATAATATAAAATTAATTTTATTGGGGTGATTGATATATGAAAAAAGAAAAATGGAAAAAAATCTTTATAGATAATGAAGAATGGAATTACGAAATATCTAATATGGGAAATATTAGAAATTATACAACTAAAAAGCTATTAACACCATTTTTAAGTAATAGTGGTTACTATAGAGTCGCATTAAGTAAAAACGGAATAAAGAAAAAATACTCTGTACATAGATTAGTAGCTATTCATTTTGTACCAATAAAAAAGAAATATATAAAACAGAATTTGACATATGATGACTTAGTTCCAAATCATATAGATGCAAATAAAACACATAATGTAAAATCTAATTTAGAATGGGTTACTATAAAGGAAAATCATAATCATATAGTAAAAAAGAAGGGACTTGAGTTAAATTTTATTGGTGAAAAATGTCATTTGGCTAAAATGGATAATAATACTGCATTAAAGTGCTGTCAATTATTATCTCAGGGTAAAAGTACAAAAGAAATATCTGAACTATTAAACGTATCCAAAAAATCAGTACAGCATATAAAAAATAGAGAGACGTGGTGTTTATTATCTAAAGATTTCGTATTTCCAAAACTGAATGAGTCTATACCATATTCAATATCTGTAGAAACTATTCATAATATATGTAAACTTTTAGAACAGGGTATATATACTGATACATATATTGCTAAAACTACGAATACTAAAAGAGAATATGTTAGAAATATTCGTATAAAAAAACTAAGAACGGATATATCGAAGGATTATAATTTTTAAGTAGCATGTTCAACGACTATCGAAAGGATAATATAAGAGAAATACTTATATGAATAACCGAGTAGAGTACACTCAAGTGAGTGGAAACAGAGAGCATCTTATATTTGGTAACAGAATATAAGATGATGATATAGTCTAATCTACATGGCAACATGTAGCAGTTCATAAGAGAACGATATAAGAGTAACGGTCTTATATGAATATAAATGAGGAACAGCTGTTTCTGGTGACTATTCTAAACAGCTAACAGCAGCATTCCAAGGTATCGTTGCAGATAAACCTGGCTCAGATTGTGGTACAAAGAATACATTAAAAGTATTTATCAAAGCAAATAGACGACAGGATTTTATTGGTAGACATATTATGGTTAATGGTAAACCATTATTATTAACTAATAATAATATTGATAAGTACCTTAACACTACTGTAAATCTTAGATCACCAATGTATTGTCAATCTGATAAGCTTTGTAGTGTTTGTTCTGATAAACGATTTGAACAGCTCGGTATTACAAATATTGGTTTAACTGCATCTAAAATGAGTGGTACATTGCTTAATGCTGGTATGAAATCATTCCATGATAGTACAGCAAAAATCACTAAAATTAATATCGATCAAATTACATTATAAATATATATTATCTATATGAGTAATTCAACATATTACTCATATAGATATTTATTTTTAAAGGATGGTGATATTTAAAAAATCGATTAACAAAAATATATAATATGTTACTAGAGGTATAGAATAATTATTCTATACTTCGATTTAATAAAGGAGATGATAATGAGTTATGGGAAAGAAAAAGAAGAAAAGAAAGAAACCAGTTGGTGTAAAATTGGTAAAGCTTAACTGGGATGAAGAATGTAGAAATGACATGACTTTTGGTAGAGGGTTTGAGATTACTGAACCCGCTATTGTAAATAAAGATCAAAAGTCTATGAATGGTATTCAATCTCCTAGATTTGCGACAGACTGGTCTGATGAAGACGCATTTAGTGAAAGATATAAATGTAAATGTGGTGCACTAAAAGGTAGAGTATTTGAAGGGGAAATCTGTGCTCAGTGTAATCACGAAGTTAAATTTACTGATGTAGATTTATCCATTACAGGTTGGATTAAATTAAAGAATAACTATATTATTCAACCAATATACTATAATAAGTTAAAAGCTATTATTGGTAAAAACGAATTCCCTGATATTATTAACTATAATAAAGTTATTAATAGAGATGGTAAAGTTGAAGATAAGAAATCTTCTAAGAATCCATTTTATGGAATCGGCCTTGTTGAATTTAGAGAAAGATTCGACGAGATTTTAGACTACTATAAAAGAAAGAAAAAGAATATGGCTGAATTAATTGCGGAAGTAGAAGAAGACAAAGATAAAGTATTTGCATCTTCTATTCCAGTGTATTCTTCTGTTTTAAGACCTATTTCATTTAGATCCGACTCATTCTTCTATACTCAAATTGATAGGGCATTTAACTCTATATTCGCTACATCAAGATTATTGAATGATGCTGAGTATTTTGAAGAAAGAAGAAAAAAATGGAAAAAAGAAAAGAGAGAAAGAATGGATATTCCAACAATGCTTTCTTCCATTCAGAATAAATTAATGGAATTATGGGAACTTGTATTTGAAAGTATTGACTCTAAAGAAGGTCATATTAAATCGGATATATTAGGGGGTATGATCAACTGGTCTAGCCGTGATGTTATTGTACCAGACCCCACATTAAAATCAGATGAAGTTAGATTAAATTATGCAGCTTTCTTAGAATTATTTAGCTATGAGATCATTGCACATCTTGTGAAAATTGCTGATATAACAGAAAATGAAGCATATGATCAATGGTGTAGAGCTAAAATAGAATACAGTCCTAAGATTTATGAAATTATGAATTATATTCTTAAAACTCATAAGCCTAGAATTATTATAAATAGGAACCCAACTATCAATTATGGTAGTTTACTTTGTGTAAAAATTAAGAGTATTAAAAATAAATATAGTGATGACTATACAATGTCTTTACCTATTCAGATTCTTACAGTATTAAATGCAGACTTCGACGGTGATATTCTTAATGTAATATCTCTTAAAACAAAAAGTCTCACTAAAGAGTATGATAAAGTATTTAATCCTAGAAAGAATATGTATATTAGTAGAAATGACGGTCTATTTAATAATGATTTCAATTTATTGAAGGATCAGCTTATAGGCCTATATCAATTCAATAATATTTAAAATAAAGCAGGGAGATTACAAATGAGTAATAAACTTTATAGAATGGAAGAAGTTGGGAAATTAGTCAAGGATAATTTCCCTGCTGATTCTGTAAATAGTGCATATATACATTCCGAAACTTTATATAGAAAATGTGAAGATGGGCAAGAATTCACTAATAAACTATATCCAATTTTATTAGACACCATACAGAAATATGTAGAAACTGCAAATAAAATGTATGATGAACAAAATTGGGAAATTTCCCATAAACATCGTGATGAATTGGATAATATAATTTATGAGTTAGAATTATTAGTTACAACAATTATGCATAATCATATATGTAAAACGAAAGAGATTCGTGATAGAGTTGATGAAGCTATATATAATGGTTATGGTTATGAAAAGCAAATAATTCTTGATAAGAAAATTGTATTAGCCAATAATATAAGTATGGGCGGTGAAGAAAATGAATAAAGAAAAAATTAAATTCGAATTCTATACTGAATATATGGATATGTTAGTTAAAGACAACCATCCAATAACTTCCATTAATGGTGAAGATGCATTCTATTACGAGAAATTAGATAATAAGCTAAGTGATAGAATCAGATTCCATGAGTATTTATATGGTTTATTAAAAATAGCTGTAGAAAACTATAATCGTACAACTATGAAAATGATGAAATCATATATGGATAATAATATCGACAGAGAAACAGAGAGTATATATGAACATGAGCAATTAGAAGCTTTATATGAACTCCAGGTATTAGTAGATACTGTTCTTGACGATTTTAATGGTACTACAATAATTCGTGAAAAATCTAGAAATCATCGTGATAGTGGTAATGGTTATGATGAGCGTATAATTCTTAAGAAAGTTCTTAGACCAATAAAAATATATGAAACAAATACTGCAAAAGTTTCTGAGCCGGCACAATCTCCTACAGAATCTCTTAAATTGGATTTGAATAAAATACAAGCTGATGGAGATTATCCAACTCCTATGTTTATCGGTGATCCAAATATGCCTGAACTTGAAGCGACAAATGGCCCTATAAATTGTAGTTCAACCATATCAGTTTTGGCAAATAGACCAAGATTTGATGAAGACGTCTGATAATATTAAATAACATTAAATAAGCTAATGAGGTTTTAAATAATCTCATTAGCTTTTTTTTTGTGTCTCTTTTATCTTGAACTTTTAAGTAATATGAAAAGTATTTTTCATAGATATTACTCGAAAGGAGCATTGATAATATGGATGAATTGCTGAAAGTTCTGTCTAATATTACAGCAGCTTCAGCACTTGAGTTTCTCATAGCCACTGCAGTTATAATATCTGCAATAGTGACAATCACCATTAAATTATATCAAATCTTCGAAAAGTTTAGAAAAGCGAGAAATGAAGAGGAAGCTCGTAGAGATAAACTTGAAGAAGTTTGTGAAGCAGTAAAAGATCTAAAAGATAAACAAGATCTGTTTATTGAAACTAGTACAAAGATCCATGAAAGTAGTAAAGTTATAGATACTATCCAAATGAGACATGCACTGGTTCAAGACTGTGAAGCTATTCTTAGACGCAAATATGTCACAAAATCACATTTACGTTCTATAGAAGAATTATATGGTGTATATAGTGGCGTATTAAATGCAAATGGTTATGTGAAAGATCTTGTTGATGAAGTTCGTCAGTTGAGAAAACAAATTGATCTCAAAGAAGCTAATCATGTCATAGTTGATTATAATTACGATGAAACTAATGAAGAGTTTTAAGGAGGTGACAGAAAATGAGTTGTGAAGCTATTCAACATGATATTAGTTTAAAAGATTTTGTTGACTTATTATCTACTAAATGTAAATTAACTTTTAGAGATGGTATTAAAGTATATAACATCTTTAATAATACTGAAGCATACTATAAAATTCAGGTTATTATTAATTATAATTCTTGTAAAAAAACTAGTATTCATCCTAGTACTATTTTGAGTTTATCTATTGATAAAATTAAAAAACATGTACTTGTTGATTCAATGGATTTAAATCAGACTACATATCAGGACTTATTATTATTTTTAGATGAGACACAGATTCATAAAACTAGAGTATATTTTGATCCAGACGACTTTAATTTTGAAAATGTTAAAACATGCCGTCATTCTACATTAATTTGTAGACCTCACAAATTTATCTGTAGTAATTCTACAGAACAGGAAAGAAATTTCTATGTATTAGAATCTGATAATATGATTTATGATGGAATTACTACAACAGGTAGATTTGATAGTGTTATGAATAATATCGGAAAAATTAAGTTAATTAAAGCCAATATTATTAAACAACTTAAAGAAGCTGGTTTTAGAGAAAGACATATCGTAGAACCATCATTTACACATTTCTGTATTAATGGTACAAAAGTTCCAGTAATATATGAAAGAGATAAAATTTCTATTGGTTTTATTGATCAATATATCTGTATTACAACCAGACCTGTTGGTCCTAATGTTGTAAATCATGAATGGGAAAAGTTTGTTATGTATAATGGAATTTTAGATTTTGAAATTGCCGATTATATAGAAAAATATACATTAGCATCTAATGATTGTAGTTTATGTGAACCAATTGAGGATGTTAAAGATATGGAAGGATGTGCTTGTGATGGCATCTAAGACATATGACTTATACAATAAATTATACAATGAATTCATAGAAAAATCTGACTGGAATCAATTATCTAGAAAAGAATTATCTGAAGAGTTCGTTTTAGAATTTAAAGATAAACTTAACTGGATGGTTGTATCACAGTGTTTACCTATGAGTGAAGAATTGATTGAGAAAGTTAAAAAATATGTAGATTGGAAACATATATCATCTCATCAGAAATTATCTGAGAACTTTATTAGAACTCATAAACACTTAGTTCATTGGGATGAAATTTGTAGACATCAGAGATTAACAGAACCTTTTATTGAAGAGATGATTGATTATATTGATTGGATTGCAATTAGCTATGCTCAGTCATTATCTGAAGAGTTTATTAGAAAATATTCCGATAAAGTTTATTGGATTCATATATCCGCTAATCAGAGACTATCCGAAGAATTTATCATTGAATTTCAGGATAGAGTAAATTGGGACTCTATATCATCTAGACAAAAATTGTCTGAAGAATTTATGAAAACATATATTAAGAAATTGAGTAAATCCCACATATCTATGCAGCAACAGCTTAGTGAAGATTTCATTAGAACGTATGCCGATGTATTAGATTGGGATAATATTTCTGTGTTCCAGGTATTAAATGAAGACCTTATCAGAGAATTTGCTGGTAAAGTAAACTGGGCGATGGTATCTAGATTCTCCACTCTTAGTGAAAAATTCATTAGAGAATTCCAGGATAGAGTCGATTGGAAAGAAATTTGTAAATATCAGAAATTATCTGAAAACTTTATTAGAGAATTCCAGGATAAAGTTTACTGGTATCATATCTCTATTTATCATAAATTATCTGAAGGATTCATTAGAGAATTTAAAGATAAAGTTGATTGGTGTGAGATAATTAGAAATCAGAATTTAAGTTCTGAATTTTTAGAAGAATTTAAAAATTATTAAAATTAATTATAACGCCCACAACAATATATTATAGCATAAGCTATAACAATTTTCAAGGGCAATCTTCTTCTTGTATTTCGGCATATAGTTTTCGGCGGATTATATTGCCAAATATTTACCTCCTTTACATGATGAGTGTAAAGGAGGTATTATTTATGAAAAATTAAAGTTCAGTACATTTCATTAATGAAAGGATGTGATATTATGGGTTATTGTATTGCACAGACATCTTTAGCTCATACATACGGAAATGTCACTGCATTTATATTAGAATATGTAAAAGGATTATTTCCTAAGAACTATTTTAGTACAGTAACAGTCAGTTCTAAAATAGCTTTTAAAGAATTTGATATATTAAAAAATACTAATTCAAATGTATTTAAGAAAACTAAACCTATGTTGATTATAAAACCTAGGGTTGAAATAGAGTCTAATGATAATTTTCTTTCTGGAACTTATTTAACTGCAAGGGTAGATGATAATTATCGAGATGTGGATTTTTCTAATTTACAGAGTTTTATATACGATAAATCTCGTGGTGCTGAGATGAAATTTTTATTAAATCGTATTAGAATGGTATTTGATGTTGTAATTATTACTGAAACTCAGATAGAACAGCTTAACCAAGCATTTTATTTTAAAAATGCTGTTAGACAGGATATACCATTCTTTTTATCCACATCATTAGAAAGTTATATTCCAAGAGAAATGATGGAATTAATGGGTAATGATGTTGGTATTCCAGTATACGATGAGAATGGTTCTGTAAAGAAATTTCTTGATTATATTAATACTAATTCTATTTACCCTGTGTCTTATAAAATGAAAAATTCTAGTGGTCATGATGAATTTTTCAGATTTTACCCAGCAAATATCGATACGACTATTACAAATTTATCAATAGATGATGGTTCTAAAAAAGGTATGGTATCCGATGCATTTACTATATCGTTTTCTATAGTTACCGAATTTAATACTGCTGGGTTATATTATTACTTTAGTGAAAGACCTGAGGTTATTGATGAAATAGTTATGGGTATGGGTGTAAAAAATGATAATAGAATTATTCCATTATTTACTATAAAAGATCTTCATTCTAAAAAATTGCCTGATGGGTGGACAGAGTATGCTGCACCTATATATAAGGTTGAAGCTAAAGATAAATATGATGAGTTAGATATAAGACCTATTCTTAATAATAGCCTTATCAGATGTATAAATTATCATAAAGAAAATGGTATTCCATTAGATGTATTTATGCAGGTTATTGTTATGAGAGACAATAGAGTATTAACACCACATAAAGATTATAGCGTGGATTTTAATAATTATATCTTAACAACAAAAAAAATTAATCTCGATTCCACATATAGATTAATAATTAATGTTAATACTCACTATATCAACTCACTGATAAAAGAAATGTTTAATCTCGATGACGAAAAATAAGGGGTAATTAATATGTTTATGAAGCTATTAAGAAAGTTAATTAGATACATTCTGAATTTACCTATGGTGCAGGAAGAGATTAATAACATGGTTAGACAGAATGTAGCAGCAATTTTAACTAAAGAAGAATTTGATGATACTGATTGGATTTATATTTCTTCTATAGGGGTATTATCTGAGGATGTATTAAGAAAATATAAAGATAAAATTAATTGGTCTGGTATTTGTCGGTATCAAATCTTGAGTGAATCTTTTATGAAAGAACACCAATTTTATCTTGATTGGGATGCAGTGTCACAATATCAGAAATTATCTGATAAAT